TAGACTTCATTGTAGATACCTCTCTGTTCAATAAGATTTTTACTAACCTGCCAGTCAGTAGTCTTATTGTACTCTGAGGTATTTTCAATTTTCAACATCTACGTTTTTTATTATACAGGAAGCTCCATTAATATGTAATAAAAGTCCCCTCCGGTATATAAAATTCATACCAAGTATCATGTGTAAACTTATTTGCAGTTTGACCAAATAATAGATCACAATTTTTATTTGCTTTATAACTATGAGTAATTAACACCGGTTCATAATTTCCTTCTACTATATTTACGTCTGCACTAATTGGGATTTCTTTATACTCAAGATATTTTCCGTTCTGTTCTACATATCTATATGTACTTCCACCATTCCACTTAAATGAATATTTAACGTAAACTGGGTTATCCTTATTGTCTATAAACGACACAATAGATTCTTCTTTTGTAATCATTTCTTGATTAGCAGTTCCAGAAAAGACAGAATTTCCTATAATCATAAAAATAGAAATACCTATAATAAATAATACAAAATAGCTAAAGCTAAATACTACAATTCGATCTGATATTTCTGTTTCATTTAAGCAAAACCTAAATGATACTGTAAAAATAATTGTTAATATAATAGCAAGTAACATTTTTTCTCCTTTTTATGAATTTTCTCAAAATTCCATTTTCGCAATCCCTTTAAAAATAAGGGATTCACGAGGGTCATTTCCCCATAAAACTGTTGTTTTATGGTGTCATCCATTCTGCAATTTTTTCGATTAACAATTTATGCTCTTTTACCTTTTTAACAACCACACCATAAGTAGTTTCAGAATTAAGCTCTGCAACTAATTTATTTAAATCATCATAATTTTTTATATAAATTGTTACTTCTCCAAAATCAGATGTTTTTATTATTTTAATTTTCTTCTTTGCTAATATTGAGAAAATTGTTTTTGTATCCCTAGAATTCCGTTCATATTTTAATACTGCTTTCATTTATCTGTTTCTCCTTATGGCATTACCAAATCATAAATTTTTCCAATTTCGTATCCACAATCTTCTATTTTTGTTCTCTTATAAAAGTCGCAATAACAAATTCCATCATCGGCAATTACATACTCAATCCCCTTAGTAAGTAGTGAAGTATCTAAAACTCCTTTTAAGAAAAATACTCTAAATTTATCATATCTTCTAAGTCTACACCAATGAGAATCAGGCGTTTCTTCGTGGTCAATAATTGTATAATCATCCTGCTTTAGTCCATATTTCATATAAAAGTCAAATAACTCTTTCTGATTCCAGAACACATCGCAGCGGATTCTAAGAGAAATAAATCCTAAATCATTGCACCAGTCTGCAAACTCTTCAAACCATTTTGGAAAATTAGGAATATATTTATGGATAACAGAAATTGCTGACGTGGTAATTCCAATTTTTCTTAAACCATCGATCATTTCTGCATATTCCTGATCTGTAAATGTTTTAAATCCCATTATATCTCTGCGTTCATCCAGGCGGTAATCATGAACAGAAATATTTACATAATCAACAACGCCTTCCAGATAAGGAATACTTTCTTTCAAATGAAATCCATTTGTTGTCATTGTTACTCTTTGAACCTTATTATTAATACTCTCTTCTTTAAGCTGTGTCAAAACTTTCTGTAAAAATTTAATATCAAATGTTGGCTCATTTCCTGTTATATCTAAAGAGATAGGATTTTTATCTCCTATCTTAGAAATAATTTTATTTAATGATGATAAATAATTATTTAAAAATTCATCCTTCTGATTTTTCAATACGCTAGATTTATAATCTTTCATATAACAGAAAGTACATTTTGCATTACAAGTTCCTGGAATCATAAGTTTTATGGAAATTACTTTATTATAATCTGTTCTCTCTATATAAACCATTTATCTCTACCTCTTTACTTAGCTATTTTCTCCTGCATAATAATTTCATTAAACAATTTATTTACTAAAAGAAATGTCTTATCGTCAGAAGCAGAAATATCATCAATATATTCTTCTAATAACTCATCAACATTAACTTCTAAAATTTCTGCACACTTACAATATAATTTCTTATTAAAAATTCCTTTATAAGAGATCAGTTTTTCGTATTCTCCTACGGTTAAATTGTATTTTACACAAAACTCTTCAAGTGATAATCCACCCTGTTTCTGTTTCTCTTTTATCATATAAATAATTTCATATGATGTATATTTAGGTCTTGTGTTTGCTGATTGTTCTACAAAATTAAATATGTCTGCCATAATTTCTCCTGTATGTCGTTCAAATGTCATACCGTATGATATACTGTCATACAAAGCACTTTTCCCTTATTTTATAAGGCTAAAAAGCGTTTTGTATGAAATCGGTTTGACCACCGTGATTTAAGTGCTTCTTTCCCATATAGAATAAGGCTTCAACGGCTCAAAAAAACTCAATTTGACCACTATTGTATAAGAATGTATTATATGACCACTAGGGAATAAAAATAAAATCCCCAGTGGTATAGTGTTATGCAATAAATGTAGTTATATATACTTCATTATTATCTTCATCATGTACTTCCAATGATGTTCTTCTTATATTCTCAATATTATTTCTTATTGCATCTGCTTCCTTAAATAATGTTGGACCGTTAAAATGGTACTTATTACATTCTTTTCCAGATTCAGAATCAACCTTTTCAATAATCAAACTTCTTTCTTGCTCCAACCTTCTTATTGCTCTTCCAACATTTGCTTTATCAATGTTAGTTGCATAAGAAATTTCCTCATAAGTTACTGGTTTATTATCAGATAAGTTTCTTAATAGAGTTATGTATACAAGATATTCAGTTTGTGTTATAAAACCATTTATAAGTGCACTGCCAATAGAAAAATAAAATTCTATATGTCCTTGCTGAAATTCCTTTAATCTTTTTGTAGTTTCAATACTACATTTCATAAAATCCCTTGGATGTCTATTATCATTTATAAGCTTAATCCATTTTTTGTTTTCTAAAGTTAATAACAACATCTGTAAACTTTTTTCACTCATATAATATTTCTTCTTTACAGACGAATATAAAAGCTTATGGAGTTTTTTAACTTTAAATCCATGTTTACGATTAAAGCCCTCATAAATATCAATCATCGTCATTATTAAATAGGCATTACCTGACATTGTTCTCAAATTTGAATTAGTTAGAATTTTTTTATTAATTTTTACACCAGGATCGTATTCGTTAATTCTTCTGGATTCCTCATAATGATTTTTACAATACCCTTCGTCACATTGGGCAACAATCCACATATGTCTTGGATCATTTTCTTCAAAAGCTCCATAGCAACCAAGTAAATTATAATCAGATTCTATAAATCGTTTTGTATCCTCTTCAATCACCTTATTAGTTTTTGGAGGTCTGCATTTTAAATTGTACTCTTTACAGGCTGCATAAATTTTTGCACTAGAATAACCGTTTTTCTTCAAGAAGCTTACAATACGACCATGCCAAAAGTTGCGCTGCCCTTCATCTGCACCCTCATTCATTACTTTTTGAATACACAAATAACATTTATCAGCACCAGATGTGTAATCCCACGGAACTTTTTCACTAATTTCATATGTTTCTATTTTCTTATATCTTATAATATTCACTAACTAATTTCTGTATATAGCTTATATCCAAAGGCTTATACAAATCATCTTCATATGAATTGAAAACGGATTTTACATAGGTCCAGGTAGTACTATCATTATAATTGTATGATCCGTCATTCTGTTTGTGGTTGTAAGTACATGGGATTCTAGCAATCTGTGCAGACGAAGCAGCTTTTGGATCTGCTCCAACGATTCTTACGATTTCCTTATTAAGCTTCACAACTTCACTAATTCTGCAGCTCTGCTTAATCGAAATATAGAAATGATATCCATGACCAGAATTGACGCAAGCAATCAAGAATAACTTTGGTATCTTACTCTTGATCAACTCCGTAAACTGCTCCGCATCCGTCATATTTGGATAGTCCTTCTGATCGAAATCCATATAAAGAACCTTTCTGCAGCGTTGAGACCTTGCGTTTCCATTTTCATTTCCTTTATTCGTTGCAATCTGATTGTACAAATCATATGTATACCGGTACTTAAATACGAATTCTTCATATTCTTCATAGGTTTTTATGAATTTTACCAGCGTTGATTCCGGACTGCCGGTTTCGTCTTTCCTTATTCCAACCAGCCTTATCCATTCATCATCCTTAAGCTTCTCTGGATACAGCATCTCGAAGTGTTTGCGCAGAATGGACTGTTGAGTATTTTTCTCTTCTGAGTCTATAATGATCATCTCCTTTTATTTAAAATAAATATTTATATTTTATATTCTCACCATTTAATATTCCTTTTATATGTAGAATTACCTTTTCGGCTTCTTCGATAAAATAATTTTTATTATTATTCTTTTCAATAAAACGTATTCTAAAGCTATAATCTTTAAACTCTTTTATACTTCGATGGACAAGATTTGTAGTTAAGATTATTGTATTTTTATCCCACTCTCCAAACTCTAAATGTGGTAAAACCACATGTTCATTTCCCTCTTTATCAACAACTGATAACAACAAATTTTCTTTATAAAAATCATATAAATCAATTTCTTTTATAAATTGATTGTATGAAATAAATTTATCATCATACTCATTAAGTTTCCAAATATTTCTTATTACATATTCCATTTTATCTATTTCACCAATTACATTTTTTAGGCTTTCAACCACTTTTGATTTATATATTTCTGCATTTTCTGATATAGTTTTATTCTCATTTTTTAATTTTTCAATTTCGTCAGTTAAATATTCAATTTCAAGAGGTGCGTGAAATTCCAAGTCTTCCTTATTTATATATTTTTTCCATTTTGGTTCTACGAATTCCAATCCACTCCAATTAGATGTTTTTGCTTTATTATATTTAGGCTTATATCGTCTAATAAGTTCACTTTCTACTACATCAGACATAATTTTATTTGCTAATTCACAATAATAAATCTCTGCACTGTTAATTTCATCCCAACCTTCTTTTGGAATGTTGTCCCCTACTCTACCATGCTGATTTAATCTTGAAACAAGGTCTGTATTATTTTTACCAATATAAATAACTTCTTGATGTAATACATATTTGTAAACATAATGTCCCATACTTCTAACCCCCTTTCTATATTATTTAATAGGGTAAATCCTTATGTAGATTTGCCCTATTACACCTCTTCTAAATTGCTTTACCACTCTTTTTTAGATTAGATTTACGGATATCAAATTTTCGTTTAATGTCTTTAAACCGAACAATCTCACCATTTCTCTTATTCATTACAATATCTTTCATATATACAATTTTCCTTCTTCCGTTTTCATATTTTTCAGCATCAGATCTCATATCTCTTGCTTCTAAATATCCACCATCGTTAAAATGCCAACTTTCAGAAATACTCACAATTTTTCCGTAATCGTCTTTATCAAATATAAATTTTTCATTATCAGCTGTATAGCCAATGCCATATGTATTTGAATCTAAATCAAAGTGATTTGTATTATGACAGCTTCTCGTTTTCTGTTCTAATTTATTACAACCACAAGATAACGTTCTGCCCTCTAATAATTTATCTTCTCTTATAGATCTTTGCTTTGGAACTCTTTCTCCAAGTTGGCAATCACAAACACACATCCAATACCTTCCAACAATATTAGTGTTATTGTAATCTGGACCAACCACAGTAAGCTTACCGAATCTTCTACCTGTTAAATCAACTGGAAACATATACTTATTCATTTTTCTCATAATTATTTTTCTCCTTATTATATAGTTTTTCATTAGCTTTACTAAAAACCAATCATATCTATCATCACCTCACGTTCATTACTTCCAATTTTCATTTTTACTTATTCAGATAAAACTCCAATTTTAAGTTGTTACCTTTTCAAAAAGTTCTTCACAGAATTTAATTTCTTCAGCATCATCGACAGATACAATTAATCCGTAATTAGATTTGATAATATATAAAATTGCATCACAGACTTCTGCTCTATTTCCAATAACAACTTTTACATTTTGTTTTCGCTTATCAGATATATTGTCAATTATCTTTTTTGCATCTTTTGTAGTCACTCCACAATAATTTGTTCTCGCTTTCTTTTTTAATATTCCAGTTAATTTTATTCCAGGAGTATAAATGACACCCTCTGGCCATTGGTCATATTTATTTCCATCAAGATCTTTGAAATCAAGTGGCGAACAAAACATCATTTCGTCCCATATCTTTTTTTCATTTCCTGTATCATTTACGCCAAGAAATTCTTTAAATAATCTAAGCATTTCTTTTTCTTCCGGAAAGAACATATCAATTACTTTACCTTTGAGCCAGTATTCAAAATTACTTATCAGCTGTCCAAATCTCCAATCAGGAACATTTCCTTTCCATATGCTTTTAAATTCATCACAAAATTTATCAATTCTCTTAGGATCTCTCAATCGTTACCAAACTCCTCTCTTATAAATGTTCTCCATGCTTCTTTTGATATATAAGCTATATGTGGTTTATCAATTCTCTTTTTACAATCTTCTAATGTAGTGAAATAGTATGAGCAATCTAAATATGGAACATATTTACCATCAATACAGTAAATATTATTTCCTTTATATTTTTCTACAAAATATTGGTTTTCCCATTTTTCTTTACACTCATTACTACAAACATAAATATTTTTATGGAACTTCGGATCATAAGTTTTCGAGCAACCTTTGTAAAATGCTGGCATCTCTTTTCCACATACTATACATATACTTACTGAATTAATCATTCTCTACCTCCCCAACATCATTAAGATAATTGCAGCAATCAAAAATATATGAGATGTAATTAAATAAATCGCCCTAAGTTTTATTTCTGTACTTTTTACATTATTTTCCATATAGAAAATAACAAAACTAATAATTGCACATGCTATAGATCTCATTTTCCACCTCCAAAAAACATATAATCCATTAATATAAATGCCAACGGTACTACCATCGTGTTTAAACAACAATATTGCTTTGTAGCTGCTATAGATATTGCGGTAACAATACTGCAGCAGATCCACATCATTATGTATACAATTGCTCTATTCTTTCTCATGCAATTTCATCCTCGCCTGGAATCTTGAATACTCTATCTGTATAGTAAATAATCTTAGGTGGTTCGTCTCCATCGCCATCTACAATTTGTGCTTTGCAGCTTTCACCAATTTTTCTTTCAAGCATCATTAGAACTTTTTCAACATCTTCCTGTTTTTTGAATACACCCACAGAAAAATTATCAAAGTACAATATATATTTCTGTTTTCCGTTATCAATTATTCTTCCAAAATGAACATTTGTTACGTTATTTAGGTTGATAATTTTATCTCCCTCTTGTGTTCTAACAAACATAATCATTCTCCTTTCTTTACACCATATCTTTTATCTTTAATTTCCCTTGATTTACAAATGAATTTTGAGTATTCATCGTAGTTTTCAAATGTTCTGTACTTGCAGTTATAGACATCAAAACACTGCTCTCCATTTGCAAATTCATAAGCATTTGTTGAAACCACAATATAAAGTTCGATTCCCTTTGTCTTACAATCTTTTTCTATTATTGAAAACAGTTTATTCTTAATTTCTTTTATACCATCAATGCTCAATCCACTATCTGCTGCATCAAAGAAAGCCCATAACTCTTTATTTTCTTTTGTTAATACACTTGTTACCGCTTTACCAATTTTTGCAGCATAGTTTCCAATATTCATTAGAATATTTTCACCTTCACTTGACATTACGGAAGTAGCTAAAAATGAAAAATCTCCTGTATAACCAGCCCAGCTTCGTGCGTTCTCTCCACCATCAAAAAGATTATCAAAACTTGTATATGTAATTTTTTCCTTGTCTAATAGCCTTTTTAATTGATTGATCAATGTTGTTTTACCAGATCCATTACATCCAGCCAGGACTGTTAATCCAGGATCAATTTCTATATTTGCCTTTCGGTATAATACTTGATCATCTTCCCAGTAGTTTCGAATGATTTTAAATTTCCTGCTCAATATTTCACATCCTTTCAAATTGATTCATTAAGTCATCTGTTAACTCATTTGTATATTTAACATTAATATTTTGAGGATTCTGTATACTCTCTGACACTGCAACCATTCGTTCATATAATTTAGAGGATGTATTATGAGATATAATCATTTGTACAACGGCTAACTCATTTTTAATTTGCCTTCTTTTTCTCCTTATCTCAGATAATTTCATTCTCTCCTTATATGCCATAGATGCATTTGGATGCTCATTACTTTCAATAACATGCAAGAAAACATCCTGTGCCTGATCTATTAGGCTTAATTTCTTATAGAGATATTCCATTCGCTCTCTTGCTTCCTCTTTAATTCCATTACAGCTATGTAACTTTTTAAGCCAATTATCTATGTTGTTGTTATGATCTTCTTCTTTAATAGTTGACTTATTCTCAGTTTTTTCCTCTTGCTTTACTTCTGGTTTCACTTCTACGATCAGATTTTCTTTCAACTCTGTATAACAACCGGTTTTTTTAGCGTGCTCTGCAGCTCTTTGAAGTATCTGCTCTTGCTTAATTTCGCATTCCGTTTTTCCTTCAATCAGAGGCTCAATTTCAAACTTATACTTCTTCAGACTGTTTGGAGGATTTTTAATAAGATTTTTTGCTTTTTGTTCTTCAAAAGTTTTGGCACATACTTTGGGACCAAGTTTTATTTTGCTTTTCCTATCAAAATGCACATATTGATCACCACACCTAATTAAGCAACTCACATATTCTCACCTGCCTTATATAAAAATAGAGTGCCAAGTTTATTCCTGACACTCTACTCTTCTTATTTAATATTTAATTTAATCTCATTTTCTACTCTGTTTTCTCTGTTTCTGTCTTTCTTTTCGAATTCTGTTTTTAGCTTTCTGATTTTTACGAATCTGTTCTGCCTTTTCTAATTCTGCATCCTCCTGTAAAAATGTCTGCACCATATTTTTAAGATACTTAATGTATTTATCAAGTGCAATACCGGTATTCTTATGTAATAAATATTTTGCAGTTATTTTTGCTTCAAAAGAACTCATATCAGACTCAAACGGAAAATTAAATCTTTTATAAATTACCTTTGCAGCAATAATATTGAATGCTACACTTGGATCATACTTATCGTCTGCAGTTGGTTTTGCTTTAATTTTTCCAACGCTATCTCCAAAATCAATTACAATTGTACTTGTCGTTGGATCGTGATAAACTTTTTTAGGAACTAAAGTTTGTTCGTGTCCTGTAAATCCAATTCTTGCATTTAATACGTTTCTTTTATTTTCGTATTTCTCTTTGATCTGCTGCTCCAATGGTTTCTTTTCATATTCCTTTTTCTGCATAATCTTATCCTCACTTTTCTTTTCATCGTATAATTTTAAATATTTTTCATTTACAATCTGTCCATAACCATCTTTACACGTTCCATTACAATCATGTCCACCAATATTTTCTTCAAATGCAACTTTATAAGACATACTTCCATTATCCCAACTGGTACAAGCACCACATATTGTCCCAACCAAATTAAAAAGATCTTTTTTTGCACTAATACATGGATATTCCATCTCCTCTTTATGTGCAGTTACAATAACTTTATCTCCAATTTGAAATTTATTCATAAATGATCGTCCTTTCACTTTTAAAAATTCTGTTTCATACTTCGTATAATCAACACCAGGAAACCTAGTGCCTTTTACTGTTGTTACTCCAAATTTCCGTTGCACTTTTTTTCTGTATACGGAGCCTCCAACATTTAGCCATAATAAAATTCTCCTTTTATTTTATAATCCATAGTCTTCCAAATTAATATATTCAAGTGAATCTACAACTTTTTGATTCCAAAACCAATTGGTCCAAATGTTATTTCCCCAATATTTTTCATCATATACTTCTGCGTTCCATTCGTATACTTTTTGGATTACGTTTGCCTTTGAAACGTCCTCATAATTACTTGAAACAGTCTGACATTGTTTTACAAGTGATTCATACTCAAGTTGTTTTGTATAAATTTTTTTATTTGTATTACAATGTGTAATTATCATATCAGGTACACAAATAATCGTTCCTAAAATTGATATAGCAAATCCAATAGTACAAATAGGAAATATCCATTTACTACTTATATCATCTATAGTTCCCAGAAGTATAAATGTTGTACATAATATAATAATCAATAAACATATAATAATCATAAAATCACCTCAAATCATTCCACGTTCTCCCACTTGCAGAGCACAGATTTCCCTGTACTCAATTCATCAAGTTTACTTTTCTTAATATAATTCCAAGCATAATACCTTTTACCGCAAATCAAACACTCCATAGTCTCAAGTCTCATAGGAAATCCACTTTGATCAAACTGGATTACATTCGATTTTGCGACAATTACACTTTTTGGATGTCTACAAAATATAGCCATATTTATCACCACCTGCCTTACGCTGTCTTATTTTCTTTGTATGTCAAATATGAATTAAAATCTTCCTTCATATCGTTGAGAAGTTTCTGAACATCGTTCTCTGGTTTTGTACACTGGAAAGCATAATCTTTAAACCAATTAAGAGCATCTGTATTTGTATCGTTATCATATGTATATTTTACGAATCCTACCATTGCAGGAACGTATTTTGCCTTAAGAAGTGTGGTACCAGCTGGAAGCTCCAGACTCCATTCATTCACTTCATCCAGGTACAGATCTGCATCTTCAATGTTATCTTCTGTGTATTCATCAGCGGTGATAAATTTCTGAATTGCCTTATCAGAAAAATCTGTCTTTCCACATACTGTCATAAGCGTCTGTGCAGCAATACGATCAATATCACTTCCCATTGGAACGCCAAGTGCTTCCATTAATTCTGTGTTCTCAAATTTTGTTGCAAATGCATCAAATCTATCAGTTGTCTCAAAAGTGTCAATAATATCTTCCTTGTTAATAGAGAAGAAATCCATCATAAGAGATTCAAGATACTCTAATTTTCCAAAGATTGTATTTCTGTTCTTTGTAGATTTATTTCCCTTAATTTCAGCGAAAGATTCTCCATTAATTTTAGTTTCTCTTAACCCACCAACAAATGCCTCTAAAAACTTTTTAAACTTAGAATCATCCATTTCAAGTTTTGAGAATTTATCGAATAAAGCAATCCACATTGGCGCATCTTTTTTCTCAAAAAGTTTTGAAAGTTCATCGTTGTCTTCAACTAATGCATACATTCTTCCAAGATAGTTATCAAGGAGATTAAACTGCTCTTTTTCTCCATTTGTTTCCACATATAAAGCATTTTTCTCTGCATTACTTTTCCATTCATCTTTAAAAAAGATAATCATTACAGTATCAAGCATTACTCTCTCTGGATCACTGTTCTTTTCAGAAGCTCCATGATAACACGGAAGCTCTTTAAAGAATGGATTGGAATTCATAATTTCCTTTGTCCATTTTGCAGTCTGCTCCATATATGTAACGGATTTCTGATTTTTATTCATACTCTTCTGGTTGTTATATCTTCGAATATGATACCCCATTCTACTTTCTGTACAGTTTGAATGCTCTACATAAATTACTTTGTAGTTATTAAATCTTTCCTTAAGCTCCATAGGAAGATCTTTATAGCGTTTTCCACGAAGATCAAACTCAAGCTCTTCCATAATTGGATAGCCATCTTCATCTTTAACTACATTTCCGTTTTCATCCTTTTTTGTTGACTCGTATGGAACAATGTAATTTTCAAGATTTTTCCCAAGAGCAAACACATTATTATAGAAATTATTCCATGTTTCAAATCTGTTTCCACCATCTACAATCCACTTTTGAGATGATTTGCCTTCTCGAATTTCTTCACAGATTTTTACTGGATCAATATCTTCACCTTGTACAGTTGTTACAATTGCCTGGTCACGAATCTGATTATTCCACTGAGTAGATTTTCTCTGCAGCCAAAAATCTCTTCTAATTTCACCTCTATCCAACTTACCAAGAAGAGTTTTAAGAAACTTCTGGTCTCTTACCATCTTTTCGTTTTTGTTTGGTCTGATGCATAACATAATTAGTCTTCCTCCAATGCTAATCTAAATTCTGAAGTTCTCATGTCGGTTACATAATCAAAGTACTGTTTGTTAGTAAGTTGCAATTCCTCTTGAATCTCGTTCGGCTTGTAGCCATCAATCATCAGAGAAACTATTTTCTTTTGTGTTTTATTAAGCTTGTTAATACATGCTTCTAGTTTTGAATCTTTTTTATCCTCAAAAATAATTTCTTCAACAGATTTACCACCTTTGATAATATCTGCATATGTAGAGTCTGAATCTTCCTTTACCTTGTCATCTATATTGACAAATTTTACTTTCACGCTTTTCTTAATTTTCTTACCATTTTTATCACGTTTTTCAGAATCCCAATTTCCATCACCACCACGTTTAAGAGAATTAATTCCATAAATATAACTGATAAATTTCTTTTGCATATATGGATATACATACGCTCTAAATGGACCAGTAGTTGGATCATAAGATTCTAAGCAAAATGTAATAATATATCCTGCCAAAGATTCAAAATCATCTCTGTAATAATCTGGAATATCATTCCAAATTATATGAAGTATCTGGTTGCAAATTTTTTTAAGTTCCTTTCTCTTGTCTTTGTAGAAAAAGTCAACTATGTTATTTACCTCATCTTCTGTAAGTTTCTCATTCTTGCTCCATTTCTCTGATCCCATAATTTTCATTCTCCTTTAACATTTGAAATTTTCGTATACTAAATACACCATTTGCTTCTAAAAAGAGAATGAAATTATTCTTAAAAAGATAACAATTCCATTTTTAGCAAATAGCATATTTAATATACAGTTATACTCACGGAATTTCTCTTACAGAATTGCAAGAGATTAGAATTGGAAAATATTGACATTTCCATTGAATTGCTACATAATATGTATGTATCCATCCGTGGGTACAGAAAACCCTGTCCTATCAGCCGACGGTCGCCAAACTTTCTGCTGGTAGGGCATTTTTCTTTATAAGATCAATGTCGATTAAAAATCAGAACATTTGTTCTTATATGTATTTGATTATACCACTTTATCGTACCAATAAAAAGGTATAATTTAACATTTTCGAACTTTTGTTCGATTTTTTTCGATCAGAACAGAATAACAATAGAGCTGCATGGAGAAAATTTGAATTTCCCTTTGATTCCATGAAGCTCTATCTTCCTGATATATTCAGAACCGCTATAAGTAATAGTCTTTGCATTCTGAATATTTTTCTCCACCCTCCTCTTGCCAATTTTCTTAGATTTTGAAGATATACCTTTCTTCTTGTTATAGTACATTGCACAAACTTTACTTCCTACAATCCCTTTTATAAGTTCCATTGCCTCCACCTTATTCAATTCGCACATATTTGCCCCTCCTTAACCAATTTACAGAAAAGCTGTGTAATCTTGGTCCATAATGGATTTCCATATCTACTTTTTCCAGTAAGATTAGCCATATATGTTCCAATAATTCCATCTTTATCTGCGGTATTATCTACTACACCAATTTTCTGTTTAATACGCTGCTTTGAGATCTGTGTAATAGTCTCCCCTAATACCATCGAATCAAATTTCAACCCATTCGCATTATTCTTCCTAATTATGTAATGGGTTGGCTGATTTGCTTTCTTAAGTTCCTTTGTAAGCGCCATTACAAGAACAGTTGGACTGTGAATATTGCCGGTATCATTTTGAATGATTATCACAGGTCGTATACCTTTCTGCTCAGATCCTATGGTTCCTTTACTAGAAAGATCAGCGTAAACAATATCAAACTGTTTGTATTCGTCCACTACTTCTCACTTCCTTTCGTTTTTATAATAAAAAAAGACACCACATAATGTGATGTCTAAGTATAATCATTATATTTTCATTCTGTTTCTGCAATATCATAATCAGATCCAGCAACAAACTCTCCATCTTCATCTGAATCAAAATACTCTAATGCATATTCTTCAATATCATACATTCCATTCGATTCTTGATAACTGCATTTGTATTTTTTCAATGCATCTAAAGCCTTTTCTTTCTCATCTTCATTCCATCGAGAAATCTCTTCTGCATCAGAATCATTTCCCCATATTGTATCACCAGGCTCAAAATTTTTATATTCCCTTGTCGTAAGGAATGCCGTTCCTTTTAACAACCTAATTGTATTATAGTAACTCATAATTTCCTCTCCTTTATCAAGTCTCATCCAATCGGTGGTTTATCCAGCATGTGCCATTCCCAATCAATTGGAATTACTTCATCTGCCGTTTCCATTACTGCACAATCCTTATCACAACCATCTTGTACACAAGAACAAGCCATTTTTGTCTTCTTCATTTCACCAGGATAACCGTCATACTGAACCAACCATAGTCCTCTATAATGCATTCGCTTGCAAAGTCCATATTCATATTCATATTTTGTTTGCCTTATTGGTGGCTCTTCCATAGCGTTATCTCCTTTGCTCTGTTAAAATAGTATTCTGTCTTTTTTATCAGAATACAGGTGATATTCAGGTTCATTATATATAAATGGGTCGCCATATTCATTATAAGACACTAACGTTGCAAACCTAAATTTACTTTCATCTGGTGAGTATTTACGTTCCCAATCTATGGTTTCTACCTGTTCTTTAAATACCATTTTTTTATATAATTCACTTTTAAGGGCAGCCATTATAAATTCATCATTGAAAATCACATTATTATTATGTTTATCCAAATATGTAAAATTCTTTTTTATTACAATAGGATGAAACACATCATATATTATTTCATACACTTGATAAACAAATATATTATTTAGTGTATTTTTATAAAAATTTTCATATTCCTCAAATGTTCTGACAGGTTTTCCACTCATGCACCACTTATGAAATTCATTAAATACTTTGTGAGCTTCACATTTCATTTTAAAAAGATAAATTTCATATTTATCTTCTGCCGGCAAAAGCCCATCAACGACTGCTAATAAAATATTTTCTTTATCTTTCTCGGTTAACTTGTTCTTTTCAACTATGCATTTATCGTATATAGTCATCAGCTGTTCTAAGTATTCTGCTTTCACGAACTAATACCTCCGATTAAATATCTGTTTTATTAATCAATCTGCATCAATAATTTCTACCGTAGTTCTTAATATTTGCGATTTTTTCTTGATAATTCTAAAAAACAATGTATATATTTCTCCGTCCTCATCTTCTACTGAAATTTTTCGGTTTCTTAAAATTTCAGAAATGTTTCCAACGCCATTCCAAATTTTACCAATAGGATATGTGTCTCCAATATGCATATCATGCCCTAACTGAATGCAATATGCATATTCTGCTAATATGCCAGATGTGTATTCATCATATAATGTTCTCATATGTCGCCTCCGTTCAAAATATATATGTCGCAACCCATCTCTTCGCACTTGCAAGAGATTTACATTCCGCCAATTTTGTATTACAGTTCTTTCCACTGTATACTCCAAACCTCTCACCTTCATCGTCGATCCAAACGAATCTTCCATAATCCGGATGATTTATTTCAGCAGCCCATTGAGTTGGATTTCCGTTGTCATCGTCACACTCGTGAACTATGTTCCATTTTAATCTTGCCATCTTATATCTCCCTTCAAATCGTCATTTTATTTACATTCAGCATACCATTCTGGATCAAATCTGTCTTTCCAATTTAAAACAACTAAATCAATTTGAATTATGTTATTTTGTAAATAACCAATTCCAATTATTGGAACATTATCTAATTGATATGGATAATACATTTCGTTAACTGGGTCTTCTCCATTTACACATAAATAAATGTCTTCTGCATTAAGATATTCTTTTGTTTTTTTATATTTTCCGTATGTCATATTATTTTCTACCTCCATAAAAAGTTAAATTTTACTCCCATACTTCATTATTATCCACCAACGTTGCTTCAAACAACAATTTTTTTCTTCCAGTTTTGCTTTTTACTATTTCAATTGCGTCCTTATAATCATTTGCCCTTACAACATAAAAATAATTTGGTCCATCCCCTTCATATTCCGGAATGTCATTAACAATATATAATTGTTTCATATTTAATACCCCATTTTTTTCATACAATCAATATCAAATTTCCAAAGCATAACGCTATTATTATATTTTTTAATTGCCACTTGCCTTAATTCTTCGTTTGTAAAGATTAATTCACATTTTCTTAAATCACTGAATAGTTTTTTGCTCATTACTGGAAAGTGTTTACAATTTGTTCTATCAACTTCTTTAGTAACAATCTGATAACAAGTTCTATTATCCATAATTAAATCATTTTTATCAATTCTCAGTATATCTCTACCAACTTTTAACTTAATGATTTCCATAATATTATATCCTCATAAACTTTAACTTTTCCAACTTAAAATTACTTCCATCATACCACAATTTCCCTTACATTGCCATACCGCATCTCTTGCAAGTATCACGAAATGTTTTCCAATTCATATTACCAATCGGAGCTATTACCAGCTCCGATCTACCTTCCTTCTTATATATATTATGGTTATTTGTTCTAACTATGTACCACCCATTTGCATTAAATATCTTTTCGACCTGGCGTGGTTTCAAGTCTCCCTTGTTTCTTAATATATTATCTAAACTCTTACTCATTCATTATCATCTCCATACAAATCTTCTACTGTATCAGTAATTTCTCTTCTCTGCTGAACTGTATCATCCAAATATTTCTGTGTTGCTGCTAAACTCTTTTGTCCAAGTAACTGTTGCACAGCTCTAGCATTTCCGGTTTTTAAATAATAATTCGTGCCGGTTGAACTACGCATTGTATGTGGAACAATTCTTTTTTCTTTATTGATGTCACCGGCATATGCTCTTAGTATCCTTCCAACCGTTTTTTGAGAAATTCTACCAGACTTATTTGAAATAAATAGCGCAGGACTTTTTACTCCATTTTCCCTAACATATTCATTTCGCTTCTGAACCCAACTTTGAAGTATCTTAATTGTACCATCACTGAGGTGGACATGCCTTGGGTTATTTCCCTTTTCAATAACACTTAAAGACTTGTCTTCCCAATTAATATCATCAATATTAATTGATATTATTGCAGAAACACGCAGAGCCTTGTGGAATCCAAGGTTAATTATAGCTTCGTCTCTCTCATTCCACTGAGAAAGATATAACCTACTTCTTTTAGTGTTTCCGGAAGATACATTCTTTTCAATCTCTTTTACCTCATCAACATCCAGGTATACTTTTTTCTTCATCCTCTCATTACTTGGAGTTTTAATTTTTCTCATTGGATTTTTACTAATATGATCACCATCTTCCAAGAATTTAAAAAAACAATTCAAAGAAAAATATCTAATATATTTATAAGAATCAGAAATTTTTCCATTCTTCATAATTATATGATTATCATCGTCTACAATATACTTTCTTATAGTTTCTACATTTAATCTTCCAATATCATCTATAGTTTCCGTTGGAACTCCAGAATCTTTTAGATAATGTACTAACCTTATTACATTATTGATATAATTTAATCGTGTTTTTGCTGTTTTATCATCTGCAATCATGAATACATTAAACAATTCCATATATTCTGGCTCATTTTTTATGAGCCGATTAATGTTATTTATATACTTAACTTCAATCTCCATTCTACCTATCATTTATATCACCTCGCTTTATATTACCAATTTGCTTATTCCCTGGTAATTCATATGATAATCTAAAATCTTTTCTTTCATGTCCACAATCATATCTTCTAATTCATCATCAATTTCATCATCTTTATATTTTTTCATAATATCATTTGCTACATCAGCAATTTCTTCCCATTCACCAAGCGTTTCTTCGTTAACGCTTGTGGGGCGAAAAGTTGTACGCATTTGTAGCTCAAGTAATCTATCCTTTACGCATTCACACATTCTTATGATGAAAGTTTTATTTGTGCATTCTGAATTGGCAGCCTGTAATAATCTTATATTCTTCATTTTGCTTATACCTCCGGTTTTCTTAAATACAAAAACAGCCTACATTTATGTAAGCTGTTTCTATTGTAAATATTATTTTTTATTATATGGAAGTCCATGTGTGGCTCTATAATATCGCTCTGCTGCAAATTGCCTTTGTTTATAATCTTTATAAACGTCACAAAGATACCAAACCCAAATTAATACAATAAAAGGTGCAAATATTGTAATAAGAAGTATTCCGGATACAACAAGTAATCCTAATCCTATTTTAATCTGATCGGCTGTGAAAAAAGGAATATTTGTATAACAATCTGGGTTACAAAATTCCGCTGGTTTTCCTGTTCCATCCGTTGACAATACACCGGCTTCTATAGCTGCTTTCCTCAAAGCTTCATTGTATTTTTTCTGCTTCTTTTCCTCTACATATTTTTCGTAGTCAATTTTACATTTTTCCGTTGGAAACCAGTAATCATCTGTTGTTGCTGGAGCATATGCATGTATAGGTGGCTTAGTCTTTTTTCCATCGTATACAAGATAACCTGCATCTATGTATGGTTGTGCATTTTTTACAAATAAAAGTTCCTTAAAAAACTCTTTCTCTTCATTTGTCATGACACCTTTAAACTCTAAGCATTCATAATTAAAAATGTCCCTCTCATAGTCATCTGTTGTACAACCATAAATAAGCATAAATTTTGAATATCCAAACTCTCTTTTTCTACCTTTTTCAAACATTTCTGCAAATTGTTCTAGTTGAGATGCTAATATTTTCTTATTACTACTCAAGAAATCATCAGAATCGTAAAAAAAGATATGATCAAACCGATCATCATTTGCATAATGTGACATTTTCTTTCCTCCATTCCAATTATTTCACGTACAATTAATTTCTTAAATCATACCACATTTATCTCATATTGTCAGTAGATTTCTCTTGTAAAATCCAACTTTTACAAAAGCGACCAGAAATTAATCTGATCGCTTATTACTCGTTTTTAGGTTTCAATCCCATTCGCTGCCGAATCACATCTTCTTCAATCATATCTGTGTTTGCCTTAATAGTCCATCCATCAACTTCTATGATAATATCTATGTCATCCATGTATTAATCCTCGCTAAAATTATTACTCCACATAACACTTCCTGTATTATTGCAATTAAGCTCTATTTTATATTTCTCTTTGAACCATAATTTTAACCAATCGAAAAATTCTTTTGTTGGGTTGACAATAAAACTATCAACGCAATTCATACTTGGAAGTGTAATTTCCATTGAACTTATAATCATATCATCAACAAATTTATATCTAAATGGACAACCTTTAATAGCTAATTCAATATTTAGGTTCATTACCATTTCCTTTGTAATCTTCATTTAATCATCTCCATTCTTCACCTTGAAAGCAATTTTTCAACTATTCATTTTCCCTTTTTTAATATTAAACAATTCTTTTAGGATAACTTTTTTAATGTCAAATATTCCGTTCTCCCAAACATCCATCTCTCCGTATTCATTAAATCCAGATGTGCGGATTTCTCCATTATCCATGCAGTTAATACATTTCAAAATATCACAGTGTCCAGTTCTTGCTCCCCATAACCTAACAGAATCTAATACAATTTCAGAGTATGTGGTTATAATCAAATCTTCATTTGCTTTAAAATACGTATCACATAATTTCAAAATTTTTTCAGATAGTTTATAAGGATGTAATGTGCTTTGTTCTGGAAAATACTTTACATGTTCATAATTCCCTGCAAGATATAAACTTCCATTTCGTTGACCTGTAACAATGATTATTTCCATTATGTCACCTCTTTAAAACTCTCATTTTATCCTGTTATAATCATTTATTAGTTTTCTTGTATATTCAGTTTTGGAAATAATTTTAAAATTTCCCTTAGCCAAATTTTCATTGAACCATTCGTGAAAATTGTTTTCTTTTATATTTAGTATTTGTAGGTAAAATATTTTTAATTTCTCTTCTGTGAAAACAGCACCATCAAAAGTACGTTTATAATAATTTTCCATTCTTAATTCTTAATGCCTCCATCATTTTACTGGTTCAATGACAATTTTGTTTGCGACAGATCTTCTCTCTTCCGGTTTAATATTCCAGTTGTTATCAAATATACCATTAAGTATCTGCTGTTGAAAATAATATTGAAACATTCCAGCATATCCTAAATGTGGTGTTGTTAAAAGTATTTCATCTCCGAGCTGGACATTATATGACAAAGCCTCAATGTTTTCCATGTTCTTACCTTCGTATTCATCAATCTCGTCCTGAATAGCATCATAATCAACTGTACCATATCCAATACGATTTCCGTCTTCGTTCTCATAAAGCTGATAAAAAAGCCCTTCAACATCAGCTTTTTCTATTTCTTCACTTAGCTCTCTAAAATTGTCTCCATCTATGCAACATTCAAATCTGCCTTGCCATGGGGAATCTGCAAAGAAATCAAGCTGAACAGTTCTATGATACCGTTCGTCTTCACTTGTTACGATCATCACATACTTTTTATTACAATTTCTCTTATCTACTTTCATATTCTACAATCTCCTCTTCAATTCGATCATAATCAATACTTCCATAACTGATTTTTTCAAAATTCTTTGCATCATATAATTGATAAAATAATCCCTCTATGTCGTTCACTTTAAATAACTCATTAACGTTATCGCCTTCAACAATAGAATTAAATTTGCCTTCTTCTGGATGATCTGCAAAGAACGTAAGACTAACTTCTCCGTTTTCATATCTTTCATCCTCTTTAGTGACTATGAGCAAATATTTTTTATCTCTAGGTTCTAACTGCAATGTTCCTTTTGTAACTCCGTTTAATGCTTTATAAAAATCATTTACTTCTTCTATACTTTTAAACTGAGATATAGCCGCATCATTATATGTTAATTTCATATTATGAATAAACACCTTAAAATTTTCTGATATTAGCTCTTTATTTAATTCTGTCATTTTTCAGCCCTCCGAATCAAAAACTTCTTTTATCTGGTCCTCTGTTAATACTCCATCAAATAGTTCCCTTGCTGTCCAGTTCTTAGAACTACGTCCTGTGTAAAAATCTGCATATTTAATACAATTACATGCCAATTGGATAAGTTGATCTCCATCAGTTCTCTCTGATGTTGTGTTACTTTTCAAATAGCTAATTACCTTATCAAGCCGGTCCATTTTACTCCTCCGTCAAAGCTCTTTGAATACTGCTTTCCAAGCTCCATTTTCAATAACATCTTTACGTGAATAATGCCTTGTTTCGCTTTCTTCCATAGATGTATCCTCGAGTTTCATATATCCAAGATCATATAAAACTTCTTCAAGTGCATCTGCAGCAATTTCACTATCAGTTTCTGCATATGCCTTTTTATTATCAAAATCATAATAACCACTATCACAGAAGTTTTCACATAAATTTAAAAGAATTTCGTTTAAAAAGCTTTTACGATTTATTCTAATAGTCACCATACATTCATTCCTTATGCAATTTTTCTTGCTTTTGCTTCAATACTTCGCTCTGTCCGTCCAAGCTTTTCAGCTATCTCTTTATATGTCATACATCTACGCAGCATATGTTTAATCTGCACTATTTCATTTGCAGTAAAATTTCTACAATGTCGTTTTGTTTTATATCTTAATTGTTCAAATTCTACCCACTGTGGTTCCGGAAGTATTGAACATAAATCATAGCCAGACCAATTAATTACGTTTCGGTGATCATCTGCCCATTTCCAAAAATTCTCTGGATCTATCTGATATCTAGTTCTATTCTTTGAATCATTTATTTTAATTGCTGGAAGATTGAATTTTTCTACCCACCGTTTGATTACCTGTGTATTTGTACTAAAACATTCAGCAAGTACATGAGCACTTAAATATCCATCATAATATGTATTGATTCTCATTTGTACGGCTTTTTTACGAACAGATTCAATACTTCGATTAAGAGCTTTTGCAGTTCGCTTGGTAGGTTGACGTAAATAATACTTATTCATATATTTCTCTTCCTCTACTGTCCATTCTCTTCTTGCCATTTTACACCTCACAAAACATGTATTTTATCAGTCAATATTGATACATATAATTCCATTTTCAATTCCAAAACTACCCACAATATAATCTGCAAACTCGCTACTATACATGGCTTCTGCAAATGTTCCTCTAAATACTTCTTTTTCTTCTTGAACATTCCATATGATTACTTCTTCATCATGTTCTATATATAAACTACATAAATCAAATACTGTAATTTCTGCCATTTCGCTTACCTCCAGACTTTGGGTATTAACATTTGTAACCATCAATTGGAACTACATAAACATATATTCCATTCTTATCTTCATTAATCCAATACTGAATATCACGAACTAAGAATTTATAATATTGTATACATTTCTTTCCTGTTTTTGGATTTGTCTCATTAAAATTAATTTGAATGGTTTCGCCTATTCTCGGAAGAAACGGCGTTTCACATTTTTTAATTAAACAATCACAGTTATCATAATCATAATATTGACCTGTTCCACTTTTTACTTTTATTTCGTATTTATAATTCATTTTCGCACCTCCGATAAAAAGTTGATTTCATATTAATCTTCTACATATATACACAAATCTTCATACCAATTTGTTCCAAAGCTCACCACATTGTACTTAGAATATAATTCCATGGCTTTTTTAACAGATCCTGAAAATATTTCCTTTCTATTGTATATTTTTACTGTTCCAAAAGAACCATTTTGTAATGAAAGCAAATCTCCAACTGTCGTTCCCATTTTTGCTACCTCCGTAAAAACTCGATTTTATCTTTCTGAAATATATTTCTGGATATAATCATCTGCTTCTTTTTCTGTCATCATTTCAGTAGTTGAAGCGCTGCCATCTGTCATTTCTTCGAAAATACATTCCGCAATAATCTGATTAGAATAATCATCATAAATTTCTCTTAATGATTCAATAGAATCGTAATATCCGGAAATATTACATTCCTTTTCATGCTCTATATAATCATCGAGATCGACCAAAGCAGTTTTTACTGTATATTTTTTATCCGGATATCCAGGATCTCCCTTACAAATATCTAACCATACCTTTTCTATAAAACTATATGTTCCATCCGAATTTATCTTGCAATACTGGCTATTATCAGAATCTGTACATATCCATTCTTCTCTCATTTAATCACCTCGTTCAAATTACATCCAATAACATTTTCATATCTGGATGTCTATAACCGATGTAAGCAAGTGCATGGTTAATTCCTTGAGCGTAACCAATTTTCTGATCAGCAAACCTCATTTGTACAGCTGATATATTAGTTCGCTTGAAAACTTCCTGTGCTTCTCTTCCGTTCCTAATTCCTTCCCACATAACCTTGTAACATTTTTGTTTTTCTAACTCAGTCATAGCTTAATCCTCCGAATACATAGAATTAATTTCATTTACTATATCTTCTTTCGTTCCACTAACAGATATTCCGGAAGTATCGTATTTAGAGAGAATTTCCCAAATCTTATTTTCATCTTCTTCTGAAATATTAAAGTCATGCCAAAACTGTAAATTTCCATTCATGGCATAAGTGATTCCAATAATTGGCGTTCTGTTATCATTTTCCATTGCTATTTTTTCTTTAAATCCAAGTTTTGCAAAGAAATCGTCAACCATCTTATCTGATTCTTCTGCTTTTTTCTTTTCTTTTTCAAGTGCGTTGTAGATATCTTTAATTACATCATTCTGATATCTATAATCTAATGACTCTGAATTTCCATTATCAGAAAAATGTGTTTCATACAAGGGTATGCAGCTTCTTCCAATCCGAACGCATTCTACATTATTCCAATAACCACATCGTGCATAATCAATTTCAAATCCTACTTTCTGAAGCTTTTTCATAAAAGTGTCATTTACTTTCCGGTCCTTTTTTAAATACTCAATTGTCTCTTTCATCTATATCTTCTCCTTTCAAATAATTCCGTTCTCACGAAATTCATTTACTAATCCATATTGTTTTGCCTTGATACTAAAAAACTCCTGCCATTGGAGTAATTCCAACCATGAGTAATTGTTGTTTCCAAAATCTGACTGCCAGTATGCGGCCAGATCACGTATTTTATTTTTCGCTTGCTGATATTTCGTCATCGCTATCACGCTCCAAGTATCTATTAATCTTCTCATATAGCTGGTCGCAAAGAGAAAGAATTCCATAGGTTCCATTATCATCGTCATCGTCATAAACCTCATCTGAAGCCTGTGCTGCTAAATCTGCAATTCTGGATAATAAATCTTTCATTTTTTCTGTTACAAACAAATCGTCCATAGGAAATCTATATTCTTTAAAAAACTGCTCCTTATCATCGTACCCTTCCATAAAATCATTAATATCAGGAGTTTGCCAATCAACATAATTAAATAAATCTTCTGCAATATTTTCATGCCCATTGCATTCTTTTATAAAGTCGTTTGTTGTATAACACCGACCCATAACGCTATCAATTTCATAACTTTTGACAATACTCTTATTAACTTGGATATCAACTAAAGAAAGATCAGAAATATAACAAATATCATCTCCAATAATGCCAGGAAGAAATTTCCCTTTATAGATTAGACAATCCTGACCTTCTGTGAATTCAAATATATCTTCTAATTTCACACCAGTTTTTAATTCTTTCCGCAATTCATCTCTCGTCATAATAACCTCCAAATAATCACTGTGTAATATAAACAACTTTCCCAGATTTTAATTGAATAAAATTGTCATTTACAAAAAGGTCTTCTTCTAATTTTTCAAAATTAAAATATTCTTCGTTTTCTTTACTTACAAGTCCCAATGAATATGCTGTTTCTATAGCAGCAGTACTATAATCTTCATATACCGCATTAATACTTTGAATCTCATTTCCGTATTCATCTAATAATTCGCAACATTCTTCGTCAGACAAATCATAGTCATCCTGAATTTCTCCAATAATACTATTTTTTAATGCTGTTTTCTGATTAATATATTTTTTATATAAATCACTAAACATATAATTACCTCCAATCAAATACGACTTTTATTTCTACATAAACATTAGATATTCTTCATATGTAACTTCTGGAATTATATTCATTAAAAATTTTATTAACTCTTCTCCATTATATTTGGATGTTACATAATCAATAATATTTTCTAATACATCCCAGTTCCAATGTGTATCAATTACTCCTGGAAATTCTTCCTTTATATAATCTAGTAATCCATCTTTATCAATTGATTTATTTGTTGATTTGCTGTTTTGTGATATAACTCTGAATGCCCTTGCTTCTCCAGGATGTTCTGTTTCAAATCTACCATTTCTAAATAATCGTTGCATATGTCTATGTACGACTGATGTACTACTAAGCCCAACTCCCTTTCCGATTTCTCTTATTGTTGGAGCGTAACCATGCTCATCTATGTAAGACTTACAAAAATCATATATTTTTTCTGTTGTTTTATAATATTTCATATCTCACACCTCCAGACTATCTAATCTGCCATAATTCATAATCTTCAAGCAGCTCTTTCAAATTTGTATTCTCTGTATATTATTCTACTCCAATCATTCACTTTATATTATAATTTATTTATACCAATAATCTTTATCTGTTTTAGAATCAGCACTTTCAACACAGTATTCTGTACCATTCACAATTATATATTCTCTAATGAGGTTTTCTAACTCATCTCCATCATCGTCAACTGCATCTTCAAATTGTTCAATATTAAATACTTCTCTTGTTTCTGTGTTTACCTTACAGCTGCTAAGTAATTCGAAACCACCATCCCAAACTGAAATAAATGTTGCGTCCTTAACCATATTATCCTCCTTTCAAATCATCGTTTCTTTAACTGTGTAGCCACCCATCTTTTTGCACTTATAAGCGACTTACATTCAACTAGTTCTGTAAATTCTGTAAAGCCTCCATAATCAACTTCTACTCCAAAATAATCACCCATATCATTAATCCAACAATATTTTCCGTATTTTGGATGATTAATTTCTGAATACCACTGAGTTGGATTTCCATCTTCATCATCACATTCATGAACTATATTCCAATTTAATTTTGACATTTTTATACCTCCGTTGAAAATCTTGTTTTATTTTTTATAATTTCAGACTCTATAATTTCAATTTTGTAGTTTGGATTGAAATATAGAAATTTTGAAACTAAATCATGAATTGCTTGTGACTCAGAACACGAAACAACTTCTTCTACATTTTCATTAATTGGTGTATACTTACCTGTTCTATATTTTATTCTTACATTCACATTATTCATTTTACCTTATCTCCTTATAATTCCAGTTAATATATACACCACAACAAGGACATCGATCAATTCCTTTTGGCAATGAAAACTGAATAAACTGCTTGTCTTCGTCCATAAGCTTATTAGGGTATGATTTTGCAATACTCTCACATAATTGACAGCTATATTTGATATATTCTACTTCACCTTCAGTCTCATAGTGATGCTCAACCGGACGTAAGCTAACTTTTTGCTTGGATACAGTCTTTGCTCCTTTTACATGAAATAAAACACTAGATTTAATTAATGCCATATTTTTTACCTCATTCTATTTAAAATTTATTGATTTATATTCGGTTATACTTGCCTTTATTGCCTCTTTTTCACTCATTCCACATACTTCGATTTTCCACCATTTCCAAGCGGTCCGATTATCTTCTTGATTTGTCCTGTTTAGATATTCTTCATAATTTTCAAACATAACAAACTCCTTTATTCGTAAAGCTCTTTATAATCATCACATAGGTCCACAATTGTTTCTGCTAAAGAATCCGCTAAATTAATTCCGTTTCCAAAATAACCATCAATTAATTCATCATTGCATCCGTCTTTATTACTGTATAATTTTACAATATGTGCCCAACGTCCGCCCTCGTCTGCATCAATTTCAAACTGAATTGTCATATATACTTCTTTATTAAATATATTATATACCTCTATTTCACTTGAAAAATTTGAAGGCATGTTGCCTAATCCGTCCCACAAATCCGGATTATGCTCCTTTATAAATTTATCTGCTATTTCTCTTGCAAATTCTTTTGTCATAGTCCCACCTCACTTTCTTTTACAAAATTCTTGTTTTATTTATCTTTATATTTCAGTGGGTATTTCTTAAAATTTAAATATTCCGAATTATAAATGCATGGTATGTATTCTCTAAAATCATCATAATACCACGCTTTCCATAATTTAGTTCCTGTTTTTGAAAATTCACGCACAGCCTCTTTAAACGAGTCATATAAACCCATATTATATACTTCCATATTTTCTTTTGTGCGGTCTAATATTTTCTTTGGGACACGTTTTGCAAAATCTGTTTCATCAAAAGTCATATTTTCACCTCCAGGAATCTCTCAACAAATCATAATTGATCCTTTGCTTTATTCGTAATTTCTCTTCGTATATTTCACATAGCTCATCATACAGATCATTATATTCTTCCTTATATGCTTTAACTGTATCCCAGTAATAAGAAAGAGCAGCCTCATCGTGCTGCCCTATGTGCATATAACTCATTATCATACCGGTGTTTACTGGTATCTCAGGAAGAAACGCAATAATTTCATTTGTGTGTTTATCTTTTCTGAATAACACCTGCATCAATATCACCAACCTTTTCAAATCTCATGCTCTTATCTCACTTAGCACATAAAATCCATCTTCTCGGCAAAATTCCTCAATGCTTTTTCTTTATATTCTTCATTATGTACAAGATCAATCACTCCTGGAACACCAGATATTCCGTTTCTTTTCGCTTCTAACCACATGTAAACATTTTCCTCAACATCATAATTGTTGTATAAATCCCAAAATTCCTTACTAAGACTTTTCGCTAAATCTTCCTCTGTATCAGGAGTTTCGATTGTAATATAAAAACACCAATCTTCACATTGAGGGTTATCTCCATCCACAAGCAATTCTATTTCTTCATTTTTATTCTCACTAATCTTAAATAAAAAATCAGTTCCTTTAGATAGTTTTTCTAAGCTATTAACTATCTGATCAATCGTCATCATAACTTTAATCTTCCTTCCAAACAAAATTGCTATTTTATTTCCATAAGCAGCTTTCCGATTTCCTTTGCTTCACCAATAGCACAAATTGCAGTTGCCTTACTGTCCTCGGTTCCATTCTTTCTTGTAAAGTGATTTACCATATAAACTTTATCCGGCATTACTTTACCATCTACTGTATAGTGACCAATCTCTACAGCTTTATCACCAATCTTTCCAAGATCCTGTATTTTTGTGTAAACAAATTCCTTTGCCATAATTTCTACCTCCATTTAAAATATCTCTTTTATTTGTCTATACTGTTTTTCTTTCCATTGCTAGAAATATGAGTATTAACTTCAATAGTAGCAACCTCTCCATCTTTAAGATTTGAAAACATAGTTATTTCTTCTTTTTCATGACCTAATATTTTTGTGATTTTTACAACTCCGTTTTCATTATATATTTTAAAATTCATACTTTATTTACCTCAAAATTTTAAGTCAAATTAATTTTCACCCATCTCTTATCCCAAGCAAGAGAACCACATTTTGCTAAATCTATGTCGCAAATCCTAAACTATCCGGCTGCCTTGGTGGATTTTCAAAATGTGCGATTGACCACCGTTCATCCAACCATTCTTCTGTCTGTTTGACTATCATTCGTTGTGTTCTTCTCATTTTAATTACCTCTCGTGATTTCTTTCATACATTTATCCAAGTAATCATCAAATTCTGTATCTGTAAATTCAAAGAACATTTGTTTTACAGCATCTTTATCCTTACTTCTCTTATAAATATTAAAAATATCTTGTGAGAAACCTGAGATTTCATTATCTACATTTGATAACAAATCAGCCAAAATTGTGTCTGAATCAATAATTATACCTTCAGGAGTACTGGTATTTAACAACTCTACTTGCCTAATCTTTTCTCTTGTCGTCATAATCAGCACACCTCCTCGTATTTTGTACAAACCGTGTACACTGTTCTCTTCAAGATTTTATATCGAGTTACATCGTATTTCTCTTCTGACAGCTCATGCAAACGTTTCATCAATCTCTCTTCACATAACATTTTGTTAAGTGTAGCTTTTCCGCTTGGCACATATCCAGATCCATATCTAAATATGTATGCCTGATATTCTTCGTCTTCTTCGTAAGAATCAAATTCTGTAAATCCATCAAGATTTACACCGGACTGATTGAGCCAGTTAAATTCATTATCAAAATCTTCAAGAATATCATCTACACTATAATCGTCATCGTCTATGTAAGTGTGACCTGCTGCATCTTTTAAAATTCCCTTGTCAATATCACAAAATGCTAATACCTTCATTTTACGCACCTCCATCACTTTAAAATTACGGTTCAATAATTTTCATATAATTTCCATTGGCAACAGCTACGAATTTACAATTATTTTCTTCTTTACTTGTACAAATAATTGCAACACTACCATCTGTCCAACAATCAATAGTCATCGCGTACATAATAATTTCTCTTGCCATAATTTCGGAATAATAATTTTTTAACCGAACTAAAAGTTCTGTATAACTCAAATTCCTTCTTGTTACTAAATCTGTTTTTCCCTCATGCGCTTCTTGAAATGTCATTTTTCTTCCTCCTACCGCAGTTCAAGTCCCATATTATAAACCATCTCTTTTGCTGTTTCCTTTGTTACGTCTCTATGAGCTAGTTTTTTGTCATCTTCGTCTAAATATGCTGTCGTCACATTGAAATCTAAATCAGATTCTAATAGATATTCAATAAACTCTTTATTTTGTGTTGTGATCACAGGTGGGTTGTCAGATTTAAGATCTTCTATAAGGATTTTAAATTCTGTATAGTGAGCCTCTTTACCTGGATAGCAAACAACATCTGAATACTCATCAATATCTGGCAACATTTCTTTAATATACTTTCTAATTGCTTCTGGCTTTCCTAAGAGTAAAAGCATATTTTTTACCTCCATCAAATCTACATTTTATTTTGAAGTTACTGCCACAATTACTGCTTCACAATAAGACTTAATTTCTCCTAACATTTTCGTTGCACTCGAATAATCAGTAAAGCTGATTGTTTTCTTTCTAATATCATTCATCCACCGAACTACAATGTTTTCTGCGCTATCCTTCTTCTCTTTTTCTTGCTTTAAATCAACTTTTAATGTTATATCTGATAGATTTGTTGAGAACAATAAAAACTCAGGATTCCCACTCAAACAATTTTCTAAATCATTAAACTGTTTATCAGTTACGTTAATCGTATAAGTCATTTCTGCCATTTTTCAGTTTCCTTTCTGTATAACAGTTTTGATACAGTTCTCAATCTGGTCATTCTCACTTAAGTTACAGTCATAAATTCTTTGAAACAATATAACAACTTCTTCAGCTTCTTCCCAACTGATGTCATAACCCCAATCATCTGCACGATTCAATACATCATCAACTTTACCTTCGAAAACTTTTTTCTTATAAAACATATAGCCTAATGAAACGAACCCTTTCATTCCGGTCAAACCATGTCTATAGTTAGTTGTTTCCATCCACTTATTAAGTTCATCCAACTCCATTACTAAATCTTTTTTTGTCTTGCCAAGTTTGTTTAATAACTCATCAAGAGTAATATCTAATGTTTTTTCCATTTCTCTTACCGCCTTTCAGTCAAAGATTTAAGTCAATATCATATTCTAAATCGTAATATTTCCATCCATTTTTTTCACAAACATAGTTAATTAATGTAAGTGGTATTCTTCCATGTTTTCCATATAAATCTGTTTCATCTTCTTCGCAAAGATATTTATGAGCTTTCAATAACTCCTCTTCTACGTCATCAAACGATGTTCCACTTTTTACCATCAATATAAATTGATCAATTGTATCTTCACCGTCATAGAAAAAATCTAATCTTACAAGAATTTTTATCATGTTCTCTTATCTCCATTTTTTTGTACTAAAAAAAGACAACTGGTACTATGTACTTCCCAGTTGCCTTATAATTTATGCTGCATAATATGTTCCATCTTCCAGGAACTCCCATTCGTTTATGTTACAAGATTCTTCAACTTCTTCTTCATCAGGTTCGTACAAATATTTATAACCTGTTTCTTCCCAATCTAAACAGTATTTCCTAATTACCCTCTTGACATAAGTTTCCATTTTGCCTAGTAAGTCTAAATTAATATTCCTAAAATGTGACATCTCATATGTAAAATCGGACTCAAGATCAATTTGACTAACATAGCAATATGCATAATTCCTTCTGTTAACAGGTAATTTTACATCGCCACAATATTCAGAATAAAACTTTGCAGTTTTAAATTCCTTTGGTGAAAAGAAATTCTCAAAAGCTTTGTAGTAATCTCCGCATAAATGATTTTGTACCATATTTACTAAATCCATAAAGCATAAATCACCATAGACATTTACTCCGTCACCCTGGCAATATGATAAGCTCCATTCAACTTTAAGTTTACTGTTTGGAAATAAATTCTCCAAATCTTGGTTAATTAGAAAGGTTAGTTCTTCTGATCTTACTGGATCATCAACATACCAACTCCGAACTTTTGCTTTCGCTTCATCAGATAGTTCAGAATACTGATAAACATTGAATTTTTTAATTATCTCTCTCATCGTAAAACCTCCCTTTTATCGATCCTCTACTGGCACAATTATATTGATATTTGCAAGAATTTGTAAAATGTTCCAAGGTTCTCCTCTAAATTCTTTATCAACTTCAATGAATCGCTCTACAAGTTCACTTATTGGAATAGTTTTTTACTTTCCATCATTTTTTTCTCGTAATATAAATCATCATCTTCTTTATAAGTCCTATGTGATGACAAATAATCACACATTTCTTCTATTGTCATTTTATGTACCTCCTTTTACCGGCTCCATTCTCCAACTTTATTTCCATTGATATCAATTAAAACGCCTGACTCACAACCATACTCAAGTTTATCAATGACTTCTTTTAAAATTCTGGAAATTTCTTCTGCCTCACAGTATTTGTCATAAGCCTTATCATCATTATACTCATCGTGAAAAGCTGCATTACCTGTATCAATTGTAAGTTTAAACATATTTTTATCCTCCTTTAATCAAAAATTCCTCTTAATGTTTTCATTTCTTCATTGTAATCTTGGCCAGCAGTATACTCAATTTCACCTCTCTTAAAGTTATATGCAAGTCTTCTGAGAATTCCACAAGGCTCAACATAATTTTTTCCTTTATTCATAATTCTTGTTCTCCGATTTCCCCTAGCTGTTTTTGCTACAAATTCACGACATAAGCAAAACACTTCATAACTTGTATCTTCATCTAAATCTTTCCATTTCTGCCAACCGTCCTCTTCGCCAGTATATCTTCCTGTCAGTGCGTCATAGCAGCTAATTTCTTTTGCATCTTTAATATCTTTTAACATATTAAGTCCTCCATCTTTTCTCGACAGTATCATATAAAGCTCCATTTGCATCCTGATAATCAACATCTTTTGAATATGTAAACTTGTAACATTTATGTCCATTCAGATACACTGTACTTTTATTTCCATTTTCCATTGCGTATCTCTCTCTGAATCCGGCAGTATTGTATGCTTCAACCGTATCTGGTTTTCTAAATCTTTTAACCATACAACTCACGCTCTCTTTCATCATTTAATTTTAATCTTAGTTTGCCTTGAACACATCCATAAAGCCAACCATCCAGGTACTCAATGCTATAGCAATACTGGATATATGAATCACTATCCTCTGGATAAAACACATAAAAGCCTTTACCACAATTTTCTTTCTCAATACGAACTGTTCCAAAATTATGTACGAAAGCTTTTAGGTTACTTTTAATTAGATTTCTCTCTCTTTCAGTCATGCCACCACCTCTAATTTATTCCACCACAACTTTCCACTACCTGGAAGATTGTAAAATAAAAGGAATGAATTTATATGCCGCATTGTTGTAGCACTATATCCATCCCATAACTTTTCAAAATTTCCATTATGTATTCTAGCAACCAATGTTGAATAACTTATCAGACATATATCTCCATTATCGTGTTCAATTACTTTTGCCTTTCCATAAAAACTTTTTCGTGTTCGATCCATTACAGGTAAATCAAATACTTTCATGTCGTACCTCCATCACTCATCCGTATTCCAGCGTTTGCACCGAACACTACTTTTATTAAATTCATGTCCTGGTTTTGCAACCGGAATACGCTTTGCCTTGTTAATTTCTTTCTGTTTCTTTTTCGGTAACTTTTTAAATTCCTCAGTTGCCATATTTTCTAATTTAGTCATCGTTTTCTCCCTCTCCCTCATAAAATACCATTGGGAAACTGTCTATTTTTAAATGCATCTTTTCAATCCACAGATGCGCCAGTTCTGATTTTTTAAAACCTCTTTTGATTTTAAGATTTCCTTCATCATCGATCCACTCTACTCTATACATTAAAATACCTCCGTAGATTATAATTTTTACCTAAAATTATTTTGCAGATAAATGTAGCTTCCACATCTTACCTTGTCTGCATCTTTATCCCAGTATCCTAACTTAACCATTCCCTTTACAGATCCAGTTCTGTGAATTGATGCTCCTTTATCAGAAAAACGTTTTCCTGTTTTTGCTTCATACTCTTTTGGACTATGATAATATGCCATTTCCATTGCTCCTTTCACTAAAACTCATACATTAGTAATAGCCACTCTTCTTCTGTCAAAACATCAGCCTCATCAGATATGAGAGCATTTAATATGTTTTCATGCTTTTCACAGAACTCTTTTGTAACATCTTCTCTAATATCGTCATAAGAAAAGAACAATTCTTTCTGCTCACATTTTCCAAACAATAATTTCTGGCAGTCTGGACAATACCCAGTTTTCAAAAATTCCCTTACTGTTGGACTTGTGTTTGAAAGGGCATTCTGAATCAAGCTTCCATATGCAATATATTTTTTGTACTGATCATATTCAACTTCTGTTAATTTAACAAAATATGTTTTACCGCACATTGGGCATTCTTTTTTTACAATTTTTGAATATTCCATTTTTCTCCTCCGATCAAATACGAATTTTATTATTCAACCTCAATCATTATTTGTTTTTTTCCTTCATTTTCATTTTCAAAAGAAAAACAATATTCATATGGTTCGCCGGTGTGTCTATCAAAAATAACTATTTCTGCATCCGGATCGTAATGCATTAAAGATTTAACCAACCGATCTACTGTCATAATTTTTATCTCCTTTACTAATTAGCGTGATCATAACTATAACCTTTTTGGACAACATATTTATTAAGAGCTTCAAACATATCCCTTTCAAGCTGTTCTGCCCAGTTGTCTAAAACCCAATTTACATTAATATCATGATCGACATAATCATCAGATCTCCAATCATCTTCATTATCTCCACATTTAATACATGAAAAATAATTGATAATCGGACGTTTATCTCCAGGATGCTCTCCAACCTGTTCGTATGTCATTAAATTTACCTCAATGTCTACATAACCGATTTCAAGAATAGCAATTCCTCTTTCCGGATCACCATTCTCATATAACCTCTTCATGTAGTTATTTCGAATATCTTCAATATCACTTTCAATTCCATTAAGCACAAACTTATAGTCTGGTCTCTTTTTCGCTTCCTCGAATGTCATGTTTTCATCTCCCTTACAAAATGCGGATTTTATAGTTCTTCAATTTCTTCATCTGATACTTCTTCTGCCTTTTCAAGCAGTGTTTGTAGAGTCCATCCAGTAAATGTCATAAGCATTTGATCAATAATTTCTCGATCATGTTCTGAAGTATATTTATTAAGTACATACTCCATTCCCTTAACAATTTCATCTCGGCCAGAATACTCTCTGTCAGATTCAAATTCGTCAATGATAGCAATTGCTAATTTGTCAAAATTAATATCCATTTTGTGTCTCCCTATAAATGTTGATTTTATAGTTCTGTTACATCACACCAACTGTCACTGCACTGTTCTGGACCATCTTCTTTGCCCTCTCTAATTCTTTCTCGAAGAATTTCCTCTGCTTCTTCCGGCGAGTTGGCTTCGACTTCATAATTCTCTTCATATGTTTCGTGATAAGTTACACTATACTTTTTCATTTTAATTTTCCTTTCTTACTCTTAAAATTTCTGACGCAATATATTCGGTTCCCACATAAGTGGCTGGTTCATCATTCTCATATGATTTATTTCTAGAAATTTCTTTTGCTTCTTCCGGATCATCTGCATCAACAACAGAGTAACGCTCGTAAACTTTTCTTTCGAGTACTATATATTGCATGTAAAATTCTCCCTTAAAATTTCCGTTTTATTTTAGTCTCCATCTTCAACAATTTGAGCTTCACCAAAATCTGACCAATCAAAATCAGAAGATGATAGTCCATCTACCTGGTTTAAAGCATCTTCTTCGTTTTCTGCCTCAACGGTTATAAAACCATATCTTTTGACCATCACTGTATAATCTTTCATTTTACTTTACCTTTCTGATTTCAAATTTTACGTTGTGAATGTGATCTATGTTATATCCACCACCAGCAATAAGTTTTAAATCCTTTTTAATGTAGTTGACAAACATTTTATGATCTTCTGGTGAATACAATCGTTCATCAAATTCATAAGTATCTTCATACTCAAACACCTTTCCTTTGTGCCAACCACCGGCAACATAATTCACATCCGGATGATTCTCATCAATTTCATATGTAATTTTTCCATAGTATTTCATTCAATCGTCTACCTCATTCGGTCTTTCTACTTCACCAATAAAATTTACATAGCATTCATGAAAAACTGTAATTTTATTATTGGCACCATCATATGTATCAATCCATGCAGATAATATACGAAAATTTTTTCTTGCTTTTAATATAATTTCTTTTGCATCTTTAATGGTTGTACAACTGTCTTGCATTGAGCATGACCATGGCTTGCTATTCTCACTATCTTGTATAATTACAGATGTATAATATAATTTCATATCACCTTACCTACCTTTTCGTTTCCAAATCTGATAATAAACAGCAAACGGATTACTGCTTCTTATACTACAAATGTAATCCGCATCTTTGTCTTCGCAAATTAATTTGTTTAATATTTCATGTGGATTATCGTATGTTCCATACATACCAACTTCTAAATTATCTATTTCCTTTGTAAAACCAAAGTCTTCCAATTCTTTTTCTGAGAATATCCTATCTGATGGAATAGGTAAAATTACCCCAGTATCATAGTTAATTATTTTATCTTCAATATAACTATCTGCTTCCTCTCTTATACAATCTTCACAAAACAGTTCTCCATTACAATTCCAGTAATTATCAGATGATTTACCTGATGTTGTTGATATATACTCAATAACACAATTACAATGGTTGCATTTTGCATATTGGTCTGAATACCCCCAATTATCATCTGTAAGAAAGTCAAGCCAAACGCTATCGTCATCATACCGAACTTCATCCCAATTAGATTCTTCCTGGACATATTTAAGATATTCGGAATGCTGCAACCATTCATTGAATTTTTCAATTACATTACCGTAAGCTTTAATAATCCAGAAACGCTTTCCGTTTCGCTTGCCGTAATCTATATTTTGCCAATCTTGAGTTTTCGCAAATTCTTCTAAAATATCTTCGTTTTTATATTCCATTTCCCTTACCTCACTAAACCACATAGAAATATGATTTTTTGATTTCCGGTGCATATTTGTAAAAACCTACGCAGTCAAGACCAACAAATCTCTTACTGGTCATTTTATCTTTCTCTTCCTGGGTAAGAAGTCTGTCAATAGTAACACGGATGGCGCTACGACCATCCATCAACCGAACATCTTTAAAATCTACAGTGTCACACTTGACGCTATCTGGAAGTAACTCGATCAATTTTGTAATGCTCATATTATTTGTCCTCCGTTTCTCTTACTTCTTTTTGTTTACCACGTTCTCTAATATGTTCTACCATCCAATCAGCAGAACCATTTCGCTTACAAGTCCTAGCAAATCGTTCATAGAACGGAAGATCTTTCCATCTCGGTTTATTTTTCTTCATTTTTTCTTGCTCCATCATCTTTTTTGTCATCAGTTTCGTAAGCACATTTTGAACCTGGTAATTTACAAGAACATGATTCATAAGTGCATGTACATTCATCACATTTCATTTACCTTACCTCCGTTTTTAATTCATCAGCGTATTATATGCTTCATCCAATGAGCAACTTAACCCAATCATTAACATCATACATTCGTGGGCAGTTTCTTTAATATATCGTGTTTTTTCTTCTGCGGTTAAATCTCTTTTTAATGCAGCTTGCCAGATACCCATGCATTACCAGATATCTCTGCGTCACCAGACATCTCTATATTGCCAGATATCTCTGCGTTGCCACGTACACATGCGTTACCACGTACCTCTACGTTGCCACGTACACATGCATTATCATATACTTCTGAGTTGCCACGTACACATGCATTGCCACGTACACATGCATTATCACGTACACATGCATTATCACGTACACATGCATTATCACGTACACATGCATTATCATATACCTCTGCGTTGCCAAATACCCATGCGTTACCATACTGACTTAGATTTTCTTCTTTTTCTATCCATCCTCCTTTTTCTCCGGCAATTATAAGTCCAAAAGAAATAAGTGCTTTAATTCTAAAAAGTTTTTTACCACAAATATTAATTTTAGTTTCTGTTGTAAGTTCAAATTTCTTCATTTTGTTTTCCTCCCTTAAAAGTTTCATTTTATCTGCTCTTTACAGATCCTCATCATCTTCTTCGATTCCTAAATCTACATTAGAAATTCCGAAATAATCTAATTCTTCATCTTCCATATCAAGCTCATCAATAAGAACTTCTCTCGCAAAATCTTGATCATGCTCTGCAATTCTACTTGCAAGTACCTCTGCAATTTCCTGCATTCTCATTTCGTTAATCAAAAATCCCACTCTCCTTTGCAAAACAAAATATCAATCGCTGTTTCTTTTGTAAGATCGTAATGTCCAAAGTTTAGTGACTGTGTGGTTTCGTTCCAGCAGGTCCACACTGCATATTTACCGGTAATCTTGTTTTGTGCTATTACTCTATATAAGTAATCTTCAGTTATTTTTTGTCTAACTAAGATTACCTCGTAATTTTTAAGTTCCCTTTCGAAGTAAGACCGAACATTTTTATAAACTTTTGGTGTTGCTCCTATTGTTGATGCCATAATATTTTTCTCCTTTGATTTTATTTTTAAATGATTTGAGGGCAGCAAGTTTTAATTTCACTTGCTACCCTCATTACTTCTAAATATTTGAAATTCTTGTATTAAAAAAGAGCCATCTGTTATGATGACTCTTTATACCCTGGAATTTTATACTACATAAAAATATGAATATTTAATCTCTGGTGCATATTTGTGATGTGTGGTACAATCAATTCCAATAATTCTTTCACTCTTCATTTTTGACTTCTCTTCATCAGTGAGAATATGTCCTACTGTTATTCTTGTTGATATACGACCATCTTTTAATTCAATATCTGCAAAATCAATAATATTTTTCATTACAGAATTAGGCAATAACCCTGTAAGTTCTGCCATATCTATTGCCATTCCTACTACCTCCTTTTTTAATTTGTTTTACTTCTTTTAATATCAAAACTACATTATATATTATGTATTGTCAAGAGAATATTTAATTTCCCTTATGCAAATTTACGAACAGGAACAACATGACTTCCTTCTACTGTTCTTGACTGCTGTAAATTAAGATCATTAACTACCAAATCTTCTACATAGAGACTTACAGCCATAGGAACACTTAACATTGGATATTTAGATACCGCATGAGATTTAATAATATTAGGAAGCTCAGGTCTAAATTTATGTCCTAAATAATCTTTTGTTTTATCTCTATCCGCTTCGTATAATTTCCAAATATCTTTTAATGCTCTAAGAATATAAGAAGCATATCCATTTCCCTTACGGTCAAATCCAGCTTCCTGACAAATATCAAAAATCCAAGTCATACAATTTTTTCCATAAATTCTACAAAACTCAAATACTTGAGAATATGATCCAAGAACACCACTTTCACGCATACCTTTTTCTTTTACGTAGCTAAATCCATATGTATCTTTTAAAGAATCCAAAAGCTTGACAGTTGGATCATTTAGAACTTCAAGACCTCCATGCCTCTGAATAGGTGTCATCTTTGAAACATCCCTATTCTGATATACGTACATCTCTGCTTCAAATTCCCTTCTTGTTTTAGGTTCCATTGGTGCATCAAGAGATACTAAAACCGGAAGTTCTATGTACTTCTGTGCATCGACCATCTGGCTTGCAATAGTTCTTCCATATCCATCCATAATTACCATCCATCCATCTTCATAGTGTGGAACACCCATTAATGGCTGGCATTTATAGTCTACCCAGTTATTTACAAGCTGTCTTAAATCTCTTTCCGTTCTGTTTGGTGTCTGATATGATGTATCAATAGCAAGTAACCGAACCGGAACGCTAATAATTACCTTACTAAGTCCGGCTGCTTTTGCTGCGGAAAGTACACCTTTAAGCTCTCCAATATCAGCTGACCTATCTTCTTTTGTTCTTTCTCTTTCAATAATAGGTTTTACGGATTTATTAATTTCTTCCATAACTCCCTGTGTTACTTTGCTTCCATTTTCAATAAAATCTTTCATATTTACTGTTGTCATAATATTATTCTCCCTTACCTATCAATATATTTTAAATTTACCTTATGGCATCCAATATTCAGTTTTTTAAAATTTTCCAATAAAAAAAGACTACCGAACACGCTCATATGGAACGTAATTGTAGCCTTTTAACTTTAGGTCATCTGCGACTTCTTTAATGAGCCGTTGCCAGACCATCTTATTAATGTGATTATTTACCTCAATATTATTACCGGTAATCTGTGAACGGTATTTATCGTGACCTCCTTTTGAGCATACATATAAATATCCGTTTGCCCTTAGATAAGACCGGAGTTTGCGCTCCTGTCTCTTATCCCATGATTTAGTTGTTTTCTTTCCCATTGTTATACCTCCTTAAATACTCCCGATTTCAACATATCGGTAAACCAACAATCAAAATCTTGATATTCTTCTTTATTAACCAGATCACGGTAAACCTCATGAAGCTGGTTGATTGTAAAACTTTTTCCTTCCAATGGTTCCTCGTAGGTAATATACTTTTTCAGTTCCATTTGCCTTATGCCTCCTTAATTTTCTCTCTCCATTTTTTAATCCGAACTGGATAATTAACGTTTTCTCTATATGTTTTTAACTGTACCTTTGCATCCTTATAATCTTCACAATTACATTCAATGTCCCAGCCATACCCTTCGTAAAACCCTCAATAGCGTAACAATCTACAGTTTTTCTCTTATACATTTTTATACCTCCTCCTACATTTTTCTTAACTGGTTCGCTAAATAAGCTGCGACTGGTCCTGTGATAATATACAACCATAAATATACAGTTTCCCTTACAATCACAGTTCCTAAAACCGGAACCAGTAATAACACAAAGATCATCATAGACAATTCAACTATAGAAAGAAGTTTCTGTTTCTTCTTCTCTCTGATGATTAACTCACGGTTTCTTTTACGGATTTCTAAACCGTGATCTTCTAAGTTTGCCTTGCGTACTCCAGATAAAGAATCTTTTAACAGATTAGCAAGCTCATCATTAAGCTCGCTATCTGTAAAGCACCGAACAATCTTGTCTGTTGTCGGTGTTTCGGTTGGTGTATCAATAACATCATAATCATAGTTTAAAGCTTCTGCTCCCATTTTAATTTACCTCTTTTTCCAAGAATCTATTTATTGCTGAGATTTCGCTTCGAGTTGTGAGCAATTTGATCTGCATGTTATTGCCAGATGAAACTACTCTGTGTTTCACTCTTCTGTTTGTCAAATAGTTGCATACTCTTCCTACTGATTTTTCAGTAGTATTGATTGTTGCTAATACCTCTACCATTTGCCTTATACCTCCATTACAGTTCCATTAAAAAGTTATCAATGATTCCCACTTCTGCGTCATTGCACAGAATTTCAAAATGTGTATAATGCCAGCCAACACCAGATGACTCAAATTCAATTCCCTCTTCTTTCAGTTTTGCCTTGAGTTTCTGAGCATCCAGCTCTTTAAGTTCGCAGTTATAATATTTGCGTTTCATCTGTAAGTTTCACCCATCCTTTCTCTTTCATTTCCTTCTCATTTCTTGCCGTATCACATGAGATATTTTTAATATCCCCAAACGGCGAAGGGTACTTATACGGATAGTTTTCTCTTGCAAACTCAAACATCATTATGCTTAGTGGAAAACCATCCTCGCAGCGATCAAAAATTACGACAGCTTTAGTTTTGTCATATTTTCGCTCAACTAATGCACATGTTCTAACCATTTGCTTTACACCTCCTTGTGTTTCTCTTCCAAAATCGGAAACTTTTTATATTAAAAAATCCACCTACGAACCGTAGATGGAATGAAAAGCTTCCTTATTATATAGGTGTTTTTAATAATACCGTTTTGAATGTCTGCCTTCGATCATCAAACGGCAGATTTCGCTTTCCGTTGTGGCGTTGTTAAGACGTGCAAGGATACTAGTTGAGTAATGAAAATCCCTTGCAATACTAATTGCCTCTTTTTTATAGTTTTTAACTGATTCTGACATTGTAAATACCTCACTTTCTAATACTCCAGATATTTCCGTTTGGCTCTGTTACTGTCACGGAATCTGTAGCTTCCCTTACAGAGACGTAATAAGAGTTGACTATTTGTTTGACAGTTTCATAACTAATGTTGTTTGGATCGTCAGCAACGCAGCCGTAATCTTTCAGCTGTAATGTGGTGTAGCCCAGGGAATCTGTGTACACCAGAGCAATATCAGAAATCGGAATACTGATTTCCGGTTTCGCCTGCTTTGCCTTTGGAGCTTTGGAAACTTTAAGGATTGTATCATCCTTTTTCCGCCTAGTTCCCTTAGTGTCAAATTTAACCTGGACGTTAGCTCCCTTGCAGAGATGAAGTTTTCGCTTTGTACGCCAGATATTACCGTCCTGTGTTGTAATTGTTTTTGCACCGGTTACAATTCCGGTACTATACCGAACATTTGCCTTTGCGGAAACTGTGGTTGTTGTGGTAATTATTAATGCTGCGAATGTTGCAGCTACAAGAAATTTTTTCATTTTGTGTTCTCCCTTCTTAGAATGTAATTTTATTTTGTGGTTGTTTTTGGAGCTGACATAATAAACACAATCTCCCTTCTGAAAAATGAGAATTATTTTTGGGCATTAAAAAAGAGCCTATCTAATTGATAGACTCTCTTGTGTTATCTTTTCATCTTTCCATTACTTGTTTGTCAAATTCGTCTTTTGAAACAAATTCTATTCTAAGAACTTTATCCATTCCCTTGGCAATTTTCTTTAGCTGATTTAGTGATGGATTGTTACCCATTTCACAAATTTTAATCAGTTTCTTTTTAGACATTCCTGCTTTCTTGGCAAATTGCTTTAGAGATAAATCCTTTTCATTTCGTTCGTCAATAATTGCACTTGCAATATCTTTATCAGTAGCCAAGTCATACCATGAATCTCTAAATTTAGGATCTTGATACATTTCCCTTAAGAAATCGTCGAAAGAAGAACCTCTTGGGCTTATGTTTTCTCTGATTTGCCTTTTGTCCCACGCCTTTCTAAATTTAGGATCATTTTCCCTTTCTTCTTCAATTTGCTTTTTTACGTCTACTTCTACAAATGGCATTATATCAACCTTTCTTTACAAATTGTACTTCATAACCTAGTGCATCAACTATGTTTGCAAAAAATTTAACAGACGCGCTGTGTTCATTCTGTTCAAACCTGGAGACTTTTTGTTGAGAAGTTCCAATTAATTTTGCCAGTTCCTTTTGAGAAATGTTTTCCTCTTTTCTAAGTTCAACTACTTTGCTGATAAGAGTTTTATCCGTATCAGTTACATAATAAGTTGGCGCTGGCATTCCCTTGCGTTCTTTAAGAGGTACATTTCCCTTTTCAATTTCAATTGCCTCAAGTAACCCTTGCATTGTGTCATCAAAAAATTTACTCATGGTTATTCCTCCTTTAAGAATTTAATAATTGCTTTAAATGCTTTCTTTTCATCTGGTGTTAAATCTGCTTTTTCATCTTTACTGTATACATTGATAAAATATATACTCTCTTTTAATTCGACATCAACGTATACAACCCTTGCACCGCCTCGTTTGCCTTTTCCTTTGTTTTCCATTGGAATTCTGATTTTTCGCAGTCCACCAGTTCCTTGGATAGCATCTCCGGCTTTAGGATCATCTAATAACACTTTTTGAAGTTCTCTTAAATTTTCATCCGTAAAACCTAGCTCTTTCCATTTCTTTGTAAAAATTGGTACTTCAATAAAAGTTCTTGTCATTAGTATATTCTCCTTTTGCCTTTTCTTATATATAACAGTACATCATATTTGTTGTATTGTCAAGAGAAAACCTTGATTTCCCTTATGGAAATCAAAGCCCACAAGCGGAATCGAACCGCTATCTATCCGTACACACTAAGGGAGAGGCATCTACAGCTCAGGGGTTAAGCTGCAGATTTTTTGCAGTTTTGGGGTATGCGTGACTGCGTGGTGTGCGTGGATTGTACTTTGCCTTTGTACTATGTGGGCGTGAATTTTTGGACAACAAAAAAGGACCCACTAATAACGTAGATCCTTTTTTGTTGCTGACTGTAATAATTAAAATTTTTTGCCATCTGGGAACTCAAAATAACAAACGTATTCTGCTCCCATGATATGAGCAATCTTTTCAAGCTCTTCTTTGGTAAATCTACCCTTTTGAATTCTTTGAGAGATTGCTTGTTGACTGATGTCAAAAACAACCTTACCAATTTCAGTTTTTGACATATTCGCGTGAGCTAACGCTCCTTCAATTTTTTCCTGCATATTCATAGTCAAACTACCTCCTGCACTTAATTATAAATTATGCAAAGAGTGTATGCAAGAACCTTTTCACCTCCTTGTAAAAAGGGTAGACTATGCCCTTGGATCATAAATGCTGCGGTTAATGAGTTACAAATGGCACGTTTGACGTTGAGGCGTAGGGCTAAAACCCAACGTGCCTGGTGGTGGGAATTACAAAATGTTGGGCACATAGTCTTTTACCATGTCTACAACTGCCGTGTCTGCATATTTTAATGGGTCGTCAGCAAACTCTTTCCATCCATCCTGGATACACATCCACTGGTAATCAGTCAACGGAGCACCCAGAAGATACTCCGTGGCTTTTCTACGAGTTACTACACCAGTTACACTGTTAGAAATCTTAATTATAGTTACCATATTAAGCTACCTCCTGTTTTGTCTCAGTTTCAGCTTTGATTGATTTATCAATCTCAGCCAGTGCATAGTCACAGAATGCACTCATCCACATTTTGTTAAACTGACGTTTTGAGTACAGACTGGTGAACTGGTTTTTCTCCAGAATCATCTTGTTACTAGAGGCTTTAATACCTACAAGGTCACACAGTCTCTCAGCCATTTTATTGATAGCGGTATCTGTACCTTTTGCGCCGAATCTGCGGACGAACTCCTGGCAAGCCTGGAGATATTCGCCACGTTTACCCTCGTTAATCTTTTTAAGGTAACAGTCGTACATACCCTGTGGTACGAGACAAAGAACACGGTTCAGCTCCTCATTGATAGGTGATACCTCAGCCTTATAACCTTTAGTAAGAGCCTCAATTTCAGCGGACAGAGACTTAGAAAGCTCCACATCACCTGTTGAGATAGCCACGTCCAGCTTATCCTGGAGCGGTTTTCTGGCAAGTGCAAAGTCATTAGCTTTCTGTGCCAGTTCTAACCGAACCTGTTTAAAGGTTCTGAGGTCATCAATTACACCACTGTTCATAGAATTGAAGTTGATTTTTTTGTTTGTAGATTTAGACATAGTATTCTCCTCTGGTATTTTTACCAGTCGCTTTTTACTGGGAAGGCATAACCCATCATTCACTGGATATAATCCTAGTGCGTGTTATTCAATTGTGAAACAATAATCCTGTGATTGAACCATAGACCTATAGCCTGGATCATTAGAAAAGCCTGTACATTACACCCTGTACAGGCTTGACATTTAGTGACTAATGGTGTAAACTAAAAGCTACTTAAAGCTACCACAGAGAACACTTTTTACAGCGTCCTCGTAGCAACTTTTTAGTTCGTTCGTGTCGCAAGAACACAGAAATCGTCCCTGGAAGAACAATTCGTAGTGTTCTTTGCACCGAACTACATCAATAGTTACCATAGTTTCACCTCCTCTCTGAAAATAAGTTGGTGAAACAATTATGTATTATGTATTTATAAACCGCTTTTCCAGTTTCGAGCGAATCCAGAACGAATTACTGGTAGCGATGGACAGAATCAGCCTCTTACCGCATGACTTAGGTGTAATCCAACACCTGTAGCTTATTGTAACCGCTGGTCTTTTGGCGGTAGGTATGCTACAACCCTTCACGCACTTTTACTGGTGGCGCTAATACTGGCAAGGAATCCACAAGCCAGAACCTTTTATGAGGAAAACAGAAAGACTTCACGCTATCGCGAGACAACTTGCAATTTGTAAGAACTGCTATTCAATCAATCATCATTCACTTTTCAAAGTACGGAATGCCGAATGCCTAAATCATCAGCGTGGGTTGATTGTTACCGCCGGATTAGTCCGGCAACTTTTTTTGGACTGTATCACAAGTTTTTTCTTGTGATGTATGTACTGTATCACAAGTTTAAACTTGTGTCAATACCTTTTTAAAACTTTTTTGCAATCTCAATTTTGACCGCCCAACAAGGGCTTTGAAGTCGTTGTTGCTGTATCTCAATTGCTTGACGCAAGTATAACATTGTCTTACACAAGATACAAGTCGGAATATTGCACAATCTTACACAAGACATTTTATATATCTTGCACAAGTCGCACAATTGCACACTTTTTTATTTTGCATTATATAGAAAGAATATTTCAAAAATACAGAAGTAAAAACCATGGAAAGTATTGATTTTACTAGCGTTGTGGGCTGTCGTATGGTATAATTCTAGTGAAATTACTTCTATATAATGCAAAAAAATGAAAGTAGGTTGATATATAAATGTCAGATAATAAAGAGAATAGACAAACAAGGACACAATACAAAAATGATTATGCTAAAAATAACTATGATAGAATAGCATTGTCGGTAAACAAGGGCAAAAAGGAAGAATTAAAAGAACATTGTAGTAAGTTTGGTTATAAAAGTGTGAATGATTTTATAACACAAGCGGTAAATGAGAAAATAGCTAGGGATTTAGAGGAAATGTAAATACAATTTAGTATATTATGGCTATTGCGTGTGTAATTATGTAATTGTTTGAAAACGTCCGTGTTAGAAAGACATTTTGTAAGCAGTGAGTTGAGCTGCGGTATAGGCATATTGCACAAAAGTATTGGATTTAGTGGGGTTGTCGGGTGTTATGTCGTGGAGAAAAGCGGTAAAAAGTGTCTTTTTGAGGGTGGATTTTTTGTGCTCTGAAAAGGCGTTGTGCAAAGTGCATAAAAGGGTGTGAGTCTGGTATAAGGGAAATTTATAGCTGGATTGTTTGGTATATGTTATAGTTATGGCAAGGTGTACTATAGGTGGAAGCTATAGATAAATCGTTTATCTATAGATAAAACCTATAAATACGATAATGTTGCAAATGCAACACTTTTTCACACCGTCTGGTGAAAAAATTCATTTTATCCATAGCCCTCAACCCCTTGTAAATACTGGATTTCTACGACTTTTTACCCTATTTTTTTGAAAAATTCCTACTATATACCAGTTTAAAGCCCTTGCCAGACAACGCCAGATTGCAGTATATAGTGATTTCTGTATTTTCTATCGCAAAAGTATATTTTCATGTCCTCTAATATCTATTAGAAGTCATGGAAAATAAGGGATGGGGGTACTTTCCATCCTGGAGCAGATCCAGGATCGGCTCAGCAGCATAAGCAGGTCAATCTCTAAACTGACTGGAAAATGCATCTATCCCAATAAATCCCTACCAACTCACACTCTCCATCACTCTCTCATCGTATCGACCACCGTATCGTAAAATCCCAATAAATCTCTACCACTTCTCACATCACCATCTCAAAAATCACATCAAAAATCACTCCAAAATCACACACCCATCTATCCCAACCCAAATAAATTCAAGCCATCAATCGATACCGTTCAGCTACCCAAATTTCCCACAATACCCAATACATCACTCACCACACCAAAATCTCAATGTTTTCCTAGCATAACTAGCAATTTTTCACTATTACCAAAACACTCATTCGATAAAATCCAAATAAATCCCTACTCAAATCCCATTTTACTCATCACACCAATCGCATTCTTTCCTATATAAATACTGTTATCTCTCGGTATCAAAAAAACACAACTTAATTCACACAATTTAACTAAAAAATTTAAAAGCAGCCATCCAATCCGGATATGCTGCTTTATTTTTTAACTCAACACTCACTCAAATCCCAATATTTCAAACGCATCTATAATCTACACCTACCTTACATCAAAATTCCACCCTAAAAATCGACCAAACACCTCTACCCTATCAATTTACCATCAATCACCATTTCATCGAAATTTACCATCAAAAACTCATCTACTCTCCCATTATGGGGTATATTTTAATCTCAGCTACACTCACTACCCAGATTACCATCCAGGTCTAATATAATAACTCAAATCTAACTCAAATCTAACTCAAAATTACATTAAACTAATACACTTCTCATTTTGCATCGAATTTAATTAATAAGAATAAAATAAAATTCCATTTAGAAGTCTATATTGAATCCACTAATCACATCTCAAGAAAGGAATATAAAAAATGAATGAAAAATATAATTTTGAAGTTTTAGTTAAACTATTATCTGAGCTTTGGTACAAAGGGGATTCATCATTAGATGATGAACTTGATAAATTTGAAGAGGCAATTTCAAAATCTGGTTATGGTGAATCAGCATTTGGAGTAGCAAGGGCAAACTATGATAGAATCGAAGTAATCCCAGATTCAAAAGTAAAATTTTATGCAGAATACTACGATGGTTGTCAAGCACCATTCACCGTATGTATTTGGAACAAACCTATTAAAGAATTAGAAGAATTACTAAAGGAAGCATCGCCAACATTATACAAAGAATATATTATGAGGTTAACAGGATCATGGCACAAATAAAGTCTTTATCAGATTTACAATCACTATTTAAGAAACAGGTTTCTAATAAGCACATCTCAACATGTCCTTACGGTGGACCGCAACCTTACTTAAAACCTAATATGACAGAGTTAGCAGAACAGGCATATAAACGTAAGGAAGAATATTTCTATTGTGAACCAGTTGATCCAGATAATCCAAATGGACCACAAAAACCATCTGAACCTAAATACGAATATGATTTAGAAAGACCACTAACTGAAGAAGAATACAATAGTATTTTTTCAAAATGTAAAGAGAAGTAATTTAAAAGAAATATTTGGAACTAAATAAATGCACAACTGAAATAACATATTTTCAGAATAACTAAAAATAAAAACAAGAAGAACCAATTAAAGGAGCAAAATAATATAATGCCAAAAGAAACTAATAAACAAACTAAATTATCAGGTACAACTAAAAAGAAAACCACAAAATCGTCAACTACTAAAGCAACAAAACCAAAAGTACCATTAAAAATCAATACATCAAAGTTAAAAGTTGGAATGACTGTAAAGAATTATAAAGAACTTTGTGAATTGTTAAAACAAGAGGTTACAACTGGAAATGCAAAAAAATATCAACTAAAAGAATTTGAATGTTACTTTGATTGGGAGAAATCTGGACAGAAATTTATTATAACAGATATTTATGATACTCCGCTTGAAAAAGATGATAAAAGAAAATTTGGGAATAATTCTATATATGCACATTGCATTGAAGTTATTTTATTACAGTATTTATCAAAACAAGATGGATTTACAAGTACATTAACAAAGAAAAACTGGTGGGAACTTTTAGGTATTACAAATCATAATTATGGAAAAACAAGTGAAAAAGATCTTATAAAATTAGATCAAACAGTAACATCGTTTGAAGTAAGAAATTTTTATCAACGCTGTAACAAAAGACTTGAACAAATTTTATTTTCTGCATTAAATAATCTAAAAAGTAGAAAACTTATTATTTATGAACCTGAAACTGTAATTGTAGAATATGATAACCATGGAAATGAGATAAGTTCTATTGCTACTGATGATGAAAAGAAACTTATTCTTCAAACAGAACGTTATGTATTACATACTGAAATGGGATACGAAAAAATGTTTCAAGTTTTTGTATCTGGCAGACAAAAAGAATATTATGAAAAAGTTAATGAACTTCTATTAGATCAATTTGGATGGGATCATTGTTACAAGCAATTAAAAATTATTTATACACCAGAAGATATTAAAGAAGCACTTCCAGAAACAGAAATTTATTTACAAAAACAGTTATTAAATGAAAATGTAGTAACTTGTATAAATGAAAATGCACAGTCATATTATGATAAATGCATTGAAAAATATAATAAAGAAGTATTTGGAAATGAAGAAGATTATTGGGGTGAGTTACCTGCATTCTCAATGGAGAATAATAAAAATATATGGAAAATCCCTGATACATATCTTACTGCACAATCTATCTTGACAAATGAATTAATAAAAATTGGGCATAAAGATTTAGAGTTTTCAGCAGAAGATTTTATTAAAAGTAATGAAGATGATCCTGAATTTTCATTTTGATATAAATTTAGAAAAGTTGAAAATTAGATTTTAACCATATTTTATATAGTAAAACCAAATGTCTACAAGATTACTAGGAATAAGGCTTTTTCGCCATATAAAATAAGGGTAAAATCAAAAGTTGTCCGTTTATAATTCCAATATATATTATTATATATATTCTCTTATATAGGGAAGTTTAAACGGACAACTTTTTGACACGCTTTTTCACTATATAAAATAAGGCGAAAACAAGCTTAACACTTTTGTAACAATTACATTTTAGCCTTATTTTATATAGGATTTCTCGTGATGTTCCAATTATAAACGGAAAAATTTCAATAAAAATATACAATCAATCAATTTCGAACGAACAATTTTGAAGCGTTAGCGAAAAATTGTGAAGTGATTCCAAATGAACGAAGCTTTAGCGAAGTGAATGCGGTTAAGCACTGTCGGAACGACAGGATAGTTAGTTTGAAATATTGATTATAAATATTTATTATAAAATTTTGATTATACTTTACTGGTGTTCCACCAGAGGCTGCCGCACTCACTTCGCTTACGCTACGTTCATTTGTCATCACTACGCTATATGTTTCGCTACGCTTCAACATCTAGCTTCGTTCTAATTGATTTTATATTATTATTGTCATTATTTATTATCATTATCTATTCAGATAAATAAATTCCAATATAACTTATAACCAAATAGAGAAGAAATTAATAGTCAGATGTGAAATAACACATTTGCATTTTTTGTGAATAAAAAATTTTTCTATTAAGAAGAATTTTATATAACCTACTACCCTTCAACCCTTCACATTTTTAGTAGGTTATGTAACTTATCAACCTCGCACAGAAAGGATTAATACTAATTATGTTAAAAGGAGTACATACTAAATATGAATACAGAAGTAAACACAGACAACGTTGCACTTACACAGAGATTATCATCTAAAACTACTAAAAATTATTATACAGGAGGTACATTTCCTGCTATACCATCTCGTGAAGAATTTCATCGCTATGCATCAAATATATTAAATTTATATGCCTTTGAGACTGATTATCCTCCATTTCCTAGTTGTAATATTAATGCTGCAGCTTCTTCTATTGGATGGACAAAGAGTAATAATAAGAATAATGGAAATAAATATAAATTTAAATCAACTAAAAATTCTACTAAGAAAGATCATCAATAATGTAAGGTGGTGATTATCATTAGTGAGTTTGGAATTAAAATTAAAAATATCAGTGCCGGTACATTATATGATGTTAATTTAGGGACAAGAGATTATTTCTCTTACACTGAAGCAATGCTTAATAACAGTTTATTCTCTGCTTTTCTTATAAAGAATGGTCTTAATGTATATAAAGGTGAATCTACTAGAGATATTATTTGCTTAGACTTTGACTTTGGAACCAGATCTTATGAGGATGAACATAAGCGAATTGAGCAGTTATATAAAAATTCTGATGGCGAATTAAAGGAACGTCTTAAATACACATTAGAGAAAGTTGAGAACAACAAAGATCTCTATGATGAAAAAAAACGTGAGCAGATCAGAGATAAATTCTATAACGAAGGTGTAGATGTTACTTATAAAACTAAGAATAAAGATGACACTATTAAAAGTGAAGAAACAATTCACTATGAGATGTTGTTTCGAACCAGTGCTAAAGCAAAGCTTGGAAAGGTTATCTTTATAAACTCTGAACTTTATGAAGTGGCTTACGAATGGTTAACTATCGGACTTGGAAAACTAATGACAGATGACAATGCAAAAATTGTTGAGATATCTGCCTATGCTCCACTTACTACGTCTACCATCGTTGGAACTAAGTATATTCCTGTAGAGGATATTCTCATTCTTAGGGACCAAGATTCATTTTTTAAGACAATGGCTAACATTGTTCGTGCAGAAGATTACGTGGACTCTAAGGGTCGAATTTGTAAGAAATGTGTCGTAGACAAGAAGGTTACCGAAGTCAAGAATACACTTTGGGATGGTATGGGATTGATCGAAGCTGATTATTTTAAAGATTGCAGAAATGCTTATAATCCGGAATGGACTGTTAAAATCAACGGCATGGCTCTGATGAGACACCATTTATTTAAGATGTGTGGTTTTAAATCTCATATACAGTTATTTTTTAAAGATTGGTGTGAAAAAACCGGTAATGATTACGAAACATATCAAGTTCAAGATATGTTTGGTCATTGGCATTATTTGAAAGACATTAAGATTATCACTACTGACAATGCCATTAAATGGAAAAAATTCAAAGATTTAATGGGCGGCTCATTAGAATCTGCATATGAGTATTGGTGCAATAAGGTAAATGAAGATGGCAGCGTGTTCGGTATTGTAAAAACCGATCATCCTAGTAAACTTGGTGAATATCAACAGCTCAGTTATCAGATGGTTAATACTCTCCCATGTACCAAAGATGATGTAAGGGATATTGCAAGCACCAGTATTGAATATGTGGAGTTACTGAAGCAGGATAATAATGAGTTTGAGAAATTCTTAAGAAAAAATGCTAATGAGGTAAACCACTATGAGATGATGGCTGATTTATATGATCACAACCATGAATTTGGCAATAGTACATTTTTCAGACATGAGAAGTCAAAAATTATTTCTGCATATGTATACAAGCTTAGAAAAGGCAAGATTGTTGTAAATGGTGACAATTTAACAACATGTGGAAACCCTTATGCTCTTCTACTCTATTCTGTTGGTGAGGATTTTACAAAAGATCCTACTCTAAAAAGTGAGAATAGTGTAATTCAGTGTTACACTACAAGATTTCAACATGACGAACATCTATGTGCATTTCGTAATCCTCACAATTCCCCAAATAATATTTGTTATTTTCATAATGTATATAGTAACGAGATGGAAAAATACTTTGAATTTTCAAAAAATATTATTGCTGTAAATAATATTGAGACTGACTTTCAAGCAAGAAGTAACGGAAGCGATCATGATTCGGATTTCGTTCTAGCCACAAATCAGCCGACAATGGTTAAGTGTGCAGCTTATTGCTATAAACACTACCCTACTATTGTCAATGACTTAAAAGAAAGTGGTGTCATTTATAAAAATAACAAATCAGAATATGCACGTATGGACAATACATTTTCTAAATCAAGAATCGGAATTGGATATTCCAGTAATTTGGCACAGCTTGCCATGACTTATTACTGGAGTGAGTTACAGAGTGATAATCCAGATCCAAAAAGACTTGATGAACTGTCAGATAATTTCGTAATTCTAAGCGTTCTTGCTCAAGTAATAATCGATAGCTGCAAGAGGCTTTATGAAATTGATGGTGTTAAAGAGATTGATAGGATTAGTAAACTTCCATGTATGTCAATGAAAAAAGAAGTAATTGATAAAAATGGGAATGTAAAAACAGTAAAATGTGACTTTCCACAATTTATGCAGTATACAAGAGAAATAAAAACAACAAAAGATGGCAAGGAACTTCCATTTGAAGACATTGATGAATCAAGGAATAAATTAAAAGGTCGTATTAATAATGATTTAATTTGTCCAATGAATTGGTTACAAGAGTGGTTAGATAAAATACAGGGGGCAAGCAAAACTACTACTATTCCAACAGAAAATTTTTTCATTAAAATGGATGGTACAGCATCAAGTGCACAAGTAACAAAAATAATGAAAATTATAAACGAGTATGATAACGCTATAAAAGCATTAAACAGCCTATCAGTTGAGCGTGATGAATATGTTGATTCATTAGCAGAAATTGCTAAGAATACATTGGATCAAATATCACATATGAAAATCGGAAATAAAAAAACAATTAATCGTTTGATAGAGATTGCACTTGGAATTGGGAAAAAATATGCTGGAAGAGATTTTAAATTAAAAAATCCACAAAAATATGCTAGAAAAATCTTAAACACAGTATATCAATATAATCATGAAAAATTTTTAAGCAACTTTGTTATTTGCAAATGAAACAAGAACTTTTGCAATAATGTTCGTTTTCCCCTTTATTTATATGGTTTTTTTTAATGTCGAATATCTTCCCATATATGGAGAGAGATGAATGGCATCCACAACCATTCGTACTGTTTAAAGTGGAAACAGTTTTTAGATGAAATTGGAGAGTTCCGAAATTAAGCTCCCGTGTCCAAGAGCCGAGACACGTATGTATACGGCCAGAAATTTCTGATTCATATATTGTAGAGGGATTGGATATATATTCGGTCCCTTTGCAATATGAATGTCGCAGGATAGAGAAGTTTGGTATCTCGTCAGATTCATGCTCTGAAGATCGGCAGTTCAAATCTGTCTCCTGCAATTATTATCCTCTCTTACGAGGAAATTTAGAACGAAAGGTGTGTATTGTTATTAAAACAATTACAAAAGAGGGTATCCAGTCCCTTATTGATAAAAAAATCTTAAAGCCATACTCAGGAGGGTATATGAATTCCAGAGGGTACCATGTGGGGTATTATAAAACCTGTGGAAATAAGAGGTACATTGAAGATTGGTACGCTGATAAGGCGGAAAAATTAAAATAACTTGAAAGGCTGAAAGGCTTATGGCTAAAAAGAAAAAAGGTGATGGTATCACTTTTGCTGGCATGTCCTCAAATGAAGTCACAGGATCATGCTACCATATTCAATTTGCCGGTAAACAAATTCTATTAGAATGTGGATTATATCAGGCATCTTCTAATGATTATCTTGATTCTTATAAAATTAATTCCAAGAAATTCCCATTTAAACCAAGCGAAATATCATATATTTTCGTAGAACATTGTCACATTGACCATATTGGACTGCTTCCACGTCTTATAAAAGAAGGTTTTAAGGGTAAAATAATCCTCACAGATAAAGCAGCACGAATTGCCGAAGCATTATTAAGAAACTGTGCATTTATTGTAGCAGATGAAGCACGTATATTATCCAAAAGATATAATCGTGATTACTCTCCACTTTATACAATGGATGATGTAGAAAGAACATTGGGTTTCTTTTATGTTTATGATCAATACAATACAGTTTTTAGATTAGATGATAACGTAAGTTTCCAATGGTTCAAAAATTCTCATTGTCTTGGTGCTGCACAATTACAGCTTATTCTTAAAGACGAGCAACGATGTAAGAAAATCTTATACACTTCTGATATTGGAGCAATAAATCCAGTAAATCATTATCTTTCTCAAACAGAAATTCCGGATTGTTTCAACGACTATACAATTATGGAATCAACTTATGGTTCAAAACAAAGAACCAGTAAAAAGACACGTAAATTTGATAAAGAACATTTAAAAACTGCTGTTGAGACTGTGTTTGAAAGAAATGGTAGTGTTATTATTCCATGCTTCTCATTTTCACGTACACAGGAAATTCTTACTGTTTTATATGAGATTTTTGGTAGTGATACTAAATTTAAAGCACCAGTAGTTGTAGATTCTATGCTCAGTTGTGAAATTTCTAATATTTATTCTGAAATTCTATCTGGAGATAATTTAAAGCTTTGGAATAAAGTAACAGAATGGGAAAATGTACGATTTATCTCTGATAAAGCAGAATCAGATACTTGTGTAGCTGATGATCAGCCTAAGATTGTAATTTCAAGCAGCGGTTTTTGTACTAACGGTAGAATTTTAAAATACCTGGAAAAATATATTGCCGATGAAAACAGTATGATTTGTTTATGTGGTTATTGTGGTGATAATCCAAGTTATCTGGCATATAGAATCAAGAATTATAAAGACTTCAAACAATTAAAAATTAACCATACTGTGGTTGAAAATAAAGCAGACTGTATTTCACTCTATACTTTTTCAAGTCATGCAAATCATGATGATTTAGTTAAGTTTGGATCAAGTCTAAAAACTGAAAAATTAATATTGGTCCACGGCTCTGAGGAATCAAAGTTAGAGCTTAAGGAAGATTTACAAAAATCAATCTCAAAAAATGACAAGAGTTATAAAGTATTATGTAGCTCTAAAGATATGTTTTTGAGATTATAAAAATAAAAGACTAAAAGGAAAGCAGGTAATGCTTATGAATAAAAAAAAGGATAAAAAGAAATTGGAAATGGCATATTTAGATATTGCTATTCCGCAGAATGCTGAAAATTTACAGTTACCAGATCCATCACTTCTACAGTTTTATAAAAACTATGAGAATAGAATTATTTGGATTGATGATGAAATTACTTCAATGACGCTTGAATATGCAAAAATGATTATGCAGTGGAATTTTGAAGATAAGAAAAATAATATCCATGTTGATCAGCGTACTCCTATTAAAGTGATTTTCTTCAGTCCAGGTGGTGAATTAGAAGTAAACAACTGTCTTGTAGACACGATTCAGCTTAGTACAACAAAAGTTATTGGAATTAATGTTGGCGTCGCTGCATCAAGTGGATGTTTTATTTATCTCTCTTGTCACGAAAGATACACATTCCCAACAGCAGAATTCCTTGTTCACAAAGGTGGTGGATCATTCGCAGGTAATTATAATGAAGTAGTTGCTGCAATTATGAATTATCAGCGTCAGATTGAGGAATTAGGTAATTTTGTATTATCACGAACAAAAATTCCAGAAGATGTATTTTATGAAAATTTTGATAACGATTGGTACTTATCTGCAAGTGAAGCTATTAAATATGGTGTCGCAGAGAAAGTAATTAAAAGTTTGGATGAAATTATTTAAAAAAATTTTATGATTAAAAGGAGAAAATAAAATGAGGTCTTGTTTAAGCTTCAAACGTAATACAACCGATAAATTATCTATTAAAGGAACACTTTCTGATGATTGCTCCACAATTACATATACAGATGAAAATGGTGACGAAAAAGAAATATTTGTTGTAGATCTTCTTAACGCTATGAAAAATCAGTATATCGAGATGACTGCTCAGATTAAAACTGAGGAAGAGTTAGATGTAATTCCTGCAGAGGATGCAGATAACGCAGAGTAGGTGATCCTATGGATTTCGAAAAAAGAATAAGTGATTATGGAATGACACCTGAACAGTATGAGGCTTCGTTTGCCGAAATAACTGCAAAAGTACAGGGAAACTCAGATAAAGATTGGACTGAAATTATTGATCAATACTCTATTCCACTTTCTCGCAATACTCTTCGGAACGCTTGTAGCAATGTATATGGCAGCGTATTCGTAAAAGAATATTTTGATGAAAAAAGAAGAAAAGAAATGGAAGTAAATAGTGAACCAACTACAGACGAACCGGCTCCTCTCTCGCTTCCAAGATATAAAGAACAGACAGATGTAAATAAGGATGGCTCTTTTACAAGTGATCGACTTATTGAGATTAATGAGGAAAACTTGAAAAATCCTGAATTTTTACTTAACGCACATGGTTATGATCCACTTGAATGGGAACTTGTCTCTGCAAGAAACTCTATTTGGAATCAAGGTGGAAAATCTGGTGTTAAAAATCTGTATGCAAGCAAAATCAATGTAAAACCTAGAACTGAAATTTCTCAGATTGAAATTGAAGAGTTTTACGAAGATTTAGTTAGAAATTATAATCCGAAAAATAGAGATTATTTTACAGAACCTAAAGTTGATGATGGAGTTTTATATGAGATTCCAATTATGGATTTACACTATGGTAAGTTCGCATCAGGAAATCTTACAAACGGATCATACGATTATATTATAGCTGAGAAATGCTTTAATACGATTATAACTGAGGCTATTGAAGACATTAAGTCAAGAAAAGTCGCAAAAATTCTTATGCCAATCGGCAACGACCTTCTCCATTTTGACAATGTACAAGGAACAACTACTCGTGGCACTGCACAGGACACAAATATGAGACATCAGGAAATGTTTAAGGGATGTGTAGAAATGCTCATTGATGGCATTACTGCGCTATCTAAGTTTGCTCCTGTTGAACTTATGTATGTCCCAGGAAACCATGATTTTTTAAGCTCTTGGCACGTAGTTATGACATTATGGGCTTATTTTCATGAAGATCCAAATGTACTTGTTGATGTAGACATGCATCCAAGAAAATATTTTGAATGGGGCAATTCTCTTATTATGTATGCTCATGGAGATAAAGAAGGTAAACGTGTAGACAAAGTAATGCAGGTTGAAGCCAGAGAAGCATTTGGAAGAACAAAATACCATGAAGCACATCTCGCACACCTTCATTCGGAACAGGTAATTAAAGAACTTGGTGGTTTAATCATTCGTAATCTCCCATCTGTTACAGGCGAGGATAACTGGAGTCACGAATCCGGATTTGTTGGTGCTGTAAGAAAATGCATTTGTTTCATTTGGGACAAAGAAAAAGGTCTTAAAGGAACTAATAACATTGTTATTGACTGATGAAAATCAGTTCGAATATAGACAACTGAATAACATGCCGAGCGTGGCGGTCCCACGTACAAATAAAAACAAAAAATAAAATTATAAAAATTTAAATGATCAAAGGAGTAACAAAATTATGACTAAAACTGAACTTATTAAAGCAACAGCAACTAAAGCAGAGAAGACAATTAAGGAGACAGGTGAGATCGTAACAGCACTTCAGGAAGTTATCATGGAGACACTGAAAGCTGGCGAGGATATTAGAGTACCAGGATTTGGAAGTCTTGAAGTTAAGGATGTAGCTGGAAGAAAAGGCCGCAATCCGCTCACTGGGGAAGATCTGATGATTAAACCTCATAAAACTGTTAAGGCAAAACTGGCAAAAGCTGTAAAGGATGCTGCTAGATAAATAGAATTTTTCATTTTTGATAAACCACAGGGCTGTGATAGTCCTGTGGGAATATAAACATTGTTTTCTTACGCGAGGTGATTAACCCTCTGTTTTGATATTTTTATCATAGCACTCTTTCATATTGGGATGGCTATTGCCGTAGTCATCTCACGTAAGGAAACAAGGTAAATGTTGCGGCAAACAACAAAATATATTTAGCATATAAATAGTGCAGAAAGAGTGAATATATGATTAAAAATGAATTAGTTTCTATTGAAAATGGACAAGTATTAACAACAAGTCGTGAAATTGCAGAACATTTTAATAAAGCTCATAAAGATGTTCTTGAATCAATACGAAATCTCACAGCGGAAAATTCCGCCGTGAAAAATATGTTTATTTATTCAGAATATAAGAATTCAAGAGGACGAACTTATACCGAATATCTCATTAATCGTGATGGTTTTTCTCTTCTGGCGATGGGGTTTACTGGGAAAGATGCTCTTGAATGGAAATTAAAATATATTGAAGCATTTAATGAAATGGAAAAACAGTTATCATCTCATTCTGAGCCAAAACTTCCAGTAAATTACAAAGAAGCTCTAGTGCAGCTTCTTGTAGAAGTTGAAAAGAATGAAGAACTTGAAAAAGAAAATGCAGTTTTAAAACCAAAAGCTACATATTATGATGATGTTCTTAAGAAAAATGGATTAATTAATACAAGTATTATTGCAAAAGATCTTGGATTACATGCAGCTAAATTAAATGAAATTATGCATGTGAATCGTATTTTATTTAAGAATGGTAATTGGTATCCTTATGAAGAATATAAATGGCTGATTACAGATGGATATGCAGATTATGAAAGTTATAAAGAAGAAAAATATAAACCGGTATTAAAATGGACTGAAAAAGGTCGCAAATGGATTATTGATAATTATAAAGATTGGATTGAAAAATACAATTCAGTTTCTAAAAAATAATAAAAAACTATTCCACAGGGCTGTAATAGTCCTGTGGTAAATATAAAATCGTTATTTTATGTGTGGTGATTTGCCGTGAGGCAATTACTTTTTTCGCCCATTATTATAAAACTCTCTGAAGAGGTGATGGCTGATGCTGTCATCTCACATAAGATAACGAAATATTTTGATAAAAGGAAGTGATGAAGAAATGGCAGTTGAACGAAGTAAACCTATATTATTATATGACGCAGAAAAAGCTAAACAGGTTAATCCGGAAACATTAAGATTGTTTCAAAAATATCAAATTGATATGTCAATTAGAGACCTATCAGAAAAGACAATTAGGGGTTATAATTCTGATTTAATGCAGTGGTTCATTTATATGTATAATAACCAATTTAATCTATCTGTTCTTGAAGCAAAAGAAGAAGATCTTGAAGAATATTATTTCTGGAGAAAACAGCAAGGTAATAATGTTAATCGTCAGAAACGTGTCATGTCTTCTATTTCCGCTTTCTATAAATTTCTTCGTAAGAAAAAACTCATTACAGAATCCCCAATGGAATTTATTGATAGACCAAAACAAGGACAACCTGTTGTTGTACAAACTTATTTAAAAAAGGAAGAAGTGCAATTTATGAGAGAAAAACTTTCTGAATATGGTGATGTTCAGTTACAGGTTTATGCTTTTTTATCTCTCACTACAATGGCTAGAGTTAATGCAATTGCTCATTTGAAATGGGATCAAATCAATATGGAAGAACGTATTTGCTCTGATGTGCTTGAAAAAGAAGGTAAAATTGTAGAGCTTTCATTTAGTGAAGAAACTCGCGATTATATGAATGAATTACGTAAATATAGAGAAAACAATAATATAGATGATTATGGTTGGGTGTTCAAAACGGCTTATACAAATGAGAAACAATGTGTAAGTAATGATACTCTAAATGAATGGTGTAAAAAAATTGGTAATATGATTGGGCATCCTACATTACATTGTCATGATTGGAGACATAGCTATGCTAGTCTGCTTAAGGAAAATGGGGCAAGTTTAGAAGATGTTTCAGAAATGCTTAATCATGCAGGAACTGATGTTACTAAGAAATATTACATAAAGGTAGATCATTCTAAGGTTAGAAAAATTAAGGATTCAATCAAAATTTAATTTAGAAGTACATAATAGAGAAGGTAACACTTTTGATATTGACCATCTTAGTTTATGGTCCAACATAACATTTTTGAATTTCTGTGGAATAACAGAGTATTACGACTGTTATCTTCTCTTCTATTATATTTGTTCTGTGGTGGAACATTTTATTCCCAAGACGCTTGCGACATCAGGTAGGTAAGAAGAGGCTGAAAAGCGGGGATTTGTTCTGGAAGTCTGCACCAGTACCTGATAAACAATAAATGTAGTCTAAAAAACAAAGAGGCAGCTACAAAAGTAACTGCCCATTGCCGATGAGATAGTCTTTTATTGACCATCATCATCTAATACGCTTGCAAAGTTCACAGCAAATTCTGCGTTAACCTTATCGGCATTAACAGAGATTGTGAGGCTTTGCGGATTATTATTAAAAATCATCCACAGTGCAGCGATTATAATTATAGTAAAACAAAGAAGTCGGATCGCTAACTTTGCAAGCTTAAGCTTGTTGTGTTCCCTTCTCATATTTCACCTCCTTCCTAGCTATAAAGTAGCTAACTGGTTCAGAGGGGAATATGTGAGCAGAACGCCCAGAATCATATAGACTTCTGATGTGAATGCACCGATCCTTTCCGGTCTTATCTTAAATGCCAGGTGCTATGTCAATAAGTTACAGTGTATCGGAGTAGTTGAAGTACTCTTCTACATTCTCTATTATGATTCTGAAACATAAAAAATACAAGTCAGAACTCATGTTTTGATTATTTCGCCCAAAGTAGAAATACTTTGCTATACAGATAAGGAGCGTCTGTCATCGGAGAGAGTAACGACTGAAAAGTGAATGCTCTTGTGTGTAGCCGATGTAAAATAATCCGTGATTCATCATACAGCGTTTAGGCTGGAACCTTCCGACTGGGCGGAAGCAAATAATACTCTTCCTGATTTATTCAGGATAGCTGGCGGACAGCGAAATAACTACGCAATTACATAAATGCGCTTCGTAATGTGCGGCAAAGAAACATTGCAATCTGGCAGGTATAGCTTAATTGGTAAAGCGTCATATTTAATACTTGTAAACATACAAATGAAGATTCCTGGTTCAAGTCCAGGTACACTGCCCTAACGGTTCTACTCCGTTGATCGGTTAATTAGAATGTGGTTTTGCTCATATAGTCCAATTGGCAGAGACAACAGATTTAAGCTCTGTGAAGTGTGAGTTCGAATCTCTCTATGAGCATTTTGGATGGATAGCGAAGTGGTCAAACGCTCCTGACTGTAAATCAGGCGGCTCTGCCTTCGAAGGTTCGAATCCTTCTCCATCCATTAATAGCTGTGTGCTGTCTTAGTATTTATACTATAGCTGATTTTGCAGCTAAAGAGTGAGAATAGTGTTACTCACTAGAATTTGCTTTTTACAAAATCGAAGCAAATACAAAACGGCGAAACCTCCACAGGACAAGAGGAAATGCTTGTCAATTCTGTAGGCGTGGCAGAGAGGCTTATTGCGCTTGGCTTGAAACCAAGAGGCTGTAACAGGTCCGAGGGTTCAAATCCTTCCGCCTACGCTTTTATCCTAATAAAGTCCTTATAAAAAAGGCATGGAGGTATATATAAAATGGTGAACACAGTATAAAATCTAAATTTTGTGTGGATGGCAGAGTTTGGCTAATTGCACTCGATTGCTAATCGAGAGACCGTCAGAAATGGCGGTCCGTAAGTTCGAATCTTACTCCACACGTTTATAGGACTACTGTCCTATTCTATTATTCTTCTCTTTTCTTTGTATTTTTCATTTTCATGATTATTTCTCCAAGCTGGGCTTCGGTCCAGTGTCTTGGGATGTAGCTCAGTTTGGTAGAGCGCGTGTTTTGGGTGCACGAGGTCGCGTGTTCGAGTCACGTCATCCCAATTTTTATCAACCGAATATATTATTTTTATATGGAGGCGTTATATGGATAAATTAAATTGGATAATTGAATATAATAAAAATAATAATAATGAATATTCCAATTTTGTTGTATCTGGAAAATATTTGGCTGTTTATAAGCCATCACATTATATGGCAAGAAAAGATGGTTTTGTTTATATACATCAGTTACAAGCAGAAAAAAAACTTGGAAGAAATTTAAATAAAAACGAATGCGTACATCATATTGATAAAAATAAATTCAATAATGATATTAATAACTTAATGGTATTTAAAACAAAATCTGATCATACAGCTTTTCATATGGGTTCTAATATAGAGCTTGATGGAGATGTATATATTGCAATTAATAAAAAAACAATGAAAATAAATAGCACACGATTAAAAATATGCCCAATATGTAAAGCGAATACTTGTAGTACTTCTTCTAATATGTGTATTAATTGCTATTCACAAAAACGTAAATCAAAAATAAAACCAAATTCAGATATTTTATACAATCTTATAATAAATTATCCATTTACTGCAATTGGGAAAAAAATTAATGTGTCTGACAATACAATAAGAAAATGGTGTAAATCTTATGGATTACCTTATAAACAAGACGAGATTAAATTATTAAAAATATAGTTTAAAATCAGTATGTCGTGGGTTCAAATCCCACCATCCCAGTTTTCCTATTTACTACATAGTATTTTGCCGGAGGCATGGTGTAGATTTTGCACACCGGTGACAGGAAAAAATAATGAACAAAAACCTTCGAGGTTTTTACTGGGGCGTTGCGTGCAGTAAACCAGATTTGGGCTTGTGTGGCAAGTGGATTGATGCTATCTGGATTGATCCAGATCTGAAAACAATTGTGAACCATGGATAACATAATTGTGAGTAGGTAATAAGAGAAATAGATGGTCGTACTATCCGCTTGCATTTAAAGAATTTTTTCTACTTGGTCTAACTGGTTATGACGGACGGACATTTTGTGCCTTCAGATACAGGTTCAAAGCCTGTAGTAGATATTTAATAGGTAGGGATCTTATAACTGATCATTATAAGAGAAAGGTGGATACTCGCACCACTGCCCTATCTTTTTACGGTAAAGCTAGCGTTAAGTGCTAGTAGCCATGCATTTGGCATAAAAGCATCCACAGAAATGTGGGTGCTTTTATTTGTTATATTGAATACTTAGAAAGCACTCTCTTCGATTTGAAGATGAGTGCATAATTTATTTTTATGAACAAAAGGAGGCGACTGTTATAGCTGCTGTAAAAAAAATAGTTGCTCCAGCAAAAATGACAGTCTCTCAGGCACGAATAAAATTAAATGAATCGCAAGCCGAAATAGAAAGACTGACATCTGAAATTGAGGAGCTGAAAACAAATTATTTTACTTGTTGTTTATGTGGAAAATTACAACCTAGAGAAAAATTTTATAAAAGTACAGACCCACTAAATAAAAGTGGCGTAACTCCAATTTGTAAAAAGTGTGCACAAGATTTGGCAATCAAATATGATGATGATGGGAATAAATATTCTACAAAAAAAGACACACGTCTTGCAATGTTTTACCTAAATAAGCCATTTTTAAATTCATTATGGGATTCAAGTGTTCAGGAATCAGCAAATGAAAATTCTGGAAAAAAACGCGGAACACCATATGATTCATATATAAAAAACGTAAGTATGATCAATTATCAATGTCAAACGTATATGTCTTCTGACTTTGATGATATACGAATAGAAAAAGAAACAGAAACTATATCAACTGATTTAACACCAAATTTAAATGATGAAGTTCTTGAATCTTTTGTACAGAATAAAAAAGATGTTGTTCGATTACTTGGTTATGACCCATTTGCAAAAGAAGCATATGCGGATCAGCCTTATTTATATTCAAGCTTAATAGGTTACCTTGATGCAAGTGAGGATGCAAACGAAGATAGATTAAAAACCTCTTCTTCTATCGAAATTGTAAAAAGTTTTAATCATATAGAAAAAATAAATGATGTTATTACAACTCTTATGTCTGATATAGAAAATATGGAAAAAAATATTTCTACTATAAAAAATCTTGAAGACACAAAAAACAAAATAACAAGTTCTGTTCTTAATCTTGCAAAAGATAATGGCATTAGTTTAAAACACTCTGTCAATTCTTCTAAGGGTGAAAATACTTGGACTGGAAAAGTTCGTAAATTAAAAGAAATGAACCTGGAAGAAATTGAAACTAATCTATATGATGTTGAATATTCGAAGGGATTACAGCAAGTTGCGGAAATTAGTGACGCTGCAATTATAAAACAGATTAGGCTTGATGAAAATGATTATAATGACATGATTGTTCAACAAAGAGATCTTATTAATAAATATAAGAAGAAGTCTGATGATAATGAAGAAAAGGCAAGACTCTTGTTAAAAGAAAATTGTGCAATAAAGGATTTTCTTAAAGATAAGGGTATTGAATTGGATGGTGATAAATTATGAAAACAAAATCAGGAATTATATTACCAGACAATTATCAGTTTTATGTTAAACCTACTGAATTAGAAATTTCGCAAAGAAAACTTGAGGGATATCAAAAACTTGCAAAAATAAGACAATGGGGAATTAAATATCCGACCAGGTTTATGTCTGAATTTATAGGTGTAGAACTTTTGGATTCACAAGAGTATACATTTATGATGAGCTGGATTACTCCGTTTGTTTTATGGCTTGAAAGTAGAAGTGCCGGAAAGACAACAAAACTTGCTTTATTTGCTATGGTAAGGGGATTGTTAGCAGATTTACCATACAGAATCTATATATGTTCTGGAACAGCTGATCAATCGCAAGAAACTTTTCGTAAGATAGAAGATATTGCATTAAAAAACATAGGTTCTATGACTGGTTTAACAGATGTTTTTAAAAATGAGGTAGAAATTGGACAAGCAAACTCAAATGGATTTATCCATAATCCAATGGGATTTACATATAAACTCTATAATGGAAGTTTTGTAAAAACTTTAAATAGCAATATAAATGCAAAAAGAGGTAAAAGATGTGAAGCAGTTTACTTTGATGAGGGAGGTTGGCTTTCAGAGGAAGAATTTAATGTAATTGGTGCGTTTACAGCACAAGATGCGAATTTTAAATTAGGTGGTAATTTAAATGTGTCTACTATTCCTAAAGAGTTCCCACATCAACTACTATATGCTTCTTCCGCATCTTCTGTAGACACTGCTTTTTATCAAAAATATAGAGATTTTTCTAAAAAAATGTTACTGGGAGACCCGAGATATTTTGTTGCAGATCTTAACTGTGATATTGTTATTAATTCTACCTTTCATGGAAAAAAATACCCAGCTTCGTTATTAAATAGAGAAACTATTGATAATGAAATTCGTAATAATCCTGAAAAAGCCAACAGAGAATATTATAATCAGTTTACACAAGATGCCGGAGCAAATCAAATTATCAAAAGGGCTTTGATTGTTCGTAATTCATATAATCGCCCACCAGTTCTTTATAATGATACAAACACTAGAAAATTCGTACTCGCATATGATCCAGCGCGCTCAACAGATTTGTCAGTTATTGGTATTGGAGAACTATTATATGATGAAGAAAACGGCTATACAATGGATATTGTTAATGTTGTATCTTTTGCAGACTTAGGATTAAGAAAAAGAACTCCGATGATGACACAAGAACAGATTAAAGAAATTCATAAAATACTTCTTGATTATAACGGTGATGCTTTAGATTATGACAATATTGAGCTTTTTATGGCAGATGCAGGTTCAGGTGGTGGTGGTAATTCATGGGTTCGAGATAGTCTTATTGAAGACTGGAAAGATAAATCCGGAAAAATTCATCGTGGATTGATTGATAAAGAATATACAAATGGTGACGTTTATTCTAAAAGATATCCAGATGCTGTACCAAAATTAAAATTAATTGAACCAGCGAAATACAAATCAGAAATGTATGAAGCTTTAATTAAAATGGTTGAAGCAGATAAGATACATTTTACTGAAAAATATGATAACAAAGGTTATCTTAATATTCTTGAAGTTGATAATGAACTTATGCAAAAATCAGAAGCTATGATTCGAAAAGAATTGGATAAGTTAGATTTGGATGTAAACGAATATGAAGAAATGCTTGAAGAAAGATTGTCTGAAATTGAGTCTGCAAAAACTAAAATTCGAAAATTATCTATTGACGAAGAAGCTGCATTAGTTCAGATCGATGTTATGAAAGAAGAAATCGTTAATATTTGTCGTATTAAACGTGATGGTGGAAAAGATGGATTTAGGCTACCTGCTCACAAAGATGCAGACACAGGTGTTTCAGAAGCTACTATGCATGACGATCATGCGTATGTACTGGCAATGCTAGGCTGGTTTTTATCTGAAAAACGTCTTGAACATATAAAAAATAAAAAACGTAAAAAAAACATTACCAATCTTGCAGATCGCTTACCAATCCGTACAGCGAAGCGTCATTCTTATTTCGATTAATAATAAATCTAACACTATCCCATCAACCAACACCAACTACTCTCCCACTTCTTACTTCTTAAAATAAATTCCAATCAATCCAAATCAAAAACAATAAATAGAAAGGCAGGTGTACCAATGGGTAGACCCAAAGGTAGTAAAAATAAGCCAAAGGTGCAGGACGGTACACCTATTTCAAATAAAACCGTTAATACAGCTGCCTCAACTTCCACTTTGAAGTCAAAGGTAGCTCCTAAAACAACTAAAACAGTCAATACAAAATCAACCACAACTAGAAATCAAACAAAGAAACTAGATAAAGTTGATAAATTACTGTTAAACAAATCAGCCACTGTTCCAACTATTGATACACCAAAAGGGAAGAAAACTGTAGCTGAAATGTCAACAACACTTACAAAGCATGAGCGTGTGCTTGAAATGGCAAAAACCACAAAAGCAATGATAGATGCCTTGCAGCTTACCGATTTGTCTAAAACTGAATCGCGTACTTTCCAGACCTATTCCAGGGAAACACTTCGTACTTATATGAAATCACCAAAATCATACGAGTCTCAGTTAAGAAATTTAAGCCGGTATCTGTACAGACTTTGCTATGAGTACAGACGTATCTGTTTACACTATGCGACGATGATTTGTGGAGATGCATTTAATATTATCCCATTGGATGATCCTACGCAGGAAATGACTCCAGAGGAACGTACTAATACTTGGTATGAGACTATGATTCGTTGGCAACGTATGGATTTTGCCAGTGAACTTGTAAAACTACTTCTTGTAGCTTGGCGTGAAGACTCTGTGTACGCATATGTTTATGATGATTCTGATCAGGAAGGTGGAACTTGTTTCTATCAGATTCTTGATGGAGATTATTGTAGAGTATCATCTGTTGAAGCAGGTGTATTCAGATTTGCATTTGACTTTTCTTATTTCAGATCACATGAAGCATATCTTGAATATTGGGATTCTGAATTCAAATCTAAATATGAAGCATATCAGAAAGATTCTACATTAAGATGGCAGGAGCTTGAATCTGAAAGACAGGTTTGTTTTAAGGTAAATAGTGATGATCCAACTATGGATTACCCACCCCTCGCAGCATTATTCCAAACGATCATAAATGCCATAGATTTACAGGAGATTCAGGCCGTCAAGGACGAACTTAGTGCTTATAAACTTCTTGTAGCTAGACTAAAACCATTAAGTGGTACTTCTGATCCGGACGATTTTGAGATTGATCCGGATACAGCGTTGAAATACTATAATAAACTTGCAGCTAATGTTCCTCCATGTGTTAATGTTGTGCTCTCTCCTATGGAAATTGATACAATTGAATTTAAAGATCTGAATAATACAGATGATACTGATATGATTTCAAATTCAATATCTAATATTTTCAAGCATATTGGTGGCGTGATTCTTGATTCAGATAAATCTGGAACAACAATTTACGAAGCACAGATTATTGCAGATATGAAATATGGTCAGAGTACTCTTTTACCACAGGTACAGAGGTATTTGAATTTATATTTCAATTATGTAGTTGGTACAGGACATGGATACTTTAAGTATATAGACGGTGTTTGTCCTTATACAAGAAAAGCAAAACGTAAAGAACTTATTGAATCTGCCCAGAATGGATTACCAAGAATGTCAGTTGGTGTTCTTGATGGAAATACACTTCTTGAACAAATGTCTATGCTTAAGCTTGAGCGTGATTTAGGACTTGTTGATTTGATGAGCAATCCACTTAGTACAAGTTATACGCAATCTGGTGATACTTCTACTACAGATACCGATCCTATTAATGGTGGTGCCCCAAGTAAAGATTCTGATGATCTAACCGATTCTGGTAGTAAATCCAAAGAACGTGGAAATGAGTGATAAATAATGAAAGATAAAAAATTTATTTTTACATATGATAAAGAAGTTCGTGAGCAGTTGATCACTCTAGGTTATATAGAGGTCCAGACACCTGCTCATTTTTATATGTTTGTAAATAATACTAAGATGAATTTTGCAGAAAATGACATTGATATGACTAAAGTAAAATTCACAAATATTATGTGTGTTTAGTCCTCTTTTCTAAGGGCTATTTTTAATTTCTAAAGAAAGGAGGTAAATACAAAGTGACTAAAAAATATAATAAAAGAATGCTTACAGCCGAAGATTTGTATGCATTTTTAGCAACTCAAAATACAAATTTTAATTTTAGTGCAAAAGATTCTGGATATCAGTTATCTGTACAAATTCCAGCTCAGTTTGAGAAAATTGACGAAGATGAATCAGATGAATTACTTATGTTCTGTGATGTAAAAATTATGCATTCCGGACGTAACAGAAATAAATCAAATGTTACTGATGATGCTCTTGAAAAAGCAGCAAAACAGTTGGCATATAAGCCTATTCTTGCAAACTTTATGGAGTATACAGATGAAGAAACAGGCGAAGTCCTAAAAGACTTTACATCGCACGATTTCGATGTAGATAAAGATGGAAATACCATCTACTTTGAAAAACAGGTAGGCAGTTTTACTTCTGATAAACCATATTTCAAGATTGAAGAAGAAACTGGTCACAATTTCTTATATGGAAAATGTGCTATTCCAGTTCCTTATACAGATACTGCATCAATTATAAAACGAAAAAATGGAACTAAGGTAAGTGTAGAGCTTGGTATTAATTCTATGGAATTTGATGCAAAAACAAAAGAGCTTATTCTTTCAGATATTGATATTATGGGACTTACTTTACTTGGTAAAAATCCAGATACTCTGGAGGATGTCGGTGAAGGAATGAAAAATGCACGACTTGATATAGCAGATTTTAGTGTAGATAATAATTCGATTGTCGCCCATGCTAATGATGCACAGAGTTTTAATTCTAAATTGATTGAAACATTGGAGGCTTTAAATACTACTCTATCCAATTTCAATAATAATACACAAATTAATCAGAAAGGAGGAAATGATCTGGTGAAATTTGAAGAATTACTTAAGAAATATAATGTAACAGTTGATGATATTACCTTTGATTACGAGGGGTTATCTGACGAAGAGCTAGAACAGAAATTTGCAGAAACATTTGATGATGACGGTGGCGCAGCTTCTGATGATGGAACCGGTGATGCAGGTACAACTGATGGCAACTCTGATCCAGAACCTACTTCTGATGAAAATGCAGACGAAGGCAATGGTGAAACTGATCCTGCAGAAGAGCCAGTAAATGAAGAGGGAACTGGTGAAGCTCAGGAAGAAAATCCTGTTTCCGAAGAGTCTGAAGATGAACCTGTTGCAACATCCGATGATTCTGAAGAAAATCCAGTTGAGGAAGAGACTTGTGGAACAGATGGTAAAAAGAAGAAAAAATACTCTATTACCGTTGATGAGAAATCTGCAAACTTTGAAATTGCTCTTGACGAAAAGATTTGGGCATTATCTGATCTGGTAAATATTCAGTACGGAGAATCAGATAACTGCTGGTATTCCGTTAAAGTTTATGAAAACTATCTGATTATGTCTGATTATTGGACAGGTATTGCTTACAAGCAGACATATTCTCAGGACGGAGATAACTTCTCTCTCACCGGTGATCGTGTAGAAGTATATGCTACATATCTTACCAAAGAGGAATTGGATGAAGTTGAAGCGATGAGAAGTAATTATGCATCTCTTGTTGAATACAAAGAAAATGCAGAGTTTGCAAAACTTCATACACAGAGAGAAGAAATTCTTAATGCGGAGAAATACAATGATCTGAGAGACACAGATGAGTTCAAGACTCTTGTTGAGAACATGGACCAGTACAGTCTTGTTGATCTTGAAAAAGAAGCGAAAGTTATTTTTGCTGACTTTATCACATCTAATGCAGGTACTTTTTCTGCACACACTTCTGAAACAAAATCCAAAAAGAAATTTAACGGTGGAATGACATTCGGTGTTGGTTCTGAAAAACCAGAAGCTGATAATGAGAATTCACCTTATGGAGATTATTTTAAATCTCTAAAAAAATAAAACCGAATATTGACAATTAAAATATTTAATGGGGCTTATTCTGCCCTTTTTTATTTATTTAAAAAATATATTAAAAGGAGGAATTACATACTATGGCTAGTATTTTTGATTCACTGAAATATGGCGGTCACGGTGTCGCTGAAAGTACACTCATGCTTGCTACTGAGTGTGGTGGACATTTTTATAATATGGTTTCTGACGAAGACGTTGATAACGGTAGCGTTGTTCAGTATCCAACACCAGAGAAATGGAAAGAAAATGATTATTTTGAGGCAGTGAAACCTGCTATCACTGACAAAATTGCACTTGTTCTGACACCTGTAAAAATCTATCAGGAGTACACAAGACTTATGCAGGAAGATGAAGGAAACTTCTATAATGCTGCAGGCGAGAGAATGAGAGTTTATGAGGTTTATCCGACAGATAGATTTTCTCTGAATAAGGACGCTTTTGCAGAGGACGCAGATCCTAAGAAAGGTGCTTACGTTTGTGTAAAAGCTGATTCCTTTAAACTTACAACCAAAGAATCTGATCCAAGTGCAACTAATGGTTTTGTTGGACAGATTATTCAGGTTAACCCAAATGGAACTTTTGATGTCTTTGTTAAGAAAAACGAAGCTTTAGCGTAATGGAAAGGAGGACAGACTATAATGGTTAAAATGTTTTTTAATGAATATAGTATGGGAATTCGCGAGAATTTTAAAGACGTACATGATGTACGTACATTTTCTAAAATTTGTTTAGATACATATAGAAATAAACTCCAGGGACAGACACAGGCAGAAGGAAATTCTGTAATTCTGCAGAAATTCTATGATATTGCTGGTTTTACAGAAAAACCAAACGACATTCAGGTTAGACGTGCTCTTCAGAACCCAAATGTAAGATGGGCTTATTTTGAAATTATCCAGGAGACAATTGACCAGACTCTTATTACTGGTTGGGCAAATGATCCTTGGTTTAAGAAATATGTAGAGACTAAGACTCTTGCTCTTGGTGATAAAAACCTGTTCTATGTTAAATCTAATGATCTTATTCTGAACATCTCTAAGATTGCTGATGGTCATCACAATATCGAGCGTTCCAGATTAAGTAAGGGAACAGAATTTTCCGTTCGTACATCCAGATACGGTGCGAAAATTTACATGGAACTTTCAAGATTTTTACAGGGTGTCGAGGACTGGAATGAGCTGATCGATGCAATCTCTCGCTCTTATACTCTGTATGTTAATACTCTGATCCATGATCAGGTTATTGGCGCAATTAAGAAACTTCCTGTACAGACAAAATGGAACCAGAAAGGTCTCCCATCTTCTGCAACAAAGAAAGCATTCAAGACTCTTATTGCCGATGTTAAACGTGCAAACGGATCTGGTGCAATGATTATGGGTACAGATGTAGCTCTTGGCGAACTTACAGGATTCGCAGATGTTACATGGATGCCAAATGAAGCAAAATCTGATGTTTATCATACAGGTCGTCTTGGTTCATTTGAAGGAACTCCAGTTGTTGAGCTTCCACAGGCGTTTGCTTTTAATGACGAAACCAAGAATCTTGAAGCAGATGACTTTGTATTCATCATGCCAGACAACATTGATCAGTTCGTAAAATTGTATTATGAGGGTGCAGATCAGATTGTTGAGCGTACCACATTAGGACAGAACGCTGATGATACTATGGATTACGAATTCCAGACAACTTTCGGTGTTGAGACAATCGTAAACCGTAGATTTGGTGTATGGAAGTTTGAAGCCTAATAAATGAATTTATGAACAGGTAGTAACAGTTTATGTTGCTACCTGTTTTGACTGAAAGGAAATAATTGTTATGAAAATTTACGAGTTAGCCAGAGAACTTGAAGTAAAAAGTAAAGTCCTGGTAGATTTAATGAATGAAAATAATGATGATAAAAAGTATGTAGCAACATCTGTTCTTACCGAAGATCAGGTTGATTTTCTTAATCTTGAAATGGAAAACATTAAAGAAGAGGAAGAACAGAAAAAAAATGTGAAAACTGATGCGGATTATCGTCCTGATGAAATGATTCCATGTCACTCTATCTTTCCAGGTGTAGTACATTTTTATGGTATTCATAGCGGAATGACATATAAATTTGTTGGATCTGGTGATAGACGAAACGTAGAATATCAGGATTTAAAGGCAGCAATGCTCGAAGGCTACCCTTCTATTTTCAATCCAGACATTATTATTGAAGATGACAATCTTCTTAATGATGAACATTGGATTGATGTTAAGAACGTATATGCAAATATGTTTGATGAAAATGATATTCAGAAACTAATGAATCTTAGAGCTTCAGACTTTAAAGTTGCATTTACTCAAGTTCCTGCAGTTGTACAGAAAATTATCATTGAAAAATACGCAACACAAATTGAAAATGGAACATTTGATGACTTAAGCAAAGCAAAAATCATTGATGAAATCTGTGGTACACGCTTTGATTTAAAGTATTGATGTTTCTGATCGGAGGTGCTATATGACCTACGATGAAATATTTAACAGATTTTATAATCTAATGGATGATCCAAACTTCTATAAATTACCACAAGATTTCGCGTATGATCGTATGCGTTCATGGTTGCATGACGCTGCATCGAAGCCATATATTAAGAAAAAATTTTCTCAATTGAAATTAGATGATAGATTACTAGAGTTGACATACTCTCTCAATAATCCATCAGATCAGGAATCAGATGATAATTTTGTAATAAATATTTTTGCTCAATATATGGTAATCGGATGGTTAAAGCCACAGGTTGATAATGCAATTAATACTGCAAGAATTATTGGTAGTAAGGAAGAAAAGAACATCCAATCCAACTATAAGACGAATATAGAACGACTAGAATCTTTAGAGCGTAATCTTCGAAAATTTATCCGTGATGATGGATATATAAATAACAGTTATATCTCCGGAGGTGAAACGTCATGATGAAGCACCGTTACGGAAAATTTAGTGATATGCAAATGTCGGAAATTAAGAAGACATTACGAGGTTCTATTTTCTTTTTATTACAATGTGCAGATCCAAATACTTCAAGTAAATATCCAGGTAAAGATGTAAATGAAATATTTCAGAATATTCAATATGACTTAGATGGATTAAACAGCCTACTCTTCTACCCTGTTGAGTTGGTACCAATTATTGAATTATTAGAAGCTGCCAGAGTTACATACAATAAACCAGATTCTAAATTTGAGGATTATAGAAAACTCATTTTAGATGCCGGTGTTGCAGTGCTTAAAATAAAGGAGGACTGATTATGCCTACCTTTAGAGAGATGCAGCAATTATATGCGAATATTGGAACGATTGGTCAACAGATTAAAAAACAATCTGATGATGCTATGGAAGCGACATGGAATAATTCTATCGCATCAAGGGTTTGTTATATCTATGATTATTATCATGATGACTCTCCTACTTTGAATAGAAATATTACTCATGGACCACATACAACCAAAACTCGCATTGATGCAAAATTTATTGTCAAATCTTATAGCTCACTGGATAAAGATCAAGTTGAGTATTATCTACAATTTAAACCAAGTCAGAAGACACAATTCGAACCAACTGATGAACTCTATTATTTTGAAACAGATTACAGACGAAAATACTCTAATGAAGACTTTGTAGGATTATATATTGATATAGCTGATGATCAAGGTATTTATCATAGATGGATTATCTGTACAAAAGAAATAGGTAATCAGTTTGTCAAATACAATATCCTTCCATGTGATTATTGGTTTCATTTTATTGTAAAGAAAAATGGTAAACGGTATAAACGGAAAATTTGGGGAGTGACGAGGACACAATCCTCGTACAACAGCGGCCTCTGGACCGATAAGTAATTGTCCACTGCATTTGGAAACTATGCAGTGAATCTCTTTTAACTGCTGGAAATCTGTATGAAATTTGTAAACTACAACATAGATATGAAATACGATCAAGTGTGAATGTTTGAAAATTACAAGTGTTGGACAATCAGCAACCAAGATCCGAATAGGATAAGGCTCATCGACTATTTATGTAGGACAAGTGTTCGAAACGGAGAGCACCTAAACCGCAAGGCATGGTGAAGATATAGTCAGCTCTCATTTTATGAGAAAAATTATTTACTAATTGAGAAGATAATATTGCAGGACAGTGGGTAGCTCCCATTTTGTTGCAACCTCCAATTGCACAATTACTGCAATTTATCATATGAAAAATTTTGGAGGAATTTATTATGTACTCAGGGAAATATAAACAAGAATTAAAAAAACATTTTAATGAAATTGTTGAACTACAAAAAAGTGGAATGCAATTGAAAATTATAGCAGAAAAATTTAATGTTCCGTCACGAAGTATAGGTAGATTATTATTAGAAAATGGAATTCACACCAGAACAAAAGTATCTGATATTGATGAAAAAGATATCATTAATGATTATCTTTCACCATTGCCAATACATAAAATTGCAGAAAAATATAAAATTAGCCAATCAACGGTTTCTGAAATACTAAAAAGAAATAATGTTGAAATAATTGGATCGGAAAAATTTAATCAAAAATATACTTTAAATGAGCATTATTTTGATGAAATAGACAATCAAGAAAAAGCTTATATTATTGGATTATTAATGGCAGATGGATGTGTTCACAAAAACACCATATCAATAAGTCTCCAAGAAGATGATAAATACATTTTGGAAAAAATAAACTCATTATTAGGTAGTAATAGACCAATAAAGCCTATAAATATGAAAAAGAAGAAAATTACATATAAAAATCAATACAAACTTTCTATTGTTAATAAATATATGGCAAATCAACTTCGGAATTTAGGAATAGTTAATCAGAAAAGTCTTAAATTAGAGTACCCAGAATGGGTATCTAATAATTTGCTTCCGCATTTAATTCGAGGTTATTTAGATGGTGATGGATCTATTATAAAAACACGAAATAGAGTTTCTTTAACAGGTACTTGCATGTTTTTATATAAGCTAAAAGATGTTCTATATGATACTTTAAATATTGAATCTACAATTTATAAATATAATGATATAACTTGTGATTTAAAAATTAATAATATACATAATACTAAAATATTTTTAGATTACATTTACAACAATTCCACAATTCACTTAAAAAGAAAATATGAAGTTTATATTTCACGCTATGTAAATAATTCTTTTGCAGCTTAACGAACTGTAAAAGTAACATAAGGTATTACTCCACTTCCACCGAGAGCCAGTTTAAGGCAATCGTTCCGTTGAATCCAATTACTGAAGATATCTACTATGTAGAAGAAGACAATAAAAATATGCGTATAATCATTTCTGCACCTGTAGAAAAACCAAATGTATTCCAGATAAGTAAAGTTGAAACAGCTCCTTTATTTGGACTGAAGAGACTTACTTTTGCACAGGATAAATTTGATCCTTATACAGATGGTAGAGATGATGTTGAAGTTGCTCAAGGCGACATTTTTGCTATGTATGCAGATTTATATGACAATGAAGTCCCTACTGACACTCCATTCCATACAGACACTGAAACAAAAATGGATACTACTCATTGTGATTTATTATGTAATGCCAATAAAATTAAGATTGGTGGTAGTTATAAACTAATTACTGCAAAATTCTTTAATATACAGGGTAACGAAATCACAGATGAATTTGTCCCTTATTTAGCAAAAAGTAGCTGGTCATGTTATGTAAAAAATAACAGACATGAAGACCCAGATGAAATCGAAGTCACGGATAATACTGATTTAATCACCTGGTTAGAGCAAAAAGAAAGCAACAAAATTAAAATTAAAATAGCAGACAATAAAGAGTATTTAACGAAAATTCTTGTAATTAAATGCTCTATAAATAAAGATGGAAGAAATATTGTTGGAGAAATTCAACTTCAAATTTCATCTGTATTATAAGGGAGGCTCATAAATGGATAAGCTTCAAACAAAGCAGGAACTTCTTGCAAAGCTTACAGCATTAACGAGTGTTCCTGATGATAATAATATTTATCTAAAAGAAAAGGTTAAAAAAGCCTTACTAAAATCTCCAGAACTCTTGTATGCATTTCACAATTTAGACCTAGAAGATACTGAACTTTTTAATCCGGACGGAACTATCAACTACGATGGCGACTGGACCATGTACTATGGAGAAGAAGGGAATATCCACCCTCATTTCTATTTACCTAATACACAAGATAAAGTTAGACATCATCTTTGTTTTAAAACTGAATTCACAGACATTCCAAAGTACAACCAAATCATGTGTTATATGAATGTTACTTTTTTAGTAATGGTAGATGTACGTGATGCAATTGATCCACTTACAGGAATTACACGGCATGATCTTATTGGCTCAATTATTCGTGACAGATTTAATTGGTCTAATATTTTTGGTGCACATTGCAATATTGTAAGCGACAAGGAATCTTTTACAGATTCAAATTATATCATCCGAACTATTGTTCTTGAACAGGAAACCACAAATAATATCACCGGTATTCGAAATGGAAAGCGACAGGTTATTAATAAACAGCCATGGACAAGTTAGAGTTTGATGAATCAGTCTTTAAATATGATGAGTGCAAACTTCTATTTAGAGAACCATATAGACTGAACAGTTATATAACAATTTCGCAACCGACTATGCAGGATATTATTAATTTTGGTGAGCAGGAATATTATCAGATGATAGGCTTGTTATGTGGTACACCGTCAGATTTTAAGGTAATGCTTTGGGATAATGGGCAAGATTGGAATAAGATTAGTGAATTTGATTTTTTCTGTGTTTTTGCCACAAGCTTAACACCAGACAAAACAGGAATTTTATTTGGAGATTTAGATTTTAGTAAATTCCGCTTGGCTACAAAAAATGAGACAGGCGAAACAGTTCTTTATAATGAAGAACTTGATTTTGCAATTGATTCTTTTATTTATCATCATATTGTTTCTTATATAAGGCGTATTAATGGTATGACTTATACAGGAACTAAGATTATAAAAGGAGCAACTGCAAAGAAACTGGTCATCGAAAGAGACCGAAATAGAATGAAAGCTCAGGCAAATAAGCCGTATGAATCACAATTAGTTAATTTGATTTCTGCTATGCTTGTTTATCCTGGTTTCAAATATAGTAAAGATCAGTTAAAAGAATGCGGAATATATGAATTCATGGATGCCGTTAAGCGTTCACAAATCTACACTTCTACTATTGCTCTCACACAAGGAGCTTATAGCGGATTTATGGATACGAAAAATATTAAACAAGAGTCATTTAACTGGTTACGTAGTACAGACCAAACTTAGGTCTGTTTTTTTTATGCAAAAATTTAAAAGGAGGATACACACATGTTTAATCTTGATGGTGTAATTTGGGACTCAGCCCTTCATGCTGTCGCTGATAATAAAGACACTGGAGAAGTTTATTACAGACTTCCGGATATCAGTGATGTTTCTATCGACATTTCTGCAGACACCAAAGATTCTGTTGATAAGGATGGTGCTCTTATTAAGAGATCTTATACTGCTAAAGCTGCAACCGTTACTCTGACAAATACTCACCTTGTACTTGGTGCTTATGCAGGTACAACTGGATCTAAAAAGATCATGGTTGATACTGTAGGTGAAATGGAAGCTCCAAAAATGCTTCTTGTGGACCCAAGTAAGGCAGATTTTGATCTTCCAGATGAGCCTGTTACTGGTACTGTTAGTGTAACACCAATTTATAAAGATGGTGGTACCGGTAAATCCTTTACTCTGTCTGATGGTGAGGCTGACGAGAATACAAAATTCCAGTTGGCAGCAAAGAAGATTACTTTCCCAACTAAAGTAAAGGACAATGCAGAAATCGTACAGCTGCTTATTAAATATGAGTACAAGTGTAAAGACACTGTTATTATTGAGAATCATGCAAATAAATTCCCTAAAACAGTTCGCCTTACAATCGTTGGATTATATTGTGACCCATGTGAAAAAGACGTTCTGCGTCTTGGTTACATTGTATTCCCAAGCTTCCAGCCAAGTCCAGAGACCACAATTGCTATGAAGAATGATTCTACATTCGATTACAAGGGTGATGCTCAGTCTGACTACTGTGCAAGAAAGAAACGTCTGTTCTATATGGTATTCCCAAAAGATGATGTACAGGCAGACGAAGACTGATATTTTCTTAATCCCATGGGCTAATATGTCCATGGGATTTATTGAAGGAAAGGAGATACCATGTCTAAGAAAAGAAAATGTTTAATGTGTGAGACTGAGTATGAATACTGTCCGTACTGTTGGGAATATGAACGTCAACCAAGATGGAGAACTCTCTTTGATAGAGCTGAGTGCCAGGATGTTTACTACATTATTAGTGATTGGCTTGGTAAACGACTTACTCAAAAAGAAGCTAGAGAAAAACTTCTTGCAGTGAATATTAAAAATATTCCGTTCAATTCATCTGTACAGGGAAATATTGATAAAATCATGCAGATCTCTGATGAAGAATTAAAAGCAGTTCATGACGAAATTGATGATTCTGATGAGGTAATGGATGGAATCAAAAATATCGAACCAGTTCTTAAAAATGATAAAGTTTTTGAGAAAGCTGATGAGAAAAAGAAACAGACAGTAAAGATTAAACCGGTTTCTACAGTAAAACCAGTAGTTAATAAAACTACTAATAAATAATTTTGAAGAGTGATTAAGGAGGTAAGAAAAATATGACCTATTCGCATTGTTCGCGTTTTAAAATCATTCTTACCTCATTTTTTCGCCTTTCTATATGATCAAAAGGATAAATGCTTATGCGTGAATATAACGAAGTAATGAATAAATACTATGATCCTGAAAAATGTGTATTCTTTGAAAATGCTCTTCAGAGTAATGCTTATATTTTTCGCGGTAATGCAGAACTACAGGCAGTCTTAGATTCAAAAAGAAATCCAGGACGCTTTGTATTCGCATTCCTTATCAGTGATCATAAGAGACTTAGAGAAAAATGGAAAAATCACGAATTATAGGTGATACATTATGAAATATTTAACAGAAAAAGAATTTGAAAAAGAAATGACTCAGATCAAACAGCAAAAGCGTCAATATGAAATGAGAAAAGAACTTAGAGAAGCAAAACGCAGATTTCCTAAGTTTAAGAAACTAAGAACAAGTAAGATGGTGTTATGGACTGTGATTGCTATTTGTATACAGATTTTATGGTTTACAGAACATATGGCAACTATTACAGGTGACACAAGTTTTATGTATGCACTTGTCGCTATTCCTGCCTCATTAATTCCAACTGTTTTAAGTTATATGAAAAATAGTCGTGTGGAACATCAAATGGGACAGTTTGAAAATCCGATAGAGACTCCATCTGTAACTTTAGACTTAAATAATGAAGAAGAAAATAAAGCAGCCGGTTAAAGAGGTGAAATGAATGAATACAAATACTTTTATTATGTTATTTGCAATTTATAGTATTGCAACAGGACTTGTAGTTGAGACAATTAAAAAATTACTTGATGAAGCAAATAGAAAATATGCTTCCAATTTACTTGCTTTTATTGTTGCAATTGTTATCGGAACTGTAGGGACACTTGTATATTACCAGTTATATGGTATTGCTTTTGATGTAAACAATATTATTTGTGCAGTGCTACTTGGAATTTTAAGTGGTATTGGTGCAATGGTTGGTTTTGATAAAGTAAAACAGTTTATTGGACAGATTAAATAAAGAGTAAAAGGATGATTTTATATGGAATTTGAGAAAAGAACAGAATCAGAACATGAAAAATGGATTGCAGGAAATAATTATAAATATGAATTAAATACATTCTATGATTTCTGGGGAATTAATAAAAACGATTTTTTTGAAATAACTTCTGAAATTATTTCTTTATTAAAAACAAAAGGACTCACTATGAGGCAAGCCCAAATTGTTTTAATGAGATGTAAAGAGCTTATATTAGATGCAGTCAATGTAGATTAGTGCTGCAGAAATTCATTGATGATTAAATCGTAAGCATCAATAAAAGTATTAGCAACATTACTTGTATCGTGGTTGTGATTTCGTTCTGTGATTTGCAATGCAATTTGTTTAGCAATTTCTTCTTTTTCATTATCTTTAAGCTCCTTAAAATTTCTCATATCAAAATCCTCCTTAGTAAAATTTGTTTTGTTTCTATTAATTATACGAGTAAAAATAATTAAAATCACATGATTAAAGGAAATTTATGACAGAAAAATTATACCTGACCTCTCCTATACCACCATCAGTTAACCATTATACTTCTGTACGTACCATAATGAAAAATGGTAGACCACTTTCAATGGTATATGAGACTAAAGAAGCGAAGGATTATAAAAAAGCATTCAAGAAAATAATTGAGGAAGAAGTAAAAAAACAGAACTGGACCAGAGAGGTAAATGATACACAGCATTTTTTTATAGATGCTGTTTTTTATTTTGACAGAATTGATAAAGATTGTGCAAACTATGAAAAATGCTTAGATGATACAATCACAGAAACACAGTTAATATGGAAGGATGATAATGTAGCACTCTTCCGCCCTCAGAGAATTTACTACGACAAGGATAATCCAAGAATTGAACTGATTATTTATCCTGTTGAATATATTGGGATCTTTGATAATGACGATGATAAGGTGAAATTTGAAGATAAGTGTAAGACATGTAAACGCTATGCAAGAAATTGCAGTTTACTAAGAAAAGCTATTGAAGGAAGGGTTCAACCGGAAATCAAGGATTATGTATGTGAAAAATACTCTGAAATGAAAAATTAAATATTGGAAAAATTATTATGTACTCTTATGAGATTAGTGAACTATTAACAAGAAGTAACTATAGAATTCCATCGGATGTTTATTGGAAAATATGTGAATCACCACAGGTATGCAGAGTTAAATATAATCCATATGGTGATTGTATAGAAATTTGGACATCCGATGGAAACTATTGGAAAGTTACTGTTTATGAGTAAAAGGAAAAATTGTTTGAAAAGGAGTAATTAACTATGAAAGATATTACCGTACAGAAATTTATTAATACATATAATAAGAAGGAATCCGATAAGGAGAAACAGGATTATATTAAATCAATGGTAAAAATTGAGTATATGCCGATTAATACAAAAATGACTCTTGCTGAAAAAATTGTTGAGAACGCATATTGGAAAGATATTGAGAAGAAGGATATTGTAAGTGTAAGTTCTCCAGTTAGACATGTACTTCATGTGTACACGATTATTAACAACTATACATATATTCATATGGACAATAAGACTATGGCTGAAGATTATGACTATCTTAACAGAGACGGACTTGTCGTAGAACTTATTAAAGCAATTGGTAATGATGTCAAAGAATTTACAGCTATTGAGGAAATGACTGCACAGGATTTTATGACTAATCATTATGGAACACAGGCATTTATTCAGAACCAGGTTACCAGACTGAATGATGTGTTGAAACAGGTTGGTACTTCTCTCGCACCAGTATTTGCTGAAGCGATGAAGGATATTAGTAAGGAAGATATTATAAAGCTTGTTAAAGCGATTTCTTCAAAATAAAATATGAACATTTATTTAAGCTCCATGGCTGTCAAAGGTCATGGAGCTTTTTACAGTTTGAATAGGAGTTAAAATATGATTTCATTAAAAATTAACGCCTCTGATCTCAATAAGGCGGCTAGAAAATTTAGAAAATTAGCTGATAGTATTGAGACTGCAGAAAAGAAAACAAATGAAGAAATACCTAAAAAGGCTGCTCCTGAGATTGAAAGTGCAAGCAGGTTCGCAGTTGAAGATTGGTATATGTCATTCAATCCTGAATACTATGAAAGAACTGAATCTCTATTAAATGTATATGATGTAAAGCCATTATCAGGGGAAATTAATGTTAATTTAAGCTCTGATGAATTAGGTGGACATAGAGTAGGTAATGACTACATTTATGAGTATATATTTAAACAAGGTTATCACGGTGGAGCCATTGATGGTCCTGAACATCCAGCTCCTGGAACTCCATATTGGAGAACAGGATTTAATTTTTCAGAATGGGGAAGACCTGCTCCAAAAACAACTTCTGCTTATATGCTTATGCAGAAATACATTAGTGAAAAGAAAGATCCAATTAAGGAACTTACGTGGAGTACGTTTATTGGATATCTAAAATGGTAAGAAAGGAAGTGAATTTATATGCCTAATGAAGATTTTAGTATAAAAACTGGTATAGAGGTTGATGATAGTAAAGTCAGCCAATTAAAAAGTATTGCTGATGAGCTTGAAAAAACAGCGAAAGCTTTACAGAAAATTAATAACGTAAAATTTAATGGTGATATTTTCTCTGGATTGACTAATGCAGGAAAAAACATTCAGAATGTCACTAAAGAGATTGATAAATTACAGAAGTCTGCTAATGGTGCTGGAAAGCCATTAACTAATATTGGGAAAGGTGCAGAAAGCATTGTCTCAGGAAATTCAAAGCAGTTTACTTTATTAGATTTAGCATCTATTGATGTTATTAAATCAAGTATGAATGAAATTGCTACTTCTGCTCAGAATCTTAAAGAAACATTAGGATCAGAAGTTACTTCCGGATTAATGACTCAGATTGATGCTATGTTGGCGAAAAAAGATGAGTTACAAAATCTTGCGAACATTTTGAAAAGCAACAAGGAAGATTTAAATAAAGCTGCAAAAGCAACTGGAAGTAGTAATAAGAAGTCTACAAATAACACATCGTCTTCCACTTCTACTAAAACCCCAAAATATGTAACTGACCAGTCTTATGTTGGTGATTATAAGACACTTGCAGATAATGAAGCTTTTGTTCATACTCTTAGTACGTTTAGACATAATACAACAGAAGCTCAAGCCGCCATAGAAGAACGAAATAAAGTTATGGCAAGAGTAAACGCAAAAACACCACAGAACACTTCTGAAATAAATGCAAAGCAGAGATTTGATGATATTGATAAGACTATCACAGACAATCTTAGTAAATACGGAAATCGAATTCAGAGCGCCTATGATGCTTTCGACAAGATAAAAGTAGACAAAAGTGGCATCGCTGGAATTGAAGATGTATTTAAATCTAGTGAGGAACAGATAAATAAATGGGCTACTGCTGTCGCAAAAGGCAAAATGGGCATTAGTGAATTTGAGAAGAAAGTCAGTGGATTAAGTGGATCTGTTGGTAGTATTGGTAAAATCATTGATCCGGCAAGTATCACAGATGCAAAAGGTGAATTGGAAAGTTATCTAAGAGAGCTTACCAATGTACAGGATATTACCTTTAGTGGATTTACAGAAAAAAATGGAATTGTTTCACTCAAAGGTACATTTAAGGATAGTGCCGGTGAAGCGCAAACTTTAAGTGTCCAATTAAATACACTAAATGGACAGATTAAAAATCTTGGAACTTCTGTAAAACCTGTTGAAAGTGGGCTTAGTAAATTCTTCTCAGGTTGGAAAGAAAAAATGGTAAACCTTGCTCAGTATTTGACTTCATTCCAGGCAATGAATCAAGTTTGGAATACGTTCAAACAAGGTTTGGAAATAGTTAAAGAGTTTGATACTGCTCTTACAGAAATGCGAAAAGTATCCGATGAGCCGATCAGTAAGCTGAAAGAATTCCAGAAGGAAAGCTTTGATATGGCAAAAAGCGTTGGTACTACTGCTCTGCAGATTCAGAATAGTACCGCAGATTTCATGCGTTTGGGACAGAGTATGGAAAAGGCAAAACAGTCCAGTGTGAACGCTAATATTTTAAAGAATGTTTCGGAATTTGATAATATTGATGATGCAACTTCTGCTCTTATTTCTATGAAAGCAGCTTATAGTGATTTATCACAGGAAAAAATTATCGATTCCCTAAATGCCGTAGGTGTGTGATTATGCCTAAACACATAGTAATATGTGGGGACATTATCTCAACAAGTAGCTATAACGGTCAATAGCTTATGGGAAAGCCAAGACCGTGGAAAGATTATAATGCACATTTGAAATGAGGATTAAATGGAAAATAAATATTATAATGTTTCATCTGTAAGATTGATGAGATATTTATATTCATTAGGTTTCAATAAAGAAAGTTATATAAATGATAAAAATAAAGAGAATTGGAGATTTTTTAAGTCTGATAATTTAGATGAAGCAATTGAATTTTATCATTATATGAGAAATAAAAATATGAAATAGGAGTTGGTAATATGCCAAATATTAAAACTAAATCGCGTCCTGGAATATGGATTGTGAAGACTTGTCCAAGTTGTGGACAGGAATTTACTGTTTTAAAATCAAAACAAACTAAATATTGTAGCCAAAAATGCAATCAAGAACGTAATGAAAAGTATATGAATTATAATTGTGATTCATGTGGAAAAGAAATTAGGATAAAGAAAGATAGATATCAGAATTTACTAGATGGAAAAGTTAAGCATATAACCTGTTCAAAAGAATGTTCATATAAACTGAAAGAAACAGGAACAATAATTTCTTGTACAAATTGCGGAAAAGAATTTTATCGTAGAGGCTATCATATAAACAAACAAGAGAATCAATTCTGTTGTTCAAAATGTAACTTTGAATATAAAAGAAAACAAGCTTATGAGATTAGAAAATGTGAAATTTGTGGAACAGAATTTGAATGTTATAAAAAATCCACTCAAAGATTTTGTTCTCATCAATGTAATAATGAATGGTTAAAAACAAGAGTTGGTGTGTTAAATTCACAATTCACTCAGAAATTAATAAAATGTGACTATTGTGGTAGTGAATTTTATATTAAACCTTCTCAATTAGAAAATGGTACAATAAATCATTTTTGTTCTACTGAATGTAGACAATCATGGTTTAGAGAAGTATATTCCCAACAACCTGATTATAAACAAAAAGTCAGAGAACGCATATTAAAAGAATTTGAAAGTGGTGCAATTGGGAAAACACAATCTAAGCCGCAACAGATAACTGATGATATTTTAACCAATTTAAATATACAATTTGAGCGTGAAAAAAATATAAAATATTACGCAATTGATAATTATTTAACGGATTATAATTTGATGATCGAAGTTCAAGGTGATTATTGGCATTGTAATCCTACTATTTTCACTGACAAAATGAGAAAAAATCAATTTGATAGAATATCTAAAGATAAGTCAAAGCATACATATGTAAAAAATAAATATAATATTGAAATATTATATTTATGGGAAGATGATTTATATAAGAATGAAGAATTATGTAAGAAATTAATTCAATTATATATTCGAAACAAAGGAATTCTTTTAAATTATAACTCTTTTAATTATCATCTAAATGAAGATAACACAATGTCTATTAATTCTGAAATAATAATCCCATATCAAAATAGAAAAGTAAATACATATAAACAATTTGTTATACAAAATAATTAATAAAAAATGTACATTATAAAATCCCGAGAGACTGTAACACTTTATTTGGTAAGCAAATGAAGTTTCGCTACTCTCCTATTCTATAGGATGAAGATCCAGTCCGATCAGCCGAAAGGCTCTTTTATATTTTTAATATAATCGTCACGCAATAATCCCAATAAAGAAACGTGAGACATAGGCAGAAATGACTATGCGCCATACATTTTTATGTGTGGTCGGTAGAGTGTGATATTACTCGAAAGTAACAGCTTGAATAATTTCTCTATATCAACAGATGAGTTAGCAACTGGTTTACAAAAAGCTGGTGCGACTCTTAGTTTAATGGGCAACTCATTAGATGAGTCAGCGGCACTCATAACAAGTGCGAATGCAACGATTCAGGATAAATTTTGTCCACTTACATAGTGATATGTAATGTTCAACCTAGCTCAAAACGGTAAAACTCTTGAAGAAGACAATACCGTGGGTAAGACTCAATATTTTTGAGATCCTGTAACGATCACAGTCTAAAAGGTAACGATTAGGCATATGCTAGGCTCTCTTATTCGAAGAGATGAAGGTATGATCTGAACCGTAATTATAACTTAATAACGAAGTTACGGAGATAGGCAGAAATGACCTATCCTTCTTTTTTATAGAAGTAACAAATTTGGTAAATAGTGTTGCAGCCGGACTTAAGACCGTTTCGCTTCGTATTGTAGGTTTTCGGCCTAAACGTATCGGAAGGTACGGATGGACTTTATGTTCATCAGTAGATAACTATATCGGTGAACGCCTGGAAGCAGGTAATACCGAGGTAAGACCTATATTTTATATAGGAAACCGTAACGACTGCAGGATGTGTGTGGTAACACATATGTTGAAGTTATCCATCCAATATCATAAGGATGTAATATACAGTCTGAACTCATAATATAACAAAATGAAATATGAGATACAGCTAGAAATAACTGTACGCCATTTATATGGTCAGTAAGGTTTTTGTGCCTGAAAGTAACAGCTTGACAGAAGAAGCGCAAAAGGAATTAGCAGAACTTGGCGAGGAAACTGATGATTATGTAGTAGCTACCAAAGCAAAGAAACAACAGATAATTAAAGATTATACAGCCGTACCTTCAAATAATGGTAAAGGCGTTGACATCTTAGATGAAAATGGAAACTATCGTAACACATATTCTATATTAAAGGATATTTCTGAAATATATAGTGAAATACAGAAACAAGATAAAGCTATGGGTACCAATCGTGCACAAGCTCTTATCGAAGAACTTGCAGGTAAAAACAGGTCTAATATTTTAAGTAGCCTGCTTACTAATGGTTCTCTTCTTGAACAGGTAAAAGAAACTTCTGAGCACTCAGATAATTCGGCACTGGAAGAAAACCAGAAGTATCTTGAGAGTACGGAGGCGAAAATAGCCCAGCTCCAAACACAGCTCCAAGAGCTTGCAACAGTAACAATCAACAGTGATATGTTTAAAGGCGTAATAGATACAGCAACTGCCTTTCTTAACATCGTAACTCAGATCCTGGATAAACTTCCACTGCTCTCAACAGCAATTGGAGGATTCGCAGGATTTAAACTTTCACAAGCAGGTCTGGGTAAACAGCTTAACATAAACCATAAAGCTAGTTTCAATTCAAAATTTTATCGTAGTTAAGATGCCCATTTGATATGCTGCTGTCATAATCGCGACAGTTAGTATAGAACTTGTTCAAGATGGTGATTCGACACCTATTGACAGACCTTTAGCCTTAGAGCTATAAAGCCGAATATCGGAGGAAGCCGTAATCCACATCACTGTGGTACCTTAGTTCTGAAAATGAATGAAAGGGATATATTGAAGATGGTAGTTCCGACACGTTAGCAAACACATATGTTTAAATTTACAAAAGTGGATGATAAAATTCACGAATAAAACGCAATTATAACAGGAAGAAAGAAATAGAGAGCAGAAAGTTGCAGGTAACAACTCTCCACTCTCTTAAAAGACTAAAAGGAGATTACAAAAATATGAACTAAACTATTTATTATTTTGGGTGTCATCCTTATAGAATTCTCCAGACATGTCAAATCCTTTCAGAAATCCAAAATGGATGTGAAAGTTTTTCATGTTCTTAGATGGTATTCTTCGGATTAACGACCATAGGATTAATAATCCTACAAGAGTTAAAACGAATAGAAATACATCTTCCATATCTCACCTCCTTCCTGTACGAAAGTATCAAGAAAGAGATTTGATGTTGGGGAGAATCCCATAGAAATGAATATAATATTTAGAGTACTTCATTTTAGACAATCTCATTTCTGGTACAAATTGCGTACCATTAATTCAGTACTACATGACGACTGTCAGATATACTGTCGTGCAGCGGATCACAATGTAGACCTGTGACCACAAGTATATCTGACTTTGATTGTAGTATAATTGTCCATTTTTGTAAATCCAGAACATATGTGTTTTCATGTAAAAGTGTAGTTTTACAGTTAACGTGCGAGAGGCTGACAAGGCGTATTATGTGTGGCGTTACAACATATAGTACAATATACAGTCCAACCAGGGAAAGCCTGGGTAGCATGATGGATCGAATAGTATGGATAGAACCGTGAGGTTACTACTCTCTTACTACCTGAAATGCATTAACTACACACACTCACCACGGCTTGCAAACGTGGTGTTTTTATTTATATAGATTGAAATTAATCTATTTTATGATATGATAAGAGGTAATATTTAATATGGGAAAAATACATTATTATGAAGGGGAAATTGTAGAAATTCCAAATCACCCTACAGATTGGTTTTATTATCATCATGAAGAATTATATAAAAAATATGGAGAATGTTATCTGTCTATTAGAAAATTAGATAATATTATCATTGGATCATATAAAACATATAGAGAAGCATTAAGGGAAACACTTTTCTATTATGATGTAGGTGAATTTAATATATATCATTGTGACGGTGTTTTTAACAAAAAATATGTTCGTATACCAGAATATAAATGGATTTCTATAAGTGAATAAGATATGGATAAAATACGAGTTCTTACATATAGTTCAAATAAGATAATGAATCAACTTACTTCTTATGTTTATGTAGGAAAAGAGAAAGATGATTTAATTGATAAAAATCGCTTTATTTGTATTTGGGACACAGGTGCTTCTGTCTCATGTATAACAAGCAATATAGTGGAAAAATATAATCTTACTTCAACTGGAAAATCAAATTTCTATACTGGAGGTCATCGTGAGTCAAAATTAACAAATATTTATTCAATTGATTTAATGTTTAGAGACGATTTTGTTTTTAATAACTTGCGAGTATTAAAAATTGAAAAACATGATGTTTTTGATATTATTATTGGTATGGATATTATTTCAAAAGGTGATTTTGCAGTATCAAATTTAAATGGAAAAACAAGTTTTTCATTTAGAATCCCATCTTTTGGAACAGCAAATTTCTTAAATGAATATGATAATTTAGACCAGGAGAATTAACACTCTCCTGGTCTATTATAATTTCTCCTTATTTCCCAGGTTTTCACTTATAGCCGCAATTCTGGCATACATTCCTAGCGCTACCAGATCCGATAAAACCAGAAAGTAATGAGTAGCCACGGTTTACGACTCCAACTTGCGTTGAGCCACAGCGAGGACAGTGAACTTGGTTGGATTCATGTATTAATTTGTATTAGGTTTATTATATTTTTCTATATGTTCCTTTATTATAGTTTTGACTAAATCATGTAATTTAATTTGATAATTAAGTAATACATTATAATTATATTTTGTTGTTGACAAAAAATATTCCGTTATCTCTATAAATAATGAACGAAACACATCTGGTACATACTTATAACTATAAACATATTCGATATTATGCTTTTTAAGTGATATCAAATATCCAATACAATAATATAAAAGTCTTTCGTCACAATATACCTCACCTTTTAAAATAGGATCATTTGGTAATATAAAACTCTCAGTTAAATTTACTATTCCTTTATCTACATATTTTTTATATGAGAAATTTTCTATTTTTAAATGTATATCCATTTCAACTTCTGAAGCGTGAACTTCAGAATATATGTACATTAATTTAATAAAATCTTCAAGCGGATAATTTAATAACTGAGTAGAATCATATACATGTGTGAACTCGTGAAAGAAAATTCCTTTGTATATTTTTGATTCATCTAATTGTTTGTTAACTTTTAGTATATATTTTTGATTATACAATTCCAATGTATTGAATTGTGCGGCTGCACAATCTCTTTTGTCAACTTCAATATATTCTTGTATTTCTGGAATTTCATAATATAACTCGTTGTATTCCTTAAATATTTTATCAAGATACTCTTTGTTCATTTTTATCTCCTGCATAGAAAGGAATTATTATGATAAAAAACAAAATGCTAATTATTAGATTAAAACGTGATATATTATATCTAAAGTTTAAGAGTTTAAAAGTAGATATTAAGTTTGCAATTAAAAAAGTATATTATAGAATTTTCGACAGCAAAAAGTACCAAAATCTCCTACAAACTCAAAAAGATATGCAAGAGATTTTGGATGCAATTGACGACAGAATGAAATGGATATAGTGTTCAGTTCTCAGCTTTCATCCTATAACCACAGTTATTACATACTAACTCAATCTTGTTAGTGGCGAAGCCCATGAATAAACCATATTTTTTGCGTACAGGCATAAAGTTAGTGCCATTGCATTTCGGACAGTGGCGAGTATTGGATTTAACTTCCTCTGCTCGTTGCTGTGCTTCATGTTGAATTTTTGATTGGTTATCCATATCGTTTAACTGTTATCTGAATCATTATAATAATAGTAAATCTTGTTGGCTATTTCATTAGCAAGAGAATTCATTTCTTCACACAGACTCTCTGTAATTTCATTATTTTGATATAATGTTTTTATCTGGTTGAATTCTTCATCAATATTCCATTCTTCTGGAAATTCAATTGGATATGGATTAATCAACTTATATTCATCAAGAAAAATTGAAATTCCAATATAATATGCTATAGTTGTAACTACATTTATTATGACATCATCATTGTAAACATCTATTTCAGAAATCATAGCGTTAAAATTGTCATAAATATTTTGTATATGTTCTTTTAATTTAATATTTCCATTCTCGATATACAGATTAGAGCTTAAACTGATTTCTTTTTTGGGATTGTATATTAACCCTAATATATATTTTGTTTCAATAATTATTGCATGAATTTCCGTATATGGAAATAGAAAGTTGGTTACTTCTTGAAAATCGGTTTTCTTTTTAAATAAATTAGCGTGATCATAAATATGTGTAAACTCATGATATAGTATTGATTCAATATAACGTTTTGATTTATTACCAGAGTTAAAATCTTTATCAATTACTAAAACTGTATGTTCGTTATCAAAATCTTTTATCATTCCGTTTCTATCGAACATAAATTCTTGCTTAAGTTCTAGTTCAGGGAGATTACATTTAAAATCATTTTGGTATTTTTTATACAATTCAATAATTTCTTTTTCAGAAAGCATATTATTACCTCGTGAAAGGAGTATTTTTATGAGACAAAATCATCAATGGAACTGGTATCAAGGGTATATTCCACCGTATGATCCTAAAATAATTGAACAGCGTCATAAATCAGTAAAAATAAAAAGTGATTTATCTATGATTTTCAATCATTGTAATTTAAATCCACTTATTGAATGGTTTGATTTATGGAAACAATTGTTCAGACATATTGTGTATGGATAAATTACTTACCAGGTTTCCAAGAATATCCGCAGTTAGCACACCTATTGACAGTTTTATTAGAACCAAGGAAACCTGTAATCAGACTGTATCCTCTTTGACCTGTAGTAATTTGTGTGCTACCACATTTAGGGCAACGAACGGTATTTTTCTCTTCTTCCTCTGCCCTCTGCTGTGCTAAATACTCGTCATATCTTTTCTGCGATTCCTCTTCGGCTTTAGCGTTTATAATATTTATTTGATTTGTGTATTTAATGATGTCGTTCTTTTTGAGATCAATCATTGCTAAAAGAAAATCAGCACTATAATTACCAAAGTCAGTAATACGATCAAATTCTTTTAAATCATCCATATTAGAATCTTGCATTTCTGTTTTGCATATAGGACATTCGGCAGTCAACGCTTTATCTTCAAAAAGTAATCCTTTATAATCATTTATACTTTTATAAGTTACATTTGGTTCATAAAGTAATGAACTTGTATAAGCTTTTGCATCTGTTAGTCTATTTTTATTTTTTGCCATACATGTCTTACAGTAAAAAATTTTCATATTATTAGTCTCCCTCAATTTTATATAGTTTTATAATGCAAGTATACTACTATATATAAATAAAAACAATGATCTTTAACTACGATAAAGAAAATGGGACATTTAATAATTCTAAGAATTTGTCTGATGTTAAACAGAGCATTATAGACTTTTTTACAAAAAAACAAGATATAAAAAAGAACTATGTATTAACTGACAAAGATAACGATTTCTTTAAAAGATTTAGAGAGACATTTTCTAGTGATCAAATATCTGGTAGTAGCGAAAAAGATGTTGCATATGCAAAACAATTAGTAGATCAATATGCAGACCAGAAACAGGGAATTTATGATCTTATAGAAGCAAAAGGGCTTTTGGGTGTTACGGAAGCCAATTTAGCAGATGCACAATCCACTACTATACAAGGAATGACTAAGTTCCAGTCTGTTGCAAAATCAGCAGTTACAGCTGTTAAATCTTTTGTCGGTACTCTCGGTAATATGGCAATTGCTATGGCTGCATCATGGGCTATTGGTAAAGCAATCGAAGGTATTGATTATCTTATTCACTACGATGAAAATATCATTAAAGCTGGGCAGGAAGCCAAGGAGTCTATAGATAATACTTTTAAGAGTTTTGAAGAAGGACAGCAAAAAGTAACGGACCTTGCGACAAAATTTGCAGATTCTACGGATCAAATTAAAACAACAGGTGATGCTATTGACCAAGTAGCAGAAAAATATACAGAGTTACATAAAGGTGTTGTAGGAAGTACAAATGAGAACCGTTCATTGTCATCTGAGGATTATCAGTCATACCTTGATATCTGTAACCAGTTGGCTGCACAATTTCCACAATTAGTTTCCGGATATGATGCCCAGGGTAATGCTTTATTGAATCTTGGTTCAAATGCAGATTCTGCTGCTGATAGTATTCGAAATTTGTATAATGCCCAAATGTTATCCGCCAATGTTGAAATTGGAGAAAACTTACAAGACACATATAAAGGGACTATAACGCAAGTTGAACAATACAATGGACAGATTAGTGATTTAAAAGAAGAAAATGAGAAATTGCAAGCCGAAATGGATGAGTATACTGGCACCAATAATGGCAAAAGTATATTTACATTTGGTTCTAAAAAGTTAAACGTTGATAACAGAAAGCTCACAGGGGAGCAAATAAAAGCAATTAATAATGCTTTGCATGAATTTGCTGGTAATGAATATTCAATGCAAGGCTTATCTGACGGAACAACTGTTGTAGATGGTTTGGAGGATCTTTCAAAAGAAAAGATTCAGCAATTAAATAATGCATTTTTAGAAGCTATGAATGTTTCTTATGATACTGAAATTAAAGGACTTCAGGCACAAATTAATGCAAATAAATCTAAATCTTCTTCTATTGATTTATTAATTAAAGACCAGTGGAATAGTATGGCTAATTCACTTAGTAATTACCTTCAAACATCTGAAGCATTTTCTGGGCTTGATTCTTCTCTCCAAAATGCCTTTCTTGGACATTTGACAGATATTGATTTAACATCATTGAGCGAAGATTACGATGGATTAGTTCTTCCGTTCTTATATGGTGAATTTATTGAACCAATGAACTCATTGGAACCAGATGCTCAAGAATCTTTGTCTAAATTACTTACACTTGATACTTCAAAATTAAAACAGAAAGAATATTATGACCAAGTTCATTCTGTAATTGAAGGATTGTTCCCAGATGATAAAGATACACAAAATCAGTGGTTAAAAGCATTAGGACTATCTGATGTAATTACAACAGCTTCTACTGAAATGGGAAAAATTAAAACTGCATTCAAAGGTAAAGTATTCGAAAATTGGATTGATAACTTGTCTATTGATGATATAAGCATCGGCGCACAACTTTTAACCGATGGGTTTGAGGTAGAATCAGGACTTACTGGTTGGAATAAATTTCTTGACGCTATAGCGAACTATAAGGAACAAGCCGTAGATTTAGGCGATAGTCCTACTCTCGCATCGGTTCTCGCAGATGAAGACAATGAAGTTTCCTCTTCTATTGACTCTTTACAATCAGACCTCTCTTCTCTTTCTGATACATTATCTAAGCTTAAGACTGGTGAGTTTACAGATACTGATCTTACTGACCTTATTCAGCAGTTTCCACAGTTAGCCGATCAAACAGATAATCTGCAGGAGTCAATTGTTAGTCTTCAAGCGGATAAGTTAAAATCCACTATCAAAAAAATTGATGAAGCTATGTCTGGTGCTTCTGCTGATGAAAAAACAAAAGCAAAAACACTAAAAGAGTCTTTAATAAAATCTGCGGATTTATCCGGAATTACTTCCAAAGAAATAAATGATCTATTTAGAGAAGTTTACAATATTGGCGGTGAGGGTGTTTCTGATATGGCATCTCGTGAGGGTGCTATTGCAGCCGGAAAATTTAAAGAATCATTTGCGTCTGTAATGCTTACAAAAGATGGTCGTGAAGCTTTGTATAAAGCATTATTGGACCCAGAAGTTGCAAAGTCTGGATTTGATGGAATTATGGAAGCCGTTCAATCAAATCTTTCCGATATTTTCAATAGACGAATTGATGCTTCTAATGATTTATTATCAGAGATAAGTTCAGTTCAATCTGCTTTAAGTTCTCAATCAATCGGAACTTCAATTAGTTATGATACATTTTCCTCTGAAGACTTAAAAGACTATCGCTCTGCTCTTGAATATGTAAATGGTAGTATGCAGATTAATACTCAGAAGGTAAAAGAACTAACTCAGGAAAAAGTAAAAGAACAGGTTGCTACAAATAATTCTGCAAAAGCTCAAAAACAGCAACAATATTTACAGAATGCCAAACAGATCGAGGAATTACGTCAGAAACTCATTGATAATACTAATGCTACTGGATTAAGTGTTGATGGAATTCAACAGCAAATCAATAGCTTGCTTTCTAGCAATGATGCAATTGTGGAGCAGTGTAGTCAGCTTGATTTACTTAACTCTTCACTCATGGAATCCATTGGTATTTACCAACAATGGAAGGATGCTCAGAATGCTTCTGAATCTGGAGATATGTTTGACGATGCAATTACGGCATCCAAACAGATTGACGATACATTAAATAACACAGATTCAGACATTTATGGTAGAGTTGGACGTAAAGATTACCAGGCTTCTTTGGATTTTCTTATTCCTGATACGGTTGATAGTACAGATGAAAATGCAATCAATTCCTATTTAAGCAGCATTGACAATCTGTTTACCCACAATGAAGATGGGGAAAGAGCCGGACTTAATATAGAAGAGTTCTGCAAAAATGCAATGGATAAAGGTCTTATGGTTCTGGATGAAGCTGGTGAAAACTACCAGGTAGCAGGTGGAAAAACCATGGAAGATTTTGCTGAGGGCATGAATCTTTCAATGCCTATGGTTCAAGCAATGTTCGGTGAGATGCAGGAATTTGGAGCAAACTTCGATTGGAGCGATGAAGGAATCCAAACAATGGGCGATATTGCTGTAGCTGCCACTGAAGCTTCAGAAGCATTGCGTAGTGTAACAGGTAATGAAGACCTGAAGATCAATCTTGATGTGTCTGATCTGGAAACTACGGAAGAAAAATGCTCTGCATTAGATGATACTATATCAGAGATGAACAGTGTTAAAGCAAAGGTCGGTGTAGATTTATCAGAAGTTGATCAGGCAAATACCATAATTCAGTACTGTGTAGCTCAGAAACAACAATTAGAAGCACCAGCTGTAATGAATGTTGATGTAAGCCAGGTTTCCGGTAAGATTGGAGAAGCTGTTGGATTGTTGCAAGAATTCCAGACAGCACAGAATACTTTGCAGATGCAAGAAACATTAGGCATGGACACCTCAGAAGCCCAGGCAAATGTTGAAGCTGTAGCAGATAAGATTAAAGGGCTTGATACAAATGTAAAAGCTACATTATCTATAGATGATTCCTCTATTGATACGATCCAGGACAGCATTAGTAATAAGCTTACAAACGAAGTCATGGTGAAAGCTGGAATTGATGATTCTGCTATTATTGGATTCCAAGAAACCAAACATGATGCAAAAGGTGAAGTTGATTGGGATAACGATACGACAAAAGTTGATGCTTACGCCGCTGCTCAAAAGAAAAGTGACGGTACGGTGTTGTGGAGTAATGATATTTCACAGGTAAAAACTCAATTTCAGGCTGTAGGACACATTAATTGGGGAAACACTTCTGCTCCTACTAATGGAGCTAATAGCGTGAATGGGACAGCTCACGTATCTGGAACTGCTAAAGTTACAGGTGATTGGGGCAATAAGCGTCCTGGTACTACTCTTGTGGGAGAATTAGGTCGTGAAATGTGCGTAAATCCTCATACTGGAAGATGGTATACAGTTGGAGACAATGGTGCAGAGTTTGTGAATATTCCACAAGGAGCAATTGTATTCAACCATGTGCAGACTGAGGAATTGTTAAGCAATGGATTCACAGCTTCAAGAGCAGTCGCGTTAGCATCCGGTACAAGTCCTGATATATCCGGTACTGCTTTTGTATCTGGAAATGCTATGGTAACAGGTGGAATCAGTGTTAAGCAAGCACAGAAATCTGTCGTATCCGGTGGTAACACTGCAAAGGCTACCAGTGCTACCAATGCAGATACCAAGGCGACCAAGAGCCATACAAAAGCTACGGAAGAATCGACAGAAGCCACAAAAAAATCCATGAAAACATTTGACTGGGTTGCTACGAGGCTGGAAACATGGGAGAAAAAGGTCAAGAAAATATCAGATCAGATTACGGATTACATTACGTCTACATTAAAGACCTCTTTGTTGAAGAAACAGATGAAAACCATGAACTATGAGATGAAAGCTAATACCAAAGGCGAGTTGGCTTACATGAAGAAAGCCAATTCTGTTGCTGAAAAATACACTTATTACAATAGTGATGGTGGAGAAATAAATGTACCAATTCCTAAGAAATATCAAAAATTGGTACAGTCCGGTGCTTATCGTATTGAAGATATGGACACTAGCACAGATGAGGGTAAGGCTTTAGCGGAAGCTATCTCAGAATATCAGAGTTGGTATGACAAGGCACAGGATTGTAAACAGGCTGTTATTGATCTGAGAAATGAACAACAGAAGTTGTTTGAGCAATGGGCTAACATGCCTACAGAGAAAGCCGAGAAAAAGATTGATCGTTTGACTACTGGTTATAACGGTATTAATGCTATATCTTCCAGATTAACAGCGGCTACCAAAGGTGGATCTACTCAGGCTGTTCTTGCGCAGACAATGAAAGAGGATCTGGCTGAAGTACAGGAACAGAAGAAATCGGATAATAAAGCGTTGAAATCTGCGAAGACTGCTAATAAGAAAGCGTCTACAGCAAAGAAGAAAGCAAATAATAAAGTGAAATCCACTGCAAAATCCTTATTGAAAACAAATCTTACTGATGAACAGAAGAAACAGGTTCAAGCTGGTAAGAAAATTGATTCTACTGGTATGTCAGGTTCCCAGAAGAAAAAAGCTGACGCTTATAATAAGGCTGTGACAAACAAGACCAAAGCGAATAAGAAAGCCACATCTGCAAAATCTAAATTATCTACGGCAAAATCTAACTACAATTCATCCAATTCTACATATAAATCCATGAAGTCTAATGTGAATACAGCGCTTAATGCTTATGATTCCGGTGATTCATTATCATATATGAATAGCCTGGTGGACCAGCAAGTCTCTGGCAAAAAGTTAGAACAGGATGCAAGAAAAACTGCTGTTGAACAGGCGAATGCTAATTTGACTACGACTAAGAAGCAGAAAACAACGTCTGACAAAAAGCTTGCAAAGCTTCAGAAGAAATATAAAAACAGTAAGAATCTTACAGCAGCTCAGAAAAAGAAGATTGCAGCTGGCAAAGAAATTGATACAACTGGAATCACTGATGCAAAGCAGTTGAAAATTCTGACCACCTACAATAATGCCTTAGCAGACAGTAAAAAGAAGAAAGAGAATGTAACTATTGCCACAAATGCTCTTACAGAAGCTAATGAAAATCTTATGACTGCCGAGGTGGAATCTGCTCAGGCTACAGTGGAAGCGGTATCTACGAAATTTGATAATGCAAAAACGTATTACGAAGCACTTCTAAGTTACCAAGAGCAATTGAGTAAATATCAGGAAAAGAATATAGACCTGGCAAAAGCTCACGGAGATTACGAAAAATCTTCTGACTATGATGTTAAGATAAGCAACACTCAGGCTGAGAGGGCAATTAAACAGAATGAGCTTGATGAACTGACGAAACAGCTAAATGATGGCGTTGAGGCTGGAACAATCGTGGAAAATTCACAAGAATGGCTGGACATGCAGACAAAAATCAAAGAAGCGCAAAATGCTGTGGCAGACTATGACACACAAATTGAGGAATTGAAGCAATCTCAGATTGGTGTTTATTACGAAGAACAGTTTGAAAGAGCTGCAGAAAAGGTTGACAGGTTCCGTGATAAGTTAGACGGTTTGAAATCACTTATTTCTGATGATATGAAAATTGATAAGAACACAGGACTCCTCACAGAATCAGGTGCATTGTCAATTACATTGGATGTTGATGATATCAATGCTTCCACAGAAAATCTGAAAACCTATATAAAGGAAAGACAGCAGATTATCAATGACTACAACGCTGGAAAATTCGGCGAGGATGAATATAACCAGAAGCTCAAGGATGTTGATGCAAATATCAAGAGTACCACTGCAAATATATACTCTTCCAGAAATTCTATTTTGGAACTGGTGAAATCCCAATCTCAGGCTGAATTTGATGTGCTGAACAAGGTCATTGATAAGAGGAAAGAAGCTCTATCTGCAAAGAAAAACTACTATGACTATGACAAGACACTGAAAAACAAAACCAAGGATATTGAAGTGCTGGAGAGACAGATTGCGGCGTTGGAAGGAAGCACCAGTGCAGAAGATAAGGCAAGAAAAGCAAAACTGCAAGAACAGCTGCAATCCGCAAAAGATGATCTGAATGACACAATTGTAGATCATGCTTATTCTATGCAGACTGATTCACTGGATAAGCTGTCTACTGATCTGAGTGAGGATCTTGATACATGGATTAACAAAATCAGCTCTAACATGGAAGATATGACTAATGCTATTAATGGTGCAATTAGCAATGCAGGACTTAGCACAGCAAGTACAATTAATGCGATATCTTCCATATTACGTCATTACGGATTATCAGATAGTGAGATTTCACAGTCTGGACTTACAAATATTACCGGTTATGCTTCCGGTACTGACTATGTAAATAAGTCTGGAATTTACAGAGTGAATGAGAAAGGCATGGAATCTGTCTTTTCTAAACAATATGGCACTCTTACTTTTCTGAACCAGGGAGACAAGGTGTTTGATGCTAACTTTACGAAAAGCTTATTGGACAATGCAACTATAGCCACCCAGAAAAACATGCCAGACTATGCTGGAATGGCAAAAGCTATAGAAAAGAATATCCAAAATATTCAGAATCTAAGTGGAAACACTTATGTAAATAACTTCTATATTGATGGTGCGCAAGATACAGAGTCTATTCTGAGGGAAATTGACAAACACTTGGACAAGAAAATCCAGGCACATGACAAGAAACAAGTCAGAGATTTTAAGAGTCTCAGATAAACACAGGAGGGCATAGTGTCACAGCTATGCTCTCTTTTATTAATTTTGAACAGAGGTAATAATATGAAAGTAAGTTTTTTTAATTTTATGTTAAAAATAAATAATACATCTGTACGTTTATATGAAAATGAAAAAGATGTTGGTGGTATGTCATGTTGTGACGGAATAACTCCAAGTGATGTAAAAAATTTTATGGAATGGTTATTTTTTAATAATAAATTTGTTGGAACAGCACATGGTGGAACAATATGTTAATTTTTATGTAATAAAAGGACTAATTATGCATGTTAAAATTTTTGATCATACATTTATAATAGGTAATTATAAAATTATAGAATACCATAATGGCAAAGAAATAAGTAGTTTTTATAGTAAAGTATCACTTTCTCCACAGGATGTAAAAGAATATTTTGATTGGCTTTTTATAAAAGGCAAATATCACTTTTGCGGTCATCCAGGTGGATTATTTGGACTTTAAAATAACTGTATTAATATTTGTATTTATACAATTATTCACTTCTGCTCTATTACTTATTATTATTTTCATATCACATATGATTTCAGTCAGCTCTTTTTGAGTATTTAGAGAAAGATCAAAACCATAATCACCAATCGCCATATAGTCTGTAGATAATAGTCTACTGATACCACATTCATGTTTTTCAGTACCTACAAGATATATTTGTGGTATTTCACACTTATTAAATCCTGCAATAAGTAAATGAATCCCATCATTTGATGCATGATTTTCTTCATAACTTTTCACTTCTTCGTATATACATTCTACATCATTTATATCTAATAGTATTGATTTAATTTCTAAGTATACCTTAAGGCAATCAAAATCATTTTTACTGCCAGCATAACCAATAACAACTCTATCACTAATCTGGTAAATTTTATTCTCGTTTTCGGTAACTATATTACCATTTTTATCCACAATTCTGGAATCAGCGCATACAACAATATCATTATCTTTCGAAATTGCAGCAATCACTAAACTCATCTTCTCCCCACATCCTTCAAATACATATATAAAATCCATTATGATTCAATTAACAATTTTTGTCAATAATAGTCTGAATAGAAAGTAGGTGATTAATATGGCTATATTTGGCTCTTCTTTTACATATAACGGAAAATCTTCCGATGATTTTGGAGTTATTATTTGTGCCTCTGAACAGCCAGAATCAATTCCAATGGGATTAACAAGAGAAATTTTAAAAGGTGAAATTACAAGCAGACGACCTGTATCAAATTGGTATAATACAAAATATTCAGATGTACTTACATTTGAAGTAACAATTACCAAACCTGAAAATCGTGCTTTTTCAAGAGAAGAAGTTAGAGATATAAACGCCTGGTTAACAGGACCACGTACACCTACTCTTCTATTTTTTGAAGATGAAGCTTTTGACCCTATTAATTATTATGGAGTTTTTACAGATGTAACTAACGTATATGGCAGTGGTATTTTAATGCTTACATATACATTTACTGCTGATTCCCCATATGGATGGAGCAACGAACGTGAGTTTGCTTACAACAACTTAGAGAATTGTTTACTTGCAGTAAATGATAAAAATGTATCCGTAAGCAATAAAAGTGTTGAGGTAACAATTCAAAACGCAGAATTATTTGAAGTGAACAATGATACAGATGAGATTGGTGATTTTACATATCCGTTAATAGCAATTTATTCTTATGCAGGTACGCAAATTACAATTGATAATTATTCCGAAATTTCTACTAATGATTTATTAAGTCATAGTCTTACTCTTACAATTCCAAATGCAATTGATTACACAAATCCACTTTATATAGATTCAAAAAATCATAAAATTTATTATTACAGTAATACAAAGAAAAAGAATATTCCGGTTCAATTATCCGATCTTGGGTTTACATCTGACAACCTTACAAATTTAGATAATGGTAGTTTGGGATTATATTGGGTTAGGTTAGTTCCTGGTGTAAACAAATTTAAAATAACAGGTGGATGCAGTATTAAAATGACATTCAGATGCCCAAGAAAGGTAGGTGCTTATTAATGACTTTTAATTATGACTACTTTGGGCTTACTGAACCGGCACGAATTTATTTGTGTAAAACAGATAATACAATAATTTGTGAATTGAATGGTATTGATCTGCCAACTGTATCTTATACACGGCAGTTAAATAATTTTGACACGATACAATTTGATGTACACAAGTATATAAACGGAGAAGAATCAAACGGATATGATCTGCTTGATGAAGCAATGTATATTTTGGTAGATGGTGTTGGATATTTTCGTATGTCCTATCCGGAAGTTTCAAATGATGGATTTGATGAATATAAAACGGTAACAGCTCAGTCATGTGAATGTGAGCTTGCATTGAAAACACTAAAGAACTTTAAAATCAATACAGGAGAGACAGACAGCCGTGAATATTTGATTAATGGCAATGTAAAAGAAACCGATGAAGGTGTTAAAGTAGCAGTTAAAAACATTATTTTATATGATGAACTGTACAAAGATTTTTCATTGCTTGATATTGCAATTGAAAAGGTTTTTGGATGGAAAATTGGTTGGGTTGATCAGACAATAAGAGAAACAACGGTTATAGAGACTAAAGTAAACGATGATGGAACTGTTACTACTACTTCACAAATGGTTGATTCTAAGCGGTCATTTGATATAGACTCAAAAAATGTATATGCATTTCTAACGCAGGATGTATCAAAGAAATTCGAATGTATTTTCGATTTTAATATTATGACCAGGACAATTAATGTATATAGCGTAAAAGATTACGGTAAGGATTCAAATGTATTTATCTCTTATCGTAATTTGATTCAGACGTTGAATTATGCACCAGCTCAAGAAGATAATATTATGACAAGATTTGAAGTACGTGGTGGAGATGACCTTACAATTGATGCAGTCAATTTTGGTTCTTCTACTATTGAGAATCTTTCTTATTATCTTAGTACAAAACATGTAAGCCAAGGCTTAATTGACAGATATAATCAATGGTTATCTAAGCTTGACGAAGCACGTAAAAAATATATGTATTACAATCGTCAGTACAGCTTGTATATGGAAAAGCGTGATGAAATCAATCTTAGAGTTCCGAATGATGGATTGAATAATAATTGGAAACAATTTACCGTAGAAGACCTCGGAACCATAAAAAAGAAGTATACTACATATATGGATGCACTGAAAGATATAAAACTTGGTTACTGGGATGAAGAAAATCAGAAGTGGCTTAATAAAGGTGCAGAACAGGATTATATTGCATATCAGGGTATTCTTGAAATCATCGACAAAACCATTGAATATAAAAATAATACAGATCCTACGCAAGATGATAAAAAGTCAAATGAAGTAGACGATTTGATTGAAAAATGGAATACAAATTGGGATTTGTTTGGTCTTCAAGAGTTAAAAACAAAAGAGAAAACATATCTGAATAATATTGATGCTTTAAAAGCTTATAAAAAGGCATGGAAAGATTTAAGTGAAGATGAAAAAGGTCACTTAACAGAGTCCAATTACAATATTTCTCACAACAAGTATTTAAAGTATTGGGAATATGAATACGGAAAAGATGAAAATGGGAACTTATATGCGGAACCAGAAAAAGGTGGATGCTCTGGTGCCATTAAGCAAAGACAAGGCGAATATGATGATATTCAGAATTTAATGAATGGTTTTTCAAAAAATATGTCCGAAGTTGCAACAATTAACAATAAAGAAAAATGCGGCATATTTACAAAGGAAGACCTTGAAACATTAAATAAACTGTACAATGAGACAGATTATGTAAATGATAATATTATCACCATTTCTACAAACACTGCAGCAGAGATAATCAATACTCAATACGAATTATTTCAAGATGCAACAACAGAGCTTTCTAAGGTGTGTCAGCCACAATTATCTTTTACTCTTGCAATGGATAATATTTTTGCTATTCCTGGGTTTAAAGAATGGCAAGGAAATTTTGATATAGGTAATTTTATCCATCTCTCATTCGATAAAGATGAACAGTATTTCTTAAAACTTCGTATCTCATCTCTCACATTTAATCCATGCGTTATTGAAAATGATTTCCAAATTGAATTCACAAACATGATTAGTTATAACGGTGGTCGTGACGATTTAGCTGTTCTACTTGATGATACAGTAAGTACAGCCAAAAACCAGATTACAGGCTCCATAAAAAGTAAATTAGATACATCTGGAATTGAAGTCTCAGATGCACTTATTAAGGCGATGGTGAGTTCAACCAGATTTTCAAATGCTGTATCTAACGGTGTGTTTGATACAATAAATGCTAATACAGGTGCTTTCGGGCAGGTTATATCAAAGATGGTTAATGCTAGGGATATGATGGCAAACAGTGGTCTTTTTGAAACAATTAATGTTGATGCGACCACATCTAAACTCGTTCTTGCACTTGATATTAATGCGACACGTATATCTGCAGGTACTCTTTCTGTAGATAGACTTATCATTCGTGGTGAAAAGAATTCTATCATGTATTCGTTTAATGAAAGCCTTGGAGCTGTTGAATCAAAGAACATTCCACCAGAGGATTATGATAAGTATTACATGGGTGGTAAAAATATTCAGGCGCATACTATTACTGCCGATCAGATTCTTGCCAATTCATTGACTGCATCGGAAATTACTACTGATGATTTACGTGGTATAAATGGATGGATTAATCTTCATTCCGGTACTTTTACTTTCTATGGCAAATCAGAAAAGGTAATTATTGATGATATAAATAAGGATAAAAAACTCCTTGATAATTACATATCTTCGTGGGAATCTCCAAGAGGAACTGGTGGTGATGATTTAAGATATAAAGAATCTATGAGTTTTTCACCTATCGGATTAAACCAGGAAAAACTAAAGAGCAAGATTGAAGAACTGAAACCGTATACTACTGATTCAAGTGAAGTTTTAACTGTATTGCAGAAAAGTACATTGACAAGATTTCTCGGTGAACTGGATAATTATATCATTTGGCTAAATGTAAATGACAAAATTTACAAAGAAAATAAATCTGCAAGTATATTAAATCAGATGACTCGAACAGATCTTGAAAAAGAGTTTGGAATCAATACTCTATCTGATGCAGAACGTACAACAAAGTACAATCTTATTAAGAATTATGTAGGTATTAAAGAAGCGTCAGAAGAAGACAATTCCGCAGGACTTATGGCATGGAACGGACAAACTCTCACTGTTCGTGGTGATATTATTGCTAATAATCTCGTGCTCGGAGCAGATGTAAAAATCCATGAAAGCAACATAGGTGATCTTACAAACTATATTACAACAAATGGGCTTGAAAATAAATTAAAAGATTATTCTACTACAGAAGAAATAAAAAGTGGTGGACTTGCTTTTATTGTGTCTAACAATGGAGAGATAGGAAATTATGATTCTTCAATGCCTCTTCCAGACAACACAGAAGGTTATTTTCGTGTGAATACAAAAGGTTTAATGGTTGCACAAAATGCCGTTATATATGGGAAACTTTACAGTTCAGAAGGTCTTATCGCAGGATGGAACATTACAAATGATGCATTATCTAAAGGTAGTGGGTATGCGGTAGCAAACACTTCTAGCAGTAAAAATGCATATTTTGGTAATTCTGGATTAAGTATATCTGATAAATTTATTGTTGATAGCGAAGGTAATGTTAATGCAAAGTCAGGAACTTTTTCAGGGACTATATATGCATCAGCCGGAACTTTTTCTGGAGAGTTAAAGGCAGCGACAGGAAGTTTTAGTGGTAATATTACAGCATCAACAGGAAGTATTGGTCCATGGAATATAAATTCTGATGCTATTTATAAAGGAAATGGATATAATGCAGGAGTCCCTGGTAATGCATATTTTGGTAATTCTGGATTAAGTATATCTGATAAATTTATTGTTGATAGTGAAGGTAATATGACCGCAACTGATGCTACTATATCAGGAACAATCACCGCATCGTCTGGAAAGATTGGGCTTTTCAATATTAGTAATGATGGTTCTATTTACAATAAACCATACGGCACAGCAGGAAGTGGATCTAATAGTTGTGGTCTTAGTGTAACTTCTGGAAAATATGCATTCTGGGCTGGAAGTGGAGCATTTTATGTAAATCAAGATGGTAGTATGCATTGCTCAAACGCAGATATTTTAGGTGGCATAACATCAAAGGGAAACAACACCATAACAGAATTAAGGAATGGACAATTATCTATGAAGTATGATTATGGAATAAGTGACGTAGAACAATTGCCAAAACTTTTAATGGGCCTCGATGGAAATAATGAACCATATTTGTATTTTTATTCTGTCGCACCATATACAAGCGTTTCTATATCTGGTGGTATTATAAGAGGGACATTAAATGGAAATGTTACTGGAGATGTTAGTGGTAATGTTAATGGATACATAATTAATTCAGAGTCAACAAGTTATCGACCTGCAATTTGTACATCAACAGATGATGGTGGAAAATATTATGTATCAATTATCAGAACTAACGTAGACAATAAAATTACAATTCGTGGAAAATGGGATTATCAAAAATTTGAGACAAGAACATTTCAACTTACAACATCTGATAGGAGATTAAAAAGAAATATAAAAAACACCAATATCGACAATGCATTAAGCCAAATCTTAAAAATAAATCATAGAGAATTTATATGGAAAGAATCAAATAATTATATAGATTTAGGATATATTGCTCAAGAATTAGAAGATATAAACCCTAACATGGTAATAAAACCATCTGAAAGCAATGAACCATATGGTGTAAATACATTCTATATGGAAAGTCTTATTACAAAATCAATCCAAGAAATGTATGCTGAATTAAAAGCAGAGAATAAACAATTAAAGCAACGAATTGAATATTTAGAGCAACAAATCAACTAAGAGCATTCTATAACAGGAATGCTCTTTTTATATTAAAAATTAAGATAAAAAGGAGAAAAACTACTATGAAAATCACAAACGCAGCTATTTACGATATTATTGAGGCAACTAAAAAATTCAGTAACGCTAAAGGCAAAACAGCATTTGTACTCTTCCGTGTACTTCGTAAACTTCAAGACGAAATCAAAGACTGTGACGATCAGAAAAATAAATTAATTCAGGAGTACGGTAAAGAGGTGGAGGGTGGAATCGCCATTCCTAACGATGACAAAGAAGCATATGAGAAATTTATGGCTAAGTTCACTCCTATACTTTTGTATCAAATTGATGTAGATATTCCACAGCTTACCGAGGAAGAATTTGATTCTCTCTATGAGGTTGATGCACCTAACGCGACAATGAATGATTATGCTATTATTGACGCTTTTCTTGTAAAGAAACCGGAACCAGAAAAGAAAGAAGAAAAAGCAGATACAGAACCTGATGAAACAAAAGAAGCTGTAGCTGAATAAATTAAGGAGGTCCTTATGGGCAACGTAATTGATATTGCTTGTTATGGATCTGATGGTGTTACTAGAATAAATCATCTTACACAATGGGATAAAGGACAGACCATATGTTTTGAAACATTTGGTCTGACTTCTCCACCTGTGGTTCACTGGTGCAATAGAATGAGTGAAGAAGCACTTCAAGTTAAATCATCTTTAAAAAATAATAAATTTTATGTAGATGTCCCAAACTCATTGCTTCAAGAGCCATACCCTCTTATTGGATATGTTTATATATCTGAATCAAATAGCACTTCTGAAACAGTCGCACAGATTCGTATTCCACTAAAGCAAAGACAAAAGCCATCAGATTATTATTATATAAATAATGTAGATTTTGTAGTCAGTTATCAGGTTGGTTCTTTTGAATTTACAACTGGATCTACAGCTGGCGCAAAAACTTATACTTTAACATTCCCAAATAAATTCAAATCTATTCCAGTCGTATTCGCGACAACTAATCAAACAGATCCCCAAAACTATGCCGTTTCAATAACAAATAAAAGTCAAACTGGTGCCACTATTTGTATTTATAACAATGAAAATGGGGTTGATAAAAAACTGACAGTTAGTTGGATGGCTATTATTTCGTAAATTATATATTTGTTATTATTGTTAGAAAGGTGGTGTAAAATGTACACTCTTAGAATTACAGATGACAATAATGTTATTACTACAGTAAAAGAAAGTTTGATGGAGAAAAGTAATTGCGTGAACTCTATCCAGATTATTATTAACAAATTTTATAAAGAACAAATTGATATGACAGATACTACTGCTTATATGAAATATGTTCTTCCGGTTACAAAGAAAATTAAGATGACTCAGCTCATTGCAGATACAACAACTGATGAGAGTCATATTTTATATACTATTCCTGTGACAGCCAATATCTCTGCAGAACCAGGTGATATCGAGGTATCATTTACTTTCTTAAAACTCGTTCATGATGAAGAATCTGATACTACCACTTCTTATGTTCGAAAAACTGAATCTGGACTTATCCACATTACAAAATTAGCACAGTTTGATAGTTATGAACCAAGTGAAATGTTAACTGAACTTGACCAGAGAATTCTTGCACTTATGGCAACTGCTGAAGATATTAAGAAACTTGGTCAGGCAACTTATGACAATATGCCAATTGATATGAAACTTGATTCAGAAGCAAAGAAACTGACTCTTGTAAACGCTAATGGAAATACAGGTGATGGTGTTGGGATTGCAGACCTTTCAGACTCTATTGCAAAAGAACTTACAGGTACAGATCCAGATGGCACTCAAGATGGTGTTACACATATTGACAAAGTTACAGGCGTACAGAGTCTTGATGAATTATTAAAATAAAAGATGGAGGGAGAACATGTCATTTAAAGATTCAAAAGCACAAATATTGGCTAATTCAGCTTCCGATGATAGTGATATCTCTACCATGGAGGCTGATTTAGCCACTACTGCTGTTGTTGACGATGGATATGTATTATGCACAGATGGACGATATGTTATCTATGATGAATACTATGATAATTCATATTCAACAGTGGATAAATTAAAAAATGTAACAGTAGACTCTTCACAAATAAATATTGTGCAGGAAACAAATAGTCAGTATATTCCATTCCGTATTCCAAGATACTGGGACGGTATCGATTTGATGAAGATGCTGATTCAAATTAGATATGAAAATGTATCTACTAAAAAAGGACAAGTATCTACTGCTGTAAATGTTGCATCAAGTACAACTAATATTACATTTGGATGGTTAGTTGATCAGAATGTTACTGCTATCGCCGGAGATGTCAGATTTGAAATTATGGCAACCGGAACAAATGAAAAAGGCAATACATATGTTTGGAGAACAAGACCAAATGGTAGACTTACTGTTCTTGAAGGGTTAAATTATGACGGTATTATTGAACCGTCTAAGGATTGGTACACAGGATTTGTAGCAACCATAATGGGACATGTTGATGAAGCTAAGAAATATGCTGATCAGGCAAAAGCCTCTGCAGAATCCGTAGATGTTAATACTATTAAGGCGGACGTAAAAAAATCTGTAACAGCAGATGTGAACGCAAATCTTGCAGAAAATTATTATAACAAAACAGAGATTGATACTAAGGTTAAAACACTCAATGATACGATCAGTAATATTGACAGTTTAAAGAATCTTAAGGTTGAATACGACAATACAACAGGAAAGCTTGTATTTAAAGATGGTACTGTTATTCTGACAACTATCACCATTAACAGTTTATCAAACCTAAAAGTTACATATACCGTTGAAGGTGGCAAGGGTAAGCTTACTTTTAAGAATGGTGAAACAGAAATCCAGTCTGTAGAACTTAGCTCTATTGAGCCATCTGCACAATGGACAGCTGCTCTTAAAGAAGAAATTAATACAAGTGTTGATACAAAAATCAGTCCTGTATCAGAAAAGGTAAATGCTGTGGAATCTTCGGTAACTAACCTTTCCCAAAAGGTTGAAACAAATACTTCTGATATTACAGCATTAAAAACAAAGACAACGGACCTTGAGAAAGCAGACGAAGCAATTCGTTCAACTGCATCTGAGGCAAAAAATACAGCGGATATTTTAAAGCAGAATGTTGCCGACTATGATTCACAGTTTAATACAATCAACGGTGACATTACAAATATTCAGGCAGATATTGATGAAATTAAAAAGAATCCAGCTGCATCTGAATATGATGTAAATTATGAGGGAACTACATTTAGTTGGATAAAAGATGGCGAAGTCCTCAAAACCTTTACTATACAAGGTGGAGGCGGTAGTGGATCTGACACTTCCACTATCACAATTGAGCGTGTAACTCCTGCAGATGCCATTTTCCTACTTGGAGATAAAGCAGAAATCGAATACACATTTAGCTCTGTTGATAACACTGGTGATACAACTGGTGATGGTACAGCCATTTGGAAAGTAGGAAATACAATTGTATCAACAACTACTGCTTCTCAAGGAACTAACAAGGTTGACTTAACAGAGTATTTATCAGTAGGCTCTAATCAGATTAGAGTTAGTATCACGGATAGCTTTGGAACAATGTCATATAAAACTTGGACCGTTACTATTGTTGAGTTTAAGCTTGAGAGTACATTTGATGATACATTGATCTATACTGATACAGATGTAGTATTTAGATATACGCCTTATGGCAATGTAAATAAGACAATTCATTTTATCTTGGATGGACAGGAATTAGATTCTGTAACAACACAGGCTTCTGGACGTATTATGTCATATAACATCACCAAACAGGAACATGGTGCTCATTTCCTTAAAGTATATATGACAGCAACAGTAAATAATAAAGATATTATTTCTGCTACAATATGTAAGGATATTGTATGTGTTGATCCGGCAAATAGAACCCCTATTATTGGATGCTCTCAGCAAGAATTTACTGCAAAACAATATCAGGCTACAAGCATTAAATATGTTGTTTATGACCCAGTTCATAATCCTGCTACCGTTAAGTTGTCTATTGATGGAAAAACTGTATCTACATTAACTGTAGACAGAACTGCTCAAGTTTGGAGCTTTAAATCTTCTGAAATTGGTCAGAAAAATCTTACTATCTCATGTCAGAAAATCACGAAGATTCTTACTACACATATTGAAAAACTTGATATAGATGTAAATCCAATTACTACAAATCTTGCATTCGACTTTAACCCAGTTGGTTTATCAAATGGTGACGAGAACAGACTTTGGAGTGATGAAAATCATCCGGAAGTTGCTTTGACTGTATCAGATAACTTTGATTGGGACAATGGTGGTTATCAAATCGATGATGAGGGGAATCAGTATTTCTGTGTAAAAGCAGGTACTACTGCTTCTATTAGCTACAATCTGTTTGCCAAAGACCCAAAACAAACTGGTGCAGAATTTAAGATTATTTTCAAAACTAAAAATGTAAGAAATGCTTCTGCCACTTTCTTGTCATGTATCGATGGATTGGCAGATTCTAATATTGGACTTGAAATGAAAGTTCATGAAGCAAACATTTACACTTCTACAGACGATCTTTATTTTCCATATTCCGAAGAAGATATTATTGAGTATGAATATAATATTAACTCAATTGATACTAAAAGTACAACAGCAACATCTATTATCATGACATATGAAGATGGTGTTGGTGGCAGACCTATTATTTATGATAATTCACATAGATTACATCAGTACACTCCTGCTCCAATTTCTATTGGATCTCCAGACTGTGATGTGTTGATTTACAGGATAAAAGCTTATAGTGCAGCTCTAACAGATTCTGACGTATTATCTAACTTTATTGCAGACGCAAGAAACTCTGATGATATGATCAATAGATACAACCGAAATCAGATCTATAACGAAAACAATGCTCTTACACCAGATTCAGTTGCAAAAGCATGTCCTGATTTAAAAATTATTAAAATTGATTGTCCACATTTTACAAATGATAAGAAGGATTTTGTAAAAAATACAAATGTAGAATGCATTCATGTAAATGGCGATTCAAAATTAGATAATTGGAAGCTATTGAATGGATATGTGGCTGGACAGGGTACTACTTCTAATGAATATGGCGCTGCTGCAAGAAATATGGATTTGATTTTTTGCGCAGACGGTATTCATAAGATCAATAGTAAAATTGAACTTGATCCAAATTATAAATCTGTAGTAGTTCTTGGCGATGGAACTAAATATGAAGATGGTACTGGTAAAGTATCTCTTACCAGGAATTCAGTTCCAAACAACTGGTTCAATATCAAGACTAACGTAGCAAGTTCTAATATGGCAACAAATGCTTTAGGACAGAAACGATATAATGATTTCTTACCATACGATACTCCTGCATCACGTAGAGATTCTAAAATTAAAAACTCTATGGAGTTTGTAAACTGTGTTGTATTCCTCAAAGAGAATGATCCTGATCTTACAACGCATAGAGAATTTCAGAATACAGATTACAACTTCTACTGTTGTGGTAATATTGGTGATTCAAAGAAAACTGATGTTACAAGAGCTTATGACCCTGATGATATGAATGAATTTTGTATTGAAATTAGTGATAATACTCTTCCAAACTCTGCATTTCAGACAGGAGTCACTAATTCAGATGGTTCTATGAAATATCCTATTTCTAAAAATGAATGGAAAACTGGAAATGCAGCTTATGATAATCTGTATAACAATTGGGACGGTTCATTTGAATTTAGATATGATTGCTGTGGAGATTCCAAAGATGGATCTGCAACATCAACAGATGAAATAAAAGAAAAGATTCGTACAGACAACAGGCAAATTTGGAGAGATTTTTATGAATTTGTAATTACATCTTCTAATGAAGACTTTGTTTCTCATTTAGGTGATTGGTGTATAGAAAATGCATTTCTGTATTTCTATTTGGTTACAACTAGATATAGTATGATAGACAACAGAGCCAAAAACGTGTTTCCACATTACGCAAAATATTATATAAGTCAAGCAGAAGCTGCTAAAATGGGTGATAAAGCTGCATATTATATAATTGATGATAAAAAAGCAGCAATTCGTAACGGTTATAGGTTTGATCTCTGGGCATACGATATGGATACTCAGACCGGAATTAATAACAGTGGAGAGCTTGTATTTCCTTATGGAAAAGAGGACACGGACTATAAGGAAGATGGAAATCCAAGTTCTGGCTATGTATTTAATGCTGCCGAAAGTACATTGTGGTGTAGAATTCGTGATTTAATGCCAAAGCAGCTTTCTGCGTTGTATCAGTCAGTAGATTCAAACTGTTGGTCTGATACTCATTTAATTAATGAGTACGAAACATGGCAAAAACAATTTCCAGAAGAGCTTTGGAGGTTACACTACGATAGATTATATTTTAGAACATATAGAAAAGGAATACCAAGATTTGTAAAAGAAATGATGAATGGTAGAGGAATGTATCATCTCAGACAGTGGGAACGTGATCAACATGCATATATGGGAACAAAATTCCTTCATACTGATGTTAAGTCTGATCAGATTATGTTCCGTTGTAATACTCCTAAGACAGCTGTTGTAAAACCAGATTATACATTAAGAATTGTTCCATACTCAGACATGTATATTTCTGTACTTTATGGTAATTCACCGGAAACAACTCAGGTTCGTGCAAAAGCTGGACAGGAATATGAAATTACAACCAACTTAACTAATATGGATGATACTGCTATTCTTATTTATTGTGCGTCAAGAATACAGGCACTTAATGATTTGTCTGCTTGTTACATTCACGACAATGATTTTTCTAAGGCATCGAAGCTTAAAACTCTTATCATTGGTAATGAAACAAGCGGTTATCAGAATACGTTCTTAACAACTCTCAACATGGGTAACAATACACTTCTTGAAACTCTTAATATTAAGAACTGTCCAAACTTAACAGGATCTGTAAATCTTTCTGCATGTGAGAATCTTATTAATCTTTACGCACAGAATACTGCTATTACTTCTTTCCTGCTTGCTAATCACGGTAAGATTAAGAACGCATATTTACCTGCAACAATTAATACTCTTACGTTTAAAAATCTGAAAGACCTTACAAATCTTAATGTAACATCTTATGATAATCTGCAGACATTTGTTTGCCAGAATTCTATTGTGGATGCACTTGAAATTATAAAAACTGCCATTTCAACACTTAAGACCGTAAGTATCACAGGTATTGATTGGAACCTTGAAAACACTGATCTCTTAAAGAAATTGGCAAAACTTAGTGGTATTGATGAGAATGGTATTACCATTGACCAGTCTGTATTAACAGGAACTATTCACATTCCAGTTATGCGTCAACAGGAGTATAAAGACTTTGTTGGAACTGATGACGAGCCAGGTATCTGGACAAACCTTACAATCACATATGATTCTATGATTGCACAGTTTAAAGTTTCATTCTTGAATGATGATTCTAATAAAACTGTATTAGATATTCAGTATGTTGATAAAGGCTCATGTGCTGTAGATCCTACAACTCGTCAGGATGATCCTATAGCTATACCTATAAAACAAAGTACCATTGAAAATGATTTTACATTTAAGGGTTGGGACACTATTCTCTCAGATAAAATTTTTGCTGATAGAGTTATCAATGCAGTTTATACAAGTACAATCAGAAATTATACCGTAAAGTATAACTCTAAAGGTTTAACCTTACAGGAAACGGTAGCCCCATATGGAACTTATGTTAAATACGAGGGTGATACTCCTGTATACACAGCCGAGGAAGCTGCCTATAAATATAATCTATTTAAAGGATGGGACCAGTCCGGATATGTAAACGGTGATAAAACTGTAAACGCAGTATTTGACACCTGTGAATATGTAGACGGATACTTCAATGATAAAGATCTCAAAGACCTGTCTCAGGTTGAGTTATATGCAATGATGAAAATGGGACTTGAGCAGAAAGTTCTGTCACTGAAAGACTCATTTGATTTTACACTTGGAGTTGACTTCCATTACAACGATATTGAGGAAGAAGAATTAATCTCTTCCACAACAGTATTTGACGGAACAAACCACATTGATACTGGAATCTCTATTATGGATAAGGATAAGGATTTCACATTTGCGATTGACTTTGAATTTGACAACGAGAACGCAACAGGTGCTACTCTGGCACAATGCTTCCAGGGAGATGGATCTAACGGATTTCGCTTATGGTATAGCCAGAGTTACAAATTTTCATGGGGAACCGATAGTACGAATGCATCAAGCTCCGGTGGACGTGAAATTATTGTAATTCGTCATAAGGCAGGAAGTCAAAAGCTCTATATATACAATTCTAATATGTCTGGAAATGCAATCTCTACTACTACTCTTCAGGCAATTCGTATTCCCGAAATTCCATCAACTCTTGTTTTTGGATGCTCAAAGGCAGATGATGGTGCTTATGAAAACTATGCAAAAGGCAAGATTCACTGGTGTAAACTGTGGTATTCAGACCTTGGTGAAGAACAATGTTCGGACATTGCAGCATGGATTCATGAAACAATTCCAATGGAAGTAGCTAAATTTAAAGCATACTATTTGTCAGATGTAGCTTCTAAGAGAGCAAATGTAACATTTATTGCTTCAAATCTTCTTGGCTCTAAGAAAGCTTATAGTAATAAGTCTACAAATACTGGTGGATGGGCAGAATCTACGCTTAATACGTGGATGAACACTCGTATAACGAAAGCTATATCACCACTCTGGAAAGCTCTGATTAAGCCTGTTAAAGTTAATTCTTCTATAGGAAATAAATCAAATACAATATCAACATCTAACTGTCGTTTTTATGTACCAGCGCTATATGACATTGATGCTTCTGCAGGAAGTGATCCGTATAGCTCAGAAACAAATGCGACAATTCCATACTATGTTGATAATGATTCAAGGAAGAAGGCAAGAACTTCAAGTCCAGATGTTTATGAGTCTTACTGGACTAGATCACCAAATGCCCAGGTATCTAACTGGGTTTACTCTGTAAGTGAGCAAGGTGATACATATGGATATTCTTATCCGGGACAGGAAAATGGAGTTCTTTTAATGTTTAGTATAGCTTGTGAGGGGTAGGGCAACCTACCTCTCTTTTTAACGAAGGGAGCTAACTCACATGTATTACAAGGTAACTAATTCAACAACGCAAGATATTGTGGATGTCATTAAGGAAATTCACTATATACAGTACCAAGAGAAACATAAAATACTGATTTTATGTGACATCAAAATTGCACAGGCTATATTGTCTTCTGACGGTAAAAAAGGCTGGCATATTGAAGGGCTGTATAATTTCCCACTTGATAACACAATATACGAAATTGAGCCTATTTCACGATTAGAATACGAAGAAATAGACGTAAAATTACACGAGGTAGATTAACATGGCAAAATTACCAGTATTTTTTACTGCCTCAACAAAAGCGATTGCTGAAAAAGCAATTCAGCGAGGTATCTTAAAATATCCAGGGCTTTGCTATATAGAAGACGGAAATGTAATTGCATGGATGACTGAAGATAATGAGATCAGATATACAAAAGGTGATAAACAAATCACTGACGTAAGATTTTCTGGATCAAATCTTCAGTTTTTTAATGAAAAGAAATTACTCTTCTCTTATGATCTATCCATGACAGACGAGGACAAGGACCATATTGTTGATGAAGTAAAACGACAAATCGGGCTTGATAGTTATATAAAATCCTCAGAGCTATCTACTATATTAGATAATATTATTGGAAATCTCGAAGATAAGCAAACTGTTGTAGATTATATTAACAGTCTGTCTTATAGAAAGCTCACAGATAAACCAATTGAATATTTGATCGGATCTCTTACAGTACCGGTCACAATTTCGACTCTTGATGATGGAATTTATAAAATCAAGGGTCAATTTATTATTGGTGGTAATAGCACCACCGTTCACTCTTCTGCAGATGAAGTGTTCTTTTTAGTTTCACATGATGAAGATACTCACGGCACATCTATTACTCAATTTAAAGGCAATTCTATACTTCTCTACTTTATCCAACAAGATGGTGATTACGTAACGGACAAATATGTAACTGAAAAATGGGTAAATGATCAGAATTTTATGTCTGCGGATTCTGCAAAACAATTCATTCAGGAACAGCTTGAGCTGACTGTATCAGAGCTTGTGGATAAAAAGATAGATGAAGCTTTAGATAAAAAAATCGGTGGGCTTGAATCCACTGATATTGCAAACATATTTAACTAAATTTCCAAGGAGGAACAAATATAATGGCTAAATTACAATTTACGACTATTGACAATCTTCGTGAGTTTTTAACTCTTCATAATGTACAGATTGACAAAAAAATTTCCGATGCAACTGCAAATTCTATTAAAACTATATCACAGTCCGATGACGGATATATAGTTTATTTTTACACAAAACCAGCTCCAGTAACAGTAGATGAAGCTGTTTTTACTATTACTCTTCCACGGCCACTGACAAAAGCAGATAAAGTTAAGAATGCTGTCGCAGGACATTTAGCAGGTCTTGATAAAGATGGCAACCTTGTAGATTCCGGAAAATCTGTTACAGACTTTGATGCTGCTGGTGCTGCAGATACTGCAAAAGCAGAGGTGTTAGGTGTAGTTGGTACTATTCCAGCCGATGCAACAGCTAAGAACGTAGTTGACTACATTAAAGAAGTTGTTACTGCCGGTGCTTACGATGACAAGCAGATTAAAGCAGACATCGCAGCAAACAAAGGAGCTATTGATACCCTGAACGGAACAGGCGATGGTTCTGTAAAGAAAGCCGTTTCCGATGCTGTAGCTAAAATCGTAGCAGAGGCTCCAGAAGCTTATGATACTCTGAAAGAAATTTCTGATTGGATCACAAATCATACATCAGATGCTGCTACAATGAACAGCCAGATTAATACAAACAAAACAGATATTGCTAATCTGAAAACTTTGATTGGTACCTTACCTGACACAGCAACCTCTAAAGATATTGTAAGCTACATTGCTGAGTACGTATCTAAAGCTCTTGCTGATTCTGATCTCTCTCAGTATGCAACAGCTGAGGCTCTGAAAGCTTGCGTAGGTAGAGTAGATGCTATTGAGAAGAAAATTCCTACTCTTGAAGCAGCCGACACAGCTAATACAGAAGCCATTAATGGTGTTAAGACTAGAGTTGAAACCGTAGAAGGCAAAGTCAAAGCTATTGAAGATGATCTTGCAGTTGAGAAACCAAAGATTGCAAAAAATGCAACTGATATTGCAGCCTTACAAGGACTTGTTGGTGATGGTTATGAAGCTATTCCATCTGAAAAGATTCAGGCTCTTTTTAAAGTAACTGAGTAATTATTATAAAGGAGGGGAATTTCCCCTCCGTTTTTGAAAGGGCATAATGGACATGAAAACACAATTTCTTGATTATAGCGGATTAGAGGAGGCCGTAAATTTAATAAAAAATGTATTGCCGACCATAAAGAAATTCTTCCTTATGCTTCTTTAGGATCGTTCCCCTCACAAGGTATTATAGACGGAATCTATATAGATACAGCTACAAATTCAATTGACCGTGGTATGCCTGTTGAAGAAATAAAGGAAATATTAGGTCACGTAAAATTAGACACTACTCTCATTTATGCAAAAGTAAGTAAGGAAAAAATTAAACACGATCACAGAAAATATATAATATAAAAACATAAACACTTATGAAAGGGGTGATTAAAAATATGAAAGAGCAATTTCTTAATTTATCTGGATTGACAGAGCTTGTAACATATATAAAATTATGTATTGCACAACACAAGATGATAATCCCAAGAGCCTCTTTCAGCTTGTTTCCTAAAACTGGGGACGAAAATAATATTTACATTGATACATCAACTAATTCAATCTATAGGTGGAATGATTCCGATAAATCGTTTGTTTTATTAGCCAAACCACCACGGAATATAAGCATATCTGAGGGTAAAAATAATGGTCAAATTACATTAAAAGTGGATGAAATTGAATCAAATGCTACTGTGCATGGTTTGAAGAGTGCAGCCTTTTCTAATGCTTCTTCTTTTGCCACATCTGCGCAGGGAGCTAAGGCAGATTCAGCAATTCAATCTATTACAATCGCCCCTGGTACAAATAATGGTACGGTAAAAATAACCGTAAATGGTGTGACAACGGATAATATTAAAGTCGCAGGTCTTGGATCTGCGGCTTTTTCAGATATAGCGGTATTTGCACCGGCAAAGCATACTCACAGTAAAAGTGATGTTGGACTTGGAAACGTAGATAATACCGCAGATATAGATAAAAGTGTTAAGTACGCAGGATCTTCTGGAAGTTCTAATACTGTTGTTTATACTGCTCTTACCAACACAGATTTGAATACATTACAGACTGAAGGTAAATGGTATTATGCAGGTGGAGGTAACACTTGTACAAACGTTCCTGTTGAATCTGCTGCGTTTGAATTATATGTAGGTCGTAATGCAAGTGGATGGCGTTATCAACAATTTACTGTGACGAGTGGAGAAATTTATATTCGTGTATTTGATTCTAGTAATTGGGGTAATTGGAGAAAACTTGCATTTACAAGCGATACTGTTACTGCTGCATCATCTGTTCCTTGGAGCGGTATCACAGGAAAACCATCAACATTTGCTCCTTCAAGTCATAATCATACGATTGCAAATATTACAGATATAGGAAAGGCTTCTGTTAATTTTGCAAATTCAGCAGGTTGTCCACAAGGATTTTCAAGCAGAACTACTACTGCTACATGGGGTAATCAAACAGGAACTGTTGTTACAGATTGGCATACTTCTAATGGTGGTGATATTGCATTTCGTGACAATAGCGGTCAATTAAACGTTGTTATTGATGGATTCTTTTATCAGAACGAAGGTAAAAATCTAGTTCTTGATTCTGGAAACTATTCTAATTATGCCGCAACTAAGATTCATACTCATACAATTTCCAATATTACAAATCTTCAAACAACTCTTGACGGTAAATCAAATACAAATCACACCCATGATTTAAACCAAATGATTAATACACTTACAAACGGTACGTCAGATCCAGCTGATACAGATTATTATATTGCTCAATATGCTGGTGGTGGATCAACTACCACAACTTATCATAGAAGACCACATTCTGCTTTATGGAATTATATAAAAAGTAAAGCAAATAGTGTATATCAGCCGAAGGGAAGCTATGCGGCATCCAGTCACACTCATGACGACCGGTATTATACTGAATCTGAGATTAATACGAAATTGGCTAGTAAATCAGACACCTCGCATACACATAATTATGTTGTTGGAAGCTATACTGGCAATGGTGGACAACAAAAACCAAATTATTTCGGAACAAATAAAGTTGGTTTCTTAATGATGAATACTACAGTAAATGGTGATTCTAATTATAAAGATTGGATTATCATGGATTGCTATGGTGGTAATGATGTTGGTGGTAGTGTTGCACTTGGAGTTAATAGACAAAAGCTTGCAGCATATATTATGCGATCTGCTGCTGAAAGATCTAGTTGGGCTGAAAGTGCTGAATTGCTTCATACATTAAACTATACCTCATATACCGTAACAAAGACCGGTTCTGGTGCATCTGGTACATGGGGAATTAATATTACAGGAGCTTCAGGTTCTTGTACTGGTAACGCAGCTACTGCATCCAATGCATCTAAAGTTAATGGTCATACTGTAAATTCCGATGTTCCATCTGGTGCTAAATTTACAGATACAAATACATGGAGACCTCTTGGTACAGCAGCAAATACAGCTTGTGCAGGTAATGATTCACGTCTATCTAACTCTCGTCCTGCTAGTGATGTATATTCTTGGGCTAAAGCAAGCTCAAAACCTTCATATAGTTGGAGTGAAATAACCAGTAAACCCTCTACTTTCACACCGGCTTCACATACACACGCATATATACCTTTATCTGGAGGCACAATTACAGGTAGTATAATACGTAGTAGTGGAGGAAGTTGGATATCAGCTAGAAATAATGTAGCAGTTCGTGGTACTGCAACTGGTAAAGATTCATGGAATCCTGTGGTTGGTCAAGCTACACCAAATGGATATTGGACAATTGGCAACTTAGCGTCAAATGATAATTTAGCATTTAGCTATACTTCTAACACAAATTATAATGCCGGAAACAATTCGGCTACAACAGTGTATTTACCAGTGCAAGAAGGAACTATCATTACTTCTGCAACAATTGGATCTCAATCTGTAAAATATGCTACAAGCGCTGGTTCTGCCGGTTCCGTAGCATGGGGAAACGTAAGTGGTAAACCATCTAGTTATACTCCATCGTCACATACACATGATGATCGTTACTATACAGAAACAGAAATAAATACGAAGTTAGGAGCAAAACTTGGTGCAGTATCAGCAAACGGTTACTATGGTATGGCAAGACCAGATGGTAATACATCAGACTGGATACGTACTACAACAGCTGGTATTATACCATATCAGTCTGGCGGAGCCGGTGCAGGACATTGTGGACTTGGTACAAGTAGTTGGTATTTTAGTAATGCATATATTGATACAGTCAATTGTGTAAATACAAACGCAAGTGGATATTTGCAAGCGAATGGATTAATTAATACCTATTCAGAATACCAATCACAGAAAGGAAGCCGTGACTGGAGATTTGGCTCTGCAACTGGTAATGGAGATCAAAACTGGTTCGGATTTTATGACTATACATATGGTTTTCATGGTGGATGGTACGGTCCGGACCACATTTTTAGAGCTTATGGTGAGCTTCAGTCTACTTCAGCTAACTCATTCCGATCTGTATATGGTAACTATGGTTTTATTATTCGTAATGATGGAGCGAATATTTATTTTATGATGACCAAGAGTGGTGATCCATATGGTATATGGAATGACAATTATACAATTTTCACTCCAAATGGTGAATGGCAAGTAAAAAAATCTCCATATGATAATGGTATGTCTACAGCAAGAGGATATGTGGTAGTATCTGATTCAAATGATAATAGAGTTTATTCTATATCAAATTATAATGCAAATTATCTTAAAGTTAGATGTGGGCTTAATACATATCATTGTACATATTCTAATTCAGATATTAGATTGAAAAAAAATATTAACAATACATCAATTACCAATGCTCTTTCTGTTATTAATTCAATTAAAGTACGACAATTTGATTGGAAGGAAACAAATATACATCAGTCAATAGGATTCGTTGCAGATGAACTAGAAAAACTTGACCCTAATTTTTCACAAGGTGGTGGAGTTACAAAAGATGGTGGAATAGATGTTAAATCTGTAAATAGTTTTTATCTTCAAGGATATATAGTTAAAGCACTTCAAGAATTAAGCTCTCAGGTTTCAGATCTGAAACAAGAAAACAAACGACTCAAACAAAAACTAAATATGTGCAACTAAGGTTACTCTTAATTGAGTGACCTTTTATTTTTTTACTCAAAATTTGAAAGGAGCAATATATTATGATTATTTTAGGCAAAATTAAAGTTGATGACCAGGTATTTAAGTATTGTGAAATTTCCTATGATCCATTTTATGTAACAGTCATGTCTGAGAACGAAAAAGCAATTGTAGACCTCTTCAATAGTGCGAAGTCTATTATTGTAATGGATCAGTATGGTCTGGTAATCAAATCTATCACAAATTATTGCGGCGTTGAATCTTCTACTGTAAAATACGATTTTTACTGCGATAATGATAACACTATGAAACCTGTAATTAATATTAAACTCAAAGCGGTAGATCTAAATGCAAAAATTAAATCCATTGAAGATGCAATGAACGGTGATGTTACCGATGAGTCTAATATGTCTCTTGATGAATATAAAGCGTACAAAGTAAAACAGTATGGCGATGAATGCCAGAAGAAAATCTACGCTGGAGCTGATGTGGAAACTGCATATGGTAAAGAACACTTCTCTGCCACAGGTGATGATCAGGCAAATATTAAAACTTTATCTGATGTTGCCATGGCAACAAAGGTATCTCTTCCATATCATGCAGATGGCTCACAGTGTAAAGTATATACCTATCAGGATATTATAAAAATCTACTGCGAGATTCAGAAACTAATTCTTGCAGAGACATCTTATTGTAATGCTTTGAATACATATGTAAGAGGACTTAATACTAAAGAACAGATTGCAGCAGTTAAATATGGTCAGGAAATTACAGATCAGGTAATTAAGACTAATATGGATACCGTAATTGCGCAGGGAAATGCTGTAATGGAAGGTATTGTAAAGCAGTATCTTGAAACTGCAGTACCAGAAACTCAGACAGATGTTAAGGACACAGAAAATACTACAGATAATATAGAAGATGCAGCTACAGAAAAATCATCTAAAAAGGCGTGATATAAATGAATAAATTAAAGCCATGGGCTAAATATTTATTTTTGTTTTACATGGGTGGTTCTATCTATTACTACATAGAAGTCCTGTTCAGAGGATATAGCTATTTAAGTATGTTTATTCTTGGTGGAATATGTTTTATTTATTGTGGGTTGCAAAATGAAAGAACTTCATGGGATTATCCGTTTTGGAAACAATTAGCAAAATCTGAAGCATTTGTACTGATAGCAGAATTTTTAACAGGATGTGTTTTAAACTTATGGCTCGGTCTTGGAATTTGGGATTATAGTAATCTTCCTGGAAATATTCTCGGACAGACTTCTTGGCAGTTTGCATTACTCTTTTTGCCGGTATGTGCATTTGGAATTATCTTGGACGATTATCTAAGGTACTGGTTCTTTAATGAAGATGAACCACATTACAATTTTAAGCTTAAATAGCAAATGGGGGCTATCATGCCCCCTAATTTTATTATTTTTTGTAATCAAGCATATATGTAATTATTTCACCTATTGACATTTTATCAACTTGGTCTGCAGTAATAAGATCATGCCCGGATTCAATCAATCCACGAATGTAATCGAATGCATGTAGATGTTGTATATACTCTCTCGCCTGAGAAATCGTAGTCATTCTCATATTTTTCATCTCAAATATTAAAATCTTAACTCCCTCTTCATTTTTATGTTTAAGTATAAAATTATTAATATCTGAGATACAGTCTGTATTCACTTCATCTTCTATAAAACTTTCATAATGATCAAGTCTTAGGCAAATCAATTTAACATAATTCTTGATTTCAAATTTTTCTTTCATATCAGTTGCCATTTTTTATTACCATCCTTTTCTATTTTTTTTAAATTATACCAATTTTAATTAAATATTTCACTGGAAATATATGGTAATTGATCACTTCTAAAATTTAACTCTAAATTCAATTCTAAGAAAGGAGTCACATCTTATGACAAAGACAGAAAAAGCTACTCGTTGGATGGAAGCAACTGCTCGTGATAATAGTCATGGTTACGATCAGGCTTATCGTTGGAACGAAAAAGGCGATTATGACTGCTCTTCTGCTGTTTACACTGCATGGGTTAATGCAGGTATTCCTGTAAAAGATTATTCATTTAAAACTTATGGCTGTGCTTATACTGGTGTTATGAAAGCAGTATTTACACATTTTGAATTTAAGGATGTAACCTCTAAAGTAAATCTTGCAACAGGAGCAGGTTTACAGCGTGGAGATATTTTGCTTAATGAAAAACGTCATGTTGCAATGTATTGTGGTAATGGACTTGAAGTTGAAGCATCTATCAATGAAAATGGTAGAGCTACTGGAGGTAAACCTGGGGACCAGACTGGACGTGAATTCTTAATTCGCTCTTATAGAAATTATCCATGGAATGTTGTTCTCAGATATACTGAAGCAGCTGATGGTAATCCGCCTGTAACTACAAAAAATTATCTTGCTATGGGTGATAAAGGTGATGCAGTAAAAACAATGCAGACAATGCTTATTAAACTTGGTTATTCATGTGGAAAATATGGTGCTGATGGAGATTTTGGATCAGGATCATTAGCATCTGTAAAAGCGTTTCAGCGTGATAATGGGCTTGTTGCAGACGGTCTTTATGGTGAGGCTACAAAAGCTAAACTTACAACCTTATATAATGCTAAAATTAAAGCAGAATCAGCTCCAAAACCAAGTTCAAAGCCATCTATTGCATCATCTTCTAAAGTTGCTTCTGCACAGTCCTTTAATAAATCAATTGCTGGTACTTACAAGGTTAAAGCATCTAATGGTCTTAATCTTCGTTATAAACCAGGAGATACATCCAATTCAAATCTTATCATTACAATCCCTAATGGAAAATCTGTTGCAAATTATGGATACTACACTACCGTCAATGGAGTCAAATGGTATCTTGTTACATACAAAGATACACCTGGATTTGTTTCCAGTAGGTATCTTGTTAAATGATAGTACAGCACACAATGAATAAAGGGAGTGAGGATAAGGTGATTTAAATGGATAAGTTTGGTGGGATTAAAGAGAATGTAGAAGTTGTACGCAGTTTTGATTGGTGGACCGTTGTAATTGGAGTTTTGATTGCAATAGGTATTGTAATGCTATGCGTAAAAATTAAAGACTTCGTTGTTTCTACATTTGGAATTACTACAAAATCTGCTTTAGCTAAACAGGCACAAGAAGAACGTATCAAAGACCTGAATAATCAAATTATAGATTTACAAAAAGAAGTTCAACAGTTTAAGGATAATAGAATCCATGATAGAGACCAATCATTTGATATACAGAAACAATTAACCGACAGTCAGACGTTACTACAAAATTCAGTTGAAAACTTAAGAAAAATGCTGGTAAACAAGGAGATTAATGATATGCGTTGGGAAATTTTAGACTTCTCAAATGCTGTCATGAACGGTAGAGTATACAATAAAGAAATTTATGATCATATTTTTGATACATACACAGAATACGAACGTGTGCTAGAAGAAAATGGTCTTGAAAATGGAAAAGTTAATTCATCAATGCAATTTGTTCGTAATAAATATCTTGAACTGATGGAGAAAGGCTTTAAGCAGTAATTATACATATGGGGTAATAAGTTGTTATTATACAGCTTACTACCCCATTTTTTCGCGTTTTTATACACATGGTATATTATATATTGGAACAAATACCTGATCATTGATTTCGAGCCGTTTTGGATAATTATTGACGAGTGCATCATATATTTGAATTGCCATTTTTTCCGTTATCACAGTATCTTTTTTGATTGGAATTTTCTGAATAAGATTTTTCATAATTATTCTGGCATTTTCATTTTCATATATATATTCGTATGCAGGTATTGGATTAATCATAATATCGACCTCCTATTGTAAATAATCGAACAATTGTTTGTTAAATGTTATTGTATAGAATATACGTTCGATTGTCAAGGCTTTATGTCGAATTATTGCAATTTATTTACCATGATTTTTCTATACTTCTGCTGCTATGTATGGTATTATCATATTTGTAACTAACATTTCAATTTTAATAAGACTCCAGCACGATTTAAATTGGCCTGCGCGCTGGAGTCTTGTATATGTAAAATTTATTCATTCCGCAACTTGAATAGTCCTTATAATAATCAGAACTTAAAAGTACAAATTCCATACTTTTCTCCTAATAAAGTAAAAACCTCTTATATTTGCAAAGAAGAAGATTTTTTCAAACCTAATATTGCAAAAATGCGTGATGATCTATATAATAAATATAGAAATCCAAAAACTTCTTGACAAACAAGATAAAAAGTTATATACTGCAATATATAAAAAATTAGAGAAAACTAAATAAAGTGCTTTTTGGGTATAGGAGCAAATGAGCCAGCCTATATTTGGAAAGAACACTTTCAAAAAGGACATCCTACGAGGTGTCCTTTTTGTATTGTTTTTATATTAAACTATATAACAAAGCCCAGCGATCCACACGGACAACTGGGCTTTTATTGTTACTATTCCTCATCATATTCCAGACTCATATTTTCCTCTTATTCTTTTATAAATGTTGTCATAATAGATGCTGTATACCCTGATTCATCACCGTTACATTCCTGAATAATATATGTACCAAGCTTATATTTGTCTGAGAGAGCTTGTATTGTTTCATTCACTGTTTTAAATGCTCCAAGAATTTTCTTATTTTTCAGTGCTATAAAGGATTTTCCATATTTATTATATAGATCCTGGTATATACTTACAAAATATTTGAAATCATTTAATCTGTCTTGTTCTGTATATGTGTCCATATTGTCAACCCTCCAATCTGTTCTTTTCTACTAATATATTACTATATTTTACTGTATATTTCTATGTACAATGTGGTCTAATGACCATAATAAAAGCCCAGGCATTCACCCAGGCTTTATAGTGTGTTATTAATCTACCGTTGGCTTCGGCTTGGACATAAGCTCCTTCAGTTCGTCAATTGTGTAACCGTTAGAATCCATGAGATTTGCAAGTTCTGTAAGCTGCGCTGCACGTTCGGCTTTGGACTTCTGGGCTTTTAAAATAGCAAGTTCTTTATCAATATTTTTCTTCTGTTCTGATAATACATTAATCTTCTCAGTTAATTTTTTAATTTCTTCATCAATTTTTGTAAGTTTTGAATTAAGCACTTCTTCTTTTGTTCGTCTTGTTCTTGCTGCCATAATAAAATTCCTCCTATTGGATAATTTTATAATTATACTACTCCATAACAACTAAAGTTTCAAGATAATTTTGAAATTAATGGCATATTTTTAAATAATAATATATGGCGCTCATTGTATAAAAATTTTTTCTATTGTCATATACCATTGAGTCTATTTCTCTACCGCAAAAATTTATTCCATGTTTTTTATAAAAACTAATTATGTTACTTCTTAATCCCCAATTTTCTTTTCTAATCGACAAATAATCAATACCAATATCTTTTATGTCTTGTTTATAATATCTGTCAATTGCGTATTCAACTATTTTATCAAGCATTTCATTTGTGTTATATTCTACATCAGAGTTAAGATTCATCATTTCTAGTGGAGATAATTTTTCTCTTACTCTTCCATAACCAATATAACGTATTTCACTATTATGCAATTTGCACTTGTGTATAGGACATATCGGTAGCATTCGTATTTGATGTATATTATGCCAATATGCTTCTCCATATTTTTTACGATCCTCAATAATACACATTGGACAATATTTCAATTGTCTATTTTCGCTACGTGGTCTTCTTATATTAAGCTCTGTTTTATAGCAGTCCGTTTTTAAATTATAAAGGAATTCATTAGCATAGTCATTTGAACAATACCCTGTATAAACATAAAACATTGTATGATGTTTTAACAGATTTTCTATTGATATAACTTTCTCAATATTATTTTCGGTATCTTTATTAATATTTCCAATAAATAATTTACTAATAACATTTGTACTGTTTACAAATAGTTCTTTTGCAATCTCATGCTCTCTCCATATACCGCTACTTATAAGATATCTACAGAACCAGCTGTAAACTGTTTCGTCATCATAGATGCTAGGAAGTCTGTTTGTCATATTTTTATTTCCTCCACTATAATTGATTGTTTAAGCAGTTTTATAAAATCAATATTTTTTTCCTTAGATATTTTCAATATCGTTTCAATGTTATTAAACTCTTTTATTACGCAATCTTGTGTGATATTATTTGTTCTATCAGATACTATGTGTTTATTTTTCTTTTTATCGGCTTTGTTAATGCTTGGTTGTATAAATTTGTGATACATTTCAATCCTATTTTGGTATGCTTCATTCAATATATTAATATTAATCTTACTAAGTCCTGACATTATAGCAATTTCCTGAGCATCGTGTAATAATGATATTACAATTGAAATGTTACCGCAGGAATGGTCATATATCCATTTATAAAACTCTTCATTTATTGTTGCATTTTTTATAGTATATTGATATCTAAATAATATATTGCATATGTTTTTAAAGTACTCATCATAAGAAAGTGTTGTATATTTAAGCCCCATAGTTCTTCTGGCAAGATGCTCTGCGCCTTCAAAAAATAACACGCTTTCCGGAGTCCCAACCATACAAATACTTATTCCACTATTGTTGATAAGCTGTGTAAGAAATCCTATTATATTTTTACCGTTTTTTGAGTTTGCAACATTTTGTATCTCATCAATGATAAGAACACCTATATTATTTATTGCTATTGTACTTATTTGGCTTATGAGGGCATCTGTAGTACATTTATCAATAATTTTCCCATTTAAATATTGTGTTTTAAGCATACTGTTTATCTTCATCAAAATTTCGATCGCAAGACCTTTTACAGATGAATCAAATGGACATTGTACAGTTACAAATGGAATTATATCTGAGAATAAATTGCAATCAAATTTACAATTTTCAACAATAACATCTACTGCCCTGTTCACGGCTGTACTTTTACCAATACCTGAACTCCCTATTATTGTAAATGAATCAGATCCGCCAATTATACTATTAGAGTTTCCTGTTAAAAATCTTTTGTAATTTTCGTATCTTTGCTGTGATGCCAATTTTGAACTCTTCTTTTTTAGTGAGTGATATAAAGACAAATATAATTTGTTATAAATCTCTATGGACATTTTAGATGGAATATAAATATCATATAGATTTGATAGGGCAATCAGCCTTTCTCCAATATCCATATTTTTACTATTTTCATCATATTTTGGAACAACAGACAATGCTTTTACAAGTCCATCTCCTGATAACATTTTAGGTAATATTTTTGTATAATCATCCATTTAAGATATCCTCCATGAAATCAATATGACATTTTCTTTTAGCTCTATTTTTAACAGATGTAACACATTTCATATTTAATTTTTGAGGTTTCTGTACATTAGCCACTATCTCTTCTAAAGAATTTGCCAAATCAATTTGTGCCTGAGTGTTACTATTACAATGATTATTTACGAGTTTTCGATGTTCTTTTTCGATCAATTCTACATCAGTTAACTCTTTTCCATTATACCTACTTTCAATCAATTTAAACTGTATATAACACCCATTTTCTATAAGCCATACATAGCTTACATTATCTGGATTATAAGCAACCGTTACTTCCCCACCAACCAAATATTTTTCAACATAATTCTCATTTTTGTACCTCATTTTATTCACTTTAAGTCCAAATCTGCTAAATACGCCAGTGGTCCTTGGAAGTAATGTAAACATAATTTGTTTCAATGTTACCGGTATTAAGTTAGCTCCTGGAAGCAATCTGTTGTATTCAAAAATCTTATTCGCATATGGATCAATATTGTTTTTTATCATATCTTCTGTATAAGGAAAATTCCTTAATATACGCTGCGAATTATAATATACAATGCATCTTACTATTATTTTTTCAAAATCTTTTATTGTCAAACATGCATCTTTTCTATAATCATGTACGCCTCTTTCAAGAAAATCAGGTTCAACTATACCTTTATTTTTCAAATAAGGTTTGTATGTTTCTTGAATGATATTAAAAAATTTTTCTACAACACCTTTTAATTCAGGACGGTATGGTGGCAAATTTTTTAGTGTAACTCCAAGCTCAGTTATTTGTTCGAAATTTTCAGATACATATTCTTTTCCCATGTCAGTAACAAATGTCCCTGGGATTTCAGATATGTTCCACTGATCATCGTTTATGAATATACCAAGTTCTTCACAATGTTTCTTTTTATTGGATACCATATTTTGCATAAGCACCTTTAAACTATAAATGCCACCTTCCCAAGTTAATGCATAGCCATAACAAAAACTGCTATATGCGTCTATACAAACTGTTAATATAGGTCTTCCAACTAAACTGTTTGTTTCATCTATAAGATATATATCACATACTGTTGCATCAAGTAATCCTGTTCCAACTGCAGGTGCAAATTCTTGTATTCCATCTCCCAATAATGGTCTTTTGTTTCTTTGATAATTACTCAAACCATCCCTTGTGATGTAAAAAGTTTGCATATTTTTTGTTTTCCTATAGAAGTAGCGGAACTGATAAAAAGATGGAATATTTGATTGTAGCTTGCCATTTATATCGCAATATTTTTCTTTTAGCATAAATAAGTAAGAAGACTTTAAACTATATCTGTTTGTACTATAAAAATATTTATTTAAAGCCCATCTCATATTTTTTTCATCTTGTGTAAGTGATTTTTCTGTAATGTTACTCTTAGGTACAAGTACACAAATATTTTGGAAAATAAGATACTTATAAAAGTAATTTCTAAGAGACTGTTTGCTTATATTTCTTTCCTGACATACTTGATTAAACAATAATGTTCGTTTATATTTATCGTCCATAAAGGAAAGTAATGGAGCAATCATGTTGTACCGATCGTATGCTATCTTTTTATTATGCTCCGAAGCTTCTGATATGTCGAATACAGGCTCATTTGTCTCTTGCATGAGTAAATCCTCATCACACAAAATAGCGTCCTTAAAATCCATTTTATGCACTGTATACGGCATTTTGGTTTTTAAGCAATCAATAATAAAAACTGATTGATCAGATTCTTTTAAAACTCTTACTATTGTATCTTTGTATTTATACAATTTATTCTTCATCAATAACAATCCCCCAATCTGACACACCATGCGTCTTCCAGTACTCTCTGGAACCGTCTAGTAATCTAATAGTCATCGGTTTTTGTAATAGTTTTCTTTCTATACATTCACGGACCATTAGGTCACCTGTATCTTTTACGCATACAAAGTCTGATGTGTAAGTTCTTTCTGGATATTTATCATCCTTATATCCATCAAGGTCTACATTTACTCGTATACTGATTATGCTTTGATCTTTTTCTAGTTTCATTGCATAGGCATATTGAATCTTGCTGTAGGTTATGCATACGCCATCACATTTGCATAAATATAATTTTGTTGCAGCTACTTTTGAATTTTTATTCCGCATTATTTTACCCCCTATTTTTGAAATGGTTTTTCCTAAAAACGGCTATTTTTTTGCTAAAAACGAATGATTTTTTCCTAAAAACGCATTTTTAGGGTTATTTTCATTTTTAGCATTTCGTTTTTAGGAAAAGTAAAACAGTCGCAATCCCAGTAAAATCAATGGTTTGCGGATTTTCCTAAAAATACTTCCTAAAAACGAGGTTAAAAATACTATGTCGAGAGGCAATCACTTTTAGCGTTTTTTGAGGCAAAAATTTTATTCTTTTATTCTGGTCAAATTTTGCTCTGACGCAATATTTTCCTCTTTTGTGCATGTTAACTTGACTACAATAAAATCACAATTTTATCGGGAAAATGACCCTCTTAAATCCCTTATTTTTATTGACTTCTAGAAAGTCGATTTTTGGAAAAATCGCGATTTTGAGCTATTTTTGGCTGTTTTTTGAACTTTTCGTCAAATTGCACAAAAAAATGACCTCGGATAAAAATATCAAAGGTCATTTCCTATGCTCTTGTTCTTATAAGTTTTCTGCAAGCAAACTATTTTGTTTGATGTCTCAGGCTAAAAAATTTGCCCCATTTTACGCTAAAGTTTATTGCCCTCGAACATAGTATCTCTGACCTTGAAGTCATTATACGAGATTTATATATTTCTTGCAATAGTTCGAGTCCCAATTTCGCAATATTTTACTTATTTCGCTTAATATATTACGGATATTGATCAATATCATCATCATCTTTATTTCTTCCGGCAGTAAGACAAGCTGTAAGAATAAGTCCAACTACTCCACCAACCACAAATGTGCAGCCTACAATACAAATAAATGTACCAATACCAAGTGTAATCATGCAGTCTCATCCTCCATTCTGTTAATTTCTGTATCAAGCAATTCTAAAGCAGTATAAAATTTAGTGTCGATTTCTTCATAAATGCAATCAATAACATTTTTAATAATTTTTTTACGAATATAATTGAGCTTTTGATCTTCTGCAAAATCGTCTATAGATATATTCATTTTCAGATCATCAGAATCAAGCTCAACACCATTTTTATGCTCTTCTAATCTTCTTTCAAGATACCATTTAGCTTTTTTTAAATCCTGAAGCTCTTTTTGCTTGTCACCAACATATTTCTTACCGGCTCTGCAGATATATTTAACTACATTACCAAGGCAATAACCAAGTCCCCAGTCTTCTATAAAATTAATTACCTGGTATTTTGTTCCGCAATAATGAGACGGATTATCTACTGCATTATGTCCAGAAACTGGATCAGAATAAGCGTGGGATACAGTTTTGCAATTGTCTTTTCTAACAAATGTTTTGAAACTATATGATAAATTACCGTGTGTATTATCTATAGATTCAATTTCATCAAAATTGTTTAGAAGGTACTCAATTGGGAAAAATACATCTGCTGTAGAGATACATCTATCACCTAAATTAACGATTGTAGCATAAACTTTTTCGCAATGAGGTAAGAACATTTTGTAAATACTTTCTCCACCGATTGCAAAATATTTATTCGAACAATACTTAAGAACATCTGTAGAAAAGCCTTCTTCACTGCTTAATGTAGATACTAATGTACCGCTATTATCAAGTCCGGAATAATAGTTTAATGTGTTACTATAAATATAATTTTTTCTCCCAACAAGCGGTTTGTTACCAATGCTATTCCATGTCTTTCTTCCCATAATAACAGAGCTGCCCATAGTAAGCTCTTTAAATCTTTTCATATCTTCTGGAATCTTATAAAGTAAGTCACCATCTTTGCCGATTCCACCAAAATTATCCATACAAACGATTGCTGATAACATAAATTTTCTCTCCTTAAATACCCAACGGTAGTGTCAATTGTGGCTTCATTGGCTTGTAATTTTCCATAGAAAAGTCATCAATTGTCATGTCGTAAAAGTTATTTTTTTCTGGATTTAATACCAATTTTGGCATCAAATTTTTATCAATTTCACTATTTTTTAACGCCTCAAAAGTGACTAAATGTCTCTCATTTGCGCGATGAATTAGCTCTTTTGCTTGGTCAATATGGAGGTCGTATACCTGTTCGTTTGCCACGAAATGAGTAAATTTTCCAGGTTTATATCCAGCGTGTCTAGCTACCATCATGAGCAGTGCAGCGTACTGTACTTCATTAATTCCACCTCCACCGCTTGCAGCTAATAAGTCACCTGATCTCTGATTCAAAAATAGGTCTAAATACTCTCCACGTACTGTCCAGATGGTCTCATAAGCACATGGTTTTAATCCGTTTGGTTCATCCTTAAATTCCTCTTCTTGCCAGAGATTACAGATATGATAACGTCCATATGGGTTGTTTTTAATATCATCTAAAACACGTTTTCTAAACAAGTCATAACGGTGTACTGTATGACCATATCTATATCCATTTGTACCGTCTCCAATATCCCACAAATTCCAATATGACACGCCCATTTCGTTCAGAATTTTGAGGTCATTTGACTCTTTCTGGAAGATCCAAAACATCTCTTTGATTGCACTTTTCCATGCAATTGGACGTAAGGTACAGATTGGAAATTCACCTTTTGAGAGGTCATATTGACGCATTTGATGTGTCACAAAATAGGTATGTGCAGGTGTTCCGTCTTCGTATTTTGGTCTAGGATTTTCATCTTTAATACCATTTTGAAGGATATTATAGATAGATTCTACGAGATATTTATCGGCTTTTGTCATTAATCCGTATTCATATTCCATTATTCGGTCTCCTTTAATTCTGAAATATTATTAAAAATTTCCTCTGCAATTTTTACATTGTCTGTATGAATGCTGATATCAATAATTTTAGGAGGTGTTAAAGAAAGCAACCCTAAAAGTGATTTAGCATCAATTACGTATCTTCCAATGACCGCATCAATATCATAATCATATTTACATAATTTTTTCGCAATAAATTCTGCATCACTTGGCGTATTCATTCTAAATTTCTTTGTTATTGTCATTTTTCTCATCTTCCTTTATATCTTCATCTTCTAAAAACAATTTATATCCATATTTATCATTGCAGATATTATACAATTTTGCACTTGCATCTTCTGAAGCAGGTACACCCTTTTTATGAGTGTACCTTTTGCAAGTGTTCTGTTTTGGACATGTTTTAGAATTTTCATCTAATGCACAATAATAAAATGTGTCCATTTATTACTCCTTCTTGTCAGTTGTCAGTTGATCCGAAACCACCGTTACGTGTTGCTTCTACATGATCGTCTTCTGTAATTCCATATTCTAAGAAAATTCCCTGGGCGATAGCTGCATTACTTGTTACTGAAAACTCTTTATCTCCACGATTTACAAGTTTAATAAAAATGTGACCTTCGTTGTCAGAGTTAATAAAATCGCAGTCTATAATTCCTGTTCCATTTACTAGATTGCACTGATATTTAAATCCAAGTCCACTTCTTGGGTAAATCATAAGAACATAATCTGTATTCATACGACATTTAATACCTGTTGGAATTTTAATTACTTCTCCTGGCTTTAGTGTAAATGAAAATGGAGTTCTAATATCAAATCCTGCGCTAAACTTTGTAGCTCTTGTAGGTAACTCTAATCCATAATACATACTTTCAATTTCTTGTCTGAGTCTCTTAGATGTATCATCACCTGCAAGTCCAAATGTATCTAAATAATCTTTTTCAAACTGCTTATAGCTTACTTTCTCAAATTTTGCTACCCTCTTCATTAATCTTCATCCTCCTCGTCCCATGGATCATATTCATCGCAACATTCACAATCACCGTTGCAATGCAATTCTTTATTTGGATTAACTCTAAACATATATTTAAGAATTCTGTCTTCACCAATAGTTTCAATCGCATCGTAAGCTATATCTCCATTAGAGAACAGTACAGTACCTACCGGTGGAAGAAATGAATCGTTCTCAACAGTAATTGACATGTCGTCTTCATCAAGTACAAGCCAGAATGCGTACGATGGATGGGCGATTTCTCCATTGTGTTCATCTGCATAGTTCTGAAGCTCTGCCATAATCTTTCTACGCTCTACCTCAAATTCTGCCTCTTCTTTGGTTCTAAAAACATTTCGAAGACCATAGCGTCCTTTATCTGCTTTATTTTCAGTCCAAATAACAGAATCGACATCTCCATTACTATAAGTAAAAAAATATTTTTCACTAGTAATCGGTTTCCAATGATTCTTAGTCTCTTTCTTCTTTTGTTCTTCTTTATCTGTTTCAATTACTTTCCGCAGACTATCGAATGTATTCTGAAGTGTTTGCATAACAACATTTGTCACTGCTGGACTGCAATCAGCAAGATTAAGACTAAAATTTACAGTATCTGTTTTAACTTCTCTCATAATTATTTCTCCTTGTAAAATTTCTCAATTTTTTCTTCTAAATATTTCAAATATTCATCCCACATATTTTTCGTGTAAATATATTCTTTAGTCTGACGTGCCATCATTAACTTTTTCATATCAGATTTATAATCAAATGGTTTATTTCTACGACCTAGCTTTTTTGCAAGAACATCTGACAAAAATGACTGTGTAAATCTTGAGAAAGTTAATAAGTCCTCTTTCTGAACAAGAGCGATTATTTTCTTATATTCATCCATTTTGTCCGTTGGTATTGTAACATCTGCTTTTGGAAAATTTTTAAGACTATAAGGTGTGATATCTGCACCAAATGATGATGCTTTTAATAGATTTGCAACTGCTTCCATATCGGCAGTTTTAAATTTGAACTCTACTTCACTATCATAAATGTGTGGATCTGAGTACGAAATATTTGTTTCATCAAGTTTCTTTAAAATATTTTTTCCGCGAATAATGCTTGGGATGTAAGCTACAAAAGTACCTCGACCATAATAATAAATTTTATTACCGAATTGACATTTAATATATAAGTCATCGTAACTTTTATCAACGGTCCCATCTTCTTCTCTTGGTACATCGTGACTTTCTGGTGAGAGTTCCGGTACAATTCTGTACTTACCTTTAAAATGCTGTGTTAAATAACTCATAGGCATTCACCTCAATATTCTTCGTAGTAAGTTTCATCACTTACTTCTACTTTATTTTTCTCTGCAGCATGGATTTTATCTAATGCCTCTTTACGAGTTTGAAATACATAATCTCCAAGAGCATTGTATCCAAATAGATAAACGTGTCTGTCCTTTTTATCCATACCGCAAAAATAATCTTCTCCAACTGTTCGAACTTTTAATTCGCACAGATCATAAGTACCATTCTTTTTCTGAATCCTGGCATAATAAACCATGTCACCTTTATTTATTGTGCTGTACATGTTTTTTCTTCCTTTTCTTTTCTATATTCCATAGGATTTTTTGAGTGCAGAGGGAATCAAGTGTAGCAATGACATTCTCGATAACCTCTTCAAGTTCATAATTTTTACCACAATCCCAATTGTAAATAGGAAAATATATCTCATCATGGTCCATATCTGTAACTGTGAGTGTATATGTATTATCCGACAAATCAATGTCAACTGTTAACCTATCAATGTCTTTATATACAAATTTGTTAAAATATGCGTGGTCACCATAAATTTTAAAGCCATTATTTCGAAGCTTATTAAAATCCATTTTAATGTGTAAAACGTATTTATCATGAATGTCATTAATATTCATCTTGAATTTCCTCCATATAAGGGGAGCCGGTTAAGACTCCCTCGTTATTTATTTAATCACACTTACTCCAACCACAATCCTTACATGTATTACAGCCACCCTCAAAAACTAAATTACCACCACACTGAGGGCATTTTGCTGTCTTTGATTTATCAACAACAATTTTCTTTTTTGGTTGTTTTGATGTGTCAATTACATCTTCTGAATCATCAGAAATTTCATCCTGCATTTCTTTATACATATCAATAAGAGCATTTCCGATAGCAACAGGGCAACAAGATCCTTTTGATGTATCGTGTTTTGTTGCTGTTCTTACTGCATAAGACGGACATGTTCCACTTGATTTAAGCTGGTCAATGATTGAATAAATATCAACTCCACCTCTTGCTGCAAGAGAAATCATCCTGGAAAGCCCGATCATGAATTGGTTACATCCGCCTGAAGATCCCTTACTTAAATATGTTTCAAGAAGTTCTCCAGTATCTGGATCAAAGAATGCTTCGCAATGCAATGTTCCACATCCAGTCTGTAATGTACGTTTCTTACCAACACAGTTGTCATCAGCTTTAATGATCATTCCTCTGCCAAGAGTTGTTTTAGGCTTTTCAGATGTTTCATCATCTTTTTTACTATCTGACGTTGTAAGAATTCCTGCACGTTTACATCCATCACGGAAAATTGTTACACCTTTAAGCCCTGCTTCCCAGGCTGTCATATATAATCCTTCAACCTGTTCTACTGTAAAATCATTTGGTACATTAACCGTAGAACTAATTGATGCATCAATATGTGTCTGCCAAACGCTCTGCATATAAATACGATTCTTATAATCAAGTGTCTGCGCAGTTACAAAATAATTTGGTAACTCAGAATCGTCTTTTAAATTGTTCTTTTTCATGTAATCTTTTACGATTGGTGTGTACACTTTGTAATACTCATCATGTCCTTTAAGAGATTCTGTTTTTCTTGTATAATAGTTTGCGAAAATTGGTTCGATTCCACCAGATACTCCAAGCATTGTAGAAAGTGTTCCTGTTGGAGCAATTGTAAGAAGCTGAGAATTTCTAAGACCATACTCTTTTACAAGCTGTTTTGTTTCACCAAGAGCATTTTTTGAATAATAAGCAGACTGCTCAACTGCTTCCGGATTATATTTTGGATATGGACCATACTCTTTTGCTAATAAAGCAGATGTTTTAAGTGCTTCATCAGCCATTGCATGACCGATCATATCACACAAATCAATAGCTTCAGGACTTCCATATTTAATACCCATCTTAATAAGTAAATCTGCAAGACCAAAAATTCCAAGTCCAATCTGTCTCCAATCTCTTACAGAGTCTCTCTGCTCCTGTAACGGATGTAATGGCAATCCTTCGTCAAGGACTTCGTTTAATCCGATTGTTGCAATATGTACTGTTTTTCTAAAATCATCAAAATTAAATCCATGTGGGGTTGCAAATTCAGCTAAATTAATACTTCCGAGAAGGCAACTCCCACCGGCTGGCAACATTATGTTCCACGAGGCTCACAACACCTCATGCGTTCTCTTGGAACTGCTATATGTTTCCATATAGTTCAGACTATATCATCACTGTATAAATACAGGGTTAGTGCTTCCATTGTCATAAGTTTACAATGTACTCTCTTTCGAGATAGTCGTTGGGGTTGGTCAACTTAACTTGGTCATTGATAAGGTAGTCATTAAACCAACCTGCTGATTGACTCTATTTAATAGATTATTAGGGTAAGTGACCAAACTTACATTAATATCCTACTATTAACTTAACGAGTTATTCCAGCATTTCACTAACTTTATAGAACCCCTACCAGCTTTATTAAGGCTCTTCTGCACAAGGATTAGTTCCGGCATAATGAAAATTATTGTCACAACTAAGTAAATTCCAGTTTTCGATTCTATCCCAGAAAAGCATTCCAGGCTCTGCATAATCCCAGTTTACTTCGCACATTTTATGAAAGAAATCAGCTGCATCAATTGTTTTTATAATTGTTTCTCCAGTTTCTTTTCTGGTAAATTTAAGTGTAAATGGCTGTTTATTTTTCACTGCAGCCATAAATTTGTCTGTAATTCTAATAGAAATATTAGCTTTAGTTACCTTATCTAAGTCAGATTTAATATTGATGAACTCTTCAAGATCAGGATGTTCACAAGAGATACTTAGCATTAATGCTCCTCTTCTATTGTTCTGTCCAATTAAACCTGTAATCAATGAATATAAATCCATAAAACTAACTGAACCTGTTGTGGTTTTTGCAGCATTTCTTACAGTTGCTCCCCTTGGTGCTAAATTACTAATATCAACACCACAACCACCACCATAAGAAAATGTTCTTGCAAGCTTTTTAGCACAATCAAAAATAGATTCAATTGAATCTGATGGAGGTTCGATTACATAACAATTGGATAGAGTTGTTTTGACACCTTTGTCTTCAAGTCCCCTGTTTGAAAGGATTCTTCCACCAAAGAGAAATTTTTTATCTTTAATTAACTGTTTTACTTCCTCATTCCCACCAGAGACTCTATCGAGCCACCGATCAAATGTTTCTCCGTTAAACTGGTACTTTCTCTCCCAGATGTCCTGTCCCAGTTTATTGTCTTTTCCTAACCATTCTTGTATAGTCATTTTGTCACTCCTTTACTCTAAATAAAAATCATTAATATAATCAATCGCTTCATTAATACCTGTGAAAATCACATCACAATCTTCTGGCAGCCATTCATAACTGTCATAATTGTTGAATCCAATAATGGGAATATGGTTATCTACTGCGAATTGCAGTTCCTGAGCTGTTCCAATAGAAGTGTTTGTATGTTCCAGATTTACAAGGACTAAATCACATTTTCGAATACGTGATAAATAGAATTGTTTTACTTGTTTATTAGTTATTGCATTGCCACCGTCACGATCAAAATAACGTGTTGGATTGATTACTTTAATAGTTACATCTTTGATTTCTGAAATATTTTTGAAAATATTCTCAGCCTTTAATCTCCATTCATTTCCACCGTCATGCATTCCTCTACATGCACCGGCGAGATATACAGTTAGTTTTTCCATATAACTACCTCTTAAATAAGTCCAGCTTCATCATCTGCTAATACCTTATCATAATCTTCTCTGAAGCAAATAAATCCTGCAAACTGTAAACTTGGAAGTCCAGTATTTTTATCTTTTGTTTCTTCTTTATATTTAATATCAATAAGTTTACCAATAAGCTCATCTCGTTTTTTCCATAGATCTTTTCTCATTTGATCTGAATATCCATATCCAACACCAGATTTTCCATCTTTATATTTAACAATTAATGATCCAAGCGCTCCTTTATTTTTACCAGATCCTTCTTCGTATCCAATAACTCTTAAAGTCGCATCATAGAACTGTTTTACTTTAATGAGATTTTTGGTTCGTTTACACTCATATGGCTTGTCAAGATTAATGCAACAGCCCTCCCAGTCATTATCTTCTGCATACTGGAGCCATTCCCAAATTTTACTATGATCATAACCGTGATATACTCTCTCAACGACTTCAATATTTTCTATTCCAAATGCTTTAATATCTTCTTTTAATTTATTTAATTTTTCATATCTAACGGAATACGGATCTTTGGATTTTCCTGCCCAGAACTCTTCCAGAGGGAGAATGTCAAATGCTTTGAATTTTAATTGAGATTTGTCGCTAGATTTGCTATTTGCGATTCCTGTACCTTTTTGAAATGCTTCAGAATCAGATAAACCTTCTTTGTTTTTATAGACAAGTTCACCGTCTAAGAACATATTTCCATAACCCATTACCTGTAGATCTTTAATAATATGATCGATGCCATTAATTTTCTTATTCTGTCTGGTTCTGCACTCAGTTCCAATGTATGAACATCTGAGTCCATTTAGTTTGCGGCTAATGTAAATCAGCTCATTACCTTTCAGCTTAACTTTTTCAATTGAAGTACCAAGCTGTACATTAAATTCTTCAATTAGTCCTGGAATAGCTTTATTAACAAGCTTTGCATCTGCACCTAACCTAAACTTTTTTGTTACCATTTCTTCATAAAACTGGCATTCAGCTTCAGACTTAGAATTATTGCAGATAAATTTTCTAATAGTAGCCACATCTACATCAGTACCTGTATTATGAGTTTTTAGGTAATCAATAACTTCTGAGAAGTTTTTTGGCTCAAATGTTGCATAATTTGCAGCCTTTGAAATGGTCATTTTATTGATCTTTTTTGTGCTAATTCCTGTTACGGTATTACCATCTAGTAGGAACACCAGACACTTTTTAAGAAGCTTATTATCCTTATTTTCTCTAAGGATACGCTGCTTTTCATTCAGACTCGATGTGTTCTGAATGAGTTTTAGAATTTCAATTACTTGTTCCAATAATTAATCCTCCAATCTTCCAATTACTTTTATATGTTCAGTGAACAGCAATGTTAACTGTCCACTACTATGTACTTCTTCAACTGAAATGCAGTTATTACAAAAACCAATATCTGCAATGCATCCTATAATATTACTTTTATAATTATCATCCATGATAAAAACACAGCAGTCACCGATTCTATGTATAACATTATCATCATCTACAAGAGTGTTATTTTTGATGTACATTTAATTAATCACCACCCTCTTGTAAGTCGATTGATGTATGAAGAAGTTCACTAATTGATTTTGCATTTTTATTAAAATATTTCATAACCTCAATTGCAGGTTCGATGTCTTCAAAAAATAAACCAATATATTCATATTCATTTTTCTTTATAAACTTTTTAATTTTGTTTAATTGCTTAAGATCGATGTAACAATTTTCAATCAGTCCATCATAAACAATTTTTATATACTCTCCTTTTAATGGATATAACCCTAAAAGTTCTGAAATAGGGATATAAACCTTAACAGTTATTGGATCAATTTTGATTTTATATTCTCTACCATACTTCTTCATAATCTGAGAAATATCATTAATAAGTTCTATCATATTATTTCCCCTTTCTTTTAATTGTGCTTAACCACGTATTTCTTGCATTATTACTTGTATTTAGACATTTGTAGAATGCCTGTGGTTCAGCACATAATAAACATCTTTTCTTTGCTCTTGTAAGCATTGTATATAACATACGGTTGTCCAATAATTTATAATGGGTATTATCAATTACACAAATAACTGTTTTCCTGGAAGATCCTTGCATTTTATGAGTCGTTAAGGCATAAGCCATATCTAAATCTGCAAGTTCATTTCCTTCGTATCTAATTACTTTATCTTGTTTTTCATAAATTATATTGTTATCTTCATCAAAAACTAATCCAACACCTTTTTCTATTTTAGGACCAAATGACTGATAAGTAACTTCACAATAAGTTACTGGCTTTTTACCACTCATATCTTCTCCAATAAATGTGATATATCCGATTTCACCATTAAAGACATTTCGATCATAATCATTTACAGTCTGGACAACTTTACATCCAAGCTTAAATTCTTTTTCACCAAATGAGATTGACTTCTTTTCGTCTTTAAGTAGGACATCTGCAATATCTTTATTTAATTCATAAGCACTGTTTAAACAGCCTTCTCTACGAGGTACTACTATACCAACATTGTCAACACCATCTGATTTAACTGCTGAGAAGAACATTTTTAATGCAAGCTGGTGAAGCGAGTCTCTTGTATCTCTGAACATGTAATACATATCCTGCAATTCACCATGAACCAATTTTTTTGATGTAATAACTTCCGTAATGGGTTTTTTATTATCTCGAATGAGATTTGCATCGGTAAGAATTCCAGATTTTTCTGCTTGACGCATAACTTTTGTAAGCTCATTGATATTTTTTTTTGGTAAACAATGAATCAGATCAGAGAATATATTTCCAAAGCCAATAGGTGGCAACTGTTTATAGTCTCCACAGATTATGATTTTTGTATCATCACCTATAGCTTCTAACCATGCTAAGAAAATTTGTACATTTACCATAGAAGCTTCATCCATTAATACTACAGGAGATATGAGCTTGCAATCCTTATTGTAATCAAACTTATTTGGACCATGACACCCTAGCGTCCTATGAATTGTCATTGCAGGATAATCTGTAGCTTCTGTGATACGCTGTGCTGCCATTGCTGATAATGCACAGGCAGAAATATTGTGATTTGCCAGAGAATACGCACGAATAATTCCACGTAAAATTGAACTTTTACCGGTACCGGCTTTTCCTGTAACGAAGCTTATACTCTGCGTTAGTATAGAGCGTATAATTGCCTTTTGCTCATCGGTATAAGTAAATCCTTGCTCCTGTTCTGCTTTAGCGATTCCTGTCTCTATTTCATCGTTTTCTATAGGCACTGGTGACGGTTTATTTAATCTTTCTTGAATGATAGACAAAATTTTCATTTCAAGATTGTAGTATAGCTTAAGTCCAATTCTGTTTTCATATTGATGTAAGAATGAATTATTTTCAATAACTCCATCAAATACATCTATACACTCTGGAGCTGAATCTTCAACTGCAGCTTTTAAAATATCTACACTACACCAAGTGTGTCCATCATTTTCGCCAATCTCTGTAAGATAATAAGAAATAAAAGCAATACATCTTTCTCTGGATTCAAGAAGTTCAGGTTTTAATTTAAGTGCCAATTTATCTACCTTCTTAAAACCAAACCCTTTCATAGAACATAAATAATATGGATTGTTTTCAATCTTCTGCTTTAATAATCCAGGGTTTGGTTCGTTACTAAGAAGGTTTTTAATCATTGTGAATGTAACACCTAATGGCTTTAATAACGTGATAATGTCTGATATAAGATAGTTATCAATTATCTTGTCTTTTATTTTCTTCCAAGTTTTCTCACGAACACCTTTAACTTTTGAAAAATCAATTGTATCCAATTTACCATCAGCTACATCATTTACAACATTTGGATATACAGTTAGCAATGAATCTGCCACACTTTCTGGAATAAGTGATTTAAGAAAAACTTTAGAATCTTCCACAGTCTGCGGAGCCAATGCATAAACTGTGATTGGTACATATTGTGCCCCATATTTTTTATCATCTTTATATGTTGCAGTAATCTTATATTCTGAACCAACACACAGTTGCTGCATTCGTCCGGCTAAAGTTCCGACAAAAGTATCACCATGCTCATCTCCGAACAAATCTTTGTGAACAGTTATCTTCTGACAATTAGGAAGTTGATCAGTTGTATTGAATGAATAAACTCCCCAAGACGTATTTTCACTGTAGAAGCGCTCATATGAAATTCTGGCTGTAAATTCAAACTGCTGATCATCATTACTAAATTGTTCTGAATAACTCATTATACTTTTGCCCCTTTCTTTCTAACATATTTTATCCATTCGTTATACGGCTTGATTTTTTCTACAATTACTTTTTCTTCACTATCCTTTTTGCAAAGGATTGCTACTTGTTGACCTTTCTTTATCAGATCTTCAAATTCTTTTAATGTTGAATGCCATACAATACCTTCTACAAGCCCAAAGCTTGAATAGATATTAATATAGGCAAACTGTTTACCGTTTTTATCTTTCTTCTTCTGCACCTTTGCAATAATTCCAACAATCGTACATTTGTCACCATTTTCAACATCTTCAAATGGAACTAAAAATGTATAAGCTGCATCAAATGGATTATCATTAATAAATACTTGTAATGTTTGAAATTCCCAAAACTGCTCATCTTCAAGGTATTTATTATTTTCCTCTATATATTTCTGGTATCTGATTTCCTGTTTTTGATTAAAGTCTTCTTCCTTTAATCTGTTATATTCTTCTAAAAGTTTTTCTTTATCGTACTTAACTCTTTTACTTGTGCTTGGGATCTCATATTTTGATAAATCAATATGCCATTCTTCTTCAAGTTTTTTATATGTTGGCAAAGACTGTACTTTTGAAAACTTCAATGCTTGATATTGTGACTTTAAATAAGAAATCAGTTTTTTCTTTTTATTCTTACATGGAATTGCTCCAGATTTAATTAATGCCATAACAGCTGATTTACTTAGCGGAATTCTTGAGATTAAGTCTTCAAATGATTTAAATTTACCATTTTTATCTCTTTCTTCTATAATCTGAGCAGATAATGATTCTCCAATTCCACTAATGGCTGATAACCCAAATAAGACTTTGTCATCATGTACTGTAAAATTCATTCCAGATAAATTAATATTTGGTGGACTTACTTCTACATTAAAATATCTTGCATCTAAGATATATTTATTAATAGCACCTGCTTTGTCTTTATTCTGATTAAACAATGCTTTAAAGAAATATGTTGGGTAGTGTGCTTTGAACCAAGCTGTTTCGAAGCAAAGTACAGCGTAACTATATCCATGGGACTTGTTAAAAATGTACCCTCCTTTGGCTGACATATCATCTGCAATTTGATTAGCGAGTTTGTTTGGATATCCATTTTGCACAATTTCATCTCTTAATTTTTCAGACTCTCTTTTTACAAGATCTTTGTCCTTTTTCGCGATTCCACGTCTGAATAGATCCGCTTTTCCATATGTTCTTCCACCAAATTTTTTTACAATATCAAGTAATTGTTCCTGGTACAATAAACATCCATTTGTATCTTTTAAAATTGGAATCATATCTGGATGAATATACTCTGGGGTTTTACCACTTATTGCTATATCAACATACTCTTCTAATGCTCCCATACTATCAGGTCTATATAGAGAAACAACAGCTGCAACATCATTTATATTCTTAGGTTGCAAACGAACCATTAGATCTTTCATTCCGGCAGATTCTACTTGAAATACTCCATTTGTTTTCCCTGATCCTAGAAGTTTATAAGAATCAATATCTGTTTCAAATTCATGATTATTAATATCGTACAACCAAGGGTCTAAATGTAAGTCATCTTTAATCTCTTTAACAATGTTAAGTGTTGCAACACCTAAAAGGTCAAATTTTACAATTCCAATACCCTCAATATAGTGTTTATCTACTTGGATTACATGTTCGCCCTTTGTTCCGATCTTCATTGGCATATAGTCGTTTATTGATGTATCAACAATTCCAACTCCACCGGCATGAATTGATACTGTTTTAACTCTTCCGCTTAAATGTGAAGCAATATCAAACAAATCAGCATACTGTGGATTATCATTTATAAGAGTTGGATTTACTTTTATACAGTCATCCCATTTATCAAATGTGAATTTTTGAGATAATTTCTGCATCTGATTATATGGAAATCCTAGAATCTTACCTACGTCTGTAATTGCTACTGTAGGAGTAATGTAAGAATAGTTGATAATCTGACATACCCTGTCTTCCCCATATTTGTCTACAAGATATTTAATAATTGCATCTCTGTCTCCTACATCAGTATCAATATCAGGTAATCCAACTCGTTCAGGATTTAAGAAACGCTCAAAAATCAAACCATATTTGATAGGATCAATATCTGTAATGTGGCAACAATAACAGACTAAAGAACCTGCTGCGCTCCCACGACCTTTACCGACTTCAACTCCAAGTTTTTGAGCAGCATTGATAAAGTCCCATACAAATAAGAAATATCCATCAAATCCCATTTCATGAATAATTTTCATTTCATAGTTAAGTCTGTCTCTTCTTATCTGCTGCTCTTTCTCGGACAACTTATCGTAACCTCTATCTTTCCATCCTTCTTTAATCAGATGCCACAGGAATTCATTATTATCATTAAATCCATCTGGTAATGGGAATGTGGGTAGCTGCGGAGACTGAAACGGCATATTAACATTATCAATTAAATCTGCCACCTTATTGGTATTATCCAGTCCTATACATACGTTCTCATAACCAATCTGTGAATCCATACACTCATGGATTTCTTCTTCCGATTGCATATAGCAACCCTCATAAACTTCACTATTCTCGATTGCATTCTTATCATTATTGGTACTTTTCCGACCAATTTGAATTAACTTATCCTGATAGTACAAATCTTCTTTCTTCGGAGCATGACTATCAGTTGTAATAATAAATGGAGTGTTTGTGATTTTGGATAGCTCTAAGATTTTCTGATTATACAGACATTGATCTTGATGCTGATGTGATTGCATCTCAAGATAGAAATACGGAAATGCTTCTTTATATTCGTTTATATACTCAATGCACTTATTAAAATCTTCTTCTCTGGCAATTTTACTTGCTAAACATGCTGATGAAATAACAAAGTTTTCAGCGTATGGCTTCAAATCATCAATTGTACATCTTGGCTTAAAGTAAAATCCCTCAAAATTACTTTTTGTAATTACCTTATTTAAGTCCTTACGACCTTGTTCATTTCGAACCAGACATATTAAATGAAAGTATTTATTATCTTTGTCCTTTACTGTAATATCATTGCATTCATATAACTCAGTTCCAAAAATCAACTTAATATCTGGATATTCTTTCTTTAATAAGTCATAGTAAATAAAACTGTAAGCATTACCATGATTTGTTGTTGCATATGCTTTTAACCCAAGTTCTTTTGCTCTATCCAGCATTTCTTTAGGACTTCCATAACCGTCAAGCAATGAGTAGTAATCATGGTTATGTAACGAACTGTACATCTAGTCACCAACTTTCATTTTCGTCTTCATCGTTGTCTTCTATATCTTCGAAAGAAGTACTTAAAACATCTACGTCATCAATAACAAACTGTAATGTTTTAATTCCTTGATACTCACTAATGCATGGATTTCCAACAATATTGATTTTTGCAACATTATCAAATGAATTTTTGAGCCAATCCATAACAGAATTATCATCTTTACATTTAAACTGTACAAATTTAATTTCACCAATTTTAAAGCAATAAGAATCTTCATTCTTGCCCTGAATGGTAATATCGTCTCTATTTACTTCAATATCTGTAATGGCAATCATTGGTTCTTCAATACCCTGTCCAATTAAGTCTGTAAATTTTGTCAGCTCATAAATAATGCTTTCATTTACATCGTACTCTGGAATGATAAAATCACACAAATATACCTTTATGAAATCTTCATCTTTTAATTCATCATTGAATATTTCTTTTGCTTTTTCTATGTTATCAACTGGGATTTCAATACCGAATGCAGATTTGTGCCCCTGGGCAAAATTGAATTGATTGTTAGACTCTACAAGATCTCTGAAACTTTCAATAGGACTGTGGTTTATATTTCGTCCACTACCACCAAATACAATGGTATTTGTTTTATAATCATAATGTTTCTTTAATAATAAACACGGTCTGTTGTACTTCTCAGCTACTTTGATTGCACATACTCCTGTCATTCCACCATCAAGAAGTTCTGATACATCACACATGATTACTTTATCATTAGGATTTTCTCCAATCTGATCAAATATCATTTGTACACTTTTTTCACGGCTCTTATCCTGTCTTGCTTTTGCATTCTTTGCAAGTCGTGCAGCTCTATCATAAATACTTTCCTGGATAACCTCTGCAGGTTTATCTTTTGTGGCACGTTTCTTATATTCAAACCATGCATCCTGTTCAATGAAAGCTTTAAACATAAGTTCTTTTTCTTCCGGTGAACCGAAGCGAGTACATCCGTTCAAAATAGGTGTCGCATACCATTGGATATTATGGATATTTATAACTCCACCCATACTATATTCCTGAGCATTTATGAGTGCTTGAAAGAATTTGTTACTGATGTTGTGCAATCCAACCTCTACGAGATATTTTGTTTCAGGTGAACGCATATCCATTACATCTGAAATATTTGCTAAAGCAACCAAATCTAAAAAGTCATCTGCATATTCACACCATAAAAAATCATCTAACGCTTTTAAGAATTTATATACAATTCCGGCTCCGCAGAAGTTTTTATTTGTATAAAACTCGCTCATTTGATTATTTACGATTAATGCATACGGATTATCAATTAAGTTTCCTTCTTTATCCTTTGCCTGTTCATGATGATCTAAGATTAGAATGTCAATTCCACGATCTTTTAATGTTTTACATGCTTCTACATCGTTAGTACCGGCATCCGGAACAATCAATAATTTTGTATTCTTATCAACAATTACATCATTATCCAATCCTTCAAGACCATGTGCTTTTGTTCGATTGTGAAGGATATATTCAACAGGATAATCCTTATTTAATCTTTTAATATATGAATACATCATTGCTGCAGAACAGTTTCCGTCTACATCTTCATCTACAAGAACCTGTATTTTATCATTATTATCAAAATGACTTAAAAATAATTCAACAGCTTCACCGATATTATCAAGTAATCCATAATCAAGTTCTGCAGAGTGATCTAATGATAAATACTCTTTTGGATTCTCAATATCTCTATTTTTCAGAAAATCAATCTGAATATTCTTTAAGTCATTATAGTTATTTTTCGAATTTTTATATAACTTAAACTTCAACTTTCCAATCACATCCTATCTGTTAACGGATATACATTATTTTCTAATAAGTATTCCCATCTATCTTTATTATCCGATGGAGATTCTTTCTCACCTGTTAGCTGATTGTCTTTATCGAACATATAATACGCTGGAATGCCATCTGGTAATCTATCCGAAATTCTCAGTATATCATCCAAAACAACATCTTTATCAAAACAAAATACAATCTTAACGCCAAGTCTAATCAGCATATCTAACTGATGTCTTGAAATATTCTTTCCTCCTGTAGATACTGCATTTTTATATCCATAGGACCATAGCTGCATTACACCTTTTTCTGATTCAACAACATATACGACTCCTAACCTTTTTATATATGGAAGCGTTTTATTCAATCCGAATAGAATTTTTGATTTTGCACATTTCTCCAAATACAAATATTTACATTCAGATTCATCAACCTCTTTTTGAAATAATCGACCCTTCACTCCGACTAAATCGCCAATCTCTGAATATATTGGTATTGTTATTCTATTTGTTTCGGTATCATAGCCAATCTGAAATTCTTTCTGGGTTGAATAACTAATCCCATCTTCATAAAATAAGTCATTCACGTAAGGTTTATAGTAGTCAAGTATTTCAACAGGTATTGGTTTTAATGGAACTTCTTTCTCATCAGTTTGCTCTGTAGACATTTCATTAACTAATTTCAATATCTTTAAACTCTCAGGTATATCTGATTCAAAGTCATGATAATAAGAAATTCCAACCTCTTGACATATAAATTTCAGTCCTTCAGGAAATGATAGTTTTTCACAAAAGCAAACTAAATCAATAATATCAGTAGCTCTGTCAGTTTCAACCATTTGTCTCGTATAGTTTGTACATGATAAATTTTCCGTATTATATATTACGATTGCACCGGTATTATCACCGTCTGGATTTCCGCAGGTCCAATAATCTCCATGAAATTTAATATGATGGCAGTGAATCGCATCAAGAATCTGTTCCACATAATTATTTTCTAATATATATTCCTTTAATTCTCTAGCATCCACTGCCAATCACCTCACTAATTATTTTTGTCTTTGTATCAACTGTCCAATATTTATCCAAGTATTGTAATCAAGATTAATTTCAAATAACATAATCTTGTCCTTACTTCCAGCTCTATTTTTATCAATTTTAATTGCAAAATATTGCTTACTTAAATCCAAATCAGATATTGTAGGATCACCCCATCCAGGAGTGTCACATATCATCTGATATTTGTGGTATTCACTCTTTTCAATCATCTTCCCAAGAGTAAGCGTATCAGTAACATGCTTAATACCTTTACTAGATGCAATATTCATAGAACTCAACTGGAACACATCTGTAAACTTACTATCATCAGACAACTGGAATACTGCAAATCCAAACATTTTAAGCTCTTTTGTGATCTCTTTAAGCTTAGTTGCAATCTGCTTTAACTGTGCCCAATCTTCTACCTGATAGTTCTTCAATGTATCATAACCATAATAGGTTACTTCATTTACAAGCTTCGCCTTACGTAATTCAAACTCAATACGTTCCATGGAGTAGTCGTCCTGGACATCTTTGTACAAAAGCTTACCTTTTGTATTCTCATCAATCCATTCTCCTACTTGAACGATTTTGTGATACTCATCTGAATCACGTTCAACTCTTTCTATGTACTCTTCTTCTGACTCTGTGTAAATGCCATTCTCGTCTATATGTCTACGAATTATCTCACCGTTTCTATCTCTGTACGCACCCAAAACAATCTCACGTTCTGGCTTCTTAATCTTAATACCATGCAATTCTTGATACTCTTTATTGTTAATTACAGTAACAATCATACAGTTTTTAAGATCATCTTCATCCATCTCATTAGACATAAGAAGAAAGTTTTCATGCTGTACCAAAGTCACATAAGCTGCTAATGCAATAAGCTTTCGAGATTTACCACCATTTGAGATAAAGCCCTCAAAATGCGTTTTACCCTCTCGCATTCCAAGAAAGAATTCATTGTACATTGGCCAAGGATATGGAAGACCAAAGTTTGGTTTCTTCAGATATCTTTTAATCTGATCAGCATTACCTTTTGTAAGCTCTACAGCTTCCTCTCCTGCATTAATTACAGTATGAATTTTATCTGCTTTTGCTCTGATAACCCTGTAAATATCGTTAGCTGTCATCTTATCAAAATTCTTATGAGCAAGAATCTTATCAACAGGATAGCCGTTTCTTCCATACTCCCTAACAAGAGAGTATTTTTTTACTGTATCAAAATAATTCTTGATGTCATTCGAATCTGCCAAACGCATAAATTCACTAATTGTCTTCCAACCGTGATATTTCTTATAGTTACTCATTCGCTCGGCATCCTGTGACATAAATACATTTAGCTTTGTTTCATCAACTGTTTGGGAAAATTTAAGATAGTAAGTTTCAAGACATTTATAAAAGAAATAGACTACTTCATCAGAAAAGTCATATTTTGGTCTCATAAAATTGCCATATGTAACATACAGGTCCGGAGATTTATACAATGCTCCAACAAACATAATCTCAGATTGTACATTACATACATTATTAATTTCTTCCATCTGCCACTCCTTATCCAAAAATATCATTTAGTAAATCGTCCAAGGAGTCATCACTATTATTATTTGTTTCAACTGTTTTTGGCTGTGGAGCAGTTGTTAATATTAATTTTTCATCAGTTTTATCTGATTGAGCTTCTGCCTCTAAGATTTTTTGCTTTTCAAGGAATTTTAAGTAAGAGTCATATTTGTTATATAGAACTTTTAAATCATATTTAACTCTTGATACTCCTGTTATATCCTTACCTTTTGCAATATTCTGTGCATTAATTTTATCCAGATAAGATTGTTTACGCACAAACATGTCATATAAGTGCTTTGGTGGAATTTTAACACCATATTTACCATCATATAGTGCTGCTATAGAATCCCATGGAACTGTCTGAATATCATACTGTTTTCGGATATAATCATTAACAAGCTTTTCATCGAAGATTTTATCTACTTCTTTGACAGCTGCTATTTTATATTCATTTAACTTTGTAATATCCTTTTTTCTTCCATTAAAAACACCTACAATCTTTACATATGCATCTTCTTTATACTCAGGGATATTTTCCATAAATATTGGTTTATCTGAATATTTCTTTTTAAAACAATCTTCATGCCAATATTTATTTTTAAATACAAGAATATCTTCCTGATCTGCATCCTCAATGATAATATCTTTTGAGCAGCCACCACATTTTCTGTGGAATCCTGCAGATTTTTTAAAACACTTTTCGTGATAGAAAAGTCCATCAAAGAATACTACATTTTCCACAGATTTATTTCTTTCAAAATGGATGTGGCGTTGGCAACAATGGCAAACTCTATCAAATTCATTAACTAAATTATCATTCTTTGCTCGTGCCATAATTTATCCAATCAGTTTTTCATTGTCTCGATAACTTCCTGTAATACAGAAATATCATTTACATTCTTGTATGCAGTTGGTAAACCTTTTGCTTCAAGTTTTTCTTTAAGTGATTTCTTCTCGACTGGAGAAAGAGAATTTTTAATAGATACGATTTCTTTACGAAGATCATCTGGTGTTGGTGATGTGGAAGTGGATGCATCGGATGATGTTGTATCCTCTGTAACAGGATCGCCAACCTTACCAAGCACCTCTTTAGCATACAGATCCTGCTCTACTTCGACTGCTTTAGTTAAGTCGTTTTTGAGAACAAAATCTTCTTTACCTTTATTTTTATCAAGTGCAACTTGCCAATCAAGTAATGATGGGTCTTCTACAATTTCACCAGAGTCGTGCACTCCTGTACGGTCCTTTTGAATCTCAGCACAAATCTGACCAGTTTCTTTATCAAAGAAAGTACGGATTACTGTATTGGCATTATACTCAAGACCCTTAAATCCATCAATGATTTTTTTACCTGTTGCCACAGACTGGAACTGTCCATCATCTGTTTTAACGTTCTTTGTTTCATCTTTTTCTCTGGCTGTAGTAATACAATGAACGCCAGAAGACATTAAATCAAGAATAAGATCCTGCCCTTTGAACTTTATCGTATTAAAGTCCCGGATTTCAAGGCTGGAACCTTCAATTTTAACAAGTCGTTCATCTCCAAGTAATCCAGCTTTGTCAGCCTTTACTTTGTTACGCTTCTTAGAGAATTCAACTAATCCAGACTGTGTAGTTAAATTAAGAATTGTTGTACCATCAACCACAATCGCATCTGCTCTAAATGGTTTTCCTTCAGCATCTGTTACAATTTCATCAGTTTCTACTCCATCATCATCAAGTTCATAAATATCTTCGTTATTTTTTACTTTTGCAATATACTGTCTAACCTCTGCAAGTGACTGTGTATACAAAATATAAATATTATCCAAATTGATGCCTGACTCTTCCATTCTATCTAAGTAACTATCAAGTCCACCAGATTCTGCATCAATATATAACACTCTAAATGGAGTACCATCTTCTCTTTTGAAAAATGCAATCTGTGATGCTAATGTTGTTTTGCCTGTGAAAGTATCTCCATAGATAATCATGTTTAATTTTGTTTTTGCCTGTTTAGCTTTTCTACCTTTTGCCATTTAATTATGCTCCTTAATCTGTAATTTTAATTCTGTAATTTACAATTGCTTCATAAACTTTTTGTGGAATTATATTCTTATAAGAATCTGCAACTTTTTTAATATATTTTTCTTTTTCTTTTTTGTAAGTTGCAAATGCAAGATTTGAATCAGTAAAAAGACCTAAATACTTAACTCCGGTTGATGTAGATAAAACTGATGCATATTTTCCATCACTTGTATGCTTTTGAACTCCAATAGGCAGATCTCCACGCCTTGCGTATTCTTTGATAAATAACAAATTTATTCGTTGCGGAACTAATATACATGTATCTGGTGAGTATATTTTATTTCCATGAATCAAAATATCTTTATCAACGCATAGTGGTTCATTGTTGCAAGGATATTCGTTCTCGTAATACCATTTTGCAAAATTTTGAAAATTCATCCATTTATCACAGACTTCACATTCAACGTATGATTCAGTGCTTTTATCTGCAATCGGATTTGTGCACCTTTGCAACATAGCCCTCCATTTTGCATAAGCGACTTTATGGTCTTTAGAGCTGTAATCACCTATACCTATAAAGCCAAGTCCATCTTTACTTCTACACTCATATGGATTGGTAAGTTGACCTCTTTGAAAATTTCCATAACTTGTCCAATACCGATACTTATACTTATCATCAAATTCCACTAAAATTTTATGAGTATTCACATATTCAATAATTGTGGCTTTGGTGCCATTTTTGGTATATGACACCTCACCAACTCTGTTCTGAAATTCATTCATTTACATCAACTCTTACCACTCTTCATCCTCTTCGTCAACTTCTCCAAGACTGCTATCTCCCCATCCACTATCGTCAGAGTCGCTACCATAGCTTTCCTCAGCTTTATTAGCGTTTCTAATCTTCTGCATTGCTTCTTCGATAGCTTCCTTAGAGTACAGGTCTTTTTCAATGGTAGTCGGATCAGCACCGGTTACAATGTACTCACGTTTAACAGGGGTAGAAACTTTCTCCATTTCGTCCTCTTCTCCCCATCCATCATCTACAGCAACTTCTTCTACCTGAACGGAAGCCTGTACATGACCGGATACTTTAAGTGCCCAATATGGTTTCACTTTCTTCCTAAATGTCATCGCAAGTTTTTTCTGCTTTTCATCAACAGGGTCAAGAATAAATTCAACATCTTCAATATTTGAGTAAGTTACAACCTTACCGGAGATAACATATCTTCCTGTTTCCTTATCGTCTTCAACTTCTTTTTCAATTCCCATAAAGACAATTACCTGGTTGAAGTTGTTCTGGGCTTTAAATTTTTCACTATCAAATTCGCATGGGGCACAAAGAGAAATCTGAGATGGTTCCATAGATTTGTATCGTTTGATGTTACCTTTATCATCGCGATTACTGCGATAAGAAATGCTACCTTTTACAAAAACGCTTTCTCCGTCTTTAAGATTATTACGAATCTCGGCACAAGCATCATAGTCGGTAAGTACCTTTTTATCATTTACCTGTTCACCTTTTTCATTGGTTACTTTAGTAAGTCCAAGGTTTTTACCAATGAGTCTAAATCCTTCGTTTTTTGGATCTTCTGCAAACTTAAATCTGTTTGCCCAGGATACCGGCTGTGATGTTCCTTTCTTGCCTTTTTCTTCTGGCTTCTTATAGAAGTAAACTTTCTCCTGCTCAATTCCAGTAAATCCGATATATAAATCTCGACCTTCATCATATTCAAGACCGAAGTTTACGATTCGCATTTCTTTACCAGTTCGTGTCTGCTTTTCGGTGTAGAAATTATTTTTCTTAGTTCCCTTAACTACACCTTTAATCTGAAAGTTTCCTTTTGTTTCTGGGAGATTAAATAATCTCTGTTTTTTAGTATTGTTCTCCAATTTAAGAACCTCCTTTGAAATATATATAAATTTTTAATTGTAACCTGTATCTAAACCCAGTAAGTTACTAGGATAATATAAGGGAAATTTATAAGATAAACAGCCAGTGGCTGAAATCGAACTATATAAAATTGAATTTTTATTTTGGAAATGTTGGTGAAGAAAATCACCAATTAGAATTTAATTATCAAAATAGTCGTAATACCGATAAAGACTTACTACATCGTCAAGATTATCTTCTGATCCGTCATAGAAAACATATGAGTTTTGCAGATAGCCACCAAGTACTTCTTCAATATATGTCCTTACTATTCTCAAAGTTTTACCAGAATAATAGCTGTCATCTACGAAAATAAATGGCTGATTCTTATAAGAATCCAATTTCCAATTGGAATATTGAATTGGTTTACCCTTTCTTAAACTGCCATTAATATACTCAATACTGCAGTCGCTTAAAAACCATTTATATTTCAATCTCAATGCTGCAATCTTTTCTCCAATTTCACCTGATATGATGATATTTTTTACACTTGATTGTGAGATATGTGTTAGATATGATATTAGAAAATCTTCATCGTTTTTGATTAAATCATCTAGTTCATTGAAATATTCTTCTCCACCGCCATGAGAATCAATACACTTTTTTGTAATTTGACTCATTCGGTGTTTCATTTCATTTAGTGTTAACCGTTTCATAACTTATACTTCCTCGTTTTTGTTTAGTTTATGCTTATTTCTAAGCAAGTACGGATGATGGGACTCGAACCCACAAGGTGTTGTTAACCGCAAGATCCTAACTCTGGTGCGTTTTCCTGATTTCGCCACATCCGCTTATTTTTTAAGTACTGCTATACTGACAACTGCGCACATCATCAGTATAGGCTTACATACTATTTTGTAGGTGACCTTCGCAGAAACCTACTGCTTACTTCCGGTAACTATAAAGGTCTCGCATATCTCTTGCGCTGAACCAATCTCTCCCAGTTTCAGACTATCGTAGAATCCCACAGGATTCACATTGAGATATTTTTGACGAAGGTTTTTTCGAATCCATAAACGTTTACCGCCCTGTTGGTTACGATGACTAGATTTGGTTAATATGGATCTTCTGGCTTTTGTTAAGCATATAGCAAATTTTGTTACCAGCACAAACGAAACACTAACACCGCTCGGTTCCGTCTAAAATGAATGAAATTGTACTTTTATTTAATTGTATTTTGTATTTTTATGCGTTGATGTGTTTATAACCCTGAACCAATAACCTATAACTTAACACATCATATACATATATCCCCTAAAATATATGTAAAGTTTAATGCTACTTGGATTTATAAGGATTACCATTTTTGCATTTTAGCATGGAAATGGGGAGTGTGGGGATCGAACCCACGTTGCATACCTTGTTAGGGCTTACAGTTTATAAGACTGTGGCTCTCACCAACTGAGCTAACTCCCTATAATTGATAGAGCAAACCCTGAAATCTCTATCTCTCATTTATTTTAAGACTAATGAGTTTGTCTCACATATCAAGCACTTAATACGGCTACACTAAGCTGTGGCAGACCATTTGTACATCAAAATGCTAACCATAACGCATTTGATCATAAGGATTGAAAGTCTGTGTTTTTCTATTCAGTTTATTAAGGTCGCATGAAAATACATCTAAAACAGTAGACCTAACTGGGCTGGTAGGATTCGAACCTACGTATACAAAGGTCAAAGCTTTGTGTGTTTACCGCTTCACCACAACCCAAAAACAATTTCATATCTTCAGTATCTACTCATCTTACTTTACGCCTAGACTTTCTTCGAGAGATCTGCGTAGCCATCTTCACATCCGCACCTCAGATGATATGTATCTACAATAATTACTTCCAATATGAAATTATTTTTCTTTCAAATTCCTTCTATTAAGTCTATATGGTAACAACATAGTGTAATCTACATTAGAAGTTCATCAAAAGAATTTTATTATATCCATATACATAAAATATATAATGCTCCTTAATTACAATTCCCACATTTAACGTATGTGTAGAGCTATAACGCCATTTGAATATCTGATAAGTATCAGCACTTTGGAGGGATATATCGTTTCACCATATCCACAGGTTAACCACGCCTTATTCAAAATGGATAGCATAAGAGTCCATCAGCCATAGGAGCAGACTCCACGGAGTTCCCTAACGATGACTTTGGGATTTATTATGTCTATGATTGTTTTGCACCGCCTATATTCGTAACTATGCTATTCAATTTATTTCCTCTTTCGAGGGATAGAACTGGGACGGAATCGAACCGTCTGTATTCGAAATCACCACTTACCTCTTTTCAGATAACATAGCTTGTGCACCAGATATATTATCATAGTGATCCAGTTCATATTATAATAGGAAAGAACTCTTCCTAAGAGACACATGCCGGACTCGAACCGACAACCACTGTATATAGTGAGCTTTACCAAACTAATTTAAGCATTAATGTGTCTACCAAGATTAAACAACTTTGCAAAACATATTGTTTAGGTACCTTTTGTCTTCTTATAAGGCTTCTAGCCTACAACCACTTGCCTTAAGTTGGGTTTTAACTTCCGAAGATATATACACTTTTTCACGCACAGCTGCTACTTTGCCGTTACTAAATATGTAAAAGTTTAACCGTACTATTCGAATGTTTTAGCAGTAAACAAATCTTTCGTATAGCTTCGAGATTCCAGAACTACTGCGCTCTGTAGGTGGATCATACACGATATTGTGTAGTCAAACGGTACGGCAACTCGATGTTGAGAAGCGTTTTCTGTGACACCACAAATCTGAAATCTCTAATAGGACATCTGGGAGTCGAACCCAGTACAGACTGCTCAAAGTCTCTTCGCCATCGAAGTTATGTCCCACCTCAACACTTTAGGAGGTATAAGAAATAAGAAATCTATTTGGGTAGCTAACCCAAATCCTGGATGCGGATTCGAACCGGCAAATACATGAGTTTCATGTGTTATAACCATTTAACTATCCAGGACGTTCCAACTGCGGCTTTGTTAGAACTAAGAAACAAGGTTTTAATTACCGCATTGATTTATTTATAAGATGAACTTCACCACTTATCAGCCTTGTACAAACCACAGAGCCGATATAATCATGCTACCAAAACTTTCTCAAGGTTTTTATCAAACTTTGGAACTTATCAACTTTATTACGTGAACTTTATATCAAAAATAAGCTTTGAATTTTGAGCTTTAAGGTTTGAACTTTCTACCTTTAAACTTTACAGTCATCAAAAAATGCACCTTTGCACAATTTTATCTAATCTTGTAAATTATTTAGATTATCAGTCTAAACCATTTAATTTTTGAGGCCAGCTTGTTTATTTTTTTACTTTACTCTATGCTGACTGAAAGACTAAAGGATTATAGTTCAGTGATTTTCGATAAGCAATGAAGGAAATCTTTTATACAACTGTTCGTATAACAATGGCTATTTAGCTATTATATGGGTCAAAAATCGCTTGTATAATTTTTAACCAATAATTCACTGACCATTTATTAATACTCAATTGTAACTGTTGTTAATGCATTACTTGTGCTTAAAACGGAGTCTACTTCAGCTTCAAATGAGGAAATTTCGTCAGATAAAACACGGATTTTATTTTGCACATTTATCGGATCAATCAACGCCCATGTGTTAAGATCAATGTACTGCTGTTTGGCTTTTGTAACTTCATCGGTAGAAGTTTTACCCTCTTTCTGTCCAAAAAGACCAGTTACATAATTTTCTGACTTACTTTCAAGAATCTCATTCTCTTTGTTTGTTTTTGCCTGTGCCTGAGAAAGCTGTTGCTGCATTCTGTCAAGCATCTGTCTCTTGAACATCATACTGTTATTTTTCATGTTGATTGTTTCTGCTACAGTACGTTCTTCTTCATTTTCTCCAATTTTAATCTTAACTTTTGTTACTGCATTTGAAAGCATTACTGCTCTCTGCAGAGCTTCAAGTCTACTCATAAGATCTACATCTTTGTCGTAACATCCTGTAATAATCTTCTCATATTCATCAACATCCATTCCGGAAATTTTTGACTGAGAATTTTTTTTGCAAGATACAAAAATTGAATTGTAAATCTCACTCTGGATTCTGTCTTTAAGGATTTTAATTTCTGCTAACGCTTTATGTACTGTCATAGTTTCTTTTGTCATAATTTTCTTCTCCTTTAAATTGAATTTTATTCTTTAAATTTTTAACTTTGAAATACTCATTTCTGAGTTAACGGCACCTGTTGGAATCGAACCAACATCTGATGATCCAAGGTCATCCGTGATAACCATTACACTAAGATGCTTTATATTGACGGTTGCTACACCGCCAAATATATCTTCGTCAGATAAAATTCTATTCACTCAGATTCGCTATTTTCTGAACCGCTCTCTTATGAACTGCTGCTACAGTTTCCTGGCAGTATCGCCCTTGTTCCATACCAGTCACTTGTATGTACTCTCTGTTTTCTAAGTTAGGCTTCACCTTACTTAATGTAAGGACCGTAAGTTAAGTTTATCGTCATTCTTATCTGGACTCTCTATTATTTACTTCTAAATTGACATTCAATTTATTTTAAAAAAGTACCTCTAACCGAACTTGATACCGAAAAGTTTTTAATTACAGTTACTAAGCTTTATTGTTAATTCCCAGAAATTAATTTGAATATTCTTCTGTACTTGTATCCGTAAACTTTATACTATAATGAATAAGAAAAATTCTAACTATCACTCTAACAATTAACCCAAACAATAACTCACTTACTTGTGTTAAATGTATATTTACTTTTATATAAATAATCTATATGTAAAAGTAACTGTAATACGGAAGATTGATTACATTAACTACTTCCCATTAGAGGTCAATATCAATCTCAAATTTGTACTCTGCTGAACTGTTTACAATATTAAGTTCTTCCTGAATTTCTGAAATTTCGGTATACACACTGTCATATTTTTTCTTTGCGTCCTCAAGATCATAATTCAAATAAGTGTATTCAATATCTTTGTTTATTGAAGTGTTTCTTATCTTTTTCTGTCTGGTAGCAAGTCTGCTATAAATACTCTTCTCTCTTTCGAGTATAGCTAATCTAATAATGTTGTCACCGACAGTAAATCCATTCTTCATAACTACTGAGTTATTAAACACAGATTTTGCATGTCTGATTGTAATAATTTTCTTATCAATCTCATCAATCTGTGAGATAGTCTCATTCAGATTGAATTCTGCTTCCTGCTCTGCTTTGATCTGGTCGTAATTCTCAGTTATTGCCACAATGAATGTTGACATTTTAGAAATCTTATCTGTGAGAATACCTTTTTCTTGCTCTAACTTCTTAATCAGCTTATTGGCTGCATCAGATGTAACTTTAATCATTTATTATTACCTCCATATCTATTACTTCCGATTCTCTTTGCTTTTTGTTTCAGTTTTTCATTAATCTCTTTCATCTGCAGCGTAATGATTTTGTTCTGCAAGTAAGCAGGATTAATTGGAAACTGTTCATCTCTAAGAATTACTTCCGAATCTGCCTCAAATTTATTACACATTTTTACCGCTTCATCGTGATCAAAATTTTTCATTTCAATCTTAATGTCAAATCGTCCATCTCGAATAAGAGCAGGATCTAGTCTATCAATATAATTTGTTGTTGCTAAAAATATTGTTTTCTTACATGAGTTAATTCCATCTAAGAGTTGCAATAATGCTTGAAAATTTTCTTTGTCTGCAGAGGTAACACTATTATCACGTTTACTTACCAGAACATCGATATCTTCTAACACTACAACAGAATCTTCTAATTTTTTCCAAAATTCATTCTTTGAAATTAATTTTGATAAATCATTCAATGTGAACTTAACAAGAGTTAAGTCGTACTTTGTTGCCAAGACCTTGGCAAAAGTGGTTTTACCAGTACCAGGTTCACCATAAAGAAGGATGCCAATTTTGTGATTAATTCCACACGATGTAAAATACGTTTCAGAATTCAACCATGCGTCCAAATAGCTAAATATTTCATTTTTTTCTGGGAATATAATTGCGTTTTCTGAAATACCATCAATTTCATCGTCAAGTTCATTTGTCATCTTATCTGTTTTATCAATTTGCAGAGTATCTATTGTCATATATTTACTATTATATTTATCGCAAAATTTTCTAAAAAAATCTGCATGTTCTTTTCTATGAGGACCGATAAAATAAATATTTGCATAATCTAAAAAACTACCCTTACTTAATTTGGCAACCACTTTAGTTTTATCTTTGCAAGTAAATACAAATTTTCGTTCATATGGAAGCATATAATAAACTCTATCGTTTCTCACAAAGCACTGTTTATATTCCTCTATATCACCAATATATTTTTTGTATAGTTTTGGATCGAGTTTATTTAAATACCAGCAAATATTTTTAATATCATCAGAATATGATGTAAAAAATCCAACAATTAATTTGTCTTGAAGCCTATTAATCTTATCAACAAAATAATTTTTTCCAATCGTAAATAAAAAATCATTCACGTTGTATTCAATGGCATTTTTAATTCCAAGCTGTTTTGTTAAATTTGCTGCATCTTGGAAATTATGTAGCAAAGCACCGGCATTAAAATATCGTGTATAATTTAGCATTTAATATCTCCAATCTATTTATTTACCAAATACCCTCTTGAATACCATATAGTTCGTACCGCCAGGAATCGCAAATATAATATTCTCAAAAGTATCTGCATAATATTCTTCTAATTCTTTTTTGAAACTATTCGCAACAAATTCTGCATCATTACCAAATACACCACATCCCCATGCGCCAAGAATTAATGTATTAACTTCCTCTTCTTTTGCAATATCAAACATAAAATGTATACGATCAACCATTACAGAATTACAATCGAAATCAGATTTACCACAATATTTTTGAGCTGCAGTTTTGTTTGGTGCTGCACAAGTAATAACATCTACATAAATTTCTTCATCATCTCTTATGAATAAAACATCAGGATTATATAACGCACGATTTGTATATAATGCGAAGTTCTTAGTCATTCTATTGAATTCATAATAATCTTCATCAAATTCAGATAATACATTATATAAGAAGGAACTATGGCAAAGCATTTCTTCCTGTGCAGATGAACCATCTAAAAATTTTCCACCTGGATTTTTATAGCTTGCAAAATTAAGAACTGCTGTTTTACCTGTATTTTCATAAGAAAATATTGCCTGTACGCTATCCATGTCTTCTACAGTGATTTTCTGATGAAAATCCGGTTTACTATCGCATTCTTTTTTACAATAAAATCCTTGATCATATACTTTTGTATTGTTTACACACTCAGTAATTTCCAAACTATATAACTCTTCCATTTTATTTGTGTGGGCATTTGCCTTTTTCTTTAACTCATTTTTTCTATCCCAATATCCCATTACCAAATCCTCACAATCTGGCGATATAGTAAAATTTCTTTATCATTTATCTGCTTATCATCATGTAAGTGTCCGAAGAACCATTTTTTAAATTCACACTTATATTTAATTTCTTCTAAATATGCATTTAGTTCATCTGTCTTAAAAGACCCATGACTATACAAAGCTTTTGTACTTGAAGTACAGTCATGTGTAATTATATAATCAACTTTCCAGTTGTTATTTTCTAAATTATCTAATCCAATTTGCATCTCTTCTTGAGTTGGCATTTCTTCTTCCCACCATGAGATGCCTTTTACTCTATAAAATAAATTATCTTTTCTAAGTTGTTTTTGTTTCTCTGTAAAGTCTGGATCATCTAAATCAAGCAAATTCTCAATATCATGGGATCTTGCACCGCCGAAAATAAATATTGTGCAGCCATCAATATTAAAAACTTGACCTCTCATTAGATGAAGTACATGTGGTCTAATCTCATGAACTAATCCACCATTCCATTCTTTTACATGATAGTCATATAATCTATTGAATGCCTCGTGATTACCGTCTACAAAAAGAGTTGTAAATTTTTTGGCTTCAAGCCAGTTAAGCCAATACTTTTCTGAATGTGTTTCAGTTAGATAATTCCAAACCAATCCGAAGTCACCACAAATAATTACATAATTTTCATTTTGATCGGTAAACGTTTTCTGCTCTGGAAAATTATCCATACTTAGTCTTGTTACATCACCATGCGTATCTCCTGTTATGTAAATCACTGCTTTTCTCCAATTAATTCTTTATATTTTTCAATATCTACAACAGCATATTCACCGACTTCATATTCAAAATCATTTGTACAATTTGCTAATTTATGTACATCGTTAAACTGAGTGCAGCGTTTTTCGCACATATATCGGTTTTTATAAAATGATCCACCTTTACATTTTGTTGCTCTGACAATTTTTTTAGTTTTTTTATCTCTTAATGCGTATAAAACCTCGTAATCCTTATTTTTACTCATAAGATCCATCCTTTTACCATTTTCTCCAACCACCAGCTCCATCAGATACAATATCGCATCCGCAAATTTTACATTTCTTCCGAACACCTTTTGAAAAATGATGATATACTCCACTTGGCTTATGCCAACCTAGAATGTCATGACATAATCTTTTTAATGGAGCAAATGGTGTAAACATCCAGATCATTGCCAATATCCATGTAAATAAGCAAATCGGAAATACTACACATAAAATCAACATAATAAATGTTTTAATTATTATCATATCTTCTCCATTTCTCTGGTCCACCAGTTAAGGCAGACCAGATTATTATGTATTACCAAACTTCATAAATTTTCTCTAAAACATCTTTAAACGATTCGGCTTTATCAATGTAAATACCACATTCGCATAAGATATTAATAGACTCATTTACACTATCAGCCTCGGTTAAAGCGTAAATAATATTATTGTGTAATTCTCTTTTATCCATATTATTTCTCTTCTTCGACAGTTGTTTCATTGGCATCGTCTGTCATATTAATAATTGTTCCGGAAGATCCACTAACCATTGGAAGTTCGCCATTCCAACGCTCCATCTTAATTTTCTCAATAAGTTCTGGAGTTAAGCTCTCTGCAATCTTCTTGTTTGCTTCTGCTTCGGCTTCTGCAGCAATCTTAGTAGCTTCTGCCTGACCTTCTGCTTTGATTTTTGCCTGTTCAGCATTAATCTGTGCGGTTTCTTTATTCTGCTCTGCTGTGATAAGAGCAACTTCTTTCTCTTTTTCAGCATTAATCTTCGCAGTCTTAGCTTCAATTGTTGCAAGTTCCTGATCCTGCTGTGCTGTTACCTTTTTCTGAATTGCAGCTGTAGTCTCTTCATCTGTTTCAATTCTTGTAAAGTTTACAGTATCAATAATAATTCCGTATTTGTCGAATTTTGCTTTGAGATAATCATCAAGTGCCTGATTAAGCTCCTGCCTTTTATCACCAAATACATCAGTTACAGGATATTTTGCAGATACTTCCTGAGACCACGCAATAATCTTAGGTTTAATGAATGTATTTTTAATACTTTCACCACTCTTACCTTTAAATGTTTTGAAAATCTCTGTAATTCTATCCTCATCAAAACGATATGAGAATTCCACATCTACATTGATTGATTTTCCATCAGATGTTGGAATATTAAAGCTTTCGTCTTTATCAGAATCGCCCTTATCATCTTTAGTAAGATAAGACTGTTCGAGGGCGATTGAATATTCCGTTACTTTCTGTGTAGGCGTTTTAAAATTCCATCCCTCTTTCATAGTTTCACCATTAACTCCACCATGAGTAGCATCATATATAATCCCAATATAACCAGGGTCAATCTTAACTGTGTTTAAACCACCCAATGCAAGTCCACCAACAATAACAGCTCCAGCAATAATTCCACCAGTTCTTTTTTTACTCATCTTTTTTATCCTCTTTGTTTTCATTTTCTTTATCTTCCATTGCATCTTTAACACCATTACTTAAATGTGATGAAATCCATCCGATAAACTTGAATGTACCGATATTTGCAAGTAAAATCCATAATAAAATTGCTCCAATAATTACTAAAATGTAGAATGAAATCATACTAATCCCCTCTTATTTTGTCCAATCGCCTGCAAATGCTTTTGGCTTCTCTGTCTTGATTTTCTGGATAGCTCTTCCAAAAGCAATCTCCTTCTTACCAGGTTTCATCCCAGACTGTGCAAGAACAGTCACATTTTCAGTAACTTTTGTCCATTTACCATCTTCACCTTTCACCTTGTAAGTTTTTTCTGTTTCTTCATAAACTTTGTTCCATGCGTTTTTCTTTGTCATGTTTTCACCTCATATTGATATAATTGTTTTAAAACATATAGCACATAAGCTATAAATTTTTTTACATAAGCATTTTTGCCAAAGCTTCAAGTTCAAGCTCTGTACGCTTATCATCAGATAAAAGCTTATTCAAAGTGTTTTCTGTCTCTTTTAATTTCTTCTCTTTTTCTGCTCTAGTTAATACAGAAATCTGTGTATCAATATCGTGCATCCATTTATCAATAGTGAATCCAGAAATTGTAAACTCATCAAGATCCATATCCAAATCAGATGCAGCCATTTCATACATATGTAACTGTACTTTTAATAATTTTAGCTGTTCTACATTCATTACTCTAATGGACTTCTTGTCTACATCTGGTGGTGTAAACACAGTAGAAGTCTCAGACTGCAGTGATCTTGGAAGCTTCGCAAGCTCTTCTCTCTGTAATTCTACCTTCTTTTTTAACAATAAGATTGTTTCGTCATTTTTGTTTGCCATAGTTTTATCTCCTTTTTTTATTTAATATACATCTTTGGTATAATCATGGAATTCTTTACCATCCAGATGCTTATATATTCTATATTTTGGTTTTAATAAATTATATAATTCTGATAATAAATAATCTTTTCCATTGTATCCAAACAATCCAGTTCCACGATTTTTATACGCTTCAAAGTTATTTAAATCTTTATCGTATGCATTCATTCTATAAAAATTTTCAGAATTTGTTATTTCCAAAAGTTTTTCATAAGATAAATTGGCATATGTTATAGAATTATAATCTACTGGGTTATAGCTAAAGTGATTATTCTCAAGATCAGAAAACATTTCAGAATACTTTTGATTTGGTTTTTCATCAATGCAATCAATTAATATGTCTCCAATACTTTTTCTACTCTCAAAAATATAATTTTGATATCTACACCATCCATTATTTTCACCTGTACAGAACCAATAATATTTCCCTTTATTTATTTGTCTGTACGCACCATGTTTATCATCGTTTCGCATGGTCCATGTATCATCTAGTGATTGAAGCCAATATCCACCACCTCCTCGCCAATAAGTATAGTATCTGTTAATTTCAGTATCCCACTTATCAAATCTACCCATGTATATCCATTTCTCTTCATTTTTTGTTAGATATGTAGCTCCAATAATAAGATCCTTACCTTTAAATCTCTTCCCATTTTGAATTTTGTCTGTTCGAGTTTTTATCTCTTTATAATCAGGCGAATCTACAGGAATCAATATTAAATCTTTTCTGTCCCAACCATATACAAATTCTCCATCAAGTCCTTTACCTTTTAGACAATCACAATTCTCTAAAATATAAAGTAAATTATTAATTGTGATTTCGAACTCAAATCCTCTAGGATCATATATTCTACAGTAAGCTTGTCTGTGATTTCCCCAATCACCGGAATAGTCTCCTACTTTTTTATTTAGTACAAATCCTCTAGTTGGTTCATTATCAAAATCATCTGGTTCAATTTTTTCATCTCTCCAGTTATTCCAACTTGTTTCTTTACGAAGCTTATTTTTTTCATCATAATAGATTACATAGGCAAGCTTCTTAGTATAGGTATCAGATCTGTTTTGATACCCTACTTTAATTTTCTTAGGAATATAAATACTCATTCAGTTTCCCTCTTATCATCGTAATACCATCGTTTATCAATCAAATCCTTTATAACACCGCTTTGCTCCATTCCAATCCACTGATCCAATGTAAGTGGCTTATAATCAGACAACATACAGAAACAGTCGATCATTTGAACAGGAATTGTTTTTTGTTCATCATCATATTTTGATTTACGTAATGTACTTCTCGTTATGTCTTTGAACTGTTCCACTAATTCCTGATCTTCCGTAAGATGAGTGTGTCCATGCAGCATCCAGGTAATGGGTGTACCATCTTTATCAGTACGAAACTGTCCATTGTAACAAAATATTGGATAGTGACATAAAACTACCTTTCTTCCATCGTCATGCATTTCTGCATAAGGTTTAATCCATTGAAATAATGACTGATCAAATTTCCTATCCTGTAAAAACTTATCATGTCCACCACTCACTAAAAACTTCTTCCCATTTAATTTGCGAAGTATTTCGTTGGTTTGCTCACCTTTGCCAAGTGAAAAATCACCAAGTATAACAACTTCATCATTTTTTCTTACTACAGAATTCCACTGCTTAATCATATAATCGTGCATCGCTTCCAGTGATTCAAAGCCACGTTTATCCATAGCGGTATTCATCCGTGTGTGATAAAAATGGTTATCTGCAATATAATATCTCATTAAATACCTCCGATTGAATCTTTACAAGTTTTTGTAACATTATCATAATTTAGTTTGTCGCTATATTTCATCCACTCTTGCAACTCAGAATAACCACATGAACACTCATGTATAACAATAGGGTATCCATAATCGTATTTAATTGCAGAACTCATATATTGACCACATTTAGGACATTTCCTCGTCATTATCCTCTTCTCTTTCTGCATATAATTTAGCATCAATATCGTTTAAAATATCTTCTTTGTCGTTATCCAACCTGTCATTAATTACTTCCTCTAATGCATATTTAAGCCATTTTCCGACATCTGGTCCTTCCGGTACGCCAAGTTCCATAATATCCTTCCCATTTATAGCCAAATCTTTTATAGAAAAACACTTCGCTTCTGCCAGAACTTCATTTAATATTTCTTCTGCACGAAAAATTTCCCATAGACGATCTTTTGCATAATACGGATTGTGTGCCATAATATCGCAGAATCTTACATCTAACAGTCTTCTAAGTTGTGCTTCACCAAGTTTATTCAGATATTTTTTAATTTTATTCGGTTTTGGTACAATTGTCATATCATGACTTGCTACAAGTTCTACTACAGATTCCCTAATCTCGTTGGAAAATTTTAGTCTACGAAGTAGTGACTCAGTAATCTCTGCACTTTTAACAGCATGTCCATAAAAATGCTCAATCCCTCGATCTACCGTTTTTGATTCAGATTTGCCAATATCATGCAATAAGATAGCAAGTCTGGTTTCTAATTCATGTATTCTACAAGCTATTAATGCGAATCTAGTGTGATTCCATACATCATAAATGTGATACATATTATTCTGAGAGCAGCCCATCATCTTACTTAACTCAGGAATTGCTGGTGAAATATCAATATAATAATCAAGTACATATTCCGGATGATCTGAAATAAGAATCTTACACAGCTCTGATTGTATTCTTTCTGCAGAAATCTTTGACAAACCATCATTTGTTTGTACCATTGCAATATTGGTATAGTTTTCAATATGGAATCCTAATTGGGCGGAAAACCTTACAGCTCTCATAATACGTAACGGATCTTCTGTGAATCTATCAACAGGTGTGCCTACACATCGTATAACTTTATTCTCAATATCTTTTAGTCCATTGAACGGATCAATAAATCCATCATCGTCATTATAAGCAATTGCATTCATTGTAAAATCACGTCTTGCTAAATCTTCGTGAATATTTCCGATAAATTTTACAGAATCTGGATGGCGACTATCAGTATATTTTCCATCAATTCTATAAGTAGTTATCTCGTATCCACGATAATTTACCATGACAGTTACAGTGCCATGCTGCAAGCCTGTTTCTACTACACGAAATCCTTTACTACGGAACAATTTACATACGTCTTCCGGTAAAGCGTTTGTGCAAATATCCCAGTCGTGTACAGGTAATCCTATAATAGAATTTCGTACAGCTCCACCTACAAGATAGGCTTCATAACCATTACGATTAAGCACATAGAATATAGATTTTACGGACTCTGGTAATACAATACCCTCTATCATTTTTACTCTCCTTTCTTTAAGATTTAATGTGCAGATAGGGATTTGAACCCTATATAAGCAAATTTTATCAATTTTGTTTACTGACATAAATTCGCCATTATAATATGCCTAATTTTGTAAATAAAGCATTATTATACGCATATATCCATTCTGCCACTGCACGACCTAATTTTTTAAATGCATCTAAAATATTAATAGTGGTGTGCTATTACGCCAAAAGGGGACTTGTCCTTACCTGTTAAGGGGTGACGTATCATAACTCTTTACATCCTATTCTCTTACTCGTTTATCTTCGATTGAAGTTTTTCATACCTTTAGACTTAAAGCCCTACTCCTTAGATGATGGCTGCTTCTAAGCCAACATTCCACTATTCAACTTCTTAATTCTTTTTCTTCTTTACTTTTCCGGTGCAGAAACCTACAACAAAAGCTGTTGCAATACAAATGATAAATGCCCCGATATTTATAACAATCATTATTTGTTGTTTCTCCTTCGTTTCATCTCAGCAAGTACTTCATCAGCCGCACGATTTCTTTCCTGTGTTTCCATTCTGCGATCCATTGCCTCTGTACTTGTGTCATAAGCAATCTGCGCTCCTGCTGCACGTTCTCTTGTTTTCTTCGCACCCTCGCGCACTCTTTCAAGCATACGGTCACTTTCGTTTGTGCTTGCACTTGCATTCATGCCCTCATGCAGAGAAATAATCTGCTGATCTGCTTCCATCTGATAAACCGTTCTTTCTTTTTCCTCTTTGAGTTCATCAAGTTCCTGCTTAATAGCACTACGGATTTCATTCTGCTGCTCTTTTGCTTTTTTGTATTCTTCAATAGTATCTTTCAACGTCTCAATCTTACCCTGAATAGTAATCTTCTTCATAGCATACTGTCTTGCAGTATCATCATCACCAGAATCCAGACAATTATTGATAGACTTATCAATCTTCATAAGTTCTTTTTTGAGGTCGTACTGTTCTTTTTCTGCTTCATCCAGTTTACCGGCAATCTCTGTATAAGACTGTTCTGCTTTGCTGTACAGAGTCTCTTTTTCTCTGATCGCATTATTGAAATAATCTCTTGCACCATCCGGCGTAGAAGCGTCCTGTCTTGCGATTTCTTCCGTTCTTCCTCTGAACTTAATTACGAGTTGCTTGAAAAATGTTTTGTTTAAAATCAGTGCCGCAATAATAATTACTCCCAAGATTGAGAGACAAAAGATAACTACATTACTTGTTCCTACTGTCATTTTATTCTACCTCTACTTCAAATTCTTTGCACAGTTCTAAAAGACCGCCATCCCGTCCTTCTCCTACTGCATGAAACTTCCATTTTGATTCATCACGATAAATTTCACCAGCAATGATAGCTGTAGAATTTCCGAACTTCTCTTTGAGATCGTATCTCATAATTTCGTTTCCAGTTACATCATCTACAATACGGATATATGAGTTTTCCACCATGCCAAAATTCTGCATACGGCGTTCTGCCTCAAAAATGGTCACACAAAATACTACTCTGTCCGCATATTTTGGAAGTTTTTCAAGAGCCACTTTGATGACTTCATCATCACCCTCTCCAAAGCCTGTTAAATTATCTCCACTATGGATTACTCCACCACTCGGATGTTTCAGGTTATTGTAAAATACAAAATCATTATCAGATCTTGTTATACCAGCTTTGGTAACAACAAACGCAGAAGCATCCAAATCAAAATCTCCATCATCATCATACTTTGCTGTGTCCCAACCAAGGCAAACGGAAATTCTATTTACAATACTGTCCTTTGACAGTGCAACTTTATCTCCCTTTTTAAGACTTATTGACATATCACTTTATCTCCTTCATTATCTCCTTCGTTATTTGTATCTTTTTGCCATATCAGAAATACTACCATCCTGTGTTCCCTCACCGATAGCTTTAAACTGCCATTCATCATTTTCGTCACGATACAGCTCTCCAACGATAAGTGCTGTACATTTGTCATAACCATCTGTAAGATTGTAGCGACAAATTTCTTCTTTGGTTGCATCATCTACAATTCTTGCATAACAGTTTTTGATCATTCCAAAATGCTGCCCCTTAACTCTACAGTTGTAGATATTCACAACCACTACCAACTTCTTAATATCCGGCGGCATTTTCTTCAAATCAATCGCAATCTGTTCGTCATCATTTCTTTTGCCCTTTCCACCAACAAGATTGTCACCCCTATGTTTAATGCAACCGCTACCATGTGTAAGATTTCCATAATAAATAATATCATCAGATCTTGTCAGACTACATTCTGTAACTTCATCTGTTTCTACCTTTGAAAAAAGTCCGAACAGTCCAGATTTCACTTTCTTTGAAATTCGTTTTGTGGATTCACGAAGTATAAATACAGAAGAATCACAATCAATTCTGCTTCCGCTCTGTGCCATATCCCATCCAAGTCCTACAGTTACATTTGCCAGTTTCTCTACTGCTTTTGAAAGATTTACTTTTTGCCCTTTTGTTAAACTTACTGCCATTATTTATTTCCTCCTACATTAAACTCCAAAACTACTGCAAAGTGCCTGTAAACCACCGGAATATCCCTGTCCAATAGCATTGAATTTCCATTCTCCGTTGTGGCGATACAGTTCGCCAAGAACCATTGCTGTTTCTGTGGAATAATCTTCTCCCAGGTCGTAGCGGATCATCTCTTCATCATTGTCTTTGTTTACCATTCTAATGTATGAATTGGAAACCATACCGAAGTTCTGCAGTCTCTCTTCTGCCATATAGATAGTTACTGTAAATGCAATTTTTTCAACATCAGCCGGAATCTTTGTCAAATCAACGATAATCTGCTCATCGTCTCCATTGCCTAAACCAGTAAGATTGTCACCCATATGCTGAACTGCACAACTTGAATGTTTGAGATTGTTATAATATACGAAATCATCTGAATTTCTTACTTTTCCATTTGCTCCAAGAAGAAATGCTGCCGAATCCAGATCAAAATTATCACCATCGTACTTATTTGCATCCCATCCCAAACCAACGATAATCTGCTTTAATCCTGCGTTTCCTTTTGTAAGATCTACTTTCTGTCCTTTTACTAAATTTACCATAATATTTTCTCCTTTTATTTTCTAGGAGTGGCATTTTTACCACTCCATTTATTATCTACTACTCGAAATGAAATAGGATATGCCATAACAGTTAAAAGGATAAATGGCAGAAACTTTGTTGCACATGCAAGCCCCAGCCCTACGGCGTAACAACACAAGGTTATATTTTCAATTTTCTTGTACTCTTTATCTCTTTTAACCATATACTTTCCTACTTTCTTTTAATTTTTATAACAGCTTTTCGTACTAAATCAATTGGGATAATCATAAATGCCAAAACAACTGTTACACCCCACTGCATAAGCGTCATTGCTGTACATCCCATAATATCTCCACCAAACTGTGCCAAAACAAATGTTAAAGCAAAAATTGCTACTGCAATTTCAACAAAGAGCTTATTCTTTCTGATTCCTTTAAATAAATTGAATCCATCGGTTCTGATGTTAAATCCATTAAATGTTGCCATCATAACAAGAAGTGCAAATCTAGCTGTTGCATAAACAGACTCATTATTTCCGAAAATTTTCTGTACCGGCGGCAACAGTGTAATACCGAAAATTCCAATAAATGCCACAACTGATACTGCAATCTGACCGATAGTTTCTTTTGAAAGAAGTTTTGATCCTTTTGGAATAGGTTTTTCTTTCATATATTCGTCTTTCGCAGGTTCTCCACCAAAGGAAAGGGAATTAAGAGAATCCATAACAATGTTAATTACAAGAATCTGTACCGCAGCAACTGCTTCCACAGACATAATAATTGGATATAAGATACTGAGAAGTACTAGACCTATATTGATAGGTAACTGAAATTTTAAAAATTTCATAACATTGTGCATAAATGTTCTTCCAAGAAGAACCGCATCTGTAATAGATACGAAGTTATCATCTGTGATAATAATGTCGCCAGCTTCCTTACATACGTCTGTTCCAGATCCCATTGAGAATCCAACATCTGCAGCTTTCAGTGCTGGTGCATCGTTAGTCCCATCTCCTGTCATACCAACACATAATCCAAGTTCTTGAGCTAAACGCACAATTCTAAGTTTAGTGTTTGGTGTTGCTCTAGCGATAACTTTAATATAAGGAAGTTTTTCTTTTGCTTCTTTGTCTGATAATGCATCAAAGTCAATAGCTGACATAGCAATATCAGATTTACTTGTGAGCAGTCCAGCATCTTTTGCGATAGCTTTTGCTGTGTCGATAACGTCACCAGTTACCATCATTACCTGAACTCCTGCACCGTGCATTTTTGCCACCGCTTCTGGTACTTCTGGACGTACATCATCACGAATAGCAACCAAAGATGTAATAATAAGATCATTTGGGAATCCATCTTCTGGAAGCTTAGAAGAACTATAACCAGTAGCAATTACTCTCATTGCTTTAACGGTATATGATCTTACAATCATTTTAAGTTTATCTTTATCAATAGGCTCAAGACCGTTTAGAGTCACGTATTTTGTTGCTGCATCAATCAATCTCTCTGGAGCACCTTTATAATATGTAAATGTCTCACCGTTATATTCTGTTTCAACAGCACTAAATTTATTTGCACTATTAAAACTATTCTTGTTTACAATAGTTGTAGATCCAGTGATTTTCTTATACTCATCTGCATTAACTAAAGAAAGTAATGCTCTCTCTGTGGCATTTCCACCAACAATTTTATTATTTTCATCAAACATTGCACTACTATTTAAGATGACATTATATTTAAACAAATTATATGTATTTTCATCTTCTATAATAGATTTTCCATCACCCATTACATTCTCTACTGGAACAAGTTTCCCAACTGTAAGCGTTCCTGTTTTATCGGTACAAAGTAACTGAATATTACCTGCTTCTGGAATTTTGTTAGTGTGTTTAGCTAGGACATTGTGTTTAATCATTACTTTTGCATTCTGCGCGGTAATTAGATTAATAATAAGCGGTAATCCTTCTGGTACTGCTGCGACAATAATGGTAAGCGCAGTTACTGCAATGGTAAGAATATTCTTCAAAATACCAATCCAACCCATTCCAAAATATTCTGCAACGCCACCATACTGAATAATATTTGTGATAATCAGTGCTACAACAATGATTGAAGCTCCGATATATCCAAAATTACTAATCTGACCGGCAAGATCATCTAACTGAATTTCCAGTGATGTCTTTGTTTCTTCGATTTCATCAATGGTCGAAATTGTCTGACCGTTTACTGTGTCAACACCAACATTAGTTACGAGCATCTTTCCTTCACCGTCTGTTACCGTTGTTCCGGAAAACAGTGCGTAAGAATTTGTATAATCACTTGAATCCGCTTTTCTCTGACCACCAAATGCGATAGGTGAATCTTCTTTATCCCATGCTGTTTTTTTGCAAGGCTCTGACTCTCCATTCAATACAGAGTTGTCAACTTTTACATTTCCTTCTACCAGATAACCATCTGCATGAATGGCTTCTCCGGACTGAATGATAACCAGATCACCGACAACCAAATCATTTGTATTGATATGCTCGATTTTTCCATTTCTGATTACATTACAATAATGAACTGATGTCCTATCCTTCAACTCTTTTGTACTTTTCTGGCTTTTCAGTCCGGTGTTCATTCCTAACAATGCGATTGCCAATAATACTACTGCTACACCAATCGGCTCTGAGTAAGATCCCTGTCCAAACACTGCAATAACTGTAAATACAATCATCATTGCTAAAAGAATCTGATTTATGTGATCTTTAAATGTTTCCATAAAGAACTGAAACCATGTTTTCAGCTTTTTCTCTGGCAGTTTATTACTACCATACTTTTCTCTCTGCTTTTCTACTTCACTACTTTTTAAACCGTACAAAATTAAATTTCTCCTTTCACAATTCTTTCGTTTACAGACATAACAAACTCATTGATTCTTTTATAATCCGGACTGTCTGGAAGTGATGTGTTTTCTGCATCATATTTCAGTCTCTTTTCCAACTCGTTTACCATCTCAAAGAATTCTGGAATTGGCTGTTTGTTTTCATCCAAATATTTACCGTTTCTAATATCCATCAACAAATCATGTTCTTTTTCTCTGTATGTAATAATCTTCTCATTTTCCAAAATATCAAAACACATATAGTATAGGCGAACCAGGTGCATCATGTGTTTCGACAACTTTCCATGCTCTACCGCATGTTTATTACGCTTACCAATTTTCGAGTAATCTTTAACAATATTATTCATTTCGGACCACATAGACTTATAGTCACGTAATGGATAATGCTTCAGATTAATATCCATGTAAATCTCTGTATCAAAATCTTCTTGATGAGATTTATCAATATAAAGCTTAATAGAGTCTTCTGGAAATGAAAAATATTTCTCAGGGAAAGTATAAAATGCATTGTTTATCGAATTTAAAATATGTTGTTCACGCTCTGTTTGTCCTACTAAACGAGCTGCCTTGTTATTTGTTCTTCTTAATTGTTGCGAAGCATAACCACCAAATGAATAAATTGCCCTTTTAGATAAAAACATATGTGCATTATCTAATATTTCTTGTCCAATTGGATGAATATATAAATAATGTTCTGGTTTAAGCCCTCCTAGCTCAATAACATTAGGGTTGCAAGCTGCCATAAGATAAATAATCTTATTAAACGCATAAATAGTTGTATCTGTATCTTCGTTGATAAATTGTTCAAAATTCTGGTTAGTGAGAATTTCATGCTTTTTATTTAAGCAAATTCCCCTCAAATCCAAATCGCTCGTTCCGTCAGATTTTTGAGTACCATAGCTATAGCTTCCACCTAACCCCAACAAAATAATGTTGGAGCCAAGGTGTTCATTGTTTCTCAGAAAATCATAGTCAGGACCAGCTACTTTTTTCTTAATCTCTTCAATGTTCATATCAGTCAAACCTATCAATCTTAATCATTTTTACAATGTTGCCGGTAGTCACTTTTACAATCAGATTCCACTCTTTATCTTTACTGTAGCCAACACCACAAGCACTTGCTTCATCTTCACCCTCAATAGGTGTTGAAGCTGTATATGCATCAAGTGTTTTTCTAATTTCCTGTAAATCACCCTTAAGCATCTCAGTAAAGAAACCACGTCCAACTCCGCCTGTCATATCTTTGCAGTCTTTCAATAAGAAGAAAGTATGTTCACCAGATCGTTTATATGGATTTTCTCCCCACATGTTTGGAGACGGAATAATTGCAACAACTTCTGAGAATCCGTTGCTAATTCCCCAAGTTTCTTTAGTTTCTGTCTTTTTAGAATTTGCAGTAAACTTAGGATCTTCACCATGACGATAATCAAATTCAAATACTACGTCTGTATTTTTTCTATAATTATCACTTGTAAGATTTCCGTCATAAGTATAAATTTTTCCATTTACTTCAAGCTCTAATTTATATGGATTCTGGGTTGCTCTATTTGTATAGTTATTAACAAAGAATTTATAACGTCCTTCTGGAGCAGTTCCAGTTGCCCAACGAATATTCTCGACAGGAGTTACTGTTTCACCATTAACATTTGCATCAACATCCAGTGAACCATATCCGTGATTCTTATGTCCAAAATAAATTTCCACTTTATCAGGACAAATACAATGTACATCTAGGTCGGTACGTGTATTCCAGATTAGAGAGCATCTGATCTCGCAGCCTTCATATTTTGCACCTTTTTCTTCAAGTCTCTCACGGATTACAGAATCAATACCACTCTGGTAATACCAAGAAAATGGATTATCCCAGTTCATAATATTTTCAGATTCCGGAACCGCAGCTGTTACCATTCCCATAAGATGAGTTGTTCCATCAACCTTTACTTCCAATTTATCTGCGGTAGGAAGAATTGTTTTTCTAAATTTATCCCATGTCATAGTTACCTGTGGAATTACAGATTTTGTTTCATTACTATCTACAGCTTTAGTCTGAACTCCTGCAAATACTCCAGTCTTTACTTCATCTTTCTTTTCAGTTTTACTCTTCCAAATAAATTCATTCTCATGAAGCTCATCCAGTTTTGCATATCTTCTTCTAAGTGAATCTGCAAGACCAAGTTTTTCAATAAGTTTTTCAGCACTTTCAACAGCTCTCTGAGTAGGTGCAGACTGTGAACGTCTATAATTCTCGGCACTCATATTTGTCTCAAATTTTCGTTTGATTGTATCAAAGTCATCTCCATCTACAATATAATCAAGTAATGTACCTAACATACTTCCGGAAATATGAGTAAATCCATTTGGAGCTGTAGCAGCATATTTCCAAATCATATTGGTGTGCTGTGGCTGATCATTGATAGAAGCAATCTTCTCTTTTGTTTCCTTAAACCATTTACACATTGCTACATAGCTGCTACCTCTATATAAACTTCCGGATTCTAATAAATTAAGTGCCTGATCAATCTGTGACATGGAATACTTCTCAAGTGCTCTTTTCAGCATTCCATAATCTTCAGCTTTCTCAGCAGATACCTGTGATGCATTTTTTACTCTTGATGTATTGATCATTACTCTTGGAAGTTTTACAGAAAAATGATGAAATCCATTGGTATCATATGTTCCAAGATCCGCATAATCTGATACAAATACATCCTGGACCTGTGCAGATTCAACAATCTCTTTCATCTGTGTAATTGGCTCAATAAACATTCCAGGAATATTTTCAACATTCCAAATAGCAGACTCAGTTGTTCCATCTTCTTTAATAAATACAAGTCCACCAAATCGATCTACAAAGTGTTTACAAGCTCTACATGTATATTCCTGTTTGCAAGCATCTGGAAGATAGTAAAGAAATGTATCAAATAAGTCAGATACGCTTGTTCTGAACAATGGTGTTTTTACATTGTCTTTTAATTTTGATGCAAAAGTTTTCTTAATGTTTTCAATAAGTTCCTCATATCCATTGTTCTCATTTTTCCAGATTTCCGGATCATACATCTTCATAATTTTTTTCTCCTTATTTTTTATTCAAAATATTTTTTAATGAGTTTCTTGGCAGATTTATCAGGAAGTAATTTTATAAGTCTGATAATTTCTTTAGTACATTCTCTCTCAAAATCATTGTCTGAGTTCTGTACCTCTTTATTGAATTTATCAATATATGAATTACTTACTTTCTGCTCCTTAATACTTTCTTCTCTCTTTTCTTTCATTTCATTCTGAATTTTCTTTGCTCTTTCAATATAGTCATCTGCAAGAAAATCGTCATACTGCATACTTACAGCATCTCTGATCTTATTTGTGAGATCCACTGAAAGAATTGTTACAGCACCCATCGTTGGACGCATAACTGAGAGAAGTCCTTTTTCACTCATTCCTAACTTCTCATAAACTGTTTTAGCTCTACTGAAAATTTCTCTATCTGTCATTTCATAGAAAATTAATTCTGCTTTTGTCATATATATTCTCCTTTTTAAAACTAATCAATTGCTATAAAATCAAATTCTTCTACTTTATAATTATCGCTCTCATAATGACGCAAATTAACTTCTAAATCATCAAATGGAAGACACGCAGATGCAACACGCATGTTCTGAGGATAATTTTTCAGAACATCAATTAATTCTTTTACAGTTTTTACCGTCATTTGTATACTCCTTTATTGATTTTTCAAGAGAATTGTATTACAGTTATCAATTAAGATATTAGTAGTTCCATGGATACCACACCAGGAGCGTTGCACGTCACTATATCCTGGTGTAGAACCTGTGGAAGTGCTTAAAGCACGTTTAACATATGATTATGAAAGGATAGACCTTATGATAAAGATCTTATTATCTGGTAGCTTTGGAATTACTATCATTTATGCTATCTGTCATATTACTTCTATAGTCGGAAAGTGCTATTTAGTACGAAAAGTCACTGAATCCAACTTATCTGACGAACAAGTAGAATCAATAGCAAAAATGATGTCTAAAGATATCAATATTAATATCCCAAAATAATGCTATCTTAATTAAACATATGTTCCTTCTTTTTGATGGGCTGTAGTTGTTATACAGTCCATCTTTTATTTTAAGAGTATTAATACTCATAAAACCAAGCTTCTATTTTTTCCATTTATAATGCAATGCTACTACAAATACACATATCAAGAAAATTACAAGAATTCCTAAACTAATCCACAGTGGAATTAAAACAACTGCCCATGACCATGTGATTAATCCGGTAAGCTTAAGTACCAGAAACACAATTTGTAAAACACCTAGAATTCCAATTCCACTTGAACTGCTACTATTTCTTTTATTGCTCATTTTTCCATTCCTCCTCTTGATGATCCATGTCATCTAATTGTTGTTTATCATGCTTTTTCCAATCCATACCAACACCATATCCAAAATTTGTTCTCCAATTTGCATGTCGCTTTTTCCAATTGGTTTTTTTCTTTGTATAACGAAATGCATTCATCTCATTATTGTTTTTTAATTTCCCATCACATAAAGAATCATCTGAATTATGTTGGTATGCTTTTAACTTCCTTTTTCTCTGCCTAATTACTCGAAAAGTTTCCTTACGTCTTTCTGCTCTATCCATTCATTACCTACTTCCAAAATAAAACCAAAAATGTTGCAGAAATTTGTGCTAAATGAATTAACTGATCCTGAATCAAATTAATCTCTTTCTTATTGGCTTTCATATTATCAGTGATCATGTGAATTATTATATTAAGCACAAACACTAACGGATAATAATGTCCACCAAATATAATTACATACAAGGTTGGCGCAAGCATCATCATAAATGTCCAACTAAAACTATGCATAAATAACGCCATCATATAATCATGCTTATATAAATCATCTGGAGCATTTTTCTCCCACCACGATTTTTGTTTCGCAGACGCTAACCATCCTTGAAGATAATAGTCATCCACTATATGACAAAAAATCATACTGATTAAAATAATGAAATATTTCATCTACAATACCTTCTTCTCTATTCAAATTTTATTTATTCTGGAAATTAACTGCGGAATCGCAGCTATAAGAATTAATCCCAGGAGATTTTATCTCCATCTATTTTGTATCTTTTGTAATATTTCATTCCCATGTCAAGCAAAATTTGTCTATATTGCTTCTTATACGTATTCCATGGATTAAAATAATATTCATCGTTTGCAAATATAAATGTTGTATGTTTTTTACCTTCCATCATTGCCATAGATATTCTTCTATTTTGGTCATAAACAGCACTATTAAATACATCCTTTATACGTTTATTAATTTTGTAACATTCTACTTTTTTAGTAATAAAAGGAATTTTATATATACTTTTTTCAATTTTTTCTTGCAACATTAAACATATAAGAAAAATTATTAAAATGGTAAAAACCATAATACCAATAATAGCTATAATTGTACTGAACATAAATTTCTCCAATCAAACTAAATTTCTATTCGATTAAAAAATTCTCTACTCTATTAATCTCTTCTTTTAATCGTTTAATTCTATTCTGAATAAGGATATTAAAGCCTTCTACTGCTTCCTCATATGTATCTGCATATATTCTGGCTCCAATACCTACACCATTTTTCTTTAATTCACCATTCTTTTTATACTCAAAAAACATATAACCATCTATTCTACCTTTTACTGGTTTACAGAAAAAATTGGTCGCCCTTTCATCTTCTAAGTAAGCAAATGCAAAAACATCTCCATCTTTAATTTCATCTTCTCTATATTGCAATCCTGTCTCTTCAAAAATTTTATGAGTATAATATTGAAGCGTACCGCCAATAGTATATTTATCAACTTTATAATGTAACATAATAATTACTCCATTAAATTTTCTATTCTTCGTTTGTTAATGCGTGTCGTAACATATAATCACAACATTTCCTTAAATATTTTCCGAAACTTTTTAATCTATCTGTCGATAAAGTAAATCTGTACCCTGTATTATCAAAGTCTCATAAAGAAAATTCATAATAATCTGTTTTTCTATATTTATGAATAACCCAATTTACTCCATCTCCAAAAGTAATATGCTCATGATCTAATATTGGAGTTATATGTGTTTTTCCATCAGCATCTTCCCATATATAGTCTTCTTTTCCATCAGCCAAAATATTACAAAATTCTGCAATTAGTCCAATGATTGAATTTTCATCTCCAAGACATTCAAAATACATTGCGTTCATCATCCAATTTGGTCCCTCATCTTCATCTTTATACTGACTAAAGATAGACCATACATAATCCACTTCATAAACTTCATCCCAAGACTTTGGTGGTTTTGAATATTTACCATAACAGCGTGATTTCCTCGGATAAAATCTGAAGAGTAATCTTGTTTCTTCGCCTGGATAATCATCTTCTTCCAAGATAAAATCAATCTTTTGTTTCTTCATTCAAAATCTCCTTACTAAGTTCTTCATAGTATTTATTAATTTGATAATAACAGAATACATTATTCAACGAATATCCTTCATCACATTTTTTCATAACCTTGCTGAAAAAAAATAGAAAACTCTTCTTCGTTATAATTATCAAAGCACTCTTGATACCATTTTTGAACTTTTTGCCTAATAGTAAATTTTCTTTTATTCATAAATTTTCTCTGTAAAAACTAAATTCTATAACCCCAACAAACAATCCGAATAATATCAGTATCTACTTTTTCATTTCCAAATACATCCTGGAGTATATAATAACCATTCAAATTTTTTCCTAAATAACTTATATCTTCATATAAAATATATTCAGTACGATTGCTACCAATGGAAACTAATGCTATAAAACTTATCCTATAGCTTTTAGGAGGATCTGACTCTCTCCACTTATCTACATATCCATTGTACATAGACATTAAATGCCATACTTTTTTGTCCATACAATTACCACAACATTTCCGAAATAAGCCAAGCAGGTCCATCATCAGGTTTGATCTGCCTACAACTCACAGCATGATAATAAGCCTGTTCTCTATTCAGAAATTCTCCATCAGTTGTTATAAATCCTTGTTCAAGTTCTTTGTATCCTATTTTTGGTTCAAAACCAAGTGCTGCCAATTGTCTAAATGGAGCATCGTGTCTCAATCCACATAAAATAACCTCTTGATCAGTTTTCTCAATATAAAACTTTACTGCAGCTGCTATAATCATTTTTTACCGTATCTCTCCTTAAGTTTATCTGTTAGTGTTACTGCCACAACATGTGTTCCAAGGTAATAATTAAGGGCAGTACCGATTAGATCATATACCTCGTCTACAAGGATATTTTCAGGTAATTTAAATCTTATTGATTCAATGTCATTCTCAGTTAACGGTACCGGAATACACAAGTCTAAGTCTTCAGCCATTTTTAGCAAATTAACAGCCCTATCTTTTGTTTTGGTTAATATAGGATATTGAGTTGTTGCGCTTGTATAAAGTAACTGTGCACTCTTTCCGGTACCTCGATCTTTGATAATTAAATTTGTACTCATATATTCTCCTTTACAATCCAAGTTCTTCAATTACCGGCAATACCTTATCTGTTAATTCTGGATAAAATTTTGCTAACGTCTCTCTAGCATTTAATGGCTTGTCTGGTTTTGTATATCTTGCACACTCCCAGTCAATTACCATTTGTATAAAATCAGAATGTGTTTTTGCTTTAACATTATGATGAGGCATATGGAGCCTGTGCCAATAGCGTACTTTCTTGTAATCAAAAAACATATATAAGAACATTTTATCTAAATCATGAAATAAGCTTCTAAAAGTATTATATCCCAATAACTGTTTCTCAATTTTTCTAAAAGCTTTTCTATGATCTGATGTATATTTGATTCTATCCTTATTCTTCATTTTTCTTCTTTCTTTCCAGTTTTATCATACCAATAATAATTAGATTTCTTCTCGTCATTCTCAGTACCTTTTTCTTTTATCCAATGATACTGCCCTTGATCACGACAAGCCATTTTACAAGCATTCATAATAGTTGTAAAATTATTTGATTTTAACATCAACAATTCCATATCAAAAACTTTGAACTCTCTAATTAGTTCTGATTTTTCCATGTCTTTTTCAGACACCCCATAGATATATATTGTATGAGTCCACTCATAATATTCGCATTTATTGCATATAGAAATTAAGCTATTATCTTGAGTGATTCTATTAATAAATCCATTTGCAATCTTAGTCAGATATTCCTGGTTGAATGAAGAAACAACATCATCATTTATTTTGTATGTAATTTTATATGTGCCTGTTGGACCTTCACCATATTCCCCATAATACTCATTTACAGTTTTAATACCTGCAAGCATTTTAATTGGTCTTGGATTATTAGCAACAATTCCAACTTTCTTAGCGTATTCTAATAGATTAGGATATTTATCATAATTTCCAAACGGAATGCCGCATTGAACTGTAAAAGCAACTCTAAAAACCAACCAAGTTTGTCTCATATTTAGTTTGCCACTAGAATCTATAAATACATTTTCTGTCTCTCCATTTTCGTATAGTTCCTTAATTTCATCAGGATTGTAATATTTTCTTCCATTAGAGTCGTACCATCCAATGACATCAGTGTTTCCACTATACGAATCCATTTCATCAGTTATTATATAAATTTTATCAACAAAACGTTTTTTTTCATTCTTCAATTCTTCCATACTTTATCTCCAAATAAAAAGTTTATTCTATACTCCCATAGCAATCATTGGAAATGCAAATGCCCATAAACAAATTGGATTTTTTGTAAAATATAACGCTACAGATACTGCTATTGCAGTGCCAACCCATGCTGCTACCTTACTTACTGTATTATTATTCATTATTTTTCTCATTTCTTTCTAATTTTCTTCCACAATACGGACAGTATATAAAATTATCAATATTTGAAGTTAGCTTAATTAACCCTTTTTCTTCTGCCTCTCTATATAACTTTAGTTCTTTCAGCCATTTAATGAGTTGCCAATGTTGTATCTCTATTATTTTACAATTTGATTTTATATCATTATCAATAGAATCAACTGACTCAAAATTCATAGCGCTACGTGCTCTTTCCACTATTTCTTCTTCGTAAGCAATTGCTTCATCTAGCGTTATTCTTAACATTTTTCTTCATCTCCTCTAACTTCTTCTCTATCGGATTAATAATCTCTTCCAATACCTGCTGCTCATAATTTTCTTTCCAAAATTTCTCTCTTTTCCAAAACGGAACTTTTTTAACTTCACCTATTGAATCAATACACGCCATAGCTGTCAGTGTTCCCCAGCATCCGTCACATGCTCTTTCATTGCACCAGTTTACAAATTCTTTAAATTTCATTCTTCATCTTCTCCAATTTCTTCTCAGCTTCTTCACGAGAAAAATAAACCTTTGCTTCTTGCTTCTTTTCTAAAACTCCGTTAATAATTTGTAAATGAAAGCCTTTTTTATCAATATGAAAAGCATCCACTTTGTGTTCTACAATTCTAAGAGGTTTTCCTACAATATCATACATTGTATCTCCAACCTTACACGGCAATCTCACAAGCAAGCCCTGTTCTTCCAAGTCTTTGTAAGATTTTAATTCTTCAAGCCACTCCGCAAGTTGCTCATGTTCTTCTGCACATTTTATACAATTAGCCTTCATATAATTTTCTACAGAATCATTTGAGTCAAATTTTTCTGCGTCATTATAATTCATATCTGCTACTTCTTTTGCGTGTTTAATAGCTTCATCAAGTGTTAATCTCTCCATCTACTTCACCTCTTGAAATCTTCTCATAAAATGAGCTTTCCATGATTCGTCTACTTCCACAAAATTTTCTTTTTCATACTCTGCAATCGCATTTTTAAGGTTCAAAAAATTCTGGATTATCAAAAATGTTCCCAACTGGCATAGCGTATACCATGTCAATCCAATATCCTAAATCTTTTCTAAGGCATTTGCTGCCCATCCAATCTACATAGAATCCGACATGTTCTGTTTTCTGAGAATCAAAACAATTTTGATAATATCCATATTTGATTGGAGCATAGATTTCTCCGAAATGATATTTGATAATATCATTTTCCCAAATCTTGTTTCCGTTTTTGCCAGTCAGACCTGTGAACTGGCAGAGGGTTTCTGGAACAATTTCCGCATATTCCCACACTTTATAACTATCAGCATGGAAGATTAAATGTTCTTCATTGCCTAAAAGGTCATATCTTTTCTGATAATATCCCTCAATCCATTTGCCGTCATCTTTCCGCTTTGCCTTGAAAAGAATTTCTCTCATTCAACTCCACCGCCTTTCACGATTTCAAGTGCTAATGCAATTGCCTGTTCCATACCTATGTATTTTTTTATCTCAGTATTATCTCTAAATATAAGTGACAGTTCGGAATATATACCCTTTGTTTCTTCTAGCTGCTCAACAATTCTATTAACATCATAGGCTGTAGGCTGTTTCTGAACAGTTGTAATTGCAAGATGTGTAAACAAGTCCATTGGACTTATATCTTCTTCCGTAGCTTTCTGCCTTTCTTTATCCCAGTACCATTTTGACATTTCTTCGATTAATAAGTCTGCATCTATCAGTCTCATACCTTTACCTCATTATCATTTGGCATCTGGAATACTACAGTTTCTTTTAAAACATTTTGTGCTTTCGTATATATTTTATCTATATCGTTTGATTCATTAATGAAAAGTGACATTGTTGCAAGACAGTTTGTAACAGTATGTGTTGTTTTATAATCGACATATCTTTTCTGTATCATATCAAGCGCTTTTATGGTTTTTGCTTCTGTAGAATATTTTCCAAGTGTATACGCGTCTTCAAAATCGTTATATACAATAGCAAAATCTTTATTAATTTTTTCCACGTAAATTGCAGTTAAATTATTAAAATTTAATAAAAATGCTTTATCTTGACTTCTAATTAACATTTTGTGCTCTCCTTATCAAACTTACTCTTTAACATTCCAGCTTTAATCAATTCATAAATAATATCCAGATATGTTCTTTTATCTCTGTATCTGCAATTTGGTTTTTTATGAATCCTCGGATCATCGTCTCTCCAAGCATTTACATCAAAATATTTATTACTCACGAAAAGCATTTTGGTTCCTCTGGCGACACAAAGGTAATAACATTCTGATTTTCCATACTCTCCTACACATTTTTTGAAACCAAATTTTTTAAATTCTTTAACCGGTACCGTTGGAATTAACATTTTGTATCCTCACCCCAATCAAGTTTCTGTCCACAATAAAAGCAGTATTTCATATTATTGGAGCAACTAAATTCAAAACCACATACAGGACATTCTCCACGTTTATATATTTCATTTCCATTAAAATCTATAACAGGACGCATCTTTGATACTTTCTTCTCAGTTTGCTTATCAAGTGCTTCTGAAATAGTCTTTAATTGTTTAAGTAACTCTTCTTTTTGATTAACACCTGTTACTCCAAAATTCATATCTACCACACTACCCTTTCAGCACTTTTAAATTCTGGAAATAAATTATCACTAATAACATCATCCCAATATATAATTCCCTGTTCATGATCTTTCATCAAATTTACAAGTTCATGCAATACATTAAAAAATTCTTCTTCATTTTGCATTCTATAAACATATCCATAGCCAAAGCCAAAGTCATCATAATCATAAATATTTATATAGATTTCGTATGGACCATACCATTCTTCTGAAATGGCATCTTTATATGCACACAATGTTATATATGGTCTTTTGAAAATACCAATATGGTTATCAAGAAATATTGATGATTGCACAAATAATCTTTCGTATGTTTTTGACACATCCTTTTTAATTATCAATTTCTATTCACCTACATTTTTTTGAAAAACAATTTCTAAGCTTCCATCTTCTTTTTTAGTTATATCTGGATATTCATCTTTTTCTAAAGTGATTTTTTTAATATCTCTCAAAACACCATAATTGATAAGAAAATCATTACAAATAATCCTATAATCAGGAATAAAAATTTTATATTGATCTTTAGATGTTTTAGTTATATAAAAATTATACACTTTTTGGCTAGAATCTTTCATCAATATGTTAATTGAATTTAACAAAATATCTTTATCTTCTAAAATATACAATGATCCAAAAAAACTTTTCGATTTATAAATCACTTTCTTACATTCTTCTATTTTCATTCCAATTTTCTCCCATAAAATGTTTCTTTCATCCGATTTCAAAAACTATCGTATACAGCCATAAAAAAGTGTAACATAAGCTCCAAAAACCGTCTTTTTTATCATTGGAATTAAAATTATACACTGCGCAAACTATTGAGCAAATTAATCCCAATATTTTAATTATAAGTAATAGCATATTTTACATCCTTTCCTTATATAAAAAACAATTTATAATACAACTAAAGATAAAATAATAATAAAAATCATGGTGCTAAAACAGACTATAGTTAATGATGGCCAAATAATTGACTCTGGATTATCATAAGAATCATAATGTGAAATAACTAATGAAATTATAAATAATATTACCATAATGATTATAAGAATAATCATCTTTTTTCTCCGAATACTAGATATGTTGTATTTCTTTTAGTAATAAAAAATATATCCATATCAGGTGCATACCCAATTATATATGGTCTTTTTTCTTTATTCATATTCCACACCTCATCTACAAAAATCTAATTTAAGCATCAAGAAAAATATTTCTGCCCAAAGAGCTGCACTTGCAAACCAACCATTTCTAGCATATGTATTATGTCTCTTATGAGCTTTAACAGCGCAGACTACGCAGCCAATCGGTCCAGCAATATTTACAATCGTATCTACTGTATAAATAATACTCATCTCAAATCCTCATTTCATATCCATCTATATAGTCTCTAAAAGCAGTTCCAAATGGACTATCCACCATAACTTTCTTTTTGTTAAATCGGTTTATAAAACTTTTTATATCTCTTGCTTCAGCTCCAGTTAAATCAACAAAATTTACATATTCAGGTTTTCCATCAATACATATAACAGCCCAAGAATGCTTATTATAATCGACATCAACACCAACATTAGTGATTGACTGATATAATAATTTCATTTCATCGACTTCATGTAATGCGCGATCACTGTGAGCTGATGCGTTCCTACACTGTAATTTCATAAATCTGAAATCTTCAAGTTCTTCCTTAAATACTTCTTCTCGAAGCCAATTTTTTATCTTATATTTTAACCATCTCATAAATTTTATCCTTCATACTCAGTAAACAAGTCTCCAAGAGACATATTATTGTATTTAGCAAGGTCCATGGAACAAGCAACAATATTCTTAGGCAACGACACACCAACCTTATTACACAAATATTCCGTAAGCGAATCATATTTTTCACATGGTTCTTCTTCATATTCGTCAGGTAAATAATAATTGTCATCCCAGCATATTAAGTATTTTCCATTAACAATTGCTCTGGACGTTGGCTTACCCAAAACACTTCCAGTGCTTGACCTCCACCATGCGTTTTTACCAGCTAATTCAACAAATTCTTCTTCAGAATAGTCACAAATAATATCAAATATATTATCTGTCATAGCCCAAACTTCGTAATCAGCACCCTTATAAGTTCTTTCAAACACTCCGCCATCACATGGATATTCTATTCTTCTAAAAAATTTTTCCAAATTATAACCTAAAATTTCTTTCATACTAATCACCACACTCTATGAAATGCAAAATTATCTTCTTCACTCTTAAGTTCAGTACACTCACTATATCTGATAATCTGTTTACAATTTGGGCAGTGAATAGTACATTGCTCTGGTTTTAGATCTATACATCTTGGTACACAGCCCTCATGCTCCTGAAAAATAAATTTGGTTCCACAATTTTTACATATACACCCATACTCTTTTTCTCCACCGTCTTTATAAAGATGATTGTTTTTTATCTGTATAATTTCCATTTTATTTACCTCGCATTTTTTTCAAATTATCAGCATATTCTACTAAATCATTAACCTTACTTCTTGGCACTCTTAAAATCACTTTTTCGTCAGCATCAATATTTTCAAAGAATTTATTAATTTCCTGTTGTTCCTGTTTAAAATCAATGTTCACATTACTATATAAATTTTTTAAATACGATTCTAAGCGATAACCATCTTGCACTGCTTCATGAGCTTCTGTAGCGTACTCTTCTTCTGTGCACGTATCTTTATATACCGTAACACTTCCCATTGTTTCACTATGTTTCCCATCTAATTTACCGCAATATATTTCGTCCGAAATATCATCTTTAATCTTTTCATATGAAGATCTCTTTATCCAGAAACTATCGTAATATTCCGCTTTGCTGTAATAAGCCTCTGCATATACACTAATAAAAACTAAATCCATTTTTCTACCTCGCTCCATTAAAATATTTTACAATCTGACTTCCAACCCAGCGTCCCATTGGAACGGCAACAGCATTACCAATCTGTCTATAAGCATCACTATCACTTCCACAAAATTCAAACCAATCTGGAAAACCCTGTAGTCTTGCATACTCTCTGACTGTATATGGTCGGATTCTATTACCATCTTTAATTAATCTAGTTCCTCTATCTTTTGAATAGTGTGCTACACATGTTGGTGCAAGATCATCACATTCAGGATCAGAAACAATTGGTTTATCTCTATAATTACCATTGATACGATTTAATACATACTGTGGAATATTTACTTCACTGTCTTTTTGAATAATATCTTTTAGGCGTAAAGGGGTTTCGTCCGGATAATCCAGATTGATAAATGGCTTTTTGCTACCAATAAGAATTAATCTCTTACGTTCTTGTGGTAGCTACATATTTGCGTTTACAGGACATTCAATTCTTACATAATAATCTGGTAATTTAGTCAACGCCTCCATAACCACTTTAAACTTCATCATCCCAGGAACATTCTCAACTATATACATTTCTGGTTGTGCCAATGCAATATGCCTAAAGAAATGAAGAAATAAATCATCACCGGTTCTTGTACTATTAATATCTGCAGCAGTTGAATATTTTGTACATGGAAAAGTTCCAATATAAACATCTGCATCTTGCTGATCAAGAACTGTAATCTTAGTAATATCAGCTTCATTGACCTTATGCTTGAAATTTTTTCTTAACGTATCACAGCATTTCTTATCAATTTCGTATGATTCAAGAATATTAATTCCTGCTTCTTCAATTCCAAGATCCATTCCACCTGCACCACTAAAATAGCTTTTCGCTGTAATCTGCATTTTATTTTCCATCCTTTATTGTTTTATATTGCTTACTTCTAATTTTCCAGATCTTTTAATCCAGATAAAATCCAGATTCTATCGTTACTCTACTAAATGACTTGCATTCACAATCTTCTTATAAATACCTTCGTATAAGACTCCATCATTACCATTGTACGTATATTCTGCTAAAACTGCTGTAGCACGAGTACCTATAACACATTTATAGTTCTGTAGAGTCTTGCACACCCAAACAACAAATACGTCATCGACACCAATCTCCTGAATGTCGTTTGGACCTTTATTGGCATAGCTGCTTTTGTTATACCATTCTACAAATTTGTTTTTACATACATTCTGGAAATGATCCATTGATTTAATAACCATATTCACTACTCCTTTATTTATTAATATTAATTAAGATCTTCTAAAACATCATTTAGTGTCTTATAATTATATTCTTTTAAATAATCAACAATTTCTTGTTTTGAGCCATATGCAAAATAATCTCTTATTCCATATTTAATTCCACACTCATCAACCAGAATTCCATTAACAATTTTTCGATTTGAACAATTAAAACAAATACTATCTTCTTTACTGTTTCTGTCGAGCTTCCTTATTCTTCTTTCAAAACATTTATTTTTCATAATTTATTCTCTTTCTCAACAATAATTTCACATGCGTATTGTCCTTAATACTGATTCCGAAATCTTTCTCTATCATAGATTTTGTGTATGGAAGGCAGTATGTATTAATATATACAATTTCATAATCACTAGGAATCTTCTTTAATAATTCTTCTAAAGTAATTGGAAAATAATTCTCTTTTACTTCTCTATCCCAATTTTCCACATACTTATACTTCATAAGAAAATGTAAAAAATTCCTATTATCCATAAGAAGTCCCCATATTAATTGAAACTCTTTTATCTGTTTATTATCCGCTTTCTCAATCAATTTTAAATAATCTGCCATATCAGTACGTCTATTAACATTCTTTGAAACACATAAATCACGAATCGAGATATACTTAAATTCAGATAAGAATACATTATTCCAGAATTCATAAATTTCATCTTCGTTACAATAGGAATATATTTCGTGAATTACGCTTGATAAATTAAGCAAAGAACTTTTACCATAGACATTACTTGGAAATGTATCAGTAAAACTAATATTTGAAATACCGGCAGATTTAGTCTGCGCAATACTAATCATCTCAGGATTATTATCATATCCAATATACCTTACATTAGGCATTACTTTATTCATCTCTCTGATTAATGTTCCATCAGCACAACCAAAGTCTACAATATTTTTTACACCTGAAATTTTATTCATAAAGAATAGTTTATCATCACATGATTTCGACATTCTGGACGTATATGTATTAATATCTGATATTTGATTCATTATTATAATCACCCTCTTAATTTTTCTTCTGTAATATCATCCTCTGTCATATGTCTTGTTAAGTACCGCAAAGAATTGTCCTTCCAGGTAATCTTTTCTAATTTCTGATTTGTGGTAGAATTCTAATGTTGTACTACCACCAAGATTTTTCTGTGCTTTTGACAACCGGTTAAATCCAATTCCGTAATAGATATAGCAGCTAATATTACAATTACTTTATTCTTCATTTTTTATCTCTTACTTCCAAATATTTATTTACTCTATTTAATCCAATTTTATAGATCTCTTCATCTTTTTCTATACAAATATAATTTCTACTTGTATTTATAGCTGCTATTGCAGTTGTACAACTTCCAGCGCATGAATCCAATACAAAATCACCTGGATTTGTATATGTCTTAATAAGCTCTTCAATCAAAGCTGCTGGTTTTTGAGTTGGATGTAATGCAGATTTCTGAACATCTTTTGCAAACTTCCAAACAGATCTTGGATAACGTTCTGTACTATCATAGGTTGTCAATCCATGTTCACCATAATCTGTTGTTTCTTTACATCCAACCTTATGCTCTGCATTACTTACTTTTCTTACATGACCTGTAGTTTTCTGAGGATTATATGTAGGCAATTTACTATAGAAAATACAAATATCTTCGTGTGATCGTAAGGGCATTCTTTTAGCATTTAAGAATCCAGTTGGTTGTGTCTTCTCCCAAATCAAGTTGTATTTCCACATTTTACGATTACTCTGCATCAAATCTGCGGTAAACATACCACTCCCAAAAAGTATAATTACTCCATGATCTTTGATAATTCTTTTATACTGTTTCCATAAAGGCTCAAATGGAATTACTGTATCCCATTTATTCTGCGCAGTTTGACCATACGGAAGATCTGTGATAATTGCATCAATAGAATTATCATCTATCTCTTCCATTTTTATCAAACAGTCATCATTGTAAATTTTATTAATTTCTAACATTACTTCTTTTGGAGCAAACCATGATTTTATCGCTGCAGCAAAACTCGTTACTCCCTTTATTTAGTCTTCAAATAACTATCTTCACAATTATAAATAAACAATTTCTCTGTAGATTTACTCTTGTCTGTAGCTTTAATACTTCTACTTACTTCCTGTTCCCAAATACATTTAAAATCCTCTGGTGCAGATTGTTCACTAACCAAAACAATATTATCTTGCGACCAAAATCTCATAGTATTCCAAAATTCGTCATAATTAAATTTAGTTGCATTTGCATATTGCTTTGTATTTACATATGGCGGATCACAGTATATAACACAGCCAAATAACTCATATTCGTTGTAATCGCATGAATTAAATATAATATCCTTTAAATTTGGTGCTTGTATTAGTAAATTATCTTTCGACTCTCTGTAATAATCTCTATAACGCTGTCCATTCTTAGTTTTTTCATAACCTGGTTTAGCCCACCCACCATCAAACCATCTTCCATTGTACGATGCTAAAAATCCAATATTTCCTATTTGCCAATCTTCAAACTCCGATGTATTTCCATTATTAAATGCAGTTCTTGCTTTATCATATAATTCCTTTGAAACAGATTCATATAGTGGTAATTCTCTTTTTGCGTGATTTAACAATGCAATAAGATATTTATTTAAATCCGATCCAATTCTTATATTACAGTTAATTTTATCAATAATATTTGCTCCGCCCACAAATGGCTCTATATATGTATCAATATTATTTTCATCAATATATCTCTGAATAATCGGAACAATATATTTCGCTATTCGAGATTTACTTCCCATATATTTAATTTTTCTATACCAGAAAGTGACATGTCCTTAGTGCGCACCTAACCTTTATCCTTTCTGATTATTTCATTACATCAACTACTTCTAAAATACTCTTATACCATTTCAGGATTTTCTTTGAGCATTTGTAAAAATTTCATTTCATCTTCTTTGTCGGTACACCACAGCTCCAGGTCTTCGCCGTGATTGCCGATCAGAGCGGAAACTGCTACGTACTGTGTCAATTTAGATTTGAGATTAAACTTATCTCCGTAAACGGATGTTAAAGTAACATTACCCTTACATTCATCTACTACTTTAAGAAATGTTTCTACATCTTTAATGTTTTTAATTTTCATTGTACTTATCTCTTTTCTCTATTCGATTTTCAAATAAAACGTGGATTTTCTGACAAGAATTTGTCAGCTTAGAAATGTAAAACCTTCATCTTTTAACGGAATTTTTAATCCTTTAGTCAATGTTTGAATCATCTGAAGTACATCATTGTTATCATACACAGTGAACCAATCATCATCTCTGTATTCATTAATATTCCAATCAAAATCGAATACTTCTCCTTCGTATGGAATTACTTCTGTTGCACCAAACGGACCATCTGTGACCATAAGATTTCTTTCATCAACTGCTGTAAATACAATTCCACCTTCAGGATACTCCTGCATTAATTTCTTGAATTCATCTTTATAATATTCTTTCATTATCATTCACCATCTGGAGTCCAGTCTGGATCATATCCAATAACTCCACTTGGATAATATACTTCATCCATGTTAAAATCTGGTTTACAATCTGCTAACGCCCATGATAGACAATTAATCATTTTCATAACTTCAGCTTTACTGAACGCTGCGAATAAATTACCTTCATCATAATCTACTTGAATATTTAGATCATCAGTCGCCCAATTAGTTTCTTTATTAGTTTTATTAACCCAATCAAAACCTGGAATCAAATCTAAATTACAATTATTTTCAACTTTAATCTTAATTTCTCCATCTATTATTTCAGGTGTATATCTTACATAAACAGTGCCGGATGGAGCCTCAAGCAATTCTTTTTTAGTTAAAATTTTCATTTATTCTCTCCAATAAAAAACATATTTTATGTATTACTGCATTGCCTCTTTCAGAATCTCTTCTGCATTCTCTTTCATGTAATTGGCAGTCTTAATGTACCCTTTGGTATTTGTCTCGTGTGTAAATCCTCTATATTTAACTCTAGCCGGACACACGCTAATAATATTCCCATCTTTATCCTGATCAATAACAATAGACCATCCAAACACCTGTAAAATTGTATTTGTCATCCATAACATTCCACTTTCCTGGAACTCTTTCCAACTTTTTTCTTTTACTACCGTTTTATCGCTCATTTTCAATTAACTCCTTTAATTTTTCAATATATTTTAATATACGATCTCTGTTCATGTTCTTTATAGTAATTCCATCAGGTACCATAGCAAAGTTTGCAATATTATTAAATGCGTTCGATATTGCATCAAAATATTTTAATACTATATCGATATCGATTTTATCAGGATCAAACTCAACAAAAATAAAATCACCTTTACTAGGATGTAATTTTCTAAGCCTAATTAATAATTTGTCCTCAACTTTTTTCCTCTGTCGTTTATTCATCTATTTTGTCTCCGTATTTAACAAATATACAAAAGCTCAGACCTGTCAGAAGTCCAAAGTCCCATTGAAGCCCAGGATCTTCTATAAATATAGGTAGAACTGTAAATAGTATCATAAATAAAAATGAAAATAGTATAACTGCAGCCTCTTTATTCTTCATCTTCGTAATCCCATTTTTCATACTCATGTATTCTTCTTTTTTCAATTACATAAGCTAATACTGCACATACATAAGTGACAGTTGCAATTATAAAATTTAATTTAGTTCTATTTTTCATTTATTTTTTCCTCCAATACTTTAATTGCTAATTTCAGTGCATTAATATTCAATTGACCTTTACCATCTAAGTAATTACTTATATTGTTTATAGCTGCTTGTTCAGGTTTTTCTTTTAGCTTATTACCTGTTTTTACAATTTCATAAACCTGATCAATATTATCTTTGGTCCATAAATCACTATCACACCATCTGTAATCACATCCATCCACTTTAATAGTTTTACATTCTTCACAGTTAGAACAATGATATGCCATATCTAAAAATTTGTTAAGAAATTCATGGGCAGTCATTTCTCGATCCGTATCTAATAAATCTCTAGCAGTATCTGTAGCACTTGCGCCAATCCAATTAATGCCATTATATTTAAAAGTTAATACAATAGGTCCATCATGTTCAATTAATGGATTGTATGCAGTCGCTAAATCCCCATCGTACCATCTAATTCCTTGTTTTTCTGCCTCTTTTAAAATAGCAGCAGCCTCATTTTTTGTTGTACACAATACATTCTTCTCTTTTAAATCAATCATATTTTCCACCTCTTCACTTTTAATAGGACAATATAATAAATTATCTCCTGGACGAAGATATTGAAAATACGTATTAGTCAATATAATCATCATCCAATCTGTCAGGATTCATGTTGCATTTAGGACATCTTAATATAAGATCTTCATCTTCGTCAGTATAATAGTTATCGCCATAAATACGACACTCTTCGCAATAGTCTAAAGCATCTTGATATTCTTCAAAATCATAATCATAGTCTTCGTCTACATCGTATTCTTCTGTATTATCTTCTTCTAATTCACTCATAAAATCTTTAGTCCTTTTATTTTTTTGGCAAAGTTCTTTTTGGTGCAAACTTAATAATTTCGTCTGCTAAAATTTGGCAACATTGAGTTCCATTACAAGATGAAACAGTATAATATCCTGGTATAAAACTATCTGAAATTCTATATACTATATTGCACACTGTATTATAATTTTCTTTATACCAATTTAATTCTTTTTTCAGTTTTTCTAGTTCAGTCATAATATTCCTCCATAAAACAGTGTTTCTATTGGACTAATAATTTCTTGAAATATATGGTAAATGTGTGGCACAATACCTGTTAAGGTGTTTGGGCATCTAATACATACCCAAGGGACTGGCAGAATCTAAAATCACCTATTGAAACCGCCAGGTGTTAAGGGCGGATCAGCTCCTGCGTAAAATATTAGCTAGTAACTTGTCAATTTGCTATGTTTGAAAGGAGTCGCCTATGTTAAAGGAATTATTTAACAGCTGGAGCTTAGTCTTCAGTTTTATAGGTATAGTATTTGGTATTATCGCCAAACTACTATAATATAGGTGATTTCGCCAGCTGCGGCATCATACCACACAATTTACTTCTTCATTTATCTATTATTTTGTTCTGATAAAAGTCTGATTTTGTAGGTCTACAATATACTCTTCTACTTTTATTGTTCCATCTAGTTGCTTAATATTATCCTTTACATGGATAAGATTATTATCTTTTTCATCAATTTCGAATTTAGGTACAAATAAATATAACCCAGTAATTTTATATTCCTTAAAATCTTTATAAATTAGTGTATAGCTTTTAGATTTATCGTGTTCTTCATACGGTATAAACAATGTTTTATCGAAGATTGATTTGAATGTGATTTCTCCAAGTTTACTATTTTTCATAACTCGTTGAATATCATTTATATCATCACGACAGTGGTCGAACCATTCTGGAACATAAGGAGTAAACTTAGAAGTTTTTTCCTCAATAGTATTAATTCTTTTTATTAATTCTTCATATTTCTTCTTACTAATCCACATTATTCTCTTTCTCCTTATAAAACATTTTTCTCAAAGTAACAATATCTCTTGGTAACTCATCAGCTTTGCCATTTTCGAACTGTTTTTTACACCATGCATAAAACTCATTCGCTACAGGTGTAGTCAACAATGATGTCCTGCTTGTATGACCTTTCTTCAAAGTCTCATGAGCAATACCACGCATAAATTTCCAGAAGTTATAATATGTAAGTTTAAGCTTAACCATATATCCATTAGCATCTTCGATTACAAATCCTTCGATCTTATCACCTCTGTATTCATAATCTTCTTCTAAAACTTCAAAATACCAATCATAAAATTCCTGCCATGTAGATAACTCATAAGCTTGTTTCTTAATAGTTAATCCAAGCTCACGACCTACATGAGCCATGTCTTCATAATCATATTTCTCAAAATCCAAAGTATTATAAATAATGTCAAGTAGCACTAATTTACTTTCTGGATATTCAATAATATGAGGATCGTTTTTCATATCGCAGCATTCAAACACAAAAGTCACATCATGCTCTTTAAGATAAATTTTCATATCATCAAGCTTGTCTTTTGGAATTTTCTCATAAATCATACTTCTCAAATATTCTGCAAATGGTCCTTCAGGATCAGACTTACTTGTGATAAATAAATCGTCCGTATATTTATTCCAAGAAACAAGTCCAAGAAATCCATTTTCTTTTACATAACAAGCTACTGGGAATTTCAAAGTATGCTGCAATACATCCATCTGTGTTTCTTCTCGTTCATTGACATTGAAAAACTTCTCATATCCACGACAGAATACTTTACATTCTTCTGTATCAATATATAATCCTCTTGCTTTTGTAGTCTGCTCATTCCATTTCTTTTCATAGAAAGCTGCAGGTGTGAAATTAAATGAAGAAATATTTCCAAACTGTTTTTCAGAAATGTATGAGTTATGACGTAAATCAACAAGAACATCAGCTACACTACTACTCAATTTTTTCGCTGCTCTTACCGGCTCTCTGAATACATCATTTTTGATCTTATAGGTTGTATTTCCACCAGGAACAATATCAACACATCTTAGATATCCGCCAAATTCAACCTGCCCTTCAAGATCGTATACTCTTGGATTAACATTAATATCAAATCCTTTAGTATTTCTATGACCAAAAATCTGATAAGTATGATCATCGGTAGTGGTGAAAAATGTATCAGCAACTTGCTCTACATCGTTATATCTACCGACTCCATGAATCATCTGATCAGTTGCTACAAAAGTAAGATTTTGTGGGATTGTACTCAGACCACCGTGAGTAACAAGATATGTATTTCCATGATATGTATAATAGGCACACTGAGCAAATTTTCTACACAGTTGCCGCAGATCTTTCTTACTGAAACCGGCTTTATCTAATGCAGGTTTTGTAAATAATTCAAATTCTTTTGAGAATGACTTCTTATCTTCACTATATTTCCTTAGATGAATTTCGTGATTGCCCTCAAGCAAAAGTACGTTTGGTTTGTCCTTAATGCTTAAGAGAAACTGAACCACTTCCGCATTTTCAATTCCTCTATCAATATAGTCTCCGCAAAATATAAAGAAGTGATCGTCCTTGATTCCGCTAATTGCGTTCAAATATTTCTGTAAAGCTGTATTACAACCATGTATATCTCCTACGTGATGAATCACTTTATATTCGGACAAATCAATCTTTTTCATAAACACTTTATCAAGTTCTTCCGGTTTAATTACTGTAATACCGGACGGAATTCTCTGTGTCTTAAACCTACTATACATCTTATCAATAATAGCTTCAGGTACCTGTTTCATTGCAGCACGAAGACTATTTCTTTTCTTGCATTCTTCAATTGGAACATCTGTAAAATCAACAAGAAAAATTCTGTATCTATATTCCTGACATAATTTCTTATATTTATTCATTTCAGAAGTCTTGGAATTAGTTGCATCTATAACTGTGAATTCTCCACGCTGCATTCTAACCACTAGTAGAGTAAATAATGTTTTCCAAACAGTACCATCATTGCTCTGTGTAATTTCTGTATTACCATTTACAGATAATACCGGACTCTGGCAAAGTAACCTAATATCATCTGCACATAACGTATATGGTTTTAAACCATTCTTTTCAATATAGGTGCTCTTTCCAACTCCAGGAGCGCCACGAAATAATAATAAAGTTCTCATCCTATCTTACCATCGTAAGAGCTGCGCGCATTTTAACCCATGGGACTCGAACTTATCCTTTCTTAATTAATTTTTCCATCCATTTTAGCTTTAAGTATTGCTTTCAGATATTCCTGTGGATTATCTTTAGCAGCCTGAAACCCAGTTTTTTGTCTTTGAATATCATCTGCTACCACTTTGTACTTGGGTGAATTTCTAACTTCTTCTCTATATTCTGCTACTTCATCTCTAGTGATAATTTCTTTATCAACTAAAATTCTAAGTAACACCTGTACGTCTATTGCCACATTTAAAATCGTTTCCTGTACCTGTAGATCCTGTAGAGCTTCTTCAGGTTTATAATATTTATCACTGCTTACTGGCATATTATTTTCTCCCTTCTTACACTGGATATACATAGTGTTTCTTGTCCATTGCTTCTAAGCCTTCATCACTTTCATTACCATAAATCACTTCACTATATGTACCAGAATATGGGACAATCCATTGAAGACATATAACACAATTGTCTTTTTGTGCAATATCCCTGGATGCAATATAGTCAAACAAATCCGGTCTCTTATCACATAAAAAACTTCTAATTTCTTTCATAAGATCTCCTTAAAATATCGTTTTTATTATATTACCAACAACCTTGCTGCACACACTCATAAACACAATCTGCAATCGGCTGCGAAATTTCATCTTTTAAAATCTCATTAAGACCATCAAGCAAAATATCCAAATCATAAGCTGTGCTATATGATTGAAGTTTTCTAATCTCATCTAAAAACATATTTCTTTGATCCATTAAATATCCTATTATTTTATAATCATCGTTTTCGTCATCAAAATGCACTATTTCTTTTTCAGTCATTTTTATCCATTTTTGTAGTCTTTCTATTTCTGCATCAGCATCTATTAATCTCATATCTCGTCCCTCATATTCCACTTCTCAATAGCCAAATCTTTTGCTTTACTAATTTCTTCTGCTTGATCATCATAATGGATCTCTTTTGAAATTGTACTTCCTTTTGCGCGACAGCAATTGCACATTACATAAAAACTCATTCTTACAATTTTCTTCCACGGATCTTTAAATTTTGTTTTGTGACCAACTTTTAGTTTTTCACTCCCCACAAAATGGACATTTTAACAGCTCCATTTACTCACCAACCTTTTTGTCTGTGCCATGAATTTCATTATATAAGGCAGTAAAATTTCTTAAATATTTATCTCTATCTTTCCTATTTCCTCCATCGAGAAGTTTTATCATTAAGTCAAACTCTTTGCCAAATAATAAAAGAAATGCAGGATAAAACGATAACCAATCCATTGTCAAACAATAAAACTCTCCATTTTGCTCAAATGCAGAATTATATCCAATTTTATGAAATAATGTCAGTATAGAATCTGTAGGTAAATTTTTTGAAAAATGTTCTTTTATCCATTTAATGTCTTTTGCTTGATTAGCAATCTCTTCATACTTTCTTTTTAATTCATCTATAAGATCAATATTTCCATCTTCTACAAACTCTAACTGACTATCATCCCACCATGAAGAACTAGATCCATTTTCCATACTGAGAATCGAATATCCTCCGTAACATTTTCCGTTACCATATTTTTCTCCGTAAGAATATTCTATTACAAACAACTTACCAATATCTTTTCTTGATTCATTTAACGATCCATGCCAATATGTATCAATCATTTTTACAATATTACCTGGTTTAAATTCCATTTACTCAATCATCCTTTCACCAATAAATTTCTTCATCTGTTTATTAATGTTCGCCGGATAACTTTCTACCACATTATTCAGATCAATAAAAATCTCTTTAATGTTATAGTCATCATCCAAAAAGATGCTTCCTACCGTTCCACCTGGAACTCTAATATAATATGTTGCAGGTTCTTCGTCATCAAACAATATTAAGTCGTTTATTACAATATAATGAAGCCGTTCATCTAATCCAGCTACTTGATCTAAAAACCACGTAATTTCGCAGGTCCATGCTTTGCGCACTTCTTCACGCATTTTTCTTCTCTTTAATTCCATTAATCATTCTCCATCATAAACTTGTAACGTTCCATCTGCGTTATAAAGCGGTGTAATACCAAAATGCTTATTACCGCTAATTATAAAATATTTAACTTTTGTATCATTTGCATATACAATACGATAATATCCATCGCTGCCATCGCTGCTACTCCAGTCTAGTATACTTGTAAAATATCCATTTCCATAATTCTTATTAGTTGGTTCATTTAATGCTTTTTGATAAGTCGTTCCACATCCAACTGCAAATACACAAATTAATCCAGCCGCAATCGCAGCTAAAATTTTCTTATTCATTTAACACCCATTACTTTCTTATATAATTCAACTTCTTCGTTTGTTGCAATATGTAACCAATCTAACAAAGTTTCTTGACACCACGCATCTTTATAACCTGACACCATAACGATAAACGAATTATCATCGTTTTCCTTAGTAATACTTTGGTAACATGCAATAGTACCAACTCTACCACGTAAGGTTTCTGGTTTGCTTAAATCAACATCTTTATAATCTGTAATTACAAATGTTCCTGTATCAACAGGAAAATTTACAGTAAACGCCATAAAATCACTCCAATCAAATTTTGCTTTTATCCTAATATTTAATATCAATACCTAATAACTCTTTTGCTTTTTCTTTGGCTGCAAATCGAGCATCTATATCAGTATACTGTCCAATATTTTTGCAAATTGGATGATTATACATAAATTTAATAAGATCATTAACATTTTTAATTTCAGATTTATATCCTTCTATATATTTATCACGGTTATTTCTTGTAAACGACATAACTTCTTCTTTAGTTGAAAATAACTGATCGAAATATCTTTCACAATAAAAAATGGAATCATCAATTTGCAATTTAGCATAAGGAGAAAGATCGCTTGTTAACGGTTTTACGCACTTATCAATTTTAACAACAATACCTGAGTCTGGTTGATCTGTTCCAAAATCCCAAAACCAAACTTTATCGCCAACTTTAAAATTTTTACTATCCATAATCAATGTCCTTTAAATTTTTACATCAAAAATTTCTTTTGCTCTTTCTTTAATAGCAATCTTCTTATCATTTAAATCTGCTACTGGCATGAATTCACAGTCTTCAATTACAGAATACATAAGTTCAACCAGCTCTTTCGCATCATGAATATTATCTTTTATGCGTTTTACATTTGCTTTCTCTTCTTTTTCAATCCAAGCAATAAGTTCAAGATCGTCATGAAATATTTGAGAAATAGGCATTTTAGTTTCCATATGTCCATTTCTAATAAGTGCAAAAGGAATTTCATCTAAAATAAATATTTCTTTTATAATTCCCTTAGACATAAAATCGTGTTTTCTAATATAAAACCAAACAGTATCTCCAACCAAAAAATTTTTATCGCTCATAGTTTTCCTCCAAATCCCATATACCAATATTTTCTTCTCTGTATTCTTTAAATTCCGTCCCAAACCGTCCATATACCTTACCATCATCTTCTTTATATCTAATAAACTCTGCATAATCAGTAAGCAGTTTTGGACAATTATTCACGACCCATTCTCGTGTAGCAGTAATACAATAATTTGAAGACATATCAATTAATTCTCTAACTACACATAATCTGCTTTTCTTTACCCAAGTCTCATCATCAAATTTGATTTGTAAATCATTTTTCATCCATAATCTAAACGGTTCATCGTCTGGATAGAATATTCCAGGAATCCAATTATTTAGTTCAAAATATATAATCTTATCCATCTTATTCCTCAATACAACATTCAATATCCGGAAACTCTTCCGATTCCCATTCTGCTCCGCAAGTTTCACATTTAAAACTTAATGAGTTCCACCACTTCTCTCCTTGAAAAATATGTTTATACCAAGGCTTTTGAAATCCCAATCTTCTAAAACGTATACCATCAATTTGTCTTACACCGGATAATTTTTCATGTTTCTTTATCGCATCTAATTCGTCTTTAATTGTACAAAATCTATTCTCTCCACAGCATGGACATACACTATTTCTTTTTATAATTGTATCCATCATTATTTTATTTGGATCACACTTGTCAGGAAATTTAGTTATTCTCATCATTATCATCCTCTTCATTATCTAAACCAATTAGCCAACAGAATTGATTTAATCCACCAATGTAAGCATTAACTGCATCACCGTTCTTATGAATCTCATCCAGATATCCCCTGGCGATCACTCCGGCGTTAAAATAATATTCCGGCGTATGTTCTTTACTTTGAATTCTGTTTTCCAACTCTTTTATATCAGCCGACAAATCAATATCCTTTCGACTATAAATCAACTTATCAAAGCGTTGGCACATAATTTTATAACTGATATCTGGACAGCCCATTTTTACCCCCATATTTTGTAATTTAACCATAAGTATATACACTTTCGTAAAACATATCTTTTACTGTTCTTCATATACAGTACACTTTGTTTTACTTATAGCCTCTTTTAAGGCATTCTCAATTTTCTCATAATCTTCTTTATCGACAATGTGATTTGCAAGCCATTCTAACGATACTGTATCCTCAATTATTATAGAATCATCATTGCTTGTAATAACTCGTCTATTAGGATCTTCATAATAAATTTTCACTGGCTTATCTTGATCTTTAGGAAGAATAAACACTGTGTCATTTTCTGTGTAAACATATACATTCTTATCTTCAATAATATCCATCAATAACCCTCTTCAAACGCCCAACTACTACAAACCCAAGTTTCACCATTTAGTTCATATCTCCAAGCTCCTTTAAACCTCGGATGTGGTTCTGCCATTACAATTTTTCCACGACACTGTATTGCAATACCAGGACAATTTTTAATTCTCTTTTTTCCAACTTCTTTACAAAATGCCATGTAATCATCTACTGCTTTATGAAATTCGAACTCAATATCACTGCTATGCTCGACTTCAAATGTTACAAGGTCCTCAATGTCAGCAATACATCCTATTATCTTCTCTTGATTTAAATCGTGATTAAACTTTGCATGGAATCCTCTATATTTTAAGTTATTAATTTTATCCATATTTTTCACTCCAACCATCTATTTTCCAAGTAACAAAATCCATATATGACAGCTCCTATCAACATAATCCACAACAGCCAAAATAACCACATCGGAAAATGAGTTGTAACATATCTAAAAGATTCTTCTAAATCCATATTGTTATAGTATTTTGTATTATTTATGGTTTTATCTTTAAGATTTGTAAATATAGTTCCTTTATTAACTGCAGGAACACCGTAATATTCAAATCTGATATGATAACCGCCACTCAATGTATCAATGTAGTCTTTACCAGGAAATGGAATTTTACTGCTATCAAAATCAATTCCACAAAAATTAATTGTTTTACAACTTTTATCTTCTTCTCCGGCATAATCCCAAGTCCAATATGTTTCTGTTCTTGTATGCTTTTTCCCTTTTGAGTCAGTAGTCGTAACAGTTCGAGTGTGCATATTATAATGTTCTTCTACTTTTCGAACATACATGTATTCTCCACCAATTTCCGGATATGTAACTGAATCTACTGCTTTCAGCTCTCCATAAACAAATGCATTACCAACATTTGTATTTATTCCATATTGGAACAGATCTGTATCATTATCTATTTGAATTGCCTTGTTATATTTAATATCAGATTCCTGTTGGCTCTCTGACCATTGTGTGCTGATCAGAAAGCCAAACATAATCATCAAAGCTGCAATTACAATACTTACAAGAATTTCTCTTTTAGTAATCGTAAAGTTCCGAAACTTTATGTTTTTCATTTTCAATCCTCAATTTCTCTACAATTCTTTCATAATATTCAGGGCATTCCTTTTCAAATTCTTCAAATGGTTTATACTTACAATCCTTAAGAACTTGAATCGCATTTTTGTAATTTTCGTAGCCTTCTTGTGTGTGAGGAAATATGCTTGGATTCAAAGATCCAAATTCAAAATCTTTACATTTTTCACATATACAAGGTGAAATTATGTAAATTTTATGACAATCATTTTCTTCTATTACTGCATAATATTTACCACAACCAAGTGCCACATAAAAATGCCTATCACATTTTTGTTTCTTTTTCATAAATTAATCCTCCGCAAACAAATCCTGTGGTGCATCCTGGAGATCATCACCAAAGTCTAATAATTTATATTCTTGCTTCTCATATCCAAGAAAATCCAAAAACATTCTCTGCGGAAACTTTCTCACATACGCATTATAAATTTTGACCTGTTTGTTGTAGTTCTCCCTATAATTTGCAATCAGATTTTCAGTTGTTGCCAGCTCATTCATAAGCTGTTTATAATTCTCATTGGATTTTAATTCCGGATATGCTTCAGATACTGCCTTAATAGAAGTTTTAATTTCAGTAGCCTTATCATCATTAGATGAGCGACCATCCACGATTGCTTTTAATGTCTCATATTCATGTTTATCATAATTCTTTACGCAATCAACCAGGTTACCAAGCAGGTCTACTCTTCGCTTCTCCTGTACATTTACATCAGATTTTGCGGTTGATACCTGTTCTTCCATACTGATTGCCCTATTCATGTAGCTCTGGACTCCAAATACAGCCATAAGAGCTACAGCAATAATAATTGCTATTGCGATTAATACAACTTTCCATGTTGAGTTTTTAGTTTTCATTTTATTTTGTCTCCTTTATGCTATTATGTGTTTCACCATCTGATTTATAAATATTCCATCCTAAAAATAACTTCTCAAACTTATATTCATCCATTCTAAATTCATTACAGTGTGTAATGGCAATAGATTTCTTACATTTATAATTTCCAACATCTTCCATCACTCTTTGATATAACTCATTTAAATCTAACTTTCCGTAACGTAAAGTATCCTGATGTGGGTTAGGTACATTCGTCCTATCATGCATTTCAGAATTAATTTCTTCTTTATCACACTCTGTTGGAAACGGACCGGCACCATGTCTCGTTAAATATGTACGTGTCACATAACATACTTCTATATTCAATTCATCATACCAATTAATTCTTTCAATAATTTCTTTGGGATTTTTCAGACCTGTGTTAGATGGTGTAAGATATGGAAAGTATTTTAGGTTATTCTGATCGAGTAACAATCCTTGAGCAGCTTCAAAAATAATATGATCAAACATATTTAGAAAGCTTTCATCTCTAATTGATTTAATGTGATCATTCATAAAATCCAAATCTTCCATAAAATGATCATTTATTCCTGGATCATTAAATATTCTTTTCCAATCATCCGATATTAAAATTTTATCTCGTTCAAATTTTTCAAGATAATAGTCCTTTACTTTATCAAAATCGGTTATACCATTTTTATATCTCTTAATGGTTTCAAAAATTCCAAATCCACAGCTACCATGCTTTTGTTTTCCACGGCTTTCTTCAATAACCTGATTTGCCATCATGTCATATGGTGTCGAAACCATACAATCTCCATGAACGTAAATATTGGGAATAATTTTCTTGCTTATTAGTTCTTTGTATTCTTGAGCGAAAATAAGTGGATTCGTAATGAATTCTTTTGGCAAATATGTAGCAGCACCATTAAAAGTTCCAGAACCAAAATGATGAAAGACATGTCTGATTCCGTCCGGTGTTACCACAGTATGTCCTCTTTGACTTCCACCATTAGAACATACCACAATACTATTAGGCTTCTGTGAAAAGTAATCAGTCATTAGTCCTTTTCCTTCATCTCCCCAGTTTGCTCCGGACACAATCTTAATATCTTTCATCGTTTTTATCTCCTATTCTATTTTACCAAACAATTTCACCATTCTCGTTTGTATTTACCTGAGTAGGTGTTGTTATAGGTGTTACAATTGTATTGGCATCGTTTTCAGCTGCATCAACAATAATATTTACAATAGTCTCTGCAATATTGTCTAAAGTCGCTTCTTTGAAATGATTTTCTTCAATAATAGACTTAAAGGATTTTTCAATATTTTCTTTATCATAGTTACTACCATGATTTACATGAATATGATAAATGTCGAATTTCTTAGAAGCTTCTTCAAATAGCTCTGGAGTTTCCACATCTTTTTCTAAATTATCTCCAAGTGTTGCAATTAAACCAGAACATCTACTTCGGATTGGAAGATAAGGATTCAATCTCTCATCACCGATTGTAATAATAATTCCTCGTTTACCACGGTTCCAGCAATCAAGTTTAGTGTGATGAGTTCCAAAATACCATGCAGCACTATATGACTCAAATCCATTTCCACCACCTCCATATTCAAAGTAAACTTTATCAAGTTGCTCTGCAATTCGAATGTCTGATTCAAATTGAGATGCTTGAATTGGATTATAATCATATGCTAAATCTCCAATACCCATGATCATAAACTCGACATCTGCAATTTTTTCATAAAGTTTTGTCATAATTCCATTAAGTTTCTTTGCTACTTCAACTGCGGCTCGCCCCATAGATCCACTTACATCAAGTGCAATCACAACTGGTAATGTATTTGGATGATCTTCTGAATCGCAACATTCTCTAATAACATTCTTTGGATCAAGTGCTGGATCAAGAGATCTTGCCTTAAACATTTCCTGATTAGAAATGCTTGAAGTAATAACCCCTAATGAATCTGTCGTTAACCCCTTTGATGTTGAATAACTTCTAAAACTATCTGTATCCCATTCTCCCCATCCCATAATTATTCTTCCTCCTCTGCATCTACTTCATTAATTTCATTGGTATCGTCTACTGTATCAAAATCGAACATACCATCAAACATATCACCCATATTACCGCCCATCATCATAAACGGAAGCATTGAGTTTATATTGTTCGCTGTTCCGGTAGAACCATTTCCATTCATCATCTGAGATAGCATCATATATTTGAAAATATTGTTCATTCCGTTTTTTCCCTTAGTAATATTACTTCCAAGTAAAGAAACAATCTTTCCATAAAAATATGTATTTCCCATGAATACGTGTCGCTCTGGAATAATATTCTCTACAGTAGAATCTTCATAATTGATTGCAGTAATCATATTCTTCTCTACTTTAATAACACATTTAGGCTTTCCATTTGCAAATATAATATCACCTGCACTAACTTTGTTTGTTGGAATAATAAAGAAGAAATCCTGTCCAATATCAAATGCAAAATTGTCACAATTTGTAAGTCTACCAGTCTTCACATTATAACTTTTATAACCATTAGATGTTTTTACTGCAATACCGCCACTCATAGAAAGTCTGCACATTCCGTTACCTACTTTACCAAACATACCGTTTAAAAAATTGTTCATCATAATTATCTTTTCTCCTTTTTTTATTTATATATTTTTTATAATGCTTTTCAGCTATTATTTACTTCCAATTTCTTTTTCATATTCTTCTTTTAATTTCTGTAAATCGTTTTCTTTATTTTTTATATAAACTTTCGATTTGCGAATTGCATCTTCAAAATATCTAACCTTATATAAATACTTTATTTTTTAGCAATTCGTAATTCTTCATTCATCAACTCAATGTTTTCTTTTGTAACTTTTCCATTGCCCATATTAATTAATTTATTTAAATACTCTTCAGCAATTTTACAAGCAATGCTATAATTTCTTTCTCCAATAAAAATATTGAAGTAGACACGCCGTCCTTCTCTATAAGCACCTACTGAATCATGGAATTCAAAATTTTTAGTATAACAATTACAATAATTAAATTCTGGTTCATTCTCTAAGTGTTTTATCATGACATAAGACTTTTCATCCATTGATAAATTAAAAGAAACAATATATCTATAAATAAACTCAGTTTCATTATAATCAATGTCTTTTTTTAACTTTTCAGCTGCTATAATCTCATATCCAGGATGCGTTGCACAAAATTTATATGCTTCATCCAAATCTTCTGTATAATTAATCGTTCTATAATCACGATGTTTAAGCCCATATAACATTTTCTTATCCTCCTCATATAATCAAGTGTTTTTTATTGAAAATTCAAGGTTTTTCAACCTTTCATATCTCAGTGAATAAGCCACAGCTATGAGCATTTCGATGTATCAGGTACTGAAATAGCGGTTGAATGGTATACGAAATAAAACGTCATTGATTTTCGCTTTACTGTCCTTGTGTATACCCTTCCCTCTATGGCAGCTAACCTCCTATATCCACCAGGATCATCTCTGTCTCCAGAGGTCCTAACTTCCTTCGTCCTGCCTGCCCATAACCAGGGTGTCAGCTATGCTCCATTACAGGGTCATGCCCTATGGTAAAAATTCCTGCCGACTACTGGCTCATTCTTTGTATTGTTGATTACTGACTTGCTTCCTGTACCAGCACTGTGAGCAGTGGACGTTATCTGTTACATTCTGCTTGATTCAGTGGCTGCCCACGTGACAACCTCCACTATAGTTACTTGTCTTTCTTACGCAGTCTGTAGATAAACTGCTGGTCTCTTGATGTCATTTACCATCTTTTTCGGATCATAATTCACACCTTTAGTCAGCATGACATAAAAGACTCGTATCAGCTTGGCTGCAATCGCCATAAGTGACTGCATTTTCTTCAAGGGATTCAGCCTCCTGGTTGTATAATAATTATGGAGTTCCCTGAACTCCGGGTTCTTCGCTACAAGCGACATTGCAACCTCAAAGAGCAGATATCTGAGTCTCTTTCGACCTCGTCTGCTTATTGTTGTCTCGCCCTTGTGCTTTCCCGAACTATTTTCAACCAATGCCAATCCTGCAAGCTTCTGCAGTTCCTTCGGATTGTTAAAGCGGCTAATATCACCTACTTCTGCAAGGAACCCTGACACTGTCCTGATTCCCACACCTTTGATCTCCAACAGCTTCTCAGCCATCGGAATCTGTTTTACCAACCCTTCAATCAGAGTCATAACTTCCTGAAGACGTATGCTTCTGGATTCATAGTCCTCCAGAAGCATTCGGATTTCCATTCTTGCAGCTACTGCTCCTTCTTTGCTTCCGACACTGTGCTCTGCAGCTTCTATCAGGGTCTTCGCCCTCGCTTTTCCAACTGCTCTTAACTTCGCATCACGCCAGATCTGGTTCACTCCATCGATACCTAACGTCAGGATATCTTCAGGGAGTGGTGCTGCTTTAAGGATGAGTATTCCGCTCTTGGCATCCGGCTTTCCGTATACCGTCTTATATTCAGGAAAATATATATTGAACCAACGACTGATCCTGTTTTGAATTCTTGTAAGTTCC